TTACTATCCATAAAGAAGTTCTTCGTTTTTTCAGCAGCATTTTTGACACCATTTACGAATGTTTTACCCATATCCATTGCTTTGTCTCTAACACTAGTTCCAAAGTTTTTAAGGGCATTCCATCCTTTCTTAATACCACCAGTTAAACCATTCCATGCTTTACTAGCAAGATTCTTAATACCAGATTTTTTAACTTTCTCTTTCTTTACAAGTTCACCTGCTTTAATTCTTGCTAATAATTCTTTTTGTGATATATCTTGTTTCTTTAATCTTTCACCATTACCATTAAAACATTCACCTTTAGCGTTATAATAACTACCATCAGTTGCTGCAAAAACAGTTTCCTTACTATCCATAAAGAAGTTCTTAACAGCATTTCCTGCTTTCTTAGCACCATTTACGAATGTTTTACCCATATCCATTGCTTTGTCTCTAACATTAGTTCCAAAGTTTTTAAGGGCATTCCAGCCAGCTTTTGCTGCACCACCAACAAGTTCTTTACCTTTATTAATAGCACCTCCAACAAGTTTTTTAGCACCACCAATAAGCCCACCAGAACTAACATCTTTCATCTTTGATGTGTCAATAGCATCTTCATGAACAAAGCCTAAATCTTTACCATTTTTGCTTTTTACTTGCCATGTACCATCATCATTCTTTGTGTAAGTATTTCCTTTATCATCCTGATATGCTTTATTACCAACTAAAGCATTTTTTCCTCGATGATATAACCATCCTGCACCTTTTGAAATGGCACCACCTACTTTATCAGAGATACCACCATTTACTCTTGTATTATAAGTATCGAAGTCTTCTTTATCAATTTTATATTTATTAGTTTTTACACCTTCTTTAAAATCTTTATAACTTAGATCTTTACTGATAATCCCAGCCTTTTTCTGTGTTTCATATTGAGCTTTTATTGTTTTATCTTGATCTTTTTCAAAAACTTTTACGAATTTCTTTTGGTTTACTCTCAATTTCTCATAAGATTTACCACCATCATTTTTAAAGAAATTATACATAGCACCTAAGATTGTATCTCTTAAGTTTATTGGTTCAAAGAAATCAAGAATAACATCGATTACTGCTCCAATGGTTGTACCACAACAAAGTCCCCATGCAGCACCAATTAACCTCATAGTCCAGTCAGTATCTTCTTTTGCTACTTTAAATAACTTTGATGCACATGTCGCACCATCAATAGCACCACCAAGTGCAAAAACAACTTCACTAAGTCCGGCACTTGCTCCAGCTAAAGCTCCATGTTCTCCAAAAACTTTTGCTAACTTACCACTAATCTTAGGAAATTTTTTCTTCAACATTTCGATTATTTGTTTTGGTCCGCATTTACTAAAAAGCTGTTTAATTTTACCTGGTTCTTTTCCAGATTTTTCTGTAAGTTTTTTAATCAAGTTACTAAAAAATTCTTCGACCATTCCAGCAATTTTTTTAAAGAAACCACCAGAAGCTTTATTATCAGTGGCTTTTTTAGAAAGACTCTTTCCTGCATCTTTCATTTTATTAACTATTTTTTTTGCACCTTCGGTTGCTTTACCTTTTACTTCTGTTTTTACAGTATTTTTAAAACTATCCACTTCGTTTCTTATATTAGTTACGGCTTTTCCTGGCTTTGAATTTTTCACTTTATTTCGTAAAGAATTCTCAGCAGTATCTAATGTATTTCGGACTTTCTGTACCTTTTTACCAGCTTTAGATTCAGAAAGAGTTTTCTTTATATTCTTTTTCTTATCACTTTTCCATTTTTTAAATCCTTTTTCATTTTTATTTAATTTAAAATCATCATTACCAGGAACAAAAAAATCATCAGCATGTTCTTTAGTCCATCTCTTATTAGATACTCCTTTCATGTTATCCCAATCTTCTTGAGAGATAACTTTTCGTCCATCTTTAAGAGAATAAGTTTTTGTTTTTTTATCATATACTAAATGATTTTTCTTTGCATCTCTAGTAAATTTTTCATAATCACTAGGTTTTCCATGAATTATACGTTTAATTGCTCTACCTGGTGCTTTAATTACTTTCTCAGCACCACGCATTACTTTTTTAGCTTTTTTAGTAGTCTTTGTAAAGCTCTTATTATATCTATTATGATAATTTACAATCGTCTTACCTATAAGATTAGTTCGTTCATGAGTACTTCCTGTAGTAGAACCGTCTTCATTTAATCCTAAAGGATTTGTTACAATGCCTTTAACATTATCTTTTATTGCTTCAGGTATACTCTTTCCATCTTTTTGAGCACCTATACCATCATTGGTTCCGGATTGATCGATTGTATTACCGATAGTCATTCCAAGACCTTTAGCAACACTCTCTAAAATATTTTTCAAAGTTTCCCAAATTCCTGGGAATTTAGCCATAAGTACTAATAAACCAGCAGTAATAAGACCTTTTTTACTAAAGATATTATCCCAACTTAAGAAATGACTTTTACTCTGTTCATTTCCTTCACCGATTTTATCTTTAATAGCACCAAATAACCCTTTATACTCTTTATCTTTTTCTCCCTCTTTCTCAGCTTCTTTTTTCTTTTGCTGAGATTCGAAAGAACCTTCGTTTTTAGCATTTGCTAAATCAGCAGCATTATCAGCATCAATAATTGCTTCTTTTTTAGCAGAACTATCTTTGATATCATCAACATCTGATGTATCTGCGTTTTCTTTAATTAAATTACCCTCTTCATCATAGTCTGCATCTGAATTTGCTTTTGTTTTCATAACAGCAATATCATCTGCTTCACTATCATCTTCAGAAGAATTATTTGGACCTCCAACAAATGGAATTCCCATTCCGAAGTTTTTCAATCTTCCTTTAATACCGTTAATTCCACCACCAAAACTTGGTGTAGCACCATTAACAGAAGGACCATCGGTTCCTTTTAATTTACTTATTACACTACTAGCAATACCTTGTACAAATACTTTGATACCATTGCCTTTTTGTGACAGAATTTTACCTTTTGCTTTTGGTGTAAAGATTTCTGCGGCACTTGGATCAGATCCACCATCACCAACGAGATATGATTCACCATCATTTACATCTCCACCATTTGCTCTGGCTTTTCCTTTTCTATTAAAGAAACCTTTTACCTTACCAATTGCATTTTTTGACTTTTCTTTGAAATTGGCAAATGTTTCAGAAGCCTTTCCTTTAATATAATTAATGAAACCACCGGCTTCTTCAAATTTTTGCTTTAATTCATCAATCTTAGAAATTGCTCCACTTTCTTCATCTTCATTCTCATTATCTTTATCTTCACTATCTTTTTTTTCTTTCTCATTTTTCTCAGCATCTGAATCACTTTTACCTGATTGATTCATCTTACCTACACCAAAGGCTGGTTTATCACCAGTGAAAAATGATACAAGTCTTTCAAGTAAAGATGCAGAACGAGTCTGTTGTTGGAGCTGACGACCCTGAATATCAAGGTCAGAAGATTTTGCATTCAGCATATCATCATCAGATAACTTCTGAACAGTTTCTGCTGCTTTTTGTTTCATTTCAGCAGCAACTTGTTTTGGATCTTTTTCAAATCCAATTTCACCAGCACTATTCTTTTTGAATTTATGCTTTAATGCTTTATTTTTTTCAATAGCAGCATTCATTGTCTTCTCATCAAAGTATTTTACATCATATCCGAGAGTTTTTGCTGCTAATGCTCTATTCTTATCCATCGCTTTTCTATCACGTTGGACTTTTTTGTTTTCTTGTTTTTCTTTCATATAGGCAATATCAGCATCTGTTAATGCTGTACCAACACCACCAAAACCAAGTTTTTTCTTCAGGTTATTTAACCCTTCTTTTCCTTTAATTCTACCACCACTAATAGTATCAATTAATTTATAACCAGTATTGGTTACTTTTTCTTTTGCTTTATCTTTTCCCCAACTAAAACCAGCTTTTACAAGATTTACTAACCTACCAAAAGTTTTTGAATATGCCTTTTTGATAGTCTTTTTCGTAAATTCTTTGACATTATCAACAGCTTCACCAATCTTTTTAGCAGCTTTTCTAAATGGACTTGTAACCCAACGAGTAGCAACTTCTAAGATTTTTACAGGGAAAGTAATCATTGATTTTGCGGATTTATAAGCTAAACTTGTAACACCACTAACTACTTTTTTAAGAGGATCAAAGACAATCTTCTTTGCCAAGTTTGTAATTGGTGACATAATTTTCTTAAGTAATCCACCTGCTTTTTTTGTTCCTTCTTTAATTTTCTCTGTTAATCCTTTAAAGGCACTAACCAAAGGCTTAACCATAACAGATAATTTTGCAAATACTTTATTTTTCATTGTATTTTTAAAATCATCAGCAATACCTAAAAATTTGGTTTTCATAGGAGCGAAAACTTCAACATGCATCCAGTTTCCAACTTTTCCTACCATACCTTCTTTTATTTTTTCACCGTTTTCATCTTTCTCACCGAATAACCATTTATTGAATTTTTTACCAGAAGATTTTACACCAAGTGCTAATCCTGCAAGAGCACCAACAATTGGACCTCCAGCCATAAATCCTAATAAACCACCAGTTCCGGCACCAATAACACCCATTCCCATTCGTTTCTTAAAGTCTTTTGTATCTTCATCATCTTTATTACCGAATGCTTTTTTAATGTTATTGCTTAATTTTGATTTGAATCCTTCAATCCCTTTTTCTTCATTACCATACATGAAGTCTTTGAACATCTGAGATTCTTTCATGAATCCAACAGCACTACCAAGAATTGCACCAGCGAATGGACCACCAACTAAGGCACCCATAAATCCACCAGAAGAACCTAATATAAGATTCTTAGCCATTCCAAGAGCAGCACCACCGATTACACTCTTTTTCAGTTTAGGATCTTTAAACATCTCTTGTGTTTTCTTAGATACTAAACCGCCAATTCGACTCTTATTACCATTCTCATCTTCTACTTCAGGTCCAAATAAATAATCTTTGAATTTATCAGAGCGAGCAACTAAACTAGTACCCATTCCAAGAACAATACCAGTCATTGGTCCACCAACGATTGCTCCTAATAAACCACCAGAAAGTAAACTAGTTCCAAGACCAGCAAGTGCACCAACACCAAGTGTAGGAATTGCATCCATTGCTTTTTTCTTGAAATCTTCTACCATATCTTTTTCTGATTTTTCAGGATCATCAGAACCAAATAAAGTAGTTTTCCAACCTTGTAATCCTAACTTCAGAGATTCAACAAGTCCACCAATTACACCTGTTTTTTTCTCTGCTCCGTCACCGTCTTTATCTTTATCACCAAAAAGACGATATCTCACACTTTCACCAAGTTCTTTGAATACAGAAGAAACTTTTCCTAATACAGAATTCTCTTTGTCACCTTTGTGAACATTTCCATCTGCATCTATCCAATCAGTTCCTTTAATCTTGGAACCCATTTCATGCCAAATATCTTTTGACTTATTCTGAATAGCAGAGAACATACCTCCTTGTTTATAACCATTTTCATCTTTTTTACCAAAGATACTCTCTTTTAAAGGATTTAAGAAATTATCCTTAATAGAACCCCAGAAAGTTTTCATACTATCTGAAAAGATAGCAGCAAATTCTTTCATTGCACCTTTGCTATCACCATTCATAATAGCAAACATACCATTCTTCGTATGAGTACCAACATTTGCTATCATACCTGGAATTGTAGAAGCGTCTGCCATTTTTACAGCAGATTTTCTTCTTCCTGACATCGTTTCATTATCAGGAATTATATCTTGACTTTGTAAACCTTTCTTAGCAAGAGTTTTAGCATTACCTTTTGTACGATGTTTCATTTGATACTTATCTCTTGCTTTTTGCTCTTTTTTCTCTCTTTCTTGTCGCTCTTTACGCTTTCTTTGAGAATTTTTATTTCCTGTTTCTACATCAACTAATTCCCAAGGATTTGTATCTTCTGTAATACCAGCAGCAAGAAGATTTCTTGTATCATAGTTTTCATTAAGATCTTCAATTGCATTATTAAATGCAACTTTTGCATCTATCTGAGCTTTTGCAGCATGTTGTACACCAACTTGATTCTTTTTCATCAAATCGATAGTATTTAATAAGATATTTAAAATCTTCTCATCATGTTTATTATTTACATCAATATATTCTGCTATCTTATTAACATCTGAATTCTTATCATGGATATCCATTTTATCTGGAGTAAATGCTTTTTCATATCGAGTAAGTCCTTGGAAAAACTGACTCATCATTTTTTCATAAGTTTTTGCATCTTTTCCAACTAATTCAGAACCTCCTGCTCTGAGTGCTTCACCAAATTCAGAACGATTAAAAGCATCCTCGATACCTTCTTTTATCTGATTTGCAATATCACTTCGAACATCTTTTACTTTTGTATATCTTCCAGATTCAATATCAAATACTTCACCATTATCTTTACTCTTATTTGTATCAATCTTGAAATGTTCAGCAATATCTTTTAAATAAGAGCTCATCTCACGAAGATGTTTTGGTATAATTTCCACAATTGAGTTTCTGGTTACTCCATCAAAGACGGCAGCATCTTTAGAAACTTTTCCCGATAAGTCGAATCCTTTTTTTGCATCGACTTTAATTCCAAATACATTTCCTATTAATCTCTGAAGAGCACCTTTCATACCAGCTTCTTCAGATTTTCTCCAATCTCCTAACTTAGCAAGCATTGTTGGCATAAATCCTGTAAAGGCATCTTCCATTCCTTTTACAGTATTTGTAACTAAATTTGGAACCATAGCAGATAATATCATCTTAGTGGCTCCTCCAACAGGGTTTGCTAACATCATATCGAGCATACTGTCATCTGTTAACATATCAAGTGTACTACCAGCACCACTATTTTTGTAAACAGATTTTATTTGTTTCTTTACATATTCTTTGTATTTTCCTGCATCAATACCTCTCGTTCCATTAAATACATCAGGACCATTACTTCTTTTTCCACGATCATCATCTTCAGTTGTTTTTGCATAACGATCAAAAACAGCCATTGCAGACTCATAGAACTTTAATGTATTTTCTTGTTGGAATTGTACTAATGCGGTAATACCATTATTAATATTTGACAAATGCATATTGGTTTCTTTTGCAATCTCTTGTGATTGCATCATACCAGCACTTGCAATTGATATCATTGCGTCTACACTTGCTTTTTGTGCTTTTATATTTGATTCTGCACTCGTTGCAATTGCATCTGCTATAACAGCACTTCCATTACTTGATGAACGATTTCCATCATCAATATAATTAAAAGTAACAGTAGCATCTTCATTAGCATCTTCAAAATCAGAAAAATCAAAATCACCAAACGATTCTTCCATTGTTTCTGTAAGACGATCACTATTATATATTTTTCCAGTTTTTATATCATTCAAACTGTTTGTAAATGCTTTTTTTACACTTTTAATCGCTGAATTGTTATTAAGTGCCTTTGCTACTTGTGAAACATTATTTCCTTTTGTTGCATCTTTAATACTTCGAATTGCTCCTGCAGTTCCTTTTCCTAATTCACTTAGGTTAGGAGCAATCTCTTTGAAATTATCAACTGATGCAGCACCAATTGATTTCATCACATTATTTAGCCATTTTGTGCTAACTTTTGATTTACCACGTGTATTTGTGGCAGGTTTTTGTGGCAATTAAATCACCCTCCTTTCATAATTATTTAAGTCCTTAATTCAATGTTTTTACTCAAAAAATCACAAAAGAGGGTAAAAAAATGAAGATAACCGATGTGACAAAAATCACATCGGTTATCTTCTTCACACTTTGAGAGGAGCAAAGTTTTGAGTGAATGAAATATATCTAAATATAACTTATCATCAAACTTTTTTACGTTTCTTCAAGTAATCCGGACATGGAGAACTTGCAACGAGCGATGTATACTCTTCATTGGTATACTCAAACTCACCAAGGTCTTTACCATCACGTGGATTCTTTGCATGAGAACGTTTTGTTTTCTTCGGGTTTTTCTTAAGGGAAACAGAACCTTTGAAATCTTCTCTTGGAATAAAATCAAATTTGTTTCCTGCACCCATGTATTCATAAATGGCAGTTACGATAAACTCATAAAAACCATCTACATTATCAATTGTGAAAGATTCATCCATTACAACAGAAGATTCTTTCTTATCAACGCCTGCTTTTTCAAGAACTTTCTTCAAGAATTTTCTGAAGTTCTCATTTACCATTACTTCTTCATAATGGTCAACTACTCCAGCTTTTACAACTGGAACTTTAATACTGAAATCAGTATCATTCATCATTGCTTTCAGCAATTTGTTAAAATTCTTTTTTGAAAAACGATTATTAATTACTTTACCGTTTTTTCCTGTTTTTCCTTCCATTTCTTTTAATGTCTCTTTTACGCTCATCTTCTTCATCCTTCCTTTCTTTTACATAATCAAGATACTTCATTAAGTCGAAGTTCATCTCAATGTTTAAGCCTATTTTTTTCCAATTTTTCATTATCATTCAGTTCCTCTCATGATTATTTATTATGATGCATTCACATAATAAACTTTATGTGGCTTATTCATTTTCTTACGATAAACCACAATATTTACAGAACGATCAATAATTGATACATTATTGATATTGAGTTCCGAAATATCTTTACATTTTTTCAACTCTTTAAAAGGAATTGTAATTGTAAATAATGGACTATTACCCATATAATCAATCCGATAATGTTTGTTATCTTCGATATTATCCATAACGATTGGAATTCCTAAAAGAGTTTTCGGTAAGAAAAATTCAATTTGAGTCTTTTTATCAAATCGAACTTTCTTTACTTTTTCATTCATAATATCAATTGCATCAATTGGGAGAAATAATGAATTATCATCAATAAAACTCTCAATTACTGATTTTAAATCTTTTTCTTTAACACAATATTCTTTCGTTTTAATTCTCATTTATTCACCTCATTTCCGATTTCTCCAAGTAATCGTTCCTTTCGTCAAATCATATGGAGAAACAGAAACACATACAGTATCTCCAACAGTAAGAGTTACATTGTTTAAACGAATTTTTCCAGTTGGATGTGCTGTGATTTCTAATTCTTTTCCCTCTTCGTTTTCAACTTTTACTATGTACTTTCCGCCATTGATTTTTTTAGTAATTTTTCCTTCCAGTTCAATCAAATCTTGCCTACTCATTTTACTCACCTCATTTCTTATTTATAATTAGTTGTGGTAAGATTTATACTTTTTAATCTTACCACAACTTACTTGTTTTTATTAATAATCAACTTCTCGTTGATACATTTCCAAATCAACATAACGATTTTTTAATGTAGTTAATGATGGTGTCTCTTTTCTAATCTTTTTAATCTCTTCCTCCAAAATATCATAACATTCAGACATTTTCTCTATATCTTTTTTACTATCACTGAATTCAATTGTTCGAATCAAAACATCTTTTGCATAATACAAATCATCAAGATAAGGTTCAATATCTAATTGCTTAATAATTAAATACTTGGATTGAATATAGCTTCCTCCATAACGAATTAAATATAAATCTTCATAAAGATGTTTATATTTACTTACTTTCTTTTTTTTAATATGAAAAGGAAGGAGATGTTCGTTATTTGTATGAAAGTAATCTTCCATATATTTTTTGATTACTCGCTTCTCTTCATGAAAAGCAATTAAATCACCATTACTATCCATCACTCCATACATCTTTCATTCTCTCCTTATTTTTTTAAAATGACATTGCAATTTTATACACGTTTGTCATCTTTTCCAGAGTATCTGGTCGGATACATGACTTAATTGCATCAATTGATAAAATGGCAAGTATAAGTGCTGCAATTAACCTAGCAATAATAATACAAATCGGTTTTAACTGCTCTAAACAGGATTCAGTCCTATCTAGTAAATCACTATCTTCCATCTCTCTAATAACTTTCTTTCTTGATTTTATCTCATTCTCATATGGATAAAATCCTTTCTTCTTCATCTTCTTTTTTGATTTCTTCTTAGACTTCTTATCACTCTTTTTTAATTCCATTTGAAGAAATTCAATTTCATCTTTAATTCCTTCATACTGGGAATTCAATGATAAATCGACATTATATAAAATCCCAGTATTTTTTCCTTTGTTCTTTTTCTTCTTTTTGCTCAATTGAATCATTCCTTTCTGTACTATATAGTTAATTCTATTATAAGAACTACATAAATATGATATATAAATATTTTGATAAAATAAAATTTAATTAAAATTAATTTTACTCTAACATATAATTAAAAAAGTTATGAAGAAAAATATCTTTTTTATATATATCTCACTCAGAAATCTGGGGGGGATATAGGGGGGGCAAAAAAGATATAAACAATTAGAACAAAAAGAATAAAAAAATAAGAAAAAAATAAAAAAGAAAGAAAATAAAAAGATAAAAAAGAATAAGAAATAGAAAAAATAAAATAATTAGAATAAAAAATTAATTTAAATATTTTTTTTATTTTTATATTGATAAATTTATTTCTTATATAATTTATATTATATTTTTTGATAAGGTTTCTTGCCTTATCAATTTTTTACCGCTTTTTTGATTTTATATAAATAAATAAGCCCCGAATTTTCTTAATTTTTCAACTTTATATATTAAAATAAATAAAAAAAGAAAATAGAAATTGAAGAAGAAATAGATAAAAAATCTAAATCAACTTCAATTTCTATTTTTTAATGTCTCTAAGAGATAATCGAGTTCAATACTTTTTTTGTTAATATCAATTCATTTGATATTTTTGAAGACTCACCCCCATTATCAGTAAAAATATCAGGACTAGAATAAACAGAAAAAATATTTGATTTTAATAATTCTCTCAATGAAAAAGATAATCGATATTTTATCAATATATTTGGCATTAATAATGCACTTAAAATAATTGGATTATCTTGATTTTGTATTTGATACATTCGTTCTGAATTCATCTCCTTCATCAATTGATTCAAACGAGTTTTATATTTATCTAATTTATTATCAAATCTTGAATCCATTCTTTTACAAATTGAAATATAAGATTCATGGTCTAATACATGATTCATGTATTTCAAATAAGTAAATAAAGTAGAATTACATAAAAATTGAATTTTAATATCATCCATATCTTCTTCATGATATTTTTTCAATAAATTTGTAAATTCTTCTAAATTTGAATTCTCTGCATCAATAAAATTTAAATAAATACTATGTGGTCCAATCACAGATTCTACTTTACATACAGAATTTTTAATCTTATTATAATGATTTTTATTCATTAAATCTGTTACAATTTGATTTGGATCATCATCAGATGTAGTTAAAGTAGAGAAATCAAGCATATTATAAAAAGCATTATAAAATGTCTGATAAAATAATTGAATGATTAAATCTTTCCAAGTTAATTCATTTCCATCATTATCTTTTGCTTCATTAAAGATTTGAATAATATCTGTTCCAAAGAATTGAAAGATTCGATAACCAATCAAATCCATTGTTACAGTATATTCATTACCAATAAATGGATAATAATATTTTAAGCAATCAATTCCTGTTTCAGAATCAATCGTATTATAGATTCTCTCTGTTTTTTCAAGAGTATTTTTATACTCATCGGAAAGAGGGATCTTTTCTATGTAGCAATTAGAATAACCCCTCTTAATATCAATAATACTTACTTTAGAAACTAATTCATGAAGTATCATATACTCCATCGGCATTAATTCTGAAATTACGAATGATAAAGAGAAAGAATTAAACAATTTTTCTATGTTCCGACCTGGGTTTTTCTTCTTTTCTTTTAAAATCATTACATATTCTTTCAAAAGTTCAATATTTGTAAAATTCAAATCATCAATTCTCATTTTGTATCAGTCCTTTCATTATCAAATTTATTTAGCATTTTTTCACATGTTGCAAGTCCATCTTGATAAACATATTTATCGCAATTAGAGCATCCCTTTGTTCCAATATTCTGAATTGCTTCTTCCTCTGTTTCAAAAATCTGACAATAACTCATAATATCACCAACCTTTCTATTGAACTTATGTTATATCCTAGTTTTTTTGATTATTATTTGACATATAATTAATAAATATAAGAAAGGATGTGATTTATTATGAAATCAAATTTAATGAAACGAGTTGTAATTGGTATTAAATCTGGTGTAAAAAAAGTAGCAAATGCAGTACAGAAACCATTTAAAGCAGTTGCAAGATTCTTCATTAATATTGATTGGGCACATGTTCAGGTCAGCACTTATGTAAGATACATTGTAATGATCCTTACAATCGTTAATACAATTCTTACAAAGTTTGATTTGAACCCAATTAGTTTTAGTGAAACCGAGATATACAATATTACATCAGATTTGATTACAGTGATTATCCTTATTATTAACACTTATAAAGATAATCCAACTTCAAAAGAATCGATTACTTGTACAGAATTACAAAGAGCAATGAAGTCAAGTAGTCATTTGGAAGAGATTAAAGCAAAACTTCAAGAGCAGTTAGATGAACTTGAAGGAAACGAAGTTTCAAAAGAATCTCAATTAGAAGATACTGAAGAAACCGAAGAGTAAAACTATATGAAATAAAAAACAAAAGAATTAGAGATATGTGAAAAAGCATATCTCTAATTCTTTTTTATCTTGAAATTATATATCATTTATTTGAATAACTTAATGGAAAGGTGTGATATTATGCATTATAGTGAAAGTGAATTTTTAGAAATCATTGAAAATACAGAATCTTTGATGAATTTCGTTTTTTATAAAAATAAATCTAAGAAAAGTTTACAAAAATCATTAAAGAAATTAAAAAAGAAAGTAAAGACAGAAGGATTGAATTCTGTCCTTTATAAAGAAAAAGCGAGGTTATAAAATGGAGTATAAATATTATCTCTATTATTTAAAAGAAAAGTATGCTATTTTATTTCATAGAGACCATCCCCTCTATGCCTATACTGATAATAAAAAAATAGCAAAAAGATTTGAAGAAACAAGGGATATGTCCTTGTTTAAAAAAGTAAAAGTAAAGATAGACCGTTTAGAAGTCAGAAGACTAGCTACTGAATTTAAAAATGAATATCTTGGTAAGTTTGATTTATTATATAATAAAGAAGAAAGCGTTAAAATCCCAATTACAAAAAATGAAGAAGATACAATTAAAGGAATTGGTTATAGCTTATTATATAAATATATTTACACAAATTCAGATATCAATCCTATGATATTTGATAAAAAATATGTCGATATTCTAAAAGATATCGACTACATATATTTTCATATGTACCAATTTTTTGATGTAGAGAATAAAAACATGAATATCAATTATTTAAAGATATTCATTAGTGAGTTCGGAAAAACTTTAAAAGGTGAGTTAAAATGAAACCATATTACTTGTGTTATTTATTGATAGATAACAAAACAAAAGACAAATATCCTTATGCAGTAGACGATTCAAATTTAATGTATGAAAATGAAAATTTCAAATATTATTTTTATGGGTGGACACCTTCAAAGAAAGTTATGAAGAAATTCAAAAAGACAAGAAGAAAAGATATTTTCCATTATCGGACAATAATGGTATCAGATGAAGAATCTGAAATGTTTTATATTGATAATTATCTTTATCAGATTCATTGGAATTTATTAAATAATAATGAAATTTTAGTATATAATGAATACCAATCAGTTTATGACTATTCTGATGAACTGATATATATTTTATTTGAAAATATGAATTATTTTCGTTCCCATATATTTTCTAATAAAAGTAAAAAGATATTAGATGCAATTGGTTACTTTTTACCTATTGATGAACTAGGTATTGCAGTATTGCCTATTCATCTTTTTGTCGTTGCATTTGGTTTTATGATTAATGAGAAATTTATAGAAGATATTGATCTTAATACAGATGAATTTGATGATTTACCATTTAAATAAGAAAGGATGTGTGAAAGTTTTATGAAAATATATTTAGTTTATTTAAAACATGGTAGTCGGTTATCGAATCAATTGTTGCATCCTAGTGTATATTTTGATAAGCGATATACAAATTGGTTTCCATATGCTTATACAAAAGATATTAAAATGATAAAAGATTTTATGGAAATTCGTAAAGAAAAGTTTTTTAAAGTAAAAGAAATTCACATTGATAAGGATGAATTTGATATAATACAGAAAGAATTAACGAAAATTTTACACTATAGAATTTCGTTTAATAATACTTATTGTAGTATTCCGGTAACATTTAAAGAACTTGATTATATGGATTTTAATTTTAGTGAAGAATTATATGAATATTTATCAAAGTTTGTTTATGTTAATCCTGAAATCTTTAATGATAAATATAAAAAAGAATTAGATAAGATTGGATATATTTTTGATTATTATTCATTTAATGGTGATGAATCAGAAGTTGATTATATCAATTATAATGCTAGCTTTTTTCCGAGTAATTCATTAACTGATTTAGGAAAGGAATGTTCAGAACTATTTAAGTATCTTATTATATTTCGTGAAGTCATTGATAAAGATAAGATGTTAATAAAATTTATATCAGAAAGCAGGCGAAAAACATGAAAGTATGGTCCTTTTATTTAAAACCATGGAAAGTAAATTCAAGTTTACTCTTAGAATTTGAGGGAATGTTTGATGAGAAATTTATTGAACTTGATGGGATACGATGTCCTTTATATGCATTTACGAATGATAAGAAACTAAAAGACCTATTTAAAGAAACAAGAAATGAGAAAATATTATTTTGTATCAAATATGATATGAATGAAATTGAATATAATAAGTTTAAAGCAAAATTCATAGAATTGGAAATTAATAATTTTAGTTTCCGATGTCTAAATTCAAGAGGAGAAAAGACATATGCTTTTATACCAACGACATTTTTTGAATCTAATTCTTATGAAGATTCAAATGAATATGCTGATGATATTTTACTTGGCATTTCACCTGAAGAACAAATTGCTATTGTGAAGATATTAAAATGCTTAACGAAAAAATATCAAAAAATTATTGGTGTAAATGATATTATCACAATCAATGATAATATTTATTCTATTATGAATGGAATACCAATCGAACTTGAAATTGATGGTCTTCATTATTTGATTAAGATATTTGGTGAATTATTTAAGAGTGAGGTAAGGTAATATGAAAATATGGAGATTTTTTAGAGTACCAGAAGATGTTGAAAATTTTAGTAAAGATTTTGACATAAAAAATAAGTTTCCTCTTTATGCAATAACAAATAAAAAGAAATATATGAAAATGTTTAAAGCATCAAGAGATATGGAAAATCGATATATCGTCAAATGTGATGATGTAGATTATGATGAGGGAACTCAATATATGCAGAATAATCGAGGACAAATTCTTGATTTTTATAAGTTACGAACTTATATGAATAAAGATATTAAAGAATATAAAGACTTTAAAGTCCTTATGACAGATTTTGAATATCGTTCTTTTGATGAAATTTCTGAAAGTTATGGTATCTTGATGGATTTAAATGCAATTAATCCTGATATTTTCAATCAAAAGATAGAAAAATTTTTATTAGACCTTGGATATGTTGACTTTTATTGTTTGAGGTCATCTGAGAATGTAAATGGAGTCTATATGGATAGTTACCCAAATTTAGACTTTAATCAGGATGAACTTGTCTTATTTATCAAGATATATCTTACAGATTTAACTGATATTACAAAGGCAATTAAATACGAATAATTATTTACGAAAAAACTTTCCTTTAATAGATGATGAAAGGAAGTAATTGATTATGAGTATGAAAGATTTAATTGAAGTCGTTGTAATAAAAGATGTAGAGGAGATGGAGTATCATGTAAAATTAGAATCCGATCGAGATAAGGCAAAACTTGTTAAAAGAATGGAAAAGCATATTAGAAGTTCTATGGAATATCGTGACTATATAGCTTTTCTTAGAGATAATGTGGGAATGGATGCTTGTGCTTTCTTTAATAATATTAATAAAGATAGTTCAAAATCTATTCGTATTGAGATTCATCACGAACCACTTACCTTATATGATTATACAAGAGTCGTTCTTGAGAAATATATCAAAGAGGGATTACCAATTAATGATATGATGATTTCAGAAGAAGTTATGAAACTTCATTATCAAAATCAAGTTGGTTTGATTCCTCTTAGTAAAACTTTACATCTTATTATTCATGGAGATAATAGTGAAAAATTAGTAATCCCTGCTTATATGATTTTTGGTGATTACTCTAGTTTTATTGAAGAGTATGGAGATTACTTAGATGATGACGATATAATTTACGATAAGATTGAAAAAATGATTGAAAGGACAAAAGAGATTAAGAAAAATTCTTTTGAATTCCTTGAAAAGAAATATGAATATCTGAAAGTGGATGGTTTTGAGATTCCACAAAAAGTTGACTCAAATGGTGAAATGATAGAAGAAAATAAAGAAAGTGAGGAAGTTGCATGTTAAGTAAAGAAGCAATTTTGGATGCAGTTGATAAAGGAGATATTGTGATTTCTCCTTTCGATGAAAAGAATTTAAATGGTATTTCTTATGATATGGAATTATCAAATATACTGAAAGTATATAAACCAATGGTGAATGATCAAGTGAATATCATTGATACAAAAGATATTAAACCAGAAACTTATATGATTGATTTAAATGACTGGAAAGAAACAGGGATTGTGTTACAACCTAGATATTTATATCTTGGTAGTACAGTAGAATCTGTAAAATCTACAAAATATGTTCCATGTATTTCTGGTCGTAGTACATATGCAAGATGCGGGATTCAAGTTCATCAGACTGCATTTTTTGCAAATCCTGGACATGATTTTCATTGGGTATTGGAAATATCAACAGTATTGCCTGTAATTATATATCCGGGAATGAAATTATCTCAGATGTATTTTGAACCAATTGAGGGTAATATGAAAGAATCTGATTTATATCATGGACGATATGAAAAACATAATTTATCAGTTGGAAAAAGTGAATTGTAAAAAAAGAAGAGAAGTAGAACTAATGCCTACTTCTCTTCTTATATCTTTCCCTTTAACCACGAACTTATCTTTTTGTATACGTAGTAAATATTTATATAATATATAAATAGAGATATAATAAAACAAAATGAAAGGAGCAGTAATAAAATGGATGGTATTATTCTTGATTGCTCTCGAGAAGAATTAGCAGAACAAGGCGGAATTGAGTTAACCGAAGAAGAAAAGGAAGAACAAAAAGAGAAAGCCTATAAACTGCAAAAAAGAGAGGTTAAATTAGCATATATTCCTGAAGAAGAGTTAGAACGACTCAAGGAATCTTATTCAAGATCAATTGTACAAGATTTTGATGACACATATCACATGTCAAAAGAAGATCGTAAAGAAATGGAAGAGCGATATAGTAAATTCATTGCTCTTAAGAAACAACGAAAGAAAATACGAAAGATTGACCAATATATTATGTGCCATCGATTATGTGAAGATATCTTGAATGATGTCGCAGAAACAAATGGTGTATATTCACCAGAGAAATTTAAGAAATTAGTTTTGAAAGGTGAAATAAAAGTCGGTGGTCTTGTATTCCCTAAATTGCAGGGTAAAGCAAGAAAGACTTTTAATTGGGATTATATTTATGAAAATTATATCCTGAATCGAGATAGTGACCCTTCTGAATTAATGAGAACAGCAGAAGGAGAAGATATCGAAGATAGTAATATTGATGAACTTTCGAAGCAGTATTTTGGAGAAGGAGAATTAAATAAAATCTTTGATTCTTATAATCCAGAAGATGAAATGGAAGATCATATTATTGATCCAGATGAAGATGATTGTAGTATTGCTATTGAGGGTGATAAGAAATCAAAGAAAATGCTTATTAAAACAAGTCCAGTTATTCTTTCTGAAATTAAGAAACGTGAAAAACTTGATCGAAGACAAAGAAGAGCAAAATCTTATCTTACAGATATTGATGAATCCGATATGGACTTCTTAGATAAGTATGATATGAAACGAAACAAAAAGAAATATAAAGAAGGAATTCCTAAGTTCACCGGTGATATCAATAATAAAGAAGATGTTGCCAATTATATGTATCTTATGGATGAATATGAACGTGAAACAATTTTCGTTGATTATCATGGAAAATCTGTTAATATCAATGATAAGAATGAACTTGATATGCAATCTCTCATGGATGAAAATGGTTGGAATGTCCGTGAACTCTATGAAAATAAAAAGGCAGAGAAACGGCTTAAGAAAGAGCGTAAGAAAAATGAGAAGAAAGAAAAGATGTTAAAAGAAATGCTTATCGCTGTCCAAAAGAAAAAAGAGGGTGGTAAAGCAGTAATCAATGGTATTAATACTAAAAAGAAAAAGAAAGGACTAAGTAAAAAAAAGAAAAAGAAAGTAGAAAAGAAACACAAAAAAGAATTAGATCAATTGGATGATATCTTCATGGATATTAATCAATCGACACAAGAAACCTTTAATGATTATAGAAAGGAGATGGAGAACTTTGAGTGGAAACCATGATGAAATTCAAACAGATGAGGAATATAATAATACCTTGGCTGATATGTTCCCATCTGAATTAGATTTTGCAAAAGATTTGGATTCATTTAAGGAAGATTTAAATTTGGATGAAGAAGATGAATTTGATTATGATGATTATTTAAATAATCATTATGATGAGGATGTCGAAATCGAAGAAGAAATTGATGATGAGAATAAGGATATGATTGAAGCACAGAAAAAAGCTTTGGAATTAAAACAGAAAAAAGATTCTGTAGAAGATGATGAAGTGAAGAAATGGCAAGCAATTTTATATCCAGAAAAGAAATTATATCGTTCGATTCTTCTTGAATATTTTCCAGTAGAACTTTGTATTGAGATTGATAAAATTACTAGAACATTTTCTGTTGATAACAATAGAAAACAGACGATGATTTGTGATTTATTAGATGAATATAAGGTTCCTTATACTCATCTTGGTTCAGGAACGAACCGATATGGTATTATGGTAGATGGGTATTGTGTGAAGATTGCTTATGATAAAGATGGTAAGATTGATAATAAACGTGAGTTTATTTATTCTCTTCCATTACAGCCATATGTTGTAAAGACTTATGAAGTAAGTGAAACTGGATTATTCTCTGTTTGTGAATATGTAACATCTTTTGAAAGATCAGACTTTCTGGATACAGATAATCAGAAAGCCATGAGAGTAATTTTAAAAGATATTTCATCTCAATTCTTAATTGGTGATGTAGGGGTTACATCAAAGAACTATGCAAACTGGGGATTTCGAGATGATGGAAGTGTTGTTATCTTGGATTATGCTTATATCTATAGCGTATCATATCGTCAGTTTGTTTGTTCTTGCGACGGACATTCAATTCTGTATTATGATAATGATTTTATTGATATGATATGTCCGAGATGTGGGAAAAAATTTTCATTCCCACAATTAAGAAAGAAGATTTCTCGTAAAGATCAGGATGAAGAAATCGGAGACATCACAACAAGAGGGTATGTTCTTACAGAAGTAGAAGAAGAGAAAGAATTCAATCATAAGTTTGTTGTAGATGCTACTGATAACATCATGAAGCATGTCTTTAAAGAGGAAAAGAAGATAGAGAGGTCTTCAAAGAAACTGAATAAGAAAAATGAACAAGATTGGGATTCAGATGAAATAAAATCATTTGATGAAATTCTTGATTCTATTTAAAAATTTAAGGAGGATACAAAAATGGGTAAAAAGAAAAAAATGGTAAAATTCAATCCAAGTGATGGAAATGCTGATAACTTTGTAGATGAAGCAAGTATTAGTAAATTTTTGGATAAAATGTTTGATGAAGAAGATTATGAAGAAAAATCGGAAGAGGTTGGTTCTCTTCCGATTCCAGAAGCAATCCAGAGTATGATGACAGGCTCAGGAGATAATAAGTCAAATGTTTCTGTTAGAGAAAAGATTAAAGATCTTATTTCTGAACCAGACCCAGAAACTGAAGAAACGCCAAAAATGTTACTGATGAAACAAAATAAGATTTCATATGGTATGTATATCGATTATTTGAATCAGTTTCATTTCACAGATGGAGTGTCGAATGATATCACCGTTCCATATGATTCAGCAGAATCGTGTATTAATGCATCATTAGATGATGATCTTCTTGGTACACTTATTCTTTACACATTTATGGAAATGCTGAATTCATCCGTTCCAACAATTCGTGCACAATATACGAAAAATGTTGAAGAATATTTGGATACACATTGTTGGAATAACTTTGAATGGCATAATTATAAGCCATTTATTATCAAGCAAGAAGATTTCTTAACACATACAAGTTATCTGAATATCTATATAGTTAATGCTGATTTGTGTGAAGATTATTCTCTTCTTTATATAAATGGGCTTATGGATAGATTTTCTTCGGACTTATTAGAAGAAAATCCTGATGCTCTGAAATGTTTATTATTATCATTCCTTTTAGCAATTGAACGTGAATGTAATGAAAATTCATATCTTTCAATGAATGATGACTCCTATATTAAATTTCTTGACCTTAATGAAAAATTTAATGACTTTGAGAACTTCAAGAAATTCATGGATGAGTATTGTACTACAGAATCATTGAATGCTTCATCTTTATCAAATTCAGTAATGAATATGGAAGATGTATTAACTTCTATTCGTGAGCTTGTTTTAGGTGAAGACAATTCCGAAGAGAGTGAAGGTGTGTCAAATGACAATGAACCCTTTCATCCTGAATCAGATGATAATGAGTCAGATAACGGAGACAGATGTGATGAGAATGATAGAGAGATCATCGAAAGCAGCGAACACAGATGTGATGTTGATGTTAGCAGCGGAGAAGTTGAAGAAGAAATCAGGGAAGAGGAACGACTTGAAGAAGCTGGCGAAGACAGTGAAGCCTTTGAAGATTTCGAAATTGAAGGGTCAGAAGAAGTCGAAGAAGAAGGAGAAATGGTTGTACCAGTGATTCGCTCATGATATATTTTATGGATACAGAAACTCTTACAGAGAGTTTTACAAAAGATCATGATTGGAATGAAATATTAGAGACTAACTTTGTGTTAGTCTCTAATAGAATTCATTATCAAAAAACAGATAATATCATACATTCATCTTTATATGATGAAAGAATGATATTTGCCATGTATGGTTCAAAAGAAGATTATAATATTATCCGAAATAGTATTGAAAAATCAGATAAAAAAATTTTTGAACTGATAGGAATAATCAGTAAATCAATGATACTGAATGAACGTTTTATACTTTTAACAACAAAGAGTGAAATGAATACAGGATATTTAAAAACATTATCAGAAATTATAGAAGATATGTTTGAGTATCCTATTATTGATTATAAGAAAGATAGATATAAGTCTTTTAGTTATCATCCCTCTCGAGTTGGAAAAAATATCAAATACTATGAAGATAATGTGCTTAAAAAAATTTTGTCTACTCCATTTGGTAGAGAAAAGGCAGTAGAATACATGACAAAAAAAGAAATGAAAAAAATATTAAAAAAGAAAGGACTATACTCAAAAGCTATGAGTAAGTCTGATATGAAAGACATGTTGAAAGTCTTTTATGTAGAAGAAAGATGATGGAAATTCTCTGTCATCTTTCTTTTTTATAATGAGGTGATTAATTGACGACAAAAGAATTAGCAAAGAAAACTGTTTTTTTAAATAAAGATATTAAACTCATATCAAATTCTGAAATTATTGAGTATGATATGAAGAATGCTGGTTTTTCTTTGATAAAAAAATATCGAATGTTACCAGATTCGAAAATTAAAGAGTTAGAAAAACTTGGTAAAAAAGAGACATTGTTTGATAAGAAGTATGGAAAACATGAAAGAGATATTGAGATTGGAAAACTTCAAAGAAAAGATTCTAATCTTTCTGATAAATTAAAAGTTGCTTTTACAATAGAGAGGGAGAGATTTTTAGAGATGAATCAGATTTCTGAAAACGAAATCATATCAATTAAGAAAGATGCTTTCTTTATCTCAAGTGCAAAACGCATTCATGGAGAAATTGATGAGTTCATTAATTTTAGAAAGAAGAATCGTTACACATCATATCTTTATATAAAACCTTTTGAAATCTATTTCAAAAAAGGGGAACCTTTAGAAATTAAAGGTATGGGTGATAAAGCATATGAAAAACATAAAGATTATATGATTCATTTTATTTATACGATATTACAAAAAATAGAGACACAAGAACTTTCCTCGGTATTACATTATTTTAGAAGATTTATTGATTCTTATAAAGGATATGAATTAGATACTGAATATTATCGAATGTTTGATAATCAGAGCAAATTTATCTATACTGATGGAGATACAAGTGATTTGGAATATCGACAAGATAAGAAAGAATTATTTATCTTAAATAACTATACGTTTCTTATCAAGTTTTTGTCTATTATTATGGAATAAAAAAAGAAGTAGTGGAATTTCCACTACTTCTTTTTTTATTGAGTTAAATCTCTTAATCGATCATTTAATGATTTCATTTCAGCGATTAGAATAAATTTTACATTATTAATGATATAATCATTAATGTATTCTTTTGTAAGAATTGATTTGTTTCGTAAAAAGAAATCTTTATCAATTGAATTAAAAACTTTTTCTGATATAGTTTTAACATCTTTATCTAGATTTAAAATATCATATTTTCCATTAACAGCTAATAAAGAACCCATTAATCGATTTACTTCAACACGAGCAATTTCTAATATAAGTGCCAGATAATCTTGTGAAAGTTGTATATTTTCTCTTTCAGATTCAGTTACTGTAAATTTCTTTCTTGCTGAAATAAGATATCGCACTTCATTCAATATTTTTAAGATATGATGAATGAATAATAAAGATAATATAGTAATAACAGCAATAATCAGAATAGTTAATGCTAATTTCATAATATTTACTTCCTTTCTTATTTTTTATTATTAAGTTTAAACGTATATTTCTTATTATGAATTATACACTATATTCGTGAATATAATAAAAATAAAGAGAAGGAATAACTCTTGAAACCAGAAAGGAGTCTTATTATGGAGACATTAAATCAAAGACATGAAAGAGAAATGCAAATTAGAAGAAGAGAAAGAAAGCATATGGTTTGCTGTGCTGTTTTCTTTATTTTAGTAGGAATTGTATTGGCTCTCTGTACATTCAATATTATACAGAAAGCTCAATGTAAATCAGAGTATGAGAATTCTGATTTATATAGTTATACTATTCAAAATGGTGATACATTGAATAGTATAACTGAAAAGGTTAGAGAAGAATCTAACTTTGATAGTTTCTCTCATTATGTTGTAAGAGAAACTATCAAAGATATTAACGACAATATTATCGTTAATAGTTACTTGAAAGCCGGAGATAAAATTCGACTTCCAAGATAATACATAAAAAAGAGTAAGTATAATATTATACTTACTCTTTTTTATTTCTTCTTTTATTTATATATTATTTTTTTAGTTTAATATAAGAAAGGAGCAAAAAAATATTATGAATGTAAAACATGTTAAAGCTCAGAAAACATTTAAATTTTTTGAGCTATCTCCAGGTAATTGCTTTTATAGAAAAGATAATTGTTCTGTGTTAATGAAGCTAAATAATATACAACCAAATGCTGTTAATATTAAAAATGGTATATTATGCACAATTATTGATACAGAAGAAGTTATAAAAGTAAATGCTGAAATACATATTATTCAATAAAGGAGGTTTTAATATGATTAGTGAATCTGTGGTTATACTTTTATTTCTTCTTGTAGCATCAATGTTTTATACATTACATATGGGTGTAAAGAATATGAATCAGGATACTGAAATTAAAAGATTGAAGCTTGAAAATAAAAAACTAACAAGAGAAAATGAAGAACTGAAAGAAAGGATGATGAAAAATGAGTGAGGTTGAATGGATTAATGAAAGTATTGATCTTAATGAAATACTTATGGATATAGATGAATTTGTTAGATATCCAGAAAATAATAAAAAGAAAAAGAAATTGCGTAAAAAAATTTCAGAATTAAAACAACTTGATTATGATAATGAAGAGATTAGGTTGGCAATGAGAATAGCTAAGAATTTACTTCGTAAAAACGAGGATACGAAAAAAGAAAATAATGAATCGAAAGAAAGGATGATAAAAATGTCAGTTGATCCATCTTCACCTGAAATAAATGCAAGTGTTGAAGAAGCAATCCAGAATATGCGGAAAGCTCTTGTTGATGATGAGATAAAAAAATCTGATAAAGAAATTCTAGATTCTATTGGTGCGAAAGTAAATAGAATCACTGAATTAGTCGGAAATAATCTTAATAAGTAAAGAGACTTAGAAACCACGATTAAACGATTGAGAGATGAAAATAAAGAGTTAAGAAACCAGCTTATATTACAAAGAGAATGTAAGAATGTATCTTTTGAAAGAATAGATATGGATATTGAGATTTCAATGAAACTGAATATATTGAAATCTGATTTTGAGGAATATAAGAAGTTGGAACATCATATTGAAAGATTTGTTGATATGGATTCCTGGAAACCAAATGAGGTTTATGATGTTAAAGTAAATGAAGTTTTTAAAAATAAGGAGGATGTGTAATAAATGAATATCAATACAACGATTAATAAAGAAAATATTAGAAGAGCAATGATTGTTTTGATTGACAATGGAATTGAAGAAAGTGAAGCAGGTGTTGTGTTAGATGCTATCGGTTGCACTCTTCTTGATACACATTTAGATACAGATGGATACCAGATTGATTCAAATGGAAACTTAGTGGATTAATAAGTAATAAATATGTATTTTATTAGTTTAGAAAGGTAGGTAAAAAATATGAATGGAATGCAGATTTGGGAAGTAAATGGAATTAATGATTTAGAGGGTAGTTGTTTTGCACAGTGTTCTACTAAAAAGAAGGCAGAAAAAGCAATGCAGATTCTTGAAGAAAATGGTTTTAAAGATATGCTTATGATTAAACAAAGTAATTTAAGATTAGACCACTTAGTGATTGAAGATAAAACAATTCAACTGTAAAAAATTCGTGTTCTCTTGGAATGGAGATAAGAAAAATAGAAATTCCTATTGAAAAATTCTTTGATGATACAATTTATGATTTATTAGTTCGTGGTTATAAATTGGAAGAAAGGTAGGAAAAATATATGGAATTTAATGAATATGTAACGATTGATGATCTTGATGTACAAAGCGATATTATTAAAACAGGAAATGGAAATTGTGGATATATAATATTGCCTAAGAATTTATGTGGATGTAATCCGGGAAAATATGGTGGATATGAATATTGTGATAAAGCAAATTGTCCACTTGAAAACGTAAACTAAATTTGTAATTCTTTAGAAAGGAGAAATGGAATGAGTATTATTGAAAAAAATGCAAAAACAATTAAGAAGTGGTTAAAACATTTAGATTTTGAGCATGAACACCCAGGTTATGGTGAAGATGTTTATAAAAAGTTAGACGAAATTATTGCAGAGGCACAGAAAATAAAAGAGGACTAAATTCGTATTTCAAAGGAAGATTGAATGATACTAAGATGAAAGGATGTAAGAATATGGATAATAGAAATATTGATATTACAAATAAAATGAATGAAGTGTTAAATAATTTAAAAGGATTTGATGCGGCAACATCAAATCCAAGGGATGGTAAAATGTTAGTACGATATAATGATACTACTTTTTATGTAACTATAGAACCGATATTTAATGATAATGAACAAGGAAAGGAAGCTGATAATAAACCTTTTGAGGAAATAGTCAAAACACATAGTTGGATTTGGGATGATTCATTAAAATCACATCCAAAAAACAGAATGGAGTAAGTGGTATGTTAGGATATAAAGTTTATTTTAATGGAAAGAAATTTGTGGCAGATGAGGTTGCAACGGAAGTACAGACTATGCCAGGCGATTCAACTACATCATGGATGACTAACAAAAAATATGCAGTAGATGCTGTAGAACATCATAATACAAATGATTTAAAGGATGTAAAAAAGTGTAAAGAATGTGGGGAGTATTTCTGGCAAACAGATGAAGAAAGAAACTGGTTTATTGATAGGAATATGAAAGCACCTTGTAGATGTTATTCTTGTAGAAAAAAGATCTAAGTGAATGAAGTTTTTAAAAAATAAGGAGGATTAACATGAAAAAAGAAATGATTGGAGATATCTTAAATGAACATGATAAACAAATAGCATTTCTTGATAAACGTTTGAGAAAGATGGAGAAACTTTATAAAAAACATAAAAAAAAGTCTGTTAATGCTAAACCAATTGAGACTCCAGCTGATATTTTGTATTGTCCATGTTGTGGAAATGAAAGTCTGGCATCAGTCTTTGATGGTTATACCTGTACCGAATGTCAATCTTATTTTGAAATTACCATTAAAGAAGTTCTTTAGGAATAATTGTTGGAGGTGAATAAAAATGAGTAAGGAAAAAGAAGTGAATAAAGAATATTTAGAATTGATTGTTTATCTTAGATCAGGATCACAAATTCATAAAAATTATTTCTTTGAAGATGAAGAAGATAAAAAGAATACTCTAGCACAAGCTGATTCATTATTATATGCTATTAATGGTGACATTCGTGATGAAGTAGTAAAAATTAGAGAATTAGCAATTGTTGTTAATGAAGTCTCAGCATTCTCAGCAAAGGTTTTTAAAGTATCAGATGTAGAGGATAAAACTATTGAAAAACACATGTTTGTATGTTAAGTCATCAAAATCTTAACAAAAAGATAAAGTAGTTTTTTCATTGCCTTTAATATAAAGGTGAAACTTGCCATGAGAAAAGGATATGGGAATATTCCCATATCCTTTTCCTCTTTTTTTATCTCTTGTTAAATAACTTATCATTTAATTTCAAGATATCATAACTATTAGAATCCATCATCATTGATTTGTCTACATAACGATTATATTTTTCAATATGATCTTTACTCATTGCTTTTCCATATTTTTTTAGAAATGCATGTAAATCACCCCATGCTTGATTCATATTAATAAAGATTTCTCTTAAATGAACTTCTTCATGGACAGATGGTGATAACATCACTACTTGAATTCGATTTTTTTTATGTTCCTCAAGTACTGTATCAGCAATACGAAATGTACTTATATTCCAACCTTTTTTAATATAATAATTTAATACAATATCACAAATATCATATAAAGTAAAAATTGGTCCATGATGCATTTCAATTGCACAATCTTCATCTGTAATATTATGAAGTACCTGACAATGATTCAGTTTTACTTTATCTTTTAAATAACTAATATATTTTTTATATCGGTCACTTTGACGAACCAGCCTTTCAACACCTTTAATGAAATTATTCCTAGAATCAATACTGGAAAAATATTCAGCTGGTTTGTAAAGTGGGATATTATATAACGAAGAATTTGAATCAATAATGGAATTATCTTTTTTTTCTTCGTATTCTATATTTGGTAATTGTTTTGGCATTTCATTCACCACACTTTCTTAACTATCATTATTACTTAGTTTCAAAATATCATTTTTATATCTTCACATTCTAATAATGAAAGGTAGGTGATTTCATGAGTACGATGAATCCTGCTGCTAGACTTTATGATGATATGTTACGAATTTTAAAAAATTTAACGATAAAGTATTCAATTAATGCAGAGGAAAATGAAACGTATGAAATGCGTTCTGCATCTGAAATTTATATGAACGCAAAACAAGAAAAAGATAACTTTTTTTCTTATCGTGATTATACAGAAGAAGAGTATAAAAAAGCAGGTGTCACCTATGAAGGGGATATTATTCAATATATGAATAATCAAAATACTGTACCATTGTCAATTCAGCAAATTATGATTGAAAATCGAAGAAATACAATCATAACAAAATACGATGAACCAAATGAATATTATCGTGTGCTGAATGGCTTACCACCCCTTGACACTGATCCAAGAGATTATTTTTATGTACCAAAAGAATATTGCATAAATTATGGAATCCCAGAAGATATGCCAATTCATAAAATTGAAGATGAACTTGGTACTTATTATATCACCGTGTTAGAATCCGATGGTGTTATTGATAGATTAATAGAAGAAAATCCAGATAAAAAATATTTACAACATCTCGGTTCTAGACGGATTGATTTAATTCGTGCAAGAACCGCTGGTAACTTTTCTATTTTATACCTTGATCAGAGAAATGTGATGGAAAGTATCCATAGAGAATTTATTCGAACTTATGAAAAATGCAGGCAATATTTTCTTAGTGTGTGTTATGTACATGAATATTCTTCTATTATTGAATATTATGACAATTTTATTGCACTTTGTATTTTCTTAATGACAATACAACAGGTGAGTGCAAGAATGATTAGCAATGCAGTTGATCGAGAATTTTATGATGATTATTCAATTCAATTGTTATATGAAACTTATGGTGTTCCATTTAATAAAAAGATTGATGAATTGACTCAAAAACAGATTGTACAAAATGTAAATTTATTAGTACAAAACAAAGCATGTGAGAAAGTTCTTCTTGACATCTCATCTATTTTAGGATTTGAATCGGTTAAGATTTATGAGTATTATTTGATGAAGGAACAAGTTTTTGATTCGAATGGAAGACCAGTTATTCTTTGGAAAGATAAATGGAATGATAAGTTAGGAAAATATGAAAAAGTTCCTAATTATGAAGAAATGTATGATTTGCATTTTCAAAGGGTTTCTGTTGATGAAGAAAATCTTCATAAGGCATTGATGAATCCAGCCAATCGTGTGGAATATCTAGATTTAACAGCAAATGACCCATTTTGGTGGGAAGATGATGATTTATACCATGAAATTTGGGAAGCTGAATACAATAAGACAGAAACAAAATATCTAGGAGTTACGATTCCTTATCGAATGACCGAGATGTTATTTCAGTCAATTATTCAGTTCCATATGATATTTGATAAATCAGATGAACTTGGTGATATATTAGTTAAATTACCAAAAATTACAAAAAAAGAAGTTCCTTTGGTTGATGTAATTATTTTACTTTGTGCACTTATGTGTAGAAAGTATCATTTATCTGGTTATATCACATACGCACCAAGTCAGATTCTTCACATTCTTCAAGCATTAGATCGCGATATTAATCATGAAGTGGATAGAGATATTGAAATCTTTAAATTTGATTTTGAAGCATTTAATCCTGAGATTATTGAAGAAATGAGAGAAATGAGACTTAAAGAAGAACTTGATAAGTTAGATGAAAAAGAACAAGATGTCATCTTTGTAGAAGAAGAACAGATACGTACTGAAGTAATTGAACTTATGGAATATGGTTTTTCGAGAATTGATGGATTTGTATCAAATATTGATTCTTCTGAAAAAGAATCTTTTATTAAAAAAGAAAGTAATAGACTTTGTTTAGGTACTTATTCAGAAGAATACTTTAGTAAGGCTAAATTTATCCTTAATTCAAAATTGAGAGAAGATAATTATAGTGTATATTTTGGTTTGCAATATGATAAACATTGGGAAGTTGATGCACCAGATTCTGTTGGTGAAGATGTTATCCAAGATAATGCAGATGAAAATGACAGAACTTTTACTGTATATCTTCGTGTAAAAAATAACTTAGAAAAAACAAAAGAAATTCTTGAAAAACATCTGATTGATAGAGATTACTGGATTGTGAACGGTCATGATATATCTCTAAATGAAGATGGAACTCAGAATTCACAAGATTTGAAAAAACTTCGTACAGTTATTGATAACTTACAAAAACTGTATGAATTTTATGATTACTTAAACGTATTATCAGCAAAGAGTCTTGGTAGTACAAAAGAAGAGAAAATAAAAGCATTGAATAACTTATATAAAAATATCAAAGAATTATATTACTTTATTGCATATCGTATGAGTGAGACAAATAACTATAAAGAATATTATGCTTTAAAGAAGTTTTATGATACGGTCTTTTATGCAAAAGAAACAAAGAAAGCATTTAAAGTCATTGATATGAATGGTAACGAACAAGAACCAGAAACCTTTTTAGAATATTTAAAATATAAAGATTTTCAATTGTATACTTTTTGTAATGAATTGGAAGAAAACTTAATTTATGTATATATCGACCACATTATTTATAAATTAGAAGATTTTTTAGATAATGTAAGTCACTTGTATATTTTAAATGATGGTGTTTCTCCTTTACAAGAGTTATTGGTACAATTAGTAGAATTTTTTAAATCTTACAATACTGATATGGTTCAGTTGTCATCTCTTATGATTATGGATTGGAAAATGGAAAATACAATACGATTCATTGATCATCCACAAAAAATTAATAAAGAGATTATGACAAAAGAAAGTTTCAATTTACCATATTCAGATTTTATGAAGAGATTTACTGTAAAATTTCTTGTTGACTCAAAACTTAAGTTTTGGGATGCTTCTGCAATACATAATGGAATAATGTACTTAAAATCAAATTTCTTTTTAACGGATGAAAAAGATCTTTGGTTCGATTTTAAAGTTCCATTATATAGAGTAATAAATACATTTATGTTAAAAGATAAGAAATTTTTGACAATAAGAAATGAATTTAAAGTCATCAAAGAATTCAAAATTAAGAATAAGAAATATAAAGAACAAGAAATTGTTGATGAGGAAGGTAAGAAGAGAATTGAATTAGTACTTGACGAAATTATTACACCAGATGAAGAAAAATATGAAGAAACAAATGGTATTGTAGTTTCATCTGGTTATTATAATTCAGATTGTTCTTATTTTAACGAAAGTTATAATCCTGAAACAGATAAAGATATTATTTCAGGTGATTCTTTAAGAAAACTTATTTCTTTGAATTATATTGAGAATGTGAAAATGGTTCATGATGAAAATGGACAATATGAATTAACCGGTGATGAAATAGAAATATCATCTGGTTATTATAATGATTCTGGTGAATATTACAATGATGACTTTGAACGTATTGAAGAAAATGATATTAGTAAAGATTCATTAGATCATATTTTATCACTAAATATGACTATGATTAGTAGTAGTGGTGAAAATTATTTGTCTTGCAGATTTTTAAAACCTGTAGAGATAAATATGTATCCACAGTTTAAAGTTATTAAAGAATTCACGATTAGAGATAAGGAATATTCAGAATCTGGTGGTATCACAGTTTCATCGGGTTATTATGATTCGAATGGTACTTATTTTGATCAAAATTATAAACGAGATAATTCAAGAAACATTTCAGTTGATTCATTAAAACAACTTTTGTTATTACAGTACATTGATTCTGTGATAAAGAATGCTAAAACAAGAAAAGAATTTATGAGAAAAGCATTGAAAAAAGAGTTAGATAAAAAAGAAGAATTTCATAAGTTTATGAATAAAACAATACAGACAAACGATTCATTATCACTGTATGATGTCGTTACAGTGAAACATGAGTAGAAATATCAAAGAATACAATAAATTAAAATATAGAAAGGATGTGTAAAAAATGTCTTCAAAAAGATTACTTTTGAAAGATTACATGGATGTTACCAGTGATGTAAAACTTTCAAAAACACAAAAAAGTGGATTGTGGGCAGATACAGAAATATTATGGGGTTATGGATATAACGATGGTGGATTGCAAGCATCATTTTTGGATGAGGAGATTGGTATAGCACGTAATACTGTACCAATTATTGGTGTTCAGTCAGCATTCCAATATTTATTTGGTGTTAAAGGACCACTTAGTTTTCCTACTTTATATAATGAAACAGCTTCCAGCATTCAAGGTGCTATTGGTCATTCAGATGTTGCTACTAATAGCAATTATCAATATTATTCACCTGATCATGCACTTGAAAATGATCCAACAAGCAAAGCTGCTGCTTATATACCAATTTATAATCCTGGACAATTTGTTCAGTTATTTGGTGTTGGTGTAACTGGAACTGCTGAAAATAATATTACAGTTCATAAAGTAGGTTATCGTGAAACCTCTATTAATATGGAGGGTGACCCAAATGGTATTATGTATCCATTTCGATATACTGCATCTGAATTAGATCCTGCTGAAAAAACAAAATATTTCGGTAAGCGTTTAGATACAGAGACAGGTGCTATTGGATATTACTTAAAGAGATTTGAAGGAAGACCTCAAATTAAACATGTGTGGAAAACACAAGATACAATGGACTCTTCGAATGAATCTCTTGTAACTAATGATACTTTACATGAATTAACAAGAAATGATGCAATTCAGTCATTTTGTGAAATGCATTTACAAATTACAAAGAAGGATTTAAAAGAATTCTTTACCGATAAATTAGAGCAGCCAGAATCATGTCGATTCAATTGTATTGCTCTTTATGATGGATATTATACAGAAGAAGGAAAACAAGATAATGAGTTATTTGGAGATTATGCAAACGTAAGACTATTCTCAAAGTTGAATATTCCTACTGAACATCTTAGTCTTCAGAAAGACCTTGAAATTATCTATCGTGTATATGGTAGTTAAAACCAATTGTGGAGAACCAAGTATTTTGAAACTTGGTTCTCCACAATATTTATATATTATTTTATAGTAAAATCTTATAATTGATTTTACGAGATACAATAAAACAAATTTATTATGAAAGGAGGTTACAACTATGTTAAATGTAGGTGTAATCGGAATCGGAAACTGTGGTAATCAGGTAGCAAAATTGGCAATGAATGAATTGAAATGTGATGTATTAGCAATCAATTCTTCAAAGAATGATTTGAGTACTCTTGGAGAAGGAGTTCCAGTACTTTGTCTTGGTGATGAAAGAGGAGCTGGAAAGAACAGAACAGAAGCAAAATTATTCCTGAAGAAATCCATTATGGATATGATTCAGAAGGAAGAGTTTAAAAATTTCATGTCAGAGAAAGATGTGATTTTCATTGTAAGTAGCACAGGTGGTGGAACTGGTTCAGGAATGGCACCAGTATTATCTTCTATTATCCGTAAATCATTTAGAGATGAAGAGGGTAAAGAAAAGACTGTCATTTTGATTGGCGTTCTTCCAAAACTCAGTGAAGCATATTCTACTCAGGTAAATACTTTAGAGTATATGGAAGAACTTCATAGTTCCATTGAGAATCCTACATACATGATGTATGATAATGAGAGACTCTCAAAAGAACCTACTCATGTTATGATGCAGCGTATTAATCAGAGTATCATTGATGATATTCATGTACTTCAGGGTTATTACAACTTCTCTACGCCATTTAGTTCAATTGATGAGAAAGACATGAAGATGATTATTCAGACAACTGGAAGAATTTTCATTGCTTCTCTTACCGGATTGAAAGAGAAAGATGTTGATGAAAAATCAATCGAAGATCTTTTAGTTGAGAAGATTAAGAGAAATACTCATGCTGAGATTGACCGTAATAAGGTTGTAAACCGCACAGGAATTATTACAAATCTCTCAGAGAACTTGAATAATCAGTTTGATACACATCTTCAGACAGTTCAGGAATTTGTTGGTTCTCCAATTGAAGAGTTTGAACATGTTGTTGTGAATTCAGAGAGAGCTGCAGAAAATAATGTATTCTTTATCATGTCTGGTCTCACATCTATGAATGATCGTGTAGAAAAGATTAAAGAAAGAATTGAAGAGATTCAGGAACTTCAGAAGACACAGGCAGAAGAGAATGCTCTTGATGGTGTTGATATTTCTGAGTTGAATCAGAAGAGAGAATATCGTGAATCTGCTTCCAGTGATGAGAAAGTAAATCTGGAAGGAATCTTTGCTGACTTTAATGTCTGATTGATAAAATGATTTAATCCCCAAATATAATATGTGATGAACAATTAATTTTTATTATGTTCATCACATATTAGTAACTTTAAACACAACTTTTTTAAAGAAAGGAGTGCTACTATGGCACAACAGAATCAAAGGAAAAAGGTTAGAATTCCTGAAGAAGTTGAATACTTCTCAAAAAGAAAATTCAAAAAGTTCAAGAAAAAGAACAAAGATTATTATGACTCAAAGAAAGAGTTAAAAGAAGCGTATTTTTCGGAAATCCTTTATGATGTTCCGAAAGTGATTGAATTCCTCTTAAGATTCTCACATATTCAGAGTGATGAAGTAAAAGAGATTAAATCACGTTGTTATGAACAGTTTAGCGGAAAACCTGAAAGTCCGGCTTTTATTAAATATATTACAAAGTTAGTAAAAGCAGATGGGAATGAAGCAATTCCGAATATTGAGTATTTTCCAATTATTCTTCATGAGATTATTTCGGACATTAACCGATATAATGAAGAAGCAAAGAAGGAAAATCCAGAAGCAGAAGTATTTGATGCTTCTGAACTCTATGAGCTTTCAAATGTTATCTTGAAAAAGAAGCTTAAGAAAGCAAAGAAAAAAGGAATTGATGACGCAGTTGCGTTTGATTGTTTATCCGTAATTCCTACGGAAGATGCTATGAAATTCTCACCATACTTCCGAATCAAATCTGTATTTGAAATTATGTATTTACATGCAAAAACAAAACAGATTGATTTTAAGAAGATGATGGATTTGCTTTTAGACGGAGAGTATTATGATGTCGTAATCAGTTTTGCTCTTCAGGAAAGAAAAGAGAAATTCCAGAAGTTCAATGAACAACAGAAGAGTTTCTTTAATGATATTAGTGAATGGGTATTCAATGAGTTAGAAGATATGGATAAGAAGACCATTGAGAATATCATCCAGACCTATATCAAAACAAGAAAAAGAGATGCTGAACAGAATAAAGATGGAAATAGAAGATACTTTATTAGTTCTCTTCCAGAAACATCTTATCCAAAAATTTGTAAAGCTGTTGAACGAATTAAAAATTCAGATGAAACAGCAGAAAAATATTTATAATTTACGGGGGATTAGATTATGAAAAATGGAATTTATTCGATTTATATGGGAAGTAGTGAGAATATCGACAAAATTGAGAACACTACTTGTTTCTCATTAATCGAAAAAGAAAGCAAAAGACAAACCAAAGATGGTAAAAATCCAGTAATTCGTTTCTTATATAACGAATTGAATGGTCAGAGAATTAAGGTTCCACCAAGATTCCAAATTACAAATATGGAAGAAGTACCGGATGTTGTAGAATACGATAATGAACACTTCACATCCATTCGTAAGTTGAAATTTGATTTCAAGGCAAATACAAAGGGAAATAATCGAAAAGGAAAGAGTGATATTTCAGTTTTATTAAACTTTAGTACACTTTCACCATTTCTTTCTCTCACTAACAAAGATGCAAGTTATTTGTATCTCACAATTGATACAAGCTCTCTTAGCTTGATTCAGTATTCGAAATCAAATATTATTGCAACCTTTAAGAATCCAAAAGCTAATATTCTTGGATGCTTGATTGAACTCACAGATGAGGTTCCGCTTACATTCTATACAAGAGATAATTCAAAAAGAGGATTCTTTAAAGTTCATTGTTTCTCTTTAGATGAGGGTGAGTTGGTTTATACCGTTTCTTCTGATTTAGTTCCAGAAGAATTAAGGAGTATGAGAGCTCTTTGGAACCGTAAGAAGAAAACAAGGACATTCCTGTATAACTTTAATGTTATGCCGGCAGCTCATTTGACTCATACAGAAACTGAAGAGAGACCGAATTCGATTGTTTGTAAAGCAAGAGAAGATTGTGAATCAGATGATGAGTTCGTTAAAGAAGTAGAAGAGTCATTAAGAGCAGCAATTGGATATGTTCCAAAAGCAGTTGTTCTTGATAAAGACTTTACAGACATGACATATGAAGATATGATTAAACTTCGTTTCACATATGTCTTTGGAACTAGAGAGAATGAAGATGGTTCCACTTATACGGTAACTTTAAAATCAAACTAAGTAATTAGTTATATATTATTTCAACGATATCAATATATTGATAATAAACAAAAAGGAGGACATAATTATGTCAAAGAAAGACAAGAAAAAAATGGCGTCAGTTTATGGTTCAATCGGAGAAGCAGATCCGGTAAAACTTATTTCCAATCGTGTAGGAAAACGTGGAAAACTTCATGGTGATAAAAAAGAAAAGAAAATGCTGAGAAATGCATGTCCACATCATATTATCACTAGAAAAGGTAAACTTCGTGCAACAACAGAGCAGGATGGAAAAGGAAATGTTCGCTGCTATATCTGCGGAGATATTATCCCAATGAAGTTTGCGGATGATGCTGAAATCCGTAAAGCAACAAACGGATTTTACAAGTATGTAACTCAGGGTAAATTGATGGCTCAGGCAATTGGTGCCGGAAAGAAAGCAATTCGTCAGGTGACGGACACTGCTACACTTACAAAAGCATTTCCTAAACTCTATGTCAACATGAGAAATGTTGCACAGAAACAGGATAAAGCTAAGAAAAATAAGAAGAAGAAACGTTATGGTGGTTCTTCTACTTATGGTTCATGGGGAAGTAGAAGATACTAATATATAGGTATCTGAAACGATAAAATAAAGTATGAGAGGATTTCTCTCATACTTTATTTTTTTCTTTTTATTACTTCATTTTTATAAGATTCATTAACTTATATATTATTTATCTGTACTTATTAATATATGTTACACGAGGAGGTGTACGCTTTATAATGTTATTTTTAAAATAACAAATATTTATGAAAAAAATGAAAGGAGAAAACGATAGAAAAATGGCAAATAAAGATGATGTTATATTTTATGCAGAAGATGACCTAAAGAAAATACAGTTAAAACCAAATATGTATATTCAAAAATTTGGTGCTTTAGGAACATTTCATCTTTCAAAAGAATGTATTCAAAACTCAATTGATGAGTTAGAGAATCCAAATACAAATGGAACATGTATTAAGGTTACTTATAATAAAAAGAGTGACCGTTTAATTGTAGAAGATGATGGTCGTGGTATTCCAGAAGAAGGATATCCGATTGACATTGTGTGTACAGAAATTCAATCTGGTTCTAAATTCTTTAGAGCTGGTGGTAAAAGTAGTGGTGAGTTCGGTGTTGTTGTAAATAGCACCCTTATCTAGTAATAGATATTGAAAAACCTATCTAATTGCGGGGAACTCTCGTTAGGTCTTAACTACTAACTCAAGATTATTATTTGAGGGCAAAGGGTAATTCCGGAGATATAGTAAAAAGGTTAAGAATAGAGACAATCGACGCAGCGAAGTTTATTCTAAAAAATAAATAATATGAAATATAAAGAATCAATAATTTTTATAAACGGTGAAAAAAACAAATTATTTAGTTAATACAAAAGGTGATGTTATTTCTTTATGTTATAGAGGTATACCTAATAATAGGCATATTATGAAATGAGTAAATTATCTGAATCAGATGTTAAAAATATTTGTAAATTGTTAAAAAGTAATGTAAATCCAACTGACATTGCAAATAAATTAAATATATCAAGATCAAGTGTTTATAGTATTAAATATAAAAAAACTTGGAGAAGAATATCTGATAAGTATTTAAAAGGAAGTGATAAAAAATGATTAGAAATAATATTCGCCGTTTATATTTAAATTATATTATTTAAATATAGAATAAATAAGTTCAACGACTATCGAAAGTATAGGTTAAGAGAAATACTTAACTGAATAAACGAGTAGAGTAGACCAGGAGTCTGGGTGCACGAAATTGGTGCTTTACGAAATGGTAGGCTCCTTATATTTGGTAACAGAATATAAGGATGAAGATATAGTCTAGTATCTCATGGCGACATGAGGAAGTTTATTATAAAACTGGGTTATTTAACGAATAATCTGAATACAACGAGGATTGACAGTAACTAATGCCCTCAGTTCATATTTTAAGTTAGCAACATATAGAAATGATTATGTTCATATTATTGAGTTTGAAGAGGGTAAAAAGATTAATGATGTGAATCGTCCTTTGAAAAAAGGAGAAAAGAAACATGGAACCATTACTGAATTTACTGTAAATGAAAAATATATGGGAAAGAATTCATCTCTTCCAATTGATACAGTAGTAGATTGGATTGATATGATGACTTATCAAATATCTGCTAAGATTAAAATCACAGTAGATATTTACGATGGTATTAATCGAGTAGAAACAAAGAAATTTAAGGCTAGACCATTTGGTAAAATCATTGAGAAATTCGTTCCTGATATTAAGAAAGTTTTCTATGATCCAATTATTTTATCTGGTGATTCTAGTATTGTTGAAACAATTACAGATTCAACGATTGATAGTAAAACGGATAAAGTAAAAGTAAAAGATAAGAAAGTGAAAAAAGATATTCATTTGGATGTTGTATTTACACATGATGATACACCAGAAAATGATTATGTATCTTTCTGTAATTTTACAAAGACAGATGAGGGTGGTGTTCATTTAGATTCTGTTGAAGAGGTTGTTTGTCGTTTCTTCCAACAGAAAACAAAATCTTTTATGACAGATAAAGAAAAAGAGAAATGGGACATTACTTGGGCAGATATTAAGTATGGACTTAAGATGGTTGTAAATCTTTCAACAAGTGCACAAGTTCAGTTTATGGGTAATGCAAAGAATAAAATTCAGAACGCTGAATTAAAACCGATTCTGAAAGAAATCATTAATACTGAATTAACGAAGTATTATGAAAAGAATGAAGGAAAGATTCAAAGTATATGTAAACTGATTAAGTTGAATGCAAGAGCACGTGTAGAATCTCAGAAAGTTCGTACAGCAACGAAGATTCAAAAATTAGACCGTTTTGATGAACTTTCAATTCCTAACTATGTAAGTTGTAATAACAGAGGAAAGAAGTATAAAGAATTATTCCTTGTAGAGGGTGAACGTTCTGCAACAGGTTCTGTTCGTAATGGTAGAAATCACGATACACAGGCAATCTTTGGATTCCGAGGTGTGACAAAGAATCCATATAAATGTAGTGTAAGCGAAGTTCTAAGTAACAACGAGTGGAAGAACTTTATAAAGGTATTAAGAACTGGATTCGGAAAAGATTTTGATATTAATAAATTATATTATGACAAAATCATTTTGTTAACAGATGCCGATATTGATGGATTTTATATTTCATCTGGTATTTGTGCATTTATTGCACTTCTTATGCCAGAGATTATTACAGAGGGTCATTTATACAAAGTATATCCACCATTATATCAGATTAAGGATGGAAAGAAATTTAAGTTCTTAAATTCAAAATCTGATTTAACAGAAGAATTCATGAAGAAAGTTACAAAGAAATATAAGATTTATCTTCAAGGAGATAAGAATCCTTTATCAAAGGATGAACTTTTTGAGTTCTTATATGACACGCTTGAGTATTATAATGATTTGAAAGACCTTGGTAAATATTTCTCAGTGGATAAATATTTCATTGAGAGAGTTGCTAACTTCTTATTAATTAATGATATTCACAAAGCAACAAATGTAGATAAGTATTTAGAAAGTAATAAATTCGTTACTTCTTTTATGAACTATTTACAGAAAGAATATCCAGAAGTAAATCTGGAAAAGAAAAATCGTTTACGTGGTGTAGTAGAAGGACAGATTGCATCAATTAAGATAAACGATAGAAATCTTAAGAAGTTCTCTGATTTTGAGAATATCTTTAAAGATTATGGTTATGAAATCGTGATCGAAAATAAGGATACAAAGGAAAAGAGAACAATTACAGTCGGTAGATTTATGGAGGAAACTTATCCATTACGTCCAGATATTTATAGCCGATTTAAAGGACTTGGTGAAACTGATGCTGAAGATATGGGTAAAACTACGCTAGATCCAGAGAATCGAATCTTAGTTCAACTTACGATGGATGATGCAAAAGAAGCATTGAAAATCTTTAATAAGTTAAATGGTAATAAAAAGAAGGATTCTGAACTTCGAAAAGAAATGATGCGTCAGTATAAGATTGATAAAGAAAATCTGGATAACTAAAAGGAGGGTGAACAGAAATGGGTAAGACAAAAAGAAATGTTTATTTAAATCCACGACGTGGTGAAAAACAAAGTTTTGATGTTGCTCTTGCTTGTGAAGAGTGGTCAAAAGTATTTGGTGCAAATAAAAATATTTTTCGAACGACACCATCTATGATTGATTCATTAAAACCAGTACAGTTAAGAATTTTGTATTGCCTTTATATGAGTGATAATCATGGAATGAAGAATCGTAAAGCAGCAGCTGTTACTGGTGAAGTAATGGGTAAATATCACCCACATGGAGATGCATCTATTTATGAAAGTATTGTAAAGATGTGTCAACCTTGGAAAAATCATGTTACTCTATTAGATGGACATGGTAATTTTGGATCCATTGCAGGTGATTCTGCAGCCGCTATGCGTTATACTGAAGTGAAGATGAGTAAGTTTGCGATGGATTGTTTCTTTAGTGATTTCGAAAGAACGAATATTCCAACACGTGAAACTTATACAGGAGATTCAACAGAACCAATTTATCTCCCATCTAAGTATCCAGTAATTTTATTTAATCCATCATTTTCTGGAATTGGATTTGGACTTGCATCTAATATTCCACCTTTTAATCCAAAAGAAGTAATGGATGCAACAATTACGTTGATTCGAGATAAGAAAGCAAAAATTCGTTTGATTCCAGATTCACCAACTGGATGTGATATTATTGATACTGGCTATTTTGACCAGATTAATAAGACTGGTAAAGGAAAAATTATGATGCAGGCTACTTATGATATTGATTATCAGGCAAATATTGTGACCTTTACATCAGTTCCTTTACAGGTTGGGACAAAAAATGTAATCGCATCTATTGTTAAGATGAAAAAAGAAGGAAAACTGGATGAGATTGTTGATGTTACAGATAGAACAGCAAATTCAAAAGTAGACTTCTCTTTAATCTTAAAGAAAGATGTGAATCCAGATAAGTTTGTTGAAAAGTTATTTAAGAAGAAATGTGGACTTCGTGAAGGATTTTCTTGTGAAATTCAAGTAATTGATGATTTTGCACCAAGACTTCTTGGAGTAAAGAAGATTCTTCTTGAATGGATTGATTATCGAAGAGATTGTATTCATTCTATTTATAATAACTATTTGATGAAGTATCAAACAGATTATCATATGAATCTTATCCTTATGAAGATTTTCAATAAAGATAATATTGAAAAGACAATTAAGATTTCAAGAAACTCAAAAACAAAAGCTGAGATGAAAGAGAATCTTATAAAAGCATACGGAATCACAACACTTCAGGCTGAAGCAATCTCTAATATGAGAACAAGTGATTTCGTAAAGGATAAGTATAAAGAGTACGAAGAAAAAGATAAAGACCTTACTGAAAAAATTAAGAAAGTAGAAAAAGTTCTTGATTCTGATCATGAGGTAGATAAAATCATTATCAAACAATTAGAAGATGGAATTCGTAAGTATGGCGGTCCTAGATTATCCCGTGTCATTAAAGAGGGAGAAGAAGAACTGATTCCAAATACGAATTATTTGATTGGAATTAGTAAGGATGGTTATATTAAGAAAATTTCAGCAGATGAATATGTATCAATTGGTTCTGTTGGAAAAACATCTTCAGTATCAGCAATCAAAATCAATAACCGAGATAATCTTCTAGTTTTTGATAGTCTTGGTAATATATCAAGGGTTATGGTTTCTATTATTCCTGATATGAAATATGATGAAAATGGAATTGAACTTGCTAGATTCCTTACTACAAGTGGTGAAATTGTTACTATTATGAAAGAAAGTGAAGTCAAGGAATGTGTAAATTCTAACATCATGTTAGTAACACAAAATGGATTCGGTAAAAAAGTATCTTTATCTGAATTTAAGAACTTAACAGACCAAAAAGTTTCTATCACATTGAATGAGGGTGATAAGTTAGTTTCAGCAATTCCATCAATTGAGAGTGATGACATTATTGTATACACAAACTTTGGTGATGGTATCAGACTTTCAACTGACGAATTTAAATTATATGGTAAAACTGCAAAAGGCTTGAATTTAATTTCTTTGAAACAGAATGAAAAAGTCATTGGAATGGATGTTATTGATAATACAAAAGAGAAAGATAAATTAGTATATATCACAACATCTGGTAGATTGAAAATGACAAAAACGGAATATTTCCCTGTTATGAAGAGAAAAGATGAAGCATTAGCACTTTTATCATTAGAGAGTGGGGAACAACTTTTGAATGTATTCTCAGTTTCTGGAAAAGAAAGAATTGAATGTTATAGAAAGAAATCAAAACCAGTTACTGTTGAATTAAAGGATGTTCCAATTAAGACACGTATTTCAAAAGCTGAAAAGATTATAAAGACACCAAAAGGTGATGAAGTATTGGCTTGTAAGTTAATACGATAAAAAATAAAAAGAAAGTATCCAAATTGGATACTTTCTTTTTTTATCTTCTGTTCAAGATACTTAATTCATTAATGAATTCTGAAATCTTATCATTAAAGATCAATGTTAATTTTTCTGGTTCAAAATCAATAACAGAAGGACATTCATTAATGTATAATATTAATGACCAATAATCAACTGTTCCATACATCTCTAATGATACCCGTTTCGGCTGAAAACGAAATCTATTTTGTTCTTTTTCAGATAATGGAACCGTATAAGTTAAGTCATCAAAGTATTCTTTATATTTTGAAAATAATGGATTGAAAGGTATTTTAATCGTTGTATCATTTTGATCATCTGTGATAAAAGCACAAGAATTTAATACACGATGACCTACTAATGAATTTAAGCCAATTTCAATACTTTCTTCTATGGTTGGTGGATTATACATAATTTATCACCTCATTTTTCTTTGTATTCAATTCCTAATGTTAAGTTATTTGAATCTTCATAATAATTGTCAGGATTCACTAATAAAGTTTCATCATCCTTTTTCAATACATCAAGATTTAATCTTGGAGTAATTTTATTTTCATTTTCAGTTGTTGACTCATTTGTTGAAATGTCTCTTATATTAGTATTAAAGTATACTTGCCGTAAACTATCATTTGCATAAAATACATAAACTTTTTCACCATTTTTTAATCCATCTGAATAATTTGAATTACCCTCAGCTGTTGCTAATATGTAATTCAGAGTTCTTAATTTTGTTTTAGATGTTGGCATACAAGAGGATGCATTTGCAAAAATATAAGAGGGAGAATCGACTGGTACAATTTGTATTTCTTTCTCTTTTCCTTGTGGGATGCTTGACATTAATTTTGGAATATATAAAGGAATTTTATCTCCAGATTTCACCTTGGTATGGTTTCCTATTACATATCCAATACTAGCATCACTTAAATCATAATTTAATGAAAGAGATGTTATCATAATTCTTCACCCTTTCTTTTTTATTAAAGTAATGTCATAAAAAGAAAAAGATACTTTTCAATAGTGAGAATCACAATACATTAAAATTTATATAGAAAGGGGTATACCTATGGGTATATTATTAAATAATGAACAAATTTACGCTTGTTATGACATCGAGAATTGGTGGCATAAATCAAGTAATCAATTATACGAAATTGATGGTCCTGCCGGTTCAGGAAAAACAACTTTGATTCGATATTTTATCGATAGAATTGGATTAAAATTAGAAGATGTATTATTTGTATCATATATGGGAAAAGCTGTATCACAAATGGCTCGAAATGGTCTTCCTGCTAGAACCATTCATTCTTCTATTTATGATTGTGAAAAAGTGATATGTAGAGATGAAGATGGTAAAATCATTTATCAACCAAGTGGAAAACCAAAAAAGAAATTAACTTTTGTATTAAAAGATAAAATTCCAACAAATCCAAAGTTAATTGTTATCGATGAAGCATTTATGGTTCCTGAAAAAACAGCAGAAGATATTTTATCATTTGGGATTCCTACGATTGCAACTGGTGATACACATCAGTTACCTCCAGTATTTGGTAACCCATATTTCTTAAATAATCCAAATACTTCATTGAAACAAGTAATGAGGCAAAAAGAGGGAGACCCTATCATTTATCTTTCTCAAGAGTTATTACATCATCGACCTTTAAAAGAGGGTGTATATAAAAAGTCATGTGTAATTCCGAAAAAGAACTTAACAGATTTTATGTTAAAGTCTGCAGATGTAATTATTACAGGAACAAATCGATTGAGAAGTTCGATTAATAATCTTTTTCGAGAATCTTTTTTGGATTTACCTACATTGGAATATCCAAATTATGGTGAAAAGATTATTTGCAGAAGAAATGATTGGTCAAAATTTATTCGAGAGAATGGAGAAATTTATTTAACAAACGGATTGTCTGGTACGGTTGATTATGTTGATAGAGAAACCTATAATAAAAACTCTATCAATATTGATTTTAAACCAGATTTTACAAATAAGAATTTTAAGAATATTAAGGCAAGTATTCCTTATATTAACATGAAACTTGGTACAGAAGAATCTGCTAATTTTTATGCACCACCAGGTGTTAATTTATTTGAATATGCTTATGCTATAACAACACATCTTTCTCAGGGCTCTCAATATGACAATGTTGTCTTCTTAAAAGAGAAGAATTTCTTTAATAATGAGAAAGATTATTATCGTTTACTTTATACCGCAGTAACAAGAGCACGAGAAAGTATTACTTATGTTGTATAAAATTTAGTCATTCTTTTTAGTTATGTAATATATTTTTGTATTAAACTAGAAAGGATGATAATATGAAGACATTGAAAAAGAACATAAAAGAATTATTTGAAGATATTAGAGAAGCATTTATTGAATTAGATGATGCAATCTCTAATATCTTCATTTCTTAGGAGGTGAAAAAATATGATTCGTGATGTACTTAAAGTAATTTTAGCAGCTGATTTGTTTGTATTTATTCTAGCAATTATTTTACTTATCATTGCTTTTATTATTTGTAGGATTAAGAGAAAAAAGTGAGGCTAAATATATGAAGTTATATGTTTTTTACATGATACGAAATGTAAAGAAAGAACTTATCGATACACCGATCATGTATGCTATTACAGATGATTCTGACTATGCAAAAGCGTTTGAAAGAACGAGAAATATGAAATATTTCTATAAAAAAGAAATTGAGTGTAGTAGAAAAGAAGCCATGAAAGAAATGGACCGAGCAAGGGCACCTATACTTACTTTAACGACTTTAAAAACTCAGAAAAGTAATATGAGTACAAAAGTTTCTCTTGTTTGTACATGGGAAGAAGAATCAAGAGTCTTGCTAGACGCACCTAGTATTTATTTTAATCATGTCTCTAAAAACATGATTAATCCTGATGTTTTCTCGGATAAAGTAAAAATGTATTTAGATGATATTGATTATTTAAATACTTGGCGATACCAAGAATCTAAAAATGATCCTATACTTACAGAAGAATTTATGTTTTCATCAGATAATTATATTATCTCAAGAAATATTGATGAGCTTATGATTTTTCTAAAGTCTTATGGGTGGATGATGAAAATTGATGAATGAGAAAGGATGATAAAAATGGCAAATAGTGAAATTATGAATTCCCTTACAACGATTGTATATTTGACTGAAAAAGTAAAAGAATATGAAGATGGATATTTGAAACGTAATTATTTTAATATGCAGAAATGTTGTAAGTTTTTATTTGATGTACTTGGGGTAGAAGAGGTTTCTAAACATCTTAAAAACCCATATAAGAAACACTTTTTAGCGTATACCACAGGTGTAAAAGATGATACTATTAATTCAAAAGCAACAGAAAGTTTAGTAAAGCAATCTATGTTTCTTCTTATTAAAGTCTATTTAAAGAAAGGCTATCATATAGATGAACTGGAGAAATACCTTTCTATGAAATTACCAACTGAAAAACTGATTATTAAAAGTTTCAATGTTTGGTATAATAAGAAAAAAGAAGATGTTAAAAAAATTCTTAAAGTGAATATTTCTTATAAGAAGAATGATACTAAAGTAATTAAACTTATCGATGAAATATTGAAGAAAACAAATGATGAAATTGTTGATGAATTTCTTAAATCAGGATATAATTCTGTTATTTTTGATAATAGATATATAAATCAATCAGAGTTTCAGCAGTATAATGCTAAAATAAAAGAAATTGTAAACGATATAAAGACATTTAAAAATGAACCAAAGAAATTAGAAAAGGCAAGAAATAAACTTGGTAAAAAATTGAGAAATCGATATCGGTATCGGAAATCTTATTTTCAGAATTTAGATAAAGATAATTTTTCCGCATTCATGGATATGATTGATACTGTAATTGCACAGAATAAGAATTTTAATATCGTTTTGAGTCAATTTGGATATGAAGAAAAAAACCTTGTAGATTATGATGAACTTATTAAGGAATTTCTTACATATTTTAAAGAAGAAACTTTTGCTTCTTTAACAAAGAGGGTTATTGTTGAACGAAAGAAAGCGAAACAGAAACAAATCGAATGTGCTCAGAATGAAGATTTAGCATCATCAATTTCAAATTTGATTTAATAGTTGAAAAGAGAGTATGTAGAATTTATCTACATACTCTCTTTTTTTAATATGATATTTTCTTTTTTTACACCATAGTCTTTTGTTTTTACATTGTGATATAAATTAATCTTTTTAAATAATGGTCTGTATTTTTTTAATACAGAATGTAAAAACTGAAAACTTGTAGGGTATACTTTATTTCTATTCTTTTTATCTTTGTTAAAAGTTTCATCATTATCAGCAAATATATTAATTGTGATATTATCACCTACTAAGCCTAAATTAATAAGAAATGATATCATAGATGAATATTTGCTTCCACCGACTGCAATATTCATTGTATTATCACTCAAATAATCAAAATGATTGGCAACACCAATACAGTCGAATACCCCTTCACTTAGGTTAATTGTTATCTCTTCTTTTGTCAAAATATCAATTGGATTTTGTTTAATCGTATAGAATACACGATTTAAGTTACTATCTTTTGTTATCGGATATTTTATCCAAGAAATTTTATTTTTATTTGTAACATCTCGAAATAGAATATGTGAATTACCATTTGTCATAAATCCAACATAATCTCTTTGTATCATATTTAATACATAATTATTGAAAGGTCTATCTTTAATACGATTCATTGCTAAAAAATCATATAGAGATGTAATTACTTTCATATTTTCAAATTCTTCTTTTGTAAATTTCTTTCCTAATCGGTTTGAAATATAATTTAGTTTTTCAGGCATTATTGTAATATCTGGTAATTTGAAATCAAAATCTACAATCAATGCTTCTTTCTTATATTTCTTAGACGTTCTTTTCATATTTAATAATTCATTTTTTAATGAATTATCACAACCGATTAATTCTAATAACTCTTCTGTTATATAAGAACTAAATTCGCCACATTTAAAACAATTGTAAGCGATATTATAATCGTTGTCTAAATCTATTTTTAAATATAAATGTCCTTCATTCATATTCTTTTGTGTGTCTCCACAAAATGGACATCTCATGCGATATTGTCCTTCATGGACTTTTTTGAAATATTCACCATTTCGTTGTTTTTCATATAAGAAATCAATAAAATGTTGTTTTGCTTCTCTTGGGGTCATAAAAACCCTCCTATCTTTTTTCTTATTTAGTGAGTAGATAATGTGAGGAGATTTTTTTCTCCTCACATATCAACTTTGTGCATCAGCTAAATAAGTTTATTTTTAATCTAATCTTAATACAAGGTTTTTTTTATAATTGAAAATAATTATAGTTATATATTATATTTATAGAATTAATGTAAAAAATATGAAAGGAAATGATGATTATGAACAAAACGATGTATAAAAGATTACAGGCATTGGAAGGAAAACCTGTTAAAGAAAAAGAAAAGAAAGGAAAAAAGAAAAAGAAATATAGTCTTAAGAAAAAAGCAATCTATCAGATTCGACTTACTCAGTTTAAGATATTTTTATTTGAGGTAATCTGTATGATTAACGGATTTGATAAGGATGATTATCTTTATCATGATGGATTTACAATGGATGTAAAATTCAAATTCAATAAACTTTTTAAAGAGTTATCTCTTCTTGGATTTGAAGAAGAGGAGAAAAATGATATTAATTCTTTGAAGTTTAGAGGACGATTTGCTACTCGTATTTTGATTTACTTCTTCAAAAATATTGATAAGGTGATTGATGATATCACAAGTGATTGTGGTTATTATTCATGGGGTGATAAAATCAGTTTCTTAAATAAATTGATGCAAAGAATTAATAAATTTGTAATCACCTACTTATCAAAAGATTACAATTACAAGGAGCATTTAGACAAACTCTTAGAGATTATGTATATTGATGATAGGAGAGATGTTGAAGCAACAAAAGTTTGTAAGACTTATGAAGTTCAGTCTGAGTTTGTAAAAAGGGCATGTAAAACAAAAGAGTATGATGAAGATGTTATGATTAATAACATTACTAAGTTAGCCTATGTAATGGCGACAAATAAAATGAATATTAAAAAATGTGCAGAATATGAGGAGGGTATTACAATAAGAGATAAAGAAGCGATGAAGAATCAAATTGGTCAGTTAGGATATGCTATTTTAAAAAGGAGGGTGAAAGAACCAACGACATCTGCTTATAAAGCATTTGGAAAAGCAAATCCTCTGTTTTATAGTAGATTTAATTCAGTAAATGAGGAGGTTGAATTAAATATAGGAACAAAAGCATTAGTATTTTTGAAGGTATTAATGGATGATCCATATGTGAATAAGTTTATTGATAAAATGATTGCATAACAAATTTAAAAAAGGAGGATATAGTTATGATGTTTTATGATACAGTAGAGACAGGCGAAGATGAAATTATTATTGAGAGTGATAGAGTTTATAGTCCAAAATTAGGAACAGGTATTGCCACTATTGAAAGCCCTATTCATAATATACCAACAATGAATATGAATATTGCAAATTTTGTTATTGATATAAAATATAAACGAGGTCATCAGCGGATTGATCGCAAATACAAAAATGAAATAGATTTGCATAATAAACTTAATGAACTCGAACAGTTTTTAATTAAAGTTAAAAAGTGCTATAATGATCCAAGACCAATTTTCGCATTCAATTGTTTGATTAAACCAAGTGAAATTGTTTCAGTATCTGCAACTGTACGTGAATTGAATATTTCTGAAGAAAGAAAATATATTGAAAAAGGTTTAACAAAAGATGAAATCGATATCTTAGAATCAAGTGACATTGAATGGTTTCCTGAAAATATAACAGACTCAACTTACGATATTAGAGTTTTTAGTGAAGATGAGTATGAGAAAGTATTACAATTACTTGGTCGTAAATAATAAAGGAGGTGATAATTATGGATGCTGAAAACGAATTGGAGAAATATGCTGAAGAGATTTTAAGAAAGCAATTCTCAAAAGATAATGATGTTATGAAAACACTCATTATCCCAACATTGATTGGGTTAGGATTTGGTGGATTACTTTGTACCATTTCCGAAAGATGTCAGATGAAGAAAAGAATTAGAGATTTAGAAAATCGTGTTTATGAATTGGAGGAAAAATGATGTTAAAAGTTAGTAAAAAATTTGAACTTGATGAACTGAAAACTGTATTGAAAAATTATTATAATGAATCAGAGATTTCAGAAATTGAACAAGTATTGGTTGAGAATGATGCATGGTCTGATGGACATATTGTAATCTTATCTGTTACAGCAGCAAATGCTCAATATCATGATAAGTTTCGTGTAGTTGCACCTGAAACTTATGATGTATTCTTTTAACAAGTAAAAAAGAGTAGTGAGAATTTAATCTCACTACTCTTTTTTTATTAATTAATAGGTTCACAATTATCACATACTTCTTCTTTTGGTTCTTCATCATCAGATTCATGCTTTTTTATGTCACCATGAAAAGATGATGTTTGTACTTTCTTATTTTTTTGGATAAATTCACTAATGTCTCCAATCTCTTTATCTTTTTTTGAATTTTCGATTTCATCTAAGATCCTTGTGTATTCTTTTTTCAAATCATCAAGATCCATATCTGTTAATTCTTTTGTAATTGGGTATTTATTCAATTCCAAAGTTTTTAACATAATGGCTCTTTCTTCTTTTTTCTTTTTCTCGTCACGTTCGATTCTTCTAGGATGATTTGGATGTAAGATATTATCCTTTTCAAATCGTTCTTTATAATCTTCAAAGTAATCTAAGCATTTCTTAATTGAATTAATGAATTTTTCTTTATTTGCATCATTATATTTTTCATAAATCAATTTTGAAATGGAAGATACAATTGAGCGTACATAAGAACGGTCTGCATCATCATTAATATTGATATAAGCAATAAACCTCATCACAATAAATAAATATAAGTTATTGTATACATGATATTCTTCCGGCAAGTATTTTTCTTCAATATTAAAGAAGAAACGATATGTGCTAGAATTAAATCCGACCTTTTCAATTTTATTTTTAAATCGTTCAATAATATAAGCACTCTTGTTATTATTGAAGTATGTTTTAACAATACTTTCTACTTCTTTTGTTCCAAGTTTATCAAGACGTTCCGTGATAAAAGAACCATTAATGATTTTTTCAAGAGCATCAATCTTTTTTTGCATCTTATTAATCTCAAAGGTATTCATTTTTTCTTTATCTTCTCTAAGACTAACGATTCTTTCATTTAAACGTTTAAGATTTTCTATCTGTTTTTGTTCATATTCTGGAGAGCACATGTAATTAGAATATTCATTTAATACTTTTTCTGTTTCATCTTTTAATTCTTTTACATTATTTTCAGATTCCTCTAAAGAAACAAAATCTTCTTTTAATTTTACAAGTACCTCACGAATTAAATTAAATTTTTCTGTAGGATAAACTTCCTCGAAAGGAACTACATCAATTTCTTTCTCATCATAATTAGGTAAATTTTCTGGATCTAAATTTTCATCTATTGTATTTTTACTTTCATAATGCTGACTACAAATATCTTTAATCCAGTTTTCATCTGATTCAATATCTGGAACATTTTTCATATCCATTGGACCAAATGGAATTCTGATTTTTAATAATGCTTCTTCTGCAACGTCATCATCCATTTTTCGAAGTTCTTCTTGTGTATAAGCATCAAATAAAAATTTACTACGACCAAAAGAAATATTATCAGCCTCATATGAATTTTTTACAATGTCACGGTAGATATTTAACTGCTCTTCTGCCTCTTTAACCATATCTACCATAACTTTATAATCCTGATGTGGATTAATCTTTTTCTCTGACATATTTTTGTCCTCCTTATTAAAATAAATAATTAAAAAAATGTCATAAGGAATATACATAATCAGAAAGTAAAAAGAGATGAGAAATATTTCTCATCTCTTTTAGTAATTAGAAATTATTTAATGTATTAAATAAATCTAAGTCTATACTTCCCATGTTTTCATCAGAACCATCAATCATATAATCTGCTGTGTTGTCATAAAGCTCACTATCAATGAGATTTTTCTTATATAACATCATAGATTCTTTTTGGGATTGAGCAATTGCTTTTCTCAGTTCTTCTGCATACATGTCTTTATTTGCTTCTTTCATCATTGTATCATGAATATCTCTTGCTGCTTCTGTTGAAATATTCTTTGTATAAGCGTCATCAGGTCTATGCAAACCATCATTATTTGCATTTTCAATAACTTCACCTTTATACAAACCAAAAGTCTCTAAGTTATCACCATGATAGTATACATATAATCCTATTAAGTATGACATAATAGAGTCATCGTGAAAACCTGCTCCTGCTTCGATTTTTCCACTTGGTTTTTTCACAAGTCTTGATAAGTCATCCACAATATTTTGACAAATAAATTTATCTTTAAATTCACTAACATGTCTTGACAATATTGCGAACATTGTTTCACGTGAATTTCCTTGTGTATAAACACCATAAAATTTCTTTTTCTGAGCATTATTCTTGAGCATACTTTGTACAGTTTCGTTCGAATGCATTTTTTCTTCTTGTAAATCTCTTGATTTATCAAAATACAGATTTCCTGCAATTGGACTATACATCAAATGATCAATGATACCATCACCTACGTTATTACGCTCAATACAAATAATAGCATTTGGAATATATTGCTCAACTAATTCACGAATTACTAATTCATAAAGGGTTTCACCAATATAAGAACATTTAAATTCAGCAACAGGTTCTACCTTATAAGGATCAATAATTGTCATTGCATTATTATCTCCAAGAGTACCAGTAGAACAGTCAACACCTACAATATATGGAATTGATTTATCAAATTCTTCGTATATATCTAATTCATAATATTCTTTCAAATAAACTTTCTTAATCGGTCTCTTACATACATCAATGATGTAATCAATATCTTCACGAGCATATGGAGAATTTCCAGAACCTTTCAATCGTTGTAATAAAATCTCACGACGAACAGTTAATGGATCACCAATCTCATTAGCGATATCTCTAAACCATTTTTCATCTTTTCCGATTTGATGATAATCATATTCAATATATAAAATATGATTGGAATCATCTGCTTTAATCCAATCAATACATTTTTTATCAGACCAATCATACATTTTTTCAGTCCATGGTCTTGTTTTTGCTAACAATCTTTGTGCTGCCATTCCTTCAGCAGTATCTAAATCACCCAATTTATTTTATTCATATAAGTTCGTTATACTTATATCTGTTTTTATACAGCTATACTTCTCAGTATAGATTAGACTATATCTTCATCCTTATATTCTATTACCAAACATAAAGAGCCTACCATTTCGTAAAGCACCAATTTCGTGCACCCAGACTTCTGGTCTACTCTACTCAGTTATTCATATATAGATTTCTCTATATACTATCCTTTCGATAGTCGTTGAACATTCCTAATTGTTATTAGGCTTTGCTGCGGATTGTCTCTATCCTTAACGTTTTTACTATATTTTCAATATTAGTAGGTAAGACTTAACGAGAGTTCCCCGCAATTAGATAGGTTTTCCTTAAAAGTTTATGCAACTTTCTCACGCCCAGTGATTTTAGGCGTGCATGTAAATATACGACCATATAATGTATGATTTTTCTTTGATTTTTCTGCGGCTGTATTAAATGTAGAAACCGAGTTCTGAACAATAACATCAATATGAGATGTAAATTCAGGCTCGTCAAAATGTAATAATGGTGAAGTTAAACCACGGGCTAAGTTTAATGCCTGTGCATAACTTGTTGCTTTTGCTTTAACGGTAATACTATTTCCTGTCACAGGATGTTGCATACGGGTTGCATTTTTAACCATCTTTGTAATTTTACCGTCTTCATCCATATAAGATTCAAATCGTAAATATTCAGGTAATATCTCAATTTGTGCAGCGACACGACGTAAATTTTCTTTTGCATTCTCACCATCTTTATTTACAAAAATAAAGTTAGAGTTTGAAGTACCAAAAGAATATGCCCATGTTTGTATACACAATGCTGAAACAGTTTTACCTTGCTGACGACAAAGACATAACCATGAATCATACCCATGTAATAAACACCAAGCTTGTGCAATATTACCACGATTTGCACGATATGGAACACCATTTTTCATACCAGGCTCTGGAATTCTTGCTACCTCACGTAGATAATACCAAGGATTCTTTGTACATTCTACCATGATACGTGAAATTTGGTCTTTTGACAAACTTGTTCGTTCTGTCTTTTCATCTACTTGAAAAGCATCTACATTTGTCAAACTAATATCACATATTTCTAGCATGAAATAAAAGTTTTTTATTCCTACTTTTTTTAAATCAGTAGCAACTTTTAAAAAACTTTTATTGGCAGTTCCAGTATCATAATACTTTCCATTTATTTTCCTTATTCTATGTGCCAAAAAGATTTCCTCCTTTCTTACATGAATTAATATACTGTCATGAATGAAAGAAAAAATATCCATTAAAAACATGATTATAAAGAACGTGAGGTGAGATTTTTGTATAAAGAAAATAGAAATGAATTAAGAAGAATCATACAAAACTACTTAGCAGATAAAAAACCATTAGTAGGGAAAATCAACTTATCTACATTAAAGCAAACAGAAAAACTATTAAAGAAATCAAAAAATGATAAAATGATTTCTGTAAATGATGTAATTGGTTATCATCGTATTATGAATACGAAAATGAATGTTATTTATTCAGAAATGTCAAAGGAACATAAAAAAAAGATTGATATTTCAATCGCTACAAAAGAAATGAAAGTTATTGATGCTTTTAGACTAGCAATTCATTTAATGAATAAAGATTTTAAAGTTTTACTTAGTGAGAAATACTTTGATGAATATAAAAAATACAAAATGTATGGAAAAATAGATACTGATAATATTATCTTTGAAAACTTAAAAGATACAATATCATTACGAAAGAAAGTTGTAGAAGCTTATATTTCTTTCGTATATGGTCTATACAAAAAGATTCCAGAATTAATTCGTGAATATCGAAAGGATGTGACAAAATGTTAGTATTTGACAGGTACTTCCGAGCTAAGGTAGATAGTTCGAAGTTTTTATCAAATGAAGTAAAAGAGATGGTTCGAAATGATGATTTTTCGTTGATTCATAATCCATATGAAATCAATAAACAGATTGAAACGATTCAACGTCTTTTGAATGGAACTCGTGATTTAACAAAACGTGAACGAGCAATGTTAGAAAGTGGAATAAAAGAACGAATTCTTTTAATGGAAGAGATTAATAAGAATCGTAAAGAAATGGAAATGGTTGAAGATATTAATAATACGAATTCAACTTCACCAATCGATATTGCTATCAGTTGTAAAATCAAAGAACAACATTATGATGGATATATTCGAAGAGAACGAGCAGAAGAAATGATTCATCATTTAGATATTAAACCTTAAAGAAATAGGATACTTTTATGTATCCTATTTCTTATTTTACGTTTTTATATTCAAAAACACAATTCAATATCAATGAATAAGAGAGGAATGTGTAATATGAAATTAACTAACAAATTAAAACCATTTAGAAGTATTACAAATGAATTATTGTCTCCTGTTACAGAATTATCAAATCAGTTATTGAAGGAGTCAATTAGTAAAAAAATAGAATATGTATTTGAAGAATACGGCACAGATTATAAAATGATACGAAATACAAGATCATCTATCATGTTTAGTACAGATATGGTTGATATTTATTTAAAAATATTAGAGTGGATTTATAAATATGATAAAAGAGCGGATATGAACAGGGAATCTATAATTAAATCTTTTGATAATGGTGCAATTAAAAGATTTCGAATTGGTGCTAATGTTGTAGTAATACATTGTGAATTAACACATGTAGGTATGCATACTAAAAAATTTATAATTGAAATTCTCGGATTACAAGTAGGTCAGTTATATGAAATAATAACAAGTATCATCAACAAAGAAATTCAAAGAAAAGATGAAAAATATATTAATAATAAATATATAGTCACAGAATTTCGTGTTGATATGGCAGCTACTAATGGATTGAATTTAAAAAATGATTTTTCAGATTTGATTTGTCCTGAAAAAGATGATGTTTTAAATAATTTAAATAGATTTTTTGAGAAAGAAGAACTTTATAAGAATCATAATCTGATATTTAATTATAATATTTTGCTTCACGGTAAACCTGGAACCGGAAAAACTCTTCTTGCAAGAATTATATCAGATTACTATGATGCAATTTTATTCACCTTTAATTCAAAAAGTTATATTTATGATTTTTTCAATTTTACGATTTATGATTCTTTTTCACAAGATATTAGAAAACATAAGAAATTTATTTTCTTATTTGATGAAATTGATATTATTTTAAAAGATACATTGATTGACCCCGTTTCTAAAGCATCTGCAGAATCAGAGAATTCAAAATTAGAGACAATTTTAAAAGTATTAGATGGTGAACTATCAGTTCATAATTCTATTACAATTCTTACAACAAATCATATGGAAGATTTGGATGAAAGAGTTATTCGTTCAGGACGAATTGACTGTGATATTGAAATGAAAGATTTGTCATATGAATATGCTCTTAAGATATTAGAAAAATTTGATGTAGACCCAGGTAAGTATTTTGAAATATTATCATTTTATATAAAAGAAGATAAATCTGATTCAACAAAGGAAAATATTACTGAAAAAGTAATAAAGAAATGGAAATATAATCCATCCAAATTAGAATCAATTATTTTACATCATTTATTAAGAAACTAAAAAAAAGAAGAGAATACAGAATATTCTGTATTCTCTTCTTTTTTCACTTACTTTCCTCGATTGATTTAAGTTTCTTTTTTATTATTTGTATATCTTCATGTACTTCATCTAATTGATTTTGTATGTTATCTAACTTATTATTGATATGCTCTTGTTTTTCAATGATTTCAAGACATATATTATTTGTTCGGTTATATGTCATAATTATTAATCCCATATTAATAATTAGATAGACAAATAATGCTATAAGCATGACAGTACTAAATACAACATATGTTTTCTTTTTCATGTTATCACCACCTTTCTTTATTTACATTAATATGATATATAAATATGTCAGTTAATTTATTAGAAAAAACATATACTTAATAAATTATAATAGTTAGGATGTGATAGAATGAATATATCTAAATTAGTAACCCGTATTAAAATGCAAATCGGTATTTATGGAGTTGCTTTACCAATTGATAATTTAGATGAAATCATTACAGATATTATACGTGATATCACGTTACCAGTATTTTCAACATATTGTCCATATGAAGAAAAACTTTATATAGACCTTGATAAATTAGAAAGACTTGAACGTACATCAAGTTATTCTTCTTATCTCTTACCAGAGTTTAATCAAAGAAAACTTCTTTATATAAAAGACATTAGTTATGATGATAGATGTATGTCTGGAATCGGATACTGGGGTGGTGATATTCCATATTTAAATGGCGTATTAATGCAACAATCGATGATTAGTAATGCTGCTAATAACTTGTTACGAACTGTAATTCCAAAACTTAATTTTCAGTTCGAACCACCAAGAAGAGTTACGATTTATAATATGATTGCTACAAATAGTTTAATCTTTTCTTTACTATTTGAGCATGACAAAAATTTACAAACAATAACACCAACACAAGAAGAAAGTTTCTTCCGATTAGCTATATTAGATGTTAAAAATAATCTTTATGGATTAGTAAAACATTACAATCAGATTCAAACAGCATACGGTACTATTGATTTGAAAATTGATGATTGGCAAAATGCAGAAGCAGAACGTAGAGATTTATTAAATGATTGGGATGATAAATATCAATTAGATTTAGGACAAATTACATGGAGTTAATAAAAAAAGAAGAATTATTATAGTAATTCTTCTTTTTGTGTAGAGAGTGAAGATGATATTACTCATCTTCACTCTCTACTTCCTCTTCCGGAATTATTTCATCTGGAATTTCTGGTCCATCATCATCAATTATTTCATCTGGGATATTAATTTTTTCATTAATATCAGAATCAATTTCTTTTTCTTTTTCCATCTTTTCAACGCTTTTCTGAGCGTTTACACCAATAATGATTCCGGCAATTCCGGAAATAATACCTGAAATAATAGCAGCTTTATTTGTGTCTTTCATATTGACACTCCTCTCTGGTTTTATAAGAGTTATTCCTTCTCTATATTATTTATTAGATTCATGAATATAGTATATAAATGATATATACAGAAATACGATTTTCAATTCTAAATAACTGAGAAAACAAAGATATAACGTAATTGAAATATGAAAGTAGGTGAAAAATATGTACTTTGTAAACGATTTACCTTATTTAAAAGCAGTTCGTAAAAAAGCTTTTTTGCCAAAGGGTCAACCGATATCACAAGGTAATTTAATTTTTCTATTTTCACCATCGATTGAAAAATCATTTGAAATGATCAATGATGAGACAACTGTCCCAAATGGTGGAAAATATTTTTGGTATTTTTATAACTTATTATATCGAGGAACCATTTATGGAAAACGATATCTTTATCGTGATATGAAAGAAAGACTTGCGATATATAAGCGAGTACCAAAAGAAACAAATATACGTTCTTATGCAACTAAACCAATTATTAGTGGTACAGAAAAAAGAAACACATATTATGAATTAGCTAGATATTATGAAATATTTAATCAATATTCAAGTAAATTAAATGCAGTAAAATTGGTTGATTGTTTTTGGAAATACTTTACTCCTATCTTTAAAGATCAATATGGATATTTAGATCATAAATATGTCTTAATTAATGCAAATAACTTTAAAGATTTTAAAGGGGATAAATTAAGAGACCAGTTAAATAATCCTTTGTTTTTGATTTATTATACTTTGTGGAAACAATTTGATTTGATTGCTGAGTTGGATATTGATTTCATTATTTATGCAAATGGAAAAATCATGAGATTTAACCCATCTAAATGTGATGAAAAATCTTATCGAATATATCTTAGAGAATTAAAAAAGATATATTCAGTTGCTACAGTTCCAATTGAGACAATTGCTGAAGAAGAAATTAATACTGAGGAAGAAGAAAAAGAAGAGGAACCGAGAGTAAAGTTTAAATCAGAAAAAATGTCTGTTACTAAAAAAACAGCATTACCAATTGTAGATAAAATTACGGCGGTAGCAACAAAATTGTCAGCATCTTCAAAAAAGAAGATTGAACAAAAGGTAATTCATAAAGTTTCTTCTGTATCATCTACTATGAATGTCGATAAGATAAAAGATGATGAAAAGAAAAAAGAGGTTGTAAAAGAAATTCAAAAGAAAGTAGAAGATGAAATTAATACAGATGAAGATGTGATTAAAGAAGTATATAATACAATGCAAAAAGAATTTGTACCAAAATCAACTTCACGTTCTACTGCTAGAGATAATCTTTTACGAGAAGAACAGAAGAAGTTGAATATCAAAGGTTCAACTTTAAAATCTATTGAAAAACAAAAAGATGTTGATATTGAAACAACAGATATTACTCAGAATGTAAAAAGCACAAATGAGAATACAAAAATAATCAAGTTTAATAACTTTAATAAAACTTATAACGATAAGCTTTTAAATAAAGATATTATGGATTGCTTTACTCAATTGAATAATAAGTCAATTAAGATGTTTATCCGAAATGTCGATATAGAAGATACTTCAGATGAATTGAATTATAAAGAAACTTGGACGGTTAAGTTAGAGGATGAAAACAGAAATCGTCATACAATAAAAGTAGATATTCCTAAATTCTTAGAGTATAAATTTTTATGGCTCGGTGGTAATAGAAAGAATATAAAGAATCAGATGTTCTTTTTACCATTTGTAAAGATTGATAAAGACCGTGTTCTTATTGTATCTAATTATAATAAGTTTACAATTCAACGAGTGGATACAAAGTCTTTAAGGGGTCTTTCTCGAATTGAAACATTTATTCAGAAATCAGATTCTTTTAAAGATTACTTTATTTCAGGTAATACTTTCTTTGAAAATAAAGATTTTATTACAGCAATTGAATATGATGAATTTGGAAAGAGTTTTCGTAAATTCCATAAATCTCAAACAACGATTTACTTCAGTCAGGTAGAAGCAAAGCATGAGATGGAAAAGAAAATGATAAAGATTAAATCAAATGAAATGTTCATTGGTTTTGAAAAGGGTGAACCACTTATCCTTAATATTAAAACACAGAAAGATAAAAAGAATCGTGGTATTGTCGATATCATTTTAGATACGATGGATGAAACTCAATTAAAAGAGTATAAATCTATTAAAACGCCAAAACGGTTGATGCATACTCAGATTACAACAATGAAACAGGATTGTCCACTTATTATCATGCTTTGTATTTGGGAAGGACTTAGTACGGTATTAAAGAAAGCAAAGATTAAATATCGTTTAGGTGCAAGCATTCGTGATATGAAAGTAAACGAAGATTATATTCGTTTCAAGAATTGCTATTTGATTTATGAAGATGATATTGAATCTGAATTATTAATCAATGGATTGAAGTTATTAGATACTGCTTCACATGATATTGGTGAATATGAGACACAAGAAGTTTATCTTCCATATGTTGAAAGGAAATATGGTAGAATAAACGCTATTAATACATTAAATAATGCTTATGAATTTATGCTAGGTTCAATTGAAATATCTTTATTAAAAGATATGAATCTTCCAACGGATATTGTATCTCTTTGTATTCATGCAAATGAAGTACTCTGTGATAATCAATACGACAATGAGTTAGTTCAAACACATTCTCGTATTCGTTGTAATGAAATTATTCCTGCAATTCTTTATGATAAGATTGCAAAAGCTTATACACCATTTAAGAACTCAAATGGTAAAAAGAAATTATCAATTCCACAAGATTGTGTCATTAAAGAAATTTTAAAGCAAAAAACAGTAGAAGATTATGATTCATTAAATCCTTTATTGGAACTTGAAACGAATCATGGTGTATCAACAAAAGGATTTCGTGGAATTAATTTGGAGCAGTCTTATAGTGTTCCAAAACGTTGTTATGATGATAGTATGATTGGTGTTATAGGACCATCTTCATCTCCAGATGGAAATGTAGGTGTAAATCGTTCTCTTACGATGGAACCAAATATTAAAACAGCAAGGGGATATGTAGAAGTAAAGAAAGATAATTTGAATGAGGTAAAAGATGTTAATCTTTTCTCTCCAGCAGAACTTTTAATTCCTCTTGGTGTAACACGAGATGATCCAGTTCGAACTGGACATAGTGTAAAACAGTCTCGTCATACAATTCCTGTTGTAAAATCTTCACCTGTCCTTATTTCAAATGGTTCAGATGAAATGTGTAAATATTACTTATCTTCTGATTTTGTTGTAAATGCAAAAATGGATGGTAAAGTAGTTGAAAATGACCCTTCAACAAAAATTATGGTTGTTGAATATAAGGATGGAACTCATCAAGCAATTGATTTAGGAAAGAAACTTGCAAAAAATGGTGGTGGAGGTTTTGAATTATCAAATCAATTAATCACAAACTTAACCGTTGGTTCCAGATTTAAAAAGAATGATACACTTGCATGGCATAAAAATTTCTTTAAAAACGATAAATACCAAGGAACACGTTTATGTGTTGGTACATTAGCGAAAGTAGCAATAACTTCTTCTTATAATACTTATGAAGATGGTACTTTTGTGACACATGGATTTTCAGAAAAAGCAACAACTGAAATGTGTTTTAAAAAACCTGTCGTAATTGGAAGACACTCAAATGTATCTCAGATGGTATCAGTTGGTCAATCAATTAATACTGGTGACCCATTGATTCAGTTTGATGACTCTTTTGAAGAAGCCAATATTAACGTTCTTCTTAATTCACTTGGTGATAATGAAGAATTAAAGGATGCCGTTATTTCGAATAATAGAAATATTGTAAAATCGAAATATTCTGGTGTAATAGAAGAGATTAAAATGTATTCTACAGCAGATTTAGAAGATTTGTCTCCGAGTTTACAAAAAATCTTTAAAAGATATTATGATAAGATAAATAATAGAAAGAAAGTATTGAAAAAATACAATGAAAAAGATGGAATTGTGTATTGTGGAATGATGATTAATGAACCTACTGGTAAAGTAGAACCAAATCGTTATGGAACAATACGTGGTGAGAAAGTAAATGATGGTGTGTTAATTGAGTTTTATATTAAACATCAGGAACCACTAGAAGTTGGTTCCAAAATCGCTTAAAGTTAGGTGATTTAAAACTTACCTAATTGCGGGAAACTCTCGTTAAGTTCTAGTTACTAACTTATGATAGTAATATACATAAGGGCAAGGGGTAACTCCTAAGGTATAGTAAAAAAACTAGAAATAGAGACAATCGACGCAGGGAAGTATCTCTTATGAGATATGGCTTCAACGACTATCGAAAGGATAATATATAGAGAAATCTATATATGAATAACTGAGTAGAGTAGACCAGTTAATCTGGGTGTACGTTATTGGTACTTTACGAAACGGTAAGTGTTATAAATATGGTAATAGTATTTATAATAAAGATATAGTCTATTCTATATAGTGATATATAGTATTAAAGAATTTTACAGCTTTGAAGAATGTAATTGGTGAAGTTGTTGAAAAAGGTTATGAACCTTATTCTGAATTTAGACCAGATGAAGAAATTTCAACATTTATTGCATCAAACTCAATTCTATCACGTATGACACCATCTATTCTTTTAAATGGATTTGGTAATAAATGTATTATCGAATTAAAACGTGCTTTACAAGATATTTGGGATTCAGTATCAGACTTTGCAGTAAGACGTAATACTATGGAATCATTAATTTATCGATTCTTTACGGCATTTGATAAGTCAGGTACTAATACAAAACATTATAAAGAAATCTTTTCTTCTATGTCAGATAATCAATTCCAGACTTATTTTAGAGATTTCTTTGCAGATGAAGATAAGTATTTAATTCTTACAATTGTAGATTACGAAAGAACGATAAAAATGGAAGATATTAGAAGAGCAGCAAAAGTTCTTAATATACCTTTATATGAATATATATTCATACCACACTTAAATCATAATAAAGAACATCCTATTGTGAGTCCTGCAAAAGTTCCTGTTATTTATATTAATATCAAGAGAACACAGCAGACAGTAGCAAAGAAAAATGGTTTAAGTACAAATGTAGACGAACGTAGTGCTCTTACTGGTCAGGTGGTACGTCATGATAAAAATGGTAGAGAATCTGATCTTGAAAATATCATGCTAACATCACTTGGACTTGATAATTGCTTAAAAGAATTAAATGGACCAAGAGCAGATGATTTAGTGATGAAACAACAGATGAATCAATCAATTAATTCAAAAGGATATGTTAAATTATCTGATTTGGATGATAAGATTGAAAATAAAACAACATTGAATACCGTAGATACTTATTTCTTAGGAATGGGTCTTAAGACAGACTTAGTTACAAAAGGATTAAAAACAATATCTACGTTACGAAAAGAATAAAAAAGAAAAATGTAGAACTGAACATTTTCGTTCAGTTCTACATTTTATTTATTTTCTGTTTTTGTTATTTTTGTTCTTATTTTTATTTTGCTGATTATTTTGTTTGTTGTTTGTTACAGGTTTTTCTTCTTTAACAACTTCTTCAACAGATTCTTCAGGAGCCTCTTCAACGACATCTACTGTTTCTGATTCTTCTGCTTCTGGTTCAGCAACAACTGTTTTTTCTTCTGTAACGTTTTCTGTTGATTTCTCCTCTTCAACAGAAGATTCATTTTTTTCTGGTTCATTAACAACTTCCTTCTTTTCATTTTCCTTTACGGATTCAACAACAGGTTTAGTAGCCTGAGTTTCAAAGTTATTGTTTTTTACATTGGTGAGTTCCAATTTTACTTGATCATCTGTATTATATGGATTACATTCAAATACAGAGCGTCCATTACTAATCATTTTAATGATTACTTTAAGATCAATTTTAGTTGGTACCAAAATTGGACCACATACGAAATTTAATTCAGGAATTGGACCTGAATCTTTCACTACTACTAATTTACGTTCTTTCATTTTATAAATCCTCACTTTCTTCATCTTCTATATCATCACTCAGACCCATCACATCGTCAATAGACATATCATGATCTGCTTGAGCAATTCTATTAATTTCTTCATTTCTGTCTGCATCATCATCTGGAATCTGATCAATCGCATCATCCAATTGCTCATCTGTAAATTCCGTAGAATCAAATGCATCAGGACACATATGTTTTACCGAATCTATGGCATCGTTGATTTCTGCATCTTCGACAATACATTTTGTATACTCCATATCTCTGACCATCTCAGCTCTTTCTAAGAGAACTGAATTTATTCCATTAGTCATTTGATATTCACCGCCTTTCTTAAATAATCATATACTAATAACTTATAAGAATGTTTTTTCTTAGTTTATTCATCTTCAGTTTCAGATACTTCTTCCTCTTCTGAATTCGCTTTCCTAAATGATTCTAAAAGCATATAAAGACCAGCATATGATTTGATTGTCTCATTTTCAATTTCTTGTTCTGAAAGATTTATCATTTTTTGATAAATTGGTAAGTAAGTATTAAGAATTGCAATATTTGAAATAACTTTTTCCACGTTTTTTACATCTGCATTAAATTCTTTGGTTAATTCTAAGAAGATATCAATCAAGACTTTCTCAAATGTATGTTGATTAACGTTTTTCAAAATTTCTTCTTGTAATTCTTTGATTCCTTCATCATTAATGATGAATTCTCCATTTTCCTTTAACTCAATATTACTTGGTTTATAAGCAATTTTTTCTTCCATTTTTCTACGTTCCTTTCTTTATAAGATTATATTTTTTGTTGCACAGACATTAAAATCTCAAAAATATCTTTAACTTATATATCATTATAGTGATATAAGTTTATAATAAACAAGAAAGGTAGGTATAAAGATATGAAAGTAAGTAAAAAATTACTTAACTTTATTGCAGATTCTTTAGAGAGTTACATTGATGTGAGGGAAGAATTATTAATTTCTGAAATCAGTCCTGAAGAATTGGAAAAGCAATTAAAGAAAGGAAGAAAACTTGTTAAAAAAATAAGGAAAGGAGATATGAGTGTTTTCAACGAAGAAGTTCTGGAAGATGAATTACCTGCTCTAGAAGATCTGATGCGGAGAAATCAAAACTCATTATAAGAATTATATGTATGAAAAAGAATAAGAGAAAAGTTTATGCCTATTATCTAAAAAGTGATTCTTCTTTATATGCATATACAGAATTCAAAGCATTAGCAGATGAATTTGAATTAGAACGTGATATGCGAATATATAAAAAGAAAATATTTAAAATGAATGAACCAGAATATCAAGTCTTTAATTATAAACATAATTCAGAGATGTTGTTTTCAAATGTTTTAAATGATAGTAAGAAAGATTTCTCATTTGCAACAACTTATTTTGAAAATGAGAAATTAGATAATCTTTCCTACCAGATGGATAATAAGATAAACGAATTATATGAGAAAGTGAGAAAATTTCCATTAAAGAAAGAATATGAAGATTTATTTACAGACATTTTTAGTATTTATGGGGATGGTGTAAATACACCAATCTTAAATTTTAATACATTTAAGATTTTTATGGAACTATTTCGAAATACTATCTTTTCAGAAGATTGAAGATAGATATTTAAAGTCAAGGTAACTATTAACTAATTTATTATGATTAAAGGAGGACTCAGTAATGGGTAAGAAAAAGAACAAAAAAAAGAATGCATACAAAAGTTTTGTCGAGATGTTAAAAGACAAACAGAAAAAGATTTTTATTATGAAAGATGAGAAGAAAATCTCACTTTCTGATGTAGTTGATGAAACGATTAGTGAGATTACGTCCGTTCCACAGGATAGTATGATTGCAATTACATCAGAAGATGCTGCGAAAAAACGTGATGCTGGAAGTGCTGTATTTGAAACAAGATATGCAAAAGCACCATTTAGTATCTATGAATATGCAATGAAGTATCCAAAAAGAACACAGACTCTTGTTCTTACATTAACACCTGCTGAGGTAGAAGATATTTTTGAGTACAACTCAAATGAAAATATTTCAGTTTTAATGGAAAGAACAAACATTGGTTTGATTCTTAAGAAAATGGATAAAGCAAAGAACCGTTTAAAGAAATGGTTATCTACAGAAGCAACTGAAGAGATGGAAACTTTCGTTCTGAATATTCCGAACATTGTGTTGTTTACTGATACACTTAAGAAAGATGAAGTTTCCAAGTCAGTTTTGTTTAATATTACGATTCAGGTAATTAAAACAAAACCAAGTATTAAAAAGATGAAGAAAAAATCATCTGAAAAATACAATGAAATCATTGGCAAAGTGATTGATACTACATTGAAAACTGCTGTTTCTTTGGGAGATGCAAATATTCATATTCCAGTGGAAGGTTCTTTTATTGATGATTTAAAAGATTATGCTTCCAAATGGACAGATGCTGTATATGATACAGACAATGAGAAGCTTTTGAATAATATCGTATTCTCAGCTGATCATAGTTTAAGTTTTACTGAATTAGCAAATTCATTTATAGATTGTGTATTAAGTAAAGCAGAAACTACAAAGAAACGTGCAAAATAAAAAATAACGATTAGATGGGGTTGGACTTTCGTTCAATCCCAATTTCTAATTAAGAGAGGATGGTAATGTGAATGGAAAAAAAGAGTAAAGAGTTTAATATACTCATCTCAGTTCCAGAGATTACTAATAAAAAAGATATGAAGAAGTTTTTAAAACCGATTTATATCATAGAAGATTATCTGTTAGATGAATCTCGTTATGGAGATTTAGAACAGACTATCAGAAATCTTCTTCGTGGATGTTTTCATATTAAAGAATGTAGAGAATATCCAATTGAGTTTAAGTTTTATCGAAAAGATAAAGAAACACATAAGTTGCAGATTCGAAGATTTTTATATAATCTTTATATTTGGAAACCATTTTGCATGTTAAATGAATTTCATATTCTGGATGAAAATTATATTCTTTCAGAAGAAGAAATTCCAAATGTAACAGAGTTTTTGAACGAAAAAATACTTACCACTCTTCAGGATTATAACATTGAACAGATTTTGATTAACGAATCAATCTCTAATGTATTATATAGTCTCCGTTCAATTTCATTAGATTTTAGTGATATTATGAATCTTACTTTTAGTGATCATGATTTCATTGAGATGTTAAATGATCCAGAATATCGAGAGATTATGGAATTAAAGATTCCTGAAGATATGCAACCAATTGAAGTAGAAAAACTACTTTCTCAGTATCAACAAAGGTTGGTGAGAAAGTTAAAACAAGATAAAAATAATCCAGTAGGAATCATGCTTAGGGCTGGAACTGGTGTAAAAGAAAAACAGTTAGCAGAGTATATGATTGCTATGGGATTGAAGCCAACATTAACTGGTGAAGTTATGCCTATACCAATTGAAACATCATCTCTATTAGGAGGTTTAAATAGACCATCGTATCAGTACATTGATGCGATAGCAGCCCGTAAACCGTAAACATAATCTGCGGTTTTAAAACCTATCTAATTGCGGGGAACTGTCTATAATGATTATTTACTAACTTATGATGGTGACATACATAAGGGCAAGGGGTAACTCCTAAGGTATAGTAAAAAGAATAATCATTGACACAATCGACGCAGCGAAGTATCTTATTTATTTCATAATAAATCATTATAAAGGAGATGATTTAATATGAAAGAAACATGGAAAAAATTTATTTATAATGATATCGAAACAAAATATAGCGTTTCTAATTTAGGAAGAGTTAGAAATGATAATACTAATTATATATTAAAACCACATGTTCATAAAAAGACAAAATATCACATGATCCCACTTACAATAAATGGAAAAACTAAATTGTTTAGCTTATCTAGAATGGTGGCAACATTATTTATACCAAATCCAAATAATTATGAAGAAGTAGATCATGTTACTTGTGATAGATATAGAAATGAAGCTCATAATCTTGAATGGGTTACTCATGAAGAAAACATGAGAAGAGCGTTAGTAAACGGACTCGTTTACAAAAACGATGGAAGTATGAGATATGTATTTCATAATGAAAATGATATTAGAAAATTATGTGAATTATTATCAAATACATGTATCCCTGTTGATGAGTTGTCTAAAATAACGAACATTAGTCAAAATACTATAAATAAAATACGACTAGGTAAAAGATGGAGAAATATATCAAAGGATTATGATTTTTCTGAATATAATAAATTTATACAAAAAAATTATATTATATCTCATTCTGGAGAAAATAATTCACAATCAAAGTATCCAGATACATTGGTACATTCTATATGTCATGAACTAGAATTAAACAGAAAAACAATAAGTGAAATTGCAAAAATGTTTAATGTTCAGAAGAATTACGTATATGAATTAAGAATAGGAAAAGTTAGAACCTTGATTAGTTCTCAATATGATGTAAGCAATCATGATTTAACCGAGTTTGGATATCATCAAAAAGATTTAAACAAAATAAATGTTTTATTGAAAAAGGGCTATACTGTCCGTGAAATTATAAATAAATTAAATCTTCCAGATAACAAGAAAACTATAGCAATGATATATGGAAGAAAAAGAAATATGAAATAAATAAGATATGAGTTCAACGACTATCGAAAGTATAGTTATAAGAGAAATCTTATAATGAATAAACGAGTAGAGTAGACCAGAATATCTGGGTGCACGAAATTGGTGCTTTGCGAAACGGTAGGTATTATAAATATGGTAATAGTATTTATAATAAAGATATAGTCTATACATTATGGTGACATAATGAATTATTAGTGATTATGAATAAGAAATCAATGGGAAATGCAGGCTACTTCGGGAAGAAAGTATCTGAATTATGTAGGACTGTATCTCTTTCTAATAAGGTTTTAAATTGTAAAACAAAGCATTTGATTAAATATGAGATTAAAAATAAGAAATATCTTATGAAATTAAATGGTAAGTTTTATAAGATGAATCCTGATGATGAAGATTATAAGGTACTACATTATAAAGATTACGATTTGGTTGGTAAAACTATTTATGCAAGAGGGGCACAAACATGTGCTTGTGGACAGAATCTTATTTGTCCGACATGTCTTGGAAAAATTGCGGATTTGAACTGGGATTTGAAAGATGGTATTGGTGTATTTGAGTCTCAGGAATTATCAAAAGATATTGAACAGAAGATTCTTTCTGGTAAACATCTGTTAACAACAAAGTCAGAGAAGATTGAATTTAGCGATGAATTCTATCAGTATTTTTCAATTGCTGTTGGAGAGATTTCTCCTATCTTTGATAATATTGATAATATCAATGATTTGGCAATTTACGTTGTACCAGAAGAGATTGAGAAAGTAGAAGAATATGATGCAGATTCTACTTATAATACTTATATTTCATCTGGAAGATTCTTTGTAAGAAATCTTAAAACAAAGAAAGATATTGAAGTTAAGATTTTGAAAAAGAAAGAATTGTATATTACAAGCAATGTCATTAAATCAATTCGTAATAATAATGGTGTAATTAAGTTTAAGGATTTGGAAGAAGATGCTCCAATCTTTGAAGTTATCATCTTGAATAATGAGTTAACAAAGCCACTATACGAGTTAATCTCTTTATTGGATTCTGAGAAAAAAGAAACAATTGAAGACAGTACAATTGATACGTTCTCACAAAGATTTTTGGATATTATCATTGAATCTGGAATTGGAGCGTCAATGGTTGCTGCTGAAATTGTAATGAATCGTCTAATACGAGAAAGTGATAATGTGATGGATCGTCCAGATTTCTCACAAGAGAAAATGCCAGATTATAATATTTATACGATTCGAAAGATACTTAGAAACAATGAGAGTATTACAATTGGTTTGGGATTTGAAAACTTAAAAGCTCAGTTATTAAATCCAAATGTTTCTCAGAGAACAGCACCATCTTATATGGATGCTTATTTCAAAGAAGAACTTCCTACAGAAATTTTAAAGAAGTTTGAACAAGAGGAACCAAAGAAAAAGCAGATGGATTATTATCTAAATGCTTCACACTAGAAAAGTTAAGATGAGATTATCATAATCGATAATCTCATCTTATTTTTAATATTTTAAAAAAACAAAGAAAGGTAGGTAATAATTATGATGAAAATGAATGAATTACCACAAAATGTAACAAAAGAAACAAAGATTAAGCTAGTAACAAATCCAGAGAAAATTAATTCTGGTGATCCTGAAGAATTAGAAACTTTGGATGTTAAAGTACATTATTCTGATTTAAATGATACTCTTTATATTATACCAGATAAAACAGAAAGTACAACATATGACAGTTTAGTAGCAGCGATGTACATGATCTGTTCTATGGTAGAAGACGAGTATCAAACATTAACAGAAACTGATAAAGAAGAAATACGTGAAGAGGAAGAGAAACATCAAAAAGAACAGGAGGAAAAACGACAAAAAGAGTTAAATGAAACTATTGAGAAATATTGTGAGGAAAGTCAAATTGAAATGATTGAAAAGATTCGATTCGTTAAAGTAAAAGATGGTGTGAATATAAAATTGAATCTTCTGAATATTATTACTGAAATCTCTGAATTGGAGAAAGATGATGATGGAAAATACATCGTTCCTGATAACTGTATTTATATTGAGCAGAGGGGAACCAGAAACAGCTGGTACTTATAATTATATCGTAGTCGATTCAGAACAGGTTCTTTGTAATAGTGAATATGATCTTGAATCTGCTAAAAGAATGGCTGATAAGATTGGTGGTGCTGTTGTTCATACTGGAAAATATGCATACAATTCAGAAGATAATAATGTGACAACAGCTGAAAAAAAAACGACTTTCATTATGGATAAATTTGAAGATTATTTGGAATCAGAGGATATTACAATTCCTTGTAATTTTAAAGATGAAGAGGAAGAAAGAAGTAATTATGCAAATTCAGCTAGACTTTTTGGTACTTGCTATCTCCATCTAGAGGATAGAGTCAAAATTGTTGTTATGACAACGGGCAGAGATAATTTTGGATCTCGTGAGATTGCTGCAGATCGAATTGTTAAAGTATTTGCACATTTCATGGATGAAAAAAATATTATAATTCCAGATGAAGATATGTTTAAACGGTTAAAAAATGAAATTAGAGATGTATTCATTAAATAAAAGAAAGGATGATAACATGAAATATTTTATTGGCTTATTATCAACAAAAAATAGTAAGAAACGCATGGAAAGTAAATCAGAGTTTTTAGCACTCTTTAAATTGGATTATGAGGATGAAGGAAGAATTGCTTTAGAACATGTAAGAAAGAAACTTCCTGTAATTTCTCCAGAAAATTACAGTATTGAGAAAATGTTTGATTTATCAGATTCAGAAGATTTCCTGAACTGTATTAATCAATACATCAATCATACAATCAATGTAAAAATCAAGAAAACAAAATTAAATACTTATTACATTGATACTTCGGTCAAGATTAATGTGTTTGATTTACGTTTTCATGATTTACCAGTTTCATTTGTTCATGTCATTTCTAGACCAAAAATTATTGGAGATCCGGATATAAAGAAATGGCTTTCAGATGTAAATGAAGAAATCGATGACATCGTCTGTATTAATGAAAGTAATTATGCTACTCTTGAGACAAGTATGATTCAACGTTCTGGTGAGATTCATGAGCAGTATTGGAGATGCTTGTTGATGAAAACAGATGTAGGTGTCATCTTCCATGATGTGCATTTAAATATGATTATGGAAATTGCATCTGATTTGTATCAGTTAGCAGAACAGTATCAGAGATGGTTATACTTCTTCTTTGTTGATAATAACCATCAACTGTATAAAGTTACCGTTGATGATAAGTTAACAGTAGAACGTTGCTAAAGTTTTATAATGTATATAAATAATTATATATTATTTTCATGTAAATACTAATTAGTGTTACAGAAACCCAAAGAGATTGATACCTGTCTGTCGGGATAGATCATCAGGAAGTTTAAATACACCGAGTGTCAAAAGGGGTTTCCATTTATATCTTATTCGGCATTTCCGGTAAGATGTTAAATGTTATTGATGGCAGAGGAGGGTAATATATGGCAGAACTTAAAGATCAATAAATATCTTTAAGGATTAGGTACCCTTCTCAATATAAGCAAAAAGAAGTCTGATAAATAAAATTATCAGACTTCTTTTTTTATTGATTATAGATAAAATCAATATCTTATATTCTATTTTTTTTATTACTTTTTTTTAATATTTTAAGAAATGAGGTATTTTTATATGTCATACAAAAACTTATTAATTGAAGAATTAAGAAATGACGAAGACAAAAAAGAAGATTTATTTAGTATCAATGCAGAGACAGATACTTATAAAACTGGTATTGCACCACTTGATTATGCTCTTGGTTATGTGGTACGTGTATATAATGATGATAATACCGTTAATGAAGAATATAAAGCACTCGGTATTAGTGGTGGTTGTAATGTAATGACGATTGGAAAATCATCAACAGCAAAGACATCCACTATGCTTTATATTGCCGCTAATATTGTAAGAAAATATGAAAGCGGATCAGTAATTCATTTTGACCTTGAACAGGCTATGAACTTATCAAGAGCAAGAACTATGACGAAATTTTCAATTGATGAAATTAAAGGTGGTAAATATATTTTAAGACAGTCTGATACATCCGTTGAAAAGATTAAACGTAGTATTATTAAATTATACAAAAAGAAAAAAGATAATCCAGAAACGTTTAAATATAACGCTGGAAAGAAAAATGAATTAGGGGAAGATATTGTTGTATATGAACCAACAGTAGTTCTTATTGATTCAATCCCTTCTATGACAGTAGAGATGAATGAAAATGATAAAAAAGATTTGAAGAAAATTGAAGAGATCTCATCTCAGACAGATCGAATGAGATTAACTGGTGAGATTGGAAGATTTTATACAGATCTTTTGCAATATATTAAATCAGTAAATATCATGACTATGTCAATCAACCATATTAAAGTGAATCCAAATATGGGAATTGTTAAGAGCCCTGCTGAATTGTTATACTTGAAGCAAGATGAGGCACTTCCAGGCGGTAAAGCTCCAGTATATTTAGCACATATTCTTTTAAAATCCGTTGCGATTGGTAGTGCTAAATTTAATTTGGAAGATGATGGATTTGATGGTTTCGGCATTGCCTTACAGATTATTAAATCCAGATCAAATCAAGCAGGTCAAACAGTAAATCTTATTTATGATAAGGTACGTGGTATTGATCCACTTAGAACATGTCTTTTGTATGCAAAAGAACAGGGATTATTAAGTGGTAATAAGAATGCTACATATTTTACAGATGATAAAGAGCATAAATTCCCTATGAGAACCGTAAATGAATATTTTAGGGAACACAGAGAAATGTACAAGATTATGTATGACCACATTATTCCGTTACTTGATAAAAGACTTTCTTCTGTAGCAGAAGAGGAATTAGAAGTTGTTGATGAGTTAATGGATTACTAAATTTATATATTATTTTTTTGGTAAAGAAGATGAGTAAAGTTTAAATAAAAACTTTACTCATCTTTAAAAAATATAAGGAAAGGTAGGTGATAATGAATATGAGTGTTTCTTATGTTAATATGATTCTGCAAGGAGGGATTTATTACTTTGAATTAAATGAAGAAACAAAAAACAGACCGTTTTTGGTAATTTCAAAAGACAATGGATATGGAAAAGATGTTTTAGCATTTGTGATTACGGAACGATTTACTAGTACAGATGTATCACTTCCGATTGTACTAAATAATTATGTTTCTTTTATTCGTGTATCAGGCTCAAAAGAAGTTCCAAAATCAAAAATTATAAATTCATCGTTTAATGGTGTTTTAATTCCAGATGTGTTTAATATAGCAATCCGAATGTATATGAGACGATTTGCTATCGTTAATGAAAAAGAATTGGAAAAAGATTTGAATGATTATTTGGATAAAATTGAGAAAGAGGGTCATTATTATTATCTAGACCGAAAGAAACGGTTTAGAAAAAAAGAATACCTGAGAAATCAATTATTTTTGGAAGATAGTAAGGCAAAAATTGTATTTCCTGAAAAAGAAGAGAACAATGTGAATATTTCAAAATCAAACACAATTAATGGACCTTTAGATGATGAGGTTATGAAAGATTTTACTTTAAAGCAATTATTTACAATAAAGAGAATGATACATGAGCAATCAAAGAAAGACATTCAAAAAAAGTATCTATTGGATAATTGGAAGTGTGATTATATTTGTACCAATATCGAACGATTAATCACAAGGAAAAAACGTGGGGAAAATATGTATAAAAAGAAAAGAAAAAAATGATTGGAGGATATAGTTTTGCCAGAAATACAAAAATATAACTTAAAAGATGAGTTAAAGGCTGCTGATGAGGAATATAAAAATTCAACAGCCCTTGTTGGTATGTCGGCATTAACTGAACCAAGATATACAAACTCAACAAGAACTCAAATGTTTACAAGTCATTTGAAACAGTTTTTGAATCTCATTCAACCGGAATTTCCAAGGGTGTTTACAAATGCAGAAAACGTAGTAGGAAAACATTCTTCTGCATATTACAAAACTAAAAATGACTTAGAAATTATTGAAAAGATTGAAAAGTATGGAGACATCTTAGAAGTGCCTTACATATATCATTTATTTGTATTTGACAAAAAGAAAAAACGTTATCGTGTTATTACACGAAAAGAAGTAGAAGAAAATCTGACAGAGGATTTTGGTTATCATATGAATAATGAAGAGATTGACAGTTTTAAAGAAGGAGATATCATCCCAAAAGGAGATATTCTTTATAAGTCGAATTCATATGATGAATCTATGAATTATCGTTATGGAGTAAATGCAACAGTACAGTATGTATTAAATCCATATACATCAGAAGATGCTGCTGATGTATCAGAATCTTTTGCAAAGAAAATGACAACTTTGAAAGTGAAGAAAATTCCTTGGGGATTAAATAACAATGATATTCCTCTTAATTTATTTGGAGATGATGATGAATATAAGCCATATCCAGATATTGGAGAACCAGCATGTGGAATCTTTGGATGTTCAAGACCTCAATATAATGATCAGTTGTTGTTTGATTTTAAAGATTCAAATTTAAGAACGATTAAAGATTCAGACCGTCCAGTATCATATCCAGGAAAAGGATTTATTGTCGATTATGAGATTTATTGTAATAATCCAGACATTGAAGAGAATTCTTTTAATAGTCAGATTATGACGTATTTAAAATCTCAGACAAAATACTGGAAAAAGATTTATAAAACAACAAAGAAGATTATTAATTCTGGTTATGATTATGACAGAGAAATTGATTATCTTTATAAACGTGCAGATGAGTTTTTAGATGAAGATAAAAAATGGAAAGACGATTCTGTATTTGGTAACTTAAAAATTGTAGCAACGATTGCAGAATATATTCCATTAAGGAAGGGGCATAAATTTACTGGTTAACATAACAGCCAGTCATATTAGGCGACTAATATGTTACAAACTCCATGAATTGCGGGGAACTCTCGTTAGGTTCTAGTTACTAAACTAAGATAGTGATATACTTAGTGGCAAAGGGTAACTCCTAAGGTATAGTAAAAAGACTAGAAATAGAGACAATCGACGCAGGGAAGTATCTTAATAATATAAGATATGACTTCAACGACTATCGAAAGTATAGGTTAAGAGAAATACTTAACTGAATAAACGAGTAGAGTAGACCAGAAGTCTGGGTGCACGAAATTGGTGCTTTACGAAGTGTGGAGCTCTTTATATTTGGTGACAGAATATAAAGATGAAGATATAGTCTAATCTATACTGAGAAGTATAGCTGTATAAAAACAGATATAAGTGTAACGAACTTATATGAATAATCATGCGTTATGGAAACAAATCTGTTGTTTCACGAGTATTACCCGATAAAGATATGCCTCATACAAAAGATGGAAAAACTGTTGACGTTCGATTAAACTTATTAGCCATTATCAACCGTACAACAGGGTTTGTTCCTCATGAGTTATTTATTAACTTCATTTGTGATAGAGCAAGGGAGCAAATGAAAAAAGCAACTACGTTGAAAGAAAAAGAAAATATACTCTTTTCAATCATTAAAGATTTGAATGAAAAACAGTATAAAAGTATGTATGCTTATTATAAAGATTTGAAAGATACAAAATTGAAAAAAGAATACATTGATGATTGTATTTATGAAGGTATCTTTATTCATCAGAATCCTGTTTCTGAAGATGAACCAATTCTTTATAAATTACAAAAGATGACAAAGAAATATAATTGGTTGGAACCTTATCAGTTATATGTAACAATCGATGGTCACGAGATTCCTCAGATGATAAAAACTTACATGGGTGAGATGTACATGATTCGATTGAAACAAACTGACCAAAAGAATTTCTCGGTACGAAATACAGGAGCAATTAATACAAAAGAATTACCAGAACGAAGCTATAAGAATCGAAATCATCAGGATTTATATTCAGATAAAGCAATTCGTTTTGGTGAGTATGAAACTCTTGCTATTATGACAGGTCTTTCAGAAGAAGAACTTGCTCTTTTCCATGCCTATTATCGTACTTCTATTAAAGGTAGAAAAGATGTGATTTCTCATATCTTTGAACCAGAAAAGAAATTAAGTGAAATTGATTCTTCACTTACAAATCGAACAGCAGAACTTTTTAATGTTATCTTTAAAGCATTATCAAATGAAATTGAATTTATTGATAGTGATAATATCGTAAAATCAATGGATAATATTCATGTTCAAGAATACACATATCATGGACAAACATATTTCATGACAGAATATGAATTTTATCTATTTAAATTAGAAGATGAATTAAAAGAGAAGATTCTGTTAGAAACTCCTGGTTTAACAGATGAAGAATTAGATGAGAGATTACATGAAGAATTAAAAGCATCTAAGAGAATTATGGGTGAACCTGTAAAAGATATGAAATAAAAAAAGATAAAAGAAGAAGAGATATTTTGTATCTCTTCTTCTTTTTTTATCCTGCACGTTTTTTCTTATCATACATTTCTTTATATTTATTTGGTTTTCTTTCTTCTAGTTTTTCATAACGACCTGGTTGCTGTTTTGCAACTTTTTGACCTTTACGTTTTTTAAGATTCTGTCTGATAGAATCTTTTGGATACTTAGATGCTTCTTTTCCAACAGAAACAGTATCTCTTTTTTTATATTTGTCCACTTTATCATAATCAGTAAATACTTTATCTACATTATTCCATTGCTCTTTGTTATATTCATTACCAAGTAAATTACTTATTTTTTTATTCTTTACTTTTTTCATGTCATGATTGAATTCATTTACTGATTTTTCATATTTTTTATGATTTTCTTTGGCGAAACGAGTTGCTTCATATAAAAAACAAAAGATTTCATCTCTTTGTTCACGTAACATAATTTCTACCTCACTTTCATAAGTTTTTTAAGATTATACTTATAATTATGTATATATTTAGTAAAAAAACAAAGTTATAATCAAAAATAGAAAGATGGTGAATTATGATGGAACAAAGACCACATGAAGTAAAATATGTTACTATGATGGGAAGTGCGGCTCATACTTATGGGAATGCACTTGCAACAGTACAAAATTGGGTAATGAATTTATTCCCAGAAAAAACATTTAAAACAATTCATGTTAATTCACGTATTACACATAGACAGATGCTTAGTACACCTCATGAGTTTTTGAAGAAATCAAAACCTATGATTATTTTTCGTCCTAGAATTAGTTATGATGAAGACAGGTTTTTAAATCATACATTATTAACTGAACGACAAGGTGATATTTATAACGCAGGTGCTTATACCGATTTACAGCCATTCTTTCAAGATAATCAAAGTAAGATTGCTTGTAAATATACATTAAATCGATATGTGATGTATGTGGATGTTGTAATGATATTTAACACATTAATTCAACAAATTAACTATATTCATTTTTTGAAGAATGCAACAAGAATTGGTATTCCATTTGATATTGAAACTTTTTTAGAGAGTTACATTTCAACTGATATGATGAAAATGATTTCTAAACTTTCAGGTATACCGATTGTATCAGAGGATGGTAATACGAAAGACTTTTTGGATTATATGAATACAAATTCTGAATATCCAGTTACTTATAAATTACAAGGAAGTTCTGGTACCGATGAGTATTATCGATATTATCCTGCTAAGATTCTTACTACAATTTCAGATATCTCAGCAGATGATGGAGAACGAGTTGGACAAATTACAAATGCTTATCAATGTTCTTTTACAATGAAATTAGAATTCTTTGGTACAGGATTTTATTATTTATTCTCAGATAAAATTCATGATTTACCAAAATTTAAAATACCAGATGATTCTACTTTGATTCCAATCTTTACAGATGTTCTTTTGGAAGAAGATTTATGTCTAGCACCAGGATGGAAAGTATACAATCATTTTTCTTGTCAATTAGATAAAGAATATGATAATGTTGATTTTGAAGGAACTTTAAATACTTCTATAAGAGAAGCTGTTCAGTTTCATTTAAAAACAGGAAGACCATTAGTTGATTTAATTGACATAAAGGTTAGACGTCAAGGTAATTTATTACAGAATATGAAAGATTATACGATTGATTGGGAACATTTTAAAATCAATTTCAATAATAAAAGCTATGGATTCTTTACTTACAAAGTAATTGTGTCAATTAATGTATTATACATTAATGAATTAATTAAAGAAATCTATAAGTTAAAATAAAAAAATAAGGTAGTATGGTTTTTCCATACTACCTTATTTTTATGACGGATAAAGAACCACAAGGAGGGACAAGTTCCTTGTGGTTCTTTCTCGAATATATAGTCAACATGTAATCATGATGTATACAATTTACAGTGTGTCTGTCGTCGTAATCGATAAAATTTGCAAAGTTTTAAAAACATAATCAACAAAAAAGAGGAGTTTATCATTATCAGTCAAAAAAAACATCAGCATTTGAAAACCAAGCTTCTGTATACATATGATTTACATGAGTTTAGCCATTCATAAATCAAATTTTAAATTAATGTTAAAAAAAATAAAAGTAAAAACTAAAATATAATTTATAAAGAAAGGATAAATAGTTTTATGTGGATAAAGTATATTTGTCTTGAAAATTTTAAGAATATTAAAACAGGCTTAAAAGCCAATCGATTAGAAATTGATTTTTCAAAAAGAGAAAATGTGATTTGTTTATTAACAGGTCCAAATGGAATGGGAAAAACATCACTTCTTAGTTGTTTAACTCCATTTGCAACATTAGGAAATTTAGATATTAGAGATGGAAATCAATTAATTATAGAGAAAAAACCTGGATATAAAAGAATTATTATTATGAATGGTCCAGATGAAATTGATATTGAACATTTCTATTCTGTAAATAAAGAAACCCATTCAGTGAAATCTTATATAAAATTAAATGGAAAAGAATTAAATCCAAATGGTAATGTGACATCATTTAAGAACGTTGTGTATGAATTGTTACATATTGATTTAGATTATGTGCGATTAATTCGTTTAGGGGATAATGTAAGCAATTTAATTCAATTAAAAACAAGTGAACGTAAAAAGTTTATGTCAAAGATGTTACCAAGTGTAGATAATTACTTAAAGTTATACACAAAGCTTTCAGCAGATGTTCGTGATTTAAAAGTAGTAATGTCACATATTACGGATAATATAAATAAATTAAATATCAAAGATGAAGAAGAATATCAGAAAAAAATGAATGAAATTGATGATGCAATTTCTTATTATGAAAAGAATATTAATGAAGTAACAGAAGAAATTTATAAATTAACTTATGATATTGAGTCTTTATCTTTAGATTTAGAATATCGAGATGAATTGAGAAAGTTAAGAAAAAAAGAATCAAGATATCGTTTACTTTTAGAAGATAAAGATTCGTTAAAAGATATTGATACTTTGAAAAAAGAAATTGAGTCTTTATCTCAGATGATTTTAAAACTTAAATCAGAGATTGAATTCTCAGATCGAGAATATGATATGAAGCTAAATCAATTGGATGATAATAAGAAAGAAATTTCTGAATTATCTTATCAGATTGATATAGAGGTACAAAATAGTAATCTCTTATCTTTGAGAGATTACTTAAAAGAACTATTAGAAAAAGAACAAAAAACAAAAGCTGTTACTCTTCCTTTTGAAATAAATTTTACAAAAGAAGAGTTAGATGATTTTGTTGTTGACTTGAAAAATATTCAGAGAGATTTAAATATTACTTATGAATTTGGTAAAGGACCAATCACTGAAGTAATTGACTTAATGGAAAAAGATGTTAATATAAGTGATTTTGTTACTGCTAATTTACTTGCTTTAGAAAATAAAAGAGAGAAAAGTAACAGAACTTATCTTGATTCACTCATTACAAAATATGAAAAAAAGAAAATACCAGATTGTAAAGAATCTTGTATTTTTAGAGATTTATATATGGACGTAATGAGAGTAAAAGAAATTAAGTCAGTAGAAACTTCAAATAAATCACCGGAGTATTATCAAATCGTAAAGGTAGTACATGAAAATCTACTTAGTATTATTGAAAGACTTTCTGAGTTATCTGGGTTTATTAAAAAACTCCCAGCAGAATATCAGAGTATGTTTATAAAAAAGAAAGTCTTTAAATCAATTAAGAAATGTGAAATGATTTACAAAGATGAAAAGATTAATGAATTGATGAGTATTGTAGCAGAATATTCATATTATATTAAACTGAATCAGGAGATTGAAACAACTCAGAAAAACATTGAATCTGAAGAACAAAAATCAAACTTACCATTTTTGGTAAAACAAAAAGAAAAATTAGAAGATAAGAATCAAACATTGATAGATGAAATTGAAGCATTAAAAGAAAAGATGAATTCTTTATCAAAAGAATTAAAAGAAAAAGAAGAAGAGTTAGAACTCTCAAAAGATAGTATTGGTGCAATTGAAAACTATACAACAATCAAAGATGATATGATTGAATTAGAAGAAAAGGCTATGAAATATGAGGAATGGTCTAAAGAAAGATTAGAAAAAGAAAAAAAGAAAAATGTATTAACTCATGAAAAAACTTTTATGATTAATAACAAAAATCAATATGATATGAATTTCCAAGAGTTTAAGAAACTAACAAAGGAACTTAGAAAATGTAGAGAGATGTATGATGATTATTTACTCATTCGTTCTGCAACTTCTACAAAAGAAGGAATTCCTTTATTACATATTCAGATGTATTTAAAAGATACAAAAGAATTGGTAAATGAACTTCTTGACATTGTATATGACGGAAAAATATATATTGATGATTTTTCGATTACAGGAGATGAATTTAAGATTCCATTTATTAAAGAAGGAACAGAAATACCAGATATATCATTTGCATCTCAAGGTGAAAAAAGTTTCTTAAATATGGCAATTAGTTTTGCCTTATCCATTCAGAATTTAACGGAATATAATATTCCGTTATTAGATGAAGTAGATGCAACTTTTGACCAAGAGAATCGAGAAAAAGCAATTGCTATTATTGAACGACAAAATGAAATCATTCAATCTGAACAGACATTCATTATTAGTCACAATAATATGTATAATCAGTATCCTGTTGATGTAATTGACTTTTCCGATTTAAAATCTAGTAAGTTTGATATTAAATTAAATTAATAAAAAAAGAAGAGTATTATTAAAACTTAACTCTTCTTTTTGTGTAGAGAGTGAAGATGATGTTACTCATCTTCACTCTCTACTTCTTCTTCCCGAATTATTTCATCTGGAATTTCTGGTTCGTCATCATCAATTATTTCATCTGGGATATTAATTTTTTCATTAATATCAGAATCAATTTCTTTTTCCTTTTCCATCTTTTCAACACTCTTCTGAGCATTTACTCCAATGATAATACCAGCAATTCCTGAAATAATACCTGAGATAATAGCAGCTTTATTTGTGTCTTTCATAATAGACCACCTTTCTGGTTTTATAAGAGTTTACCATCTCTATTATTTATTAGATTCACAAATATAGTATATAAATGATATATACAAAAATACTGATTTTTTACACATAATATTTTATTTATATATTATTTTTTTAGTCTAGTTAATGGTATAAAAAATAATACCATTAATGACAACATAATAACATAAAATTTTTTCAGAAAGTGAGGATGAAATATGTCAAAGGAAAAGAATCTGTTAATTCAGAAATGGGCAGAAGAAAATTTGAGGGACGATATTGAAGATAATAATACCGTCGCAGGAATTGCCATTCGAGAAATTAGTAATAAATTTCGTATGGTGTTTGGCTCAGAGAATACAGTATTAGCATTTTATGCGACTGTATATAATTCGATTATGGAGGTATTACTTAGTAAGAGAGAGAAGAAAAGTGAATATGACATTAACATTGCTGATCGGTTTGTAATCGGTTATAGTGATGCAGAGGAAAACGATGACGCTGAAAAAATGGGCTCATTTGTACCACATATCTTTGATTTAAATAGTGGTAAAAAGAGTTATGATAATGCTGAATCAAAAACAACATTAGAAGCATGTGTTGAATGGTCTAGTAAAAATATCAATGAATGTAGGGATATTATCAGTAAAATTTCATCAGTTGCTCTTAAGAACTTAAAAGATGAAATTGGTTTGAATTTCGGACATGATGAAATTCCAATTCCACTCTTTGTTACGATTCATGAATGTCTGGTTGCTTATATGAAACTGAAACAGAAAGATTCTGGTGAATATGAGGAGTTCATCAATTTTGCTTCTTGTTTTGACATTTATTGTCGTATGAATGAAGAAAAAGAGCAGATGATCGAGTATAGTCCTACAGTTACGATGAAACTTATGACAAAATCAGATTCCATCGCAACTTCAAAACATGAATAAGAATAAGATAGAAAGGTGTTATAATAAAATAGCACCTTTCTTTTTTACTATAATATCATTAAAAGGGGGCTTTTAACTTTGATTAAATATCTTAAAAATTATGCTTCTGAATTTGAAAGAGATTTAAATATTCCTCTTATGAACAAAGAAGCAGATAGACCATTAGTTGAATATGTAATTGATTCATGGAAATCATTACAGATTCTTGATGGTATCGAATTTCTTGATTATGAGTATACAGAAAAAGAATCTGATATTGAGATTAATAAGTATATTTATAAACGTGAGAAAGGAAAACGCAAAAACGAGAAATTTGATTACAAATTTGTGGATGATAGTAGATGTGGACTTCTTACTGTCCGTATGAAATTATCTGCAATTGAAAAAGATTTCAAAACAGGTGATACGTATTTAAAAGAAAAAATTATTAAAAAGAGTATGTTGATTCCTTTACAGGATGACAAAGGACTATTCTGTATCAAAGGAAAAAATTACTATTTGATTTAGTTTGATAGATCAAACAAAACTCTTCTAATTGCGGGGAACTCTCGTTAGGTCTTAACTACTAAACTAAGATGGTGACATACTTAGTGACAAGGGGTAACTCCTAAGGTATAGTAAAAAGGTTAAGAATAGAGACAATCGACGCAGCGAAGTATCTTATAAATAATAAGGTATAAGATATGAGTTCAACGACTATCGAAAGGATAGCATAAGAGAAATACTTATGTGAATAACTGAGTAGAGTAGACTAGTATATATTATACTAGGTGTACGAAATTGGTACTTTACGAAATGGAGAGCATATTATATTTGGTAATAGAATATAATGTGAAGATATAGTCTAATCCTCATGGATAACATGATGGTGTAAATGTATCAGATGGTAGAAAAATCTACCTATACGTCAAATAATTCTGTTATTTTGAAATCTTTAATGCCTTTTATGATAAAAAGACAAATAACAAAACAGGAAGATATTCATGAAAATGAATATCAGATTCCTTATTATACCATTGATTTGTTTCGAAAAGATATTCCGATTATGCTTCTTTATGCATCCAAAGGAATGAATCGTGCGTTACAATATGCTATTCAATCCTATCCTTATGTAGCAATTAACTTTGTTACAAAACCAAAAGAAACGGACAAAAAGCATATTTATTTCCAGATATCTTCTAAGTTGTACTTAAAAGTACATAAGAAGTTATTTGAAAAGTTTCCATATATCCAATCCGTAGTTGGTGGTATTTTACATATCTCAACGAATCGATTGACATTGGATAAATTGGATAATACAGATATCTGGATTAAGAAATTAAGTAATAATAACATTGAAAAAGGAAAGAATCTTTTAGATTCTTTAAAACGTCTTTTAGATGTAACTACAAAGAAAATATTAAAAACAGATATATCAAACAAATTAGATGTACTTGCTGTTATTCGTTGGATGAGTCAAGATTTCAATGAATTACGAATGAAAGATAATATGAATATTGAAAATAAGCGATTACGATGTAATGAATACATTGCATCTTTACTGACACAAGAATTTAGTAAGAAACTTAATCGTATTATGTCTCTAGGTGGAAAAGCAACCATTGATAATCTTAGAGAAATTTTCAAATTTCCAGGCGATAGAATTAGAGTGTCGCCGTTAAACCTATCTAATTGCGGGAAACTCTCGTTATGTTCTAGTTACTAAACTAAGATGGTGACATACTTAGTGGCAAAGGGTAACTCCTAAGGTATAGTAAAAAGACTAGAAATAGAGACAATCGACGCAGCGAAGTATCTTATAAGTATAAGATATGAGTTCAACGACTATCGAAAGGATAGCATAAGAGAAATACTTATGTGAATAACTGAGTAGAGTAGACTAGTATATATAAATACTAGGTGTACGAAATTTGTACTTTACGAAACGGTAGGCTCTTTATATTTGGTAATAGAATATAAAGATGAAGATATAGTCTAAACTTTATGGATAACATAGAGAATGATTCTAATTCAGAAGATGCATAGTAGTGGTGTATTCCGATTTGATGATAACATCAACGATATGGATTTCTTTTCAAGGTTCAAATTCACGAATAAAGGACCTCACTCTGCAGGACAAAAGAATGGAAATAGTGTTGGTGTTAAGTACAGGGGTATGGTTGAATGCTCCTGTAAAACTCTTCTAATTGCGGGGAACTCTCGTTAAGTCTTAACTACTAACTTATGATAGTAATATACATAAGGGCAAGGGGTAACTCCTAAGGTATAGTAAAAAGGTTAAGAATAGAGACAATCGACGCAGCGAAGTATCTTCTATATATAAAATGGAAAGGAGGCAAAATCAAATGAAAAAAGTAATTGATTGTAAAAGAGTGATGCATGATAATATAAAATTAAATTATTTTATATTTACTGATGGAAGTATATTTAATGCTACAACTAATCATGAATTAAAACAATATAAAGATAAAGATGGATATCCTACAGTTTGTTTATCCAATAAAGGAAAACATTGGACAATTCATGTTCATCGATTAGTTGCGTTAACATTTATTCCAAATCCATTAAATAAACCAGAAGTTAATCATATAGATGGTAATAAATCAAATAATGATATTAGTAATTTAGAATGGGTTACTGGAAGTGAAAATGTAAGACACGCCTATCTCAATGGTTTACATGATAATGTAGCGATTGGTGAGAAACATGGTATGAATAAATATACTGAAAAACAAATTAAACATGTTTGTCAATTATTAGAAGAAAATTCTAATACACTCAATGAAATTGCTGAACTAACAAATGTTCCAAAATCAACAATTCATGATATTATATCAGAAAAATACTGGACTCATATTTCTAAAAAATATAAAATATCAAATTTTGATAAAAAATCTATTAGACGGTTAGATTCTCAAATGAAAAATGAAATGAGATATCTAATAAGAAAAGGATATCGTCAATGTGATATTTTAAGACATTTTAATTTAGAGACTAGTAAAAAGAATTATGGAATGATTAAAAGATATTATTATAAAATAAAAGAAGATACAAGTTCATCGACTATCGAAAGTATAGGTTAAGAGAAATACTTAACTGAATAAACGAGTAGAGTAGACTGATCAATCAGGTGCACGAAATTGGTGCTTTGCGAAACGGAGAGCATATTATATTTGGTAATAGAATATAATATGAAGATATAGTCAGGTTATACAGTGATGTGTAAGTTTTAGATTCACCCATCAATGATTGGATATATTGATATGACTGTTTGCGGTAATTCTGACCCAGGCACATCGGGGCTTCTCTCGCCCTTTAGTAAGTTAAAAGGATTATCTTTTAATGATGATATGGAGCCAGATAATTTTAAGTTTGAGTTCATAAAAGAGGTTAAGAAGATTATGGATGAAGAAGGAATTGATTATATTGATCTTGACTTTGAGAAGAAAGAAGATTACTATTCCTTTGTCAATACTCTTCATGACTTTAATGTGGATAACATTCATGTCAATTATATTGAACGAGAAAAGGAATATGATAAAGTTATTCAAGAAGAGGAAGAAGATTTAGAAGAAACTTTATCATTCCAAAATAATAAACCAAAGAAGGATGATAAGAAAAAAGAAGCAAAGAAGAAATAAATATATTGGTGTAGCGGAAGTTTTGAATTCCGCTACACTTTTTTATTCAAAAGATACCTATGATTATATAATATATTCATGAATCTATTAGGAAACTTTGAATAAGAAAGGATGATAAATATGAAAAAGAATGTAAAAATTAAAGTAACAATTGGAACAAATCTTCCAGTTATTAATGATGGATTATATTGGCAACTTACAGAAGAAGAAAGAAAAAACTCAGGAAGAAAAAGTTCTTCTTATTGTATTTTAGTAGAATCAACAGAAGATGAATTATTCGAAGGATACTTAATGGAATATGTATTAGGATTTATTGAGAGATACTCATTCATTTTTGATTTTCGTGTTACAGACATTCAGTGTGATGATATTAACACTTCTCTTGCTTATACAGCTTTGAAGAAAGCAAAGAAATCAATTATGATTGGATTATTTCCGGGAACAAACTGCTTGCTTGCCGATAAAAATTTGTGTGATTGCGGAAGTGTTCATGAAGAAACAAAAACATTCAAAGAAGATACTTTGACGATTCCTGAATTTTGTGATTTTGTTTTATCGGTATGGAGAGCAACCTATGTAGCAATTTCAAAAAAAGAATATAAGGGAATCTCTTATAAGACCATTAATGATTTTATGACAAAGAAAGTGGAAATTTTTGGTAAGAAAGGATATGTTATTGAAAATATCGTTCATACACAGAGAGGGCTTGTATTAGCAGGAATGTATGATTTAAAAGCTTACGGAAGAGACAATTTCCATATCTATCCTCTTGTTTATAATAAGGACGATTTGAATAAACCTTATAAGATATTACAGGAGGGAGAAATTAGCGGAAAACTTTACGGATGGTTTATTTCTGAAACGAGTCCGGATGAGATTTTCAAAGGTTCTAAAAAGGAGAAAAGATTAACTAAGAAAACCTATGTTGTATTAGATAATCTGATAGCATTTGGTCTTGTTTATACTATGTTCCGTAGCACTTTACCAAAAAAATATGAGGCGGATGAAGTGAATGTATAAAGCATCTATTGACTTAGGAAGAATTAATAAGTATCTTAAGATGAAATTTAGTATTGTAATAAAATCTGATAATTTCATGCCCCTCATTAGTAAGTTTAATATTTCAGGAAATGATTATTTAAAGATTTCACCAATTCCAATTATTACATTAGAAATTAAATCTAATGTCGATAAACATGAAGAATGGAATCCAAATAAATCAATTTCATTATCTCGAATTACAAAGTTTATCTTTTGCAAGAGACTATCTGAAATTATTGAATCTTTTAAGAAAGAAAAAGATTTGTTTTACTATGAGGGGGATACTTTAAAGGTTAATAAAGATTTAGCAACACAAATAAAAGAAATGGTAAAAGTTGGAACTAAAATCTGTGCCTTTCAACCAATTGTTGTAGAGGATGAGGAAAGTGGTGATTTATATGAAGGTGTAGTTCTCATGATTAACTCAGCAGATAATTATTGTTATTTAACATTTGAAGAGATGGAATATTTAGTAAACTATATCAATACAATTGATTTAGATAACTTATCTTTGCAAATGATAAATACAGTTACCATTTGCAATAAGATGAAAACAGAACACCTTCAGAAACCAAGAAAGATTGAACATGAAGTAATTCAAGATAGTCAACAGGAAGTATCAAGATTACCGATTCAATCAAAATCAACAATTCCAGAAATATGAAAGGAAGTAAAAGTGAATGAAAAAAATAACAATTGATAAGGATTCTATTGGAATCACGTATAAGATGTCTACTTTTATCGTAGATGGTTATATTGAAGATTATTCTTTGAATGCAAAAGAGGAAAAAAGTTATTTGGATATGATTGATAACAAAGGATATGTTGATGAAAATGGATTAATCTGGATTTATAAAAAAGAGGAACCAGAAAGAAAATCTGTTTTTGGATATATTCCATGGTTTACTGTAAAAGAAGAAGATGGAAACAATGTCTATCAGTTTAGTAAACGAAACTTAAAAGATGTGGATGAAAGATTTAGAATTGAAAACATTGGTGATTTTAGTTTTAAAAAGATTGCCAGTACAATTAAGGAGGATGAGAAACTTTATAATGAAAAGATTCTCAATGATATCAATTCATCAACAAGTGTCTTTCATCCAGAAATTAAAGAAGAAGATGATTTCTTAAAGAAGTTACTAAAGACAATCATCTTATCAAAAGATGTAAATATTGCTAAGTATGTATCAAAAGTTCCAGAAAAGTATATTCTTAGCAATATGAAACAGGGTCTTGTTAACAAGTCAAAAACATCAGCAATCAATTTCTTAAATTGGAACGAATTACTCGGAATTAAATTTCATGTAATTATTGAAGATGATGGAACTGATACAGACCCATTAAAAGAAGTTCTTCATTATGATAATAAGACAGATACAATTAAGTCTTATAAATCAATGGAAGACCTTTTAAAAGACATGAAAAAATAAAATAGAAATTTGATAGATAAATTTCTAATAAAACCAAGGGGGAATTATAAATGAAAAAACTCCTAAAGACTAACATGGTTTATGTGGATACTTTAAGTGATATCTTTTTAGACATGAAAGAATCAGGAATTGCAATTGATTCGAATTTTCTTCAAATTCCGAAATTTGAAATTAAGAAAATTGCTCATGTTAAGAAACCAACATTTAAAGTAAATTTTTACTGTAAAAGAATGATAACTTCTTTGATGGTTACTTGTCGTGTGAAGTGTAAATTCTTAGGAAAATTAGGAATTAGTTATATAGTAAAAGCAGAATGTACATTTTCTGCGGATTCAACGAAAGAAAGAGAATTGAAAACTTATACATACGCTTACATTAAGCGTATGCTGGAAAATGATGAGACCATCTTATCAATTCGACCAGATGATTTGGTCTTTCCAGCAACGTCCCTCATTAGTGGAAAGAAACTATTTACGAAAGAAATGAGGGATGATTCGTTCTTAACTTCTCAAATGTTCAAGTCACACGATATGACTTTGTTTGTACATCAGGAGAAAATATTTGAGAAGAATAAGACGTTTACTGATGAAGAAATAAGAAAGTACAACGAGATAATTAATTCATCTTCATATCGTTAATCTTTTATTTCTTTATCAAATGAATGGTGTGAATTTGGGCGATGAGCCTTTCATCACACCATTCATATCTTTTTTTATGAATGAGAGTTATCTATTATTTATATATTATTTATAAGAATACTTATGTAAAAAAGAAAGGATGTGAAAACTTTGAAACTGAATTTAGATGATTATACAATGGAACATAAGAAGAAAATAAAAACAAATGGTCCGTTTATCAATCGAGAGTTGAGTTGGGTTGATTTTAACGAAAGAGTTTTATATTATTCCAGAGATAAATCTGTTCCGTTAAATGAGCGATTAAAGTTTTTGGCAATTACAGATAGTAATTTGAATGAGTTTATTTCGGTTCGATTCTCTTATGCAAAGAAAAATAAGGATATTGAACCTTATAAAGAGTTATTAGGAAAGATTAAGAACTTTATTGAATTACAGGGGGTATCTTATGATTTATTAAAGTATGATATGAAGAAGAAAGGATATGAAATCACAAAGATGTCAAAACTTGATAAGAAAGAAATTCGTAAACTCGAGAAAGTTTTTACAAATGAAATCTTTCCTATCTTAACACCAATCTCAATGGGTACAACAAACAATGGAATTCGTGTTGAAAATGGACAACTTTGTATTGCTTGTTTACTAGAAGAGGGAAGTCGTACAGTTTTGAATATTATCCCAATTTCTAGTAAGTTAGACCAGTTTATTGTGATTGATAATAAAAAGATTATCTTGATTGAAGATTTGATTGAATACTTCATTTCATCTATCTTCATTAATAAAAAGATTATTTCAAAAACCAGTTTCAAGATTATCAAAGACCAAGATGTAGAATTAAGTCATGATACATCTAGGTTTATTCTTGACCGAATGATGCAGACTTTGACAAATCGTTCTTTATCAAAACCAATCTTTATGACGATTGATAAAAAAGCGAATGCATCATTAAAAGATTTAATTGTGAACACGTTACAAATTCCAAAGAATTGTGTAATGGAATCCAAAGTAGTGGATTATACAAGATTTATGAGTAGTATTTTACCTGCTCTTCATAGTTATCGTCCATTCCAAGCAAATGGATTACAGGATGGAAATGAAATTCATTATTCAATCTTTAATATGTTAAAGAGTGAAGATATTTTATTACATCACCCATATGATGACTACAATACTGTGGTTAAGTTCATTGAACATGCTGCTTATGACCCAGATGTTTTAGCAATCAAACAAACTCTTTATAGAGTTTCTTCTTATGATAGCCCAATCATTAATGCTCTTTGTAATGCTGCAAAAAATGGAAAACATGTAGCTGTATTAATTGAGATTAAAGCAAGATTTGATGAGTTGAATAATATCAAACTTATCTCGAAGTTAAAAGAAGCAGGCGTGATTGTTATTCTTGGTCTTGAGCATTTGAAAACTCATTGTAAGATGTGTTTGGTAATCCGAGATGAAGAGGGTAAGAAAAAGATTTATTCTCATATTGGAACTGGAAACTATAACGAAAAGACATCCAAAATTTATACTGATTTATCTTACTTTACAAGTAAACAAAAAATTGGTATGGATTTATTGAATGTCTTTAATATCATATCTGGTAATTCTGCTCCAGATGAAAAATTACAAAAGATTGCATATTCGCCGGTTACATTAAGAAAGACATTGATTAAATGTATCAATCGAGAAATCGAACATGCAAAGAAGAAAAAGAAAGCAGAAATCTTTATCAAGGTAAATTCACTATCTGATCCAATCATGGTAAATAAACTATATGAAGCAGCTGATGCAGGTGTTGAAGTTTATATCATTTGTCGTGGTGTATGCTCTATTGTACCAAGAGATAATCTCTATGTAAAGAGTATCGTTGGACGTTTTTTAGAGCATTCAAGAATTTATTATTTTAAGAATAATAAATCTTCAGAGTATTTTATTAGTTCTGCAGATTTACTTACACGAAATCTTGATAAACGTGTAGAAACTTTAGTATCTGTAAAAGATAGTAATGTGACTAAGAAACTGGATTGGATTATCAAAGTGATGAAAAAGGATGAGAGAAATTCATTTGTTATGAGAAAGAATGGAACTTTTTCAAAAGAGAAAGGAACATTTGATTCTCATGAATATATGATAAAGAATAAAGCATAAGTATTAATAGGGTGGAATAATATTAAAAAAACAAATCGTCAAAATTACAAGGAGGACAAAAGTATGATAGCAAAGTTTAAAGCAACAATGTCTGGTTATGTAGTAATTAGTCATGAAGGTCTTGGGTTTGAGATAGAAGAGGGTTCTGAATATGAAGTTAGATTCAATGGTCCAGTTATGCTTATTAATGGGTATGAATACGGAATAGATTTTTCTAATACATTCTTCATGTTCCATCAATTTGGTTACTTTGAAGGATTATATGTCTATTATGTTGAATCTGATGCATCACCAGAAGATAATCTTTATATCGTAAAGAATGAAAATCCATATCATCGATTTATTTCTTTAGATAAAGTTTTTGCACCTTATGGTGTTTTTACATCTTGTATAAGTTCAAAAGATATTAATGAGAATGGACGGCTAAATTACAATGCAACGGCTATTTCATTCATATCTAAGACAAACTTTACGATTGATGACTATCAGGTTATTCATAGTCAACCAAGTATATTAAATACCAGATTTAATTGTAATTATCATTATAATACAAGAGGTATTTATCATTTAAAAGAAGATGTTATTGTTACAACAGACGTTTTACGACAAAGAGGTTATATCAATAAATTTATGCCGAAAGGAAGTAAATATCATGTAGAACTTGAAAGTCTAAACCATGATTGTTGTAAATTATATATTGGAAATGGTTATGAATCTTATATTTTTAACATCCATGAACTTTTGGAATTTGGATATATTGATATTTTGGAAAGTTTCTATTATCCATGCAAAGAAACAGATTTATTGGAAAATTTGGATTCTTTGTTTTATAGAAAATATGGGGAGATTACGTTATATAAGAAAGCAGATAACTTTAAATTACGTGAATGTAATTTCTCTAAGTTTGCAAATAAAACAGATTTAGAAACTATTAAACCATTAAAAGATTTATTGAGAGAGAATTATGTTTTGAATACAGATGATGAGTTTAATGAGGTTCAATTGTTGTTCTTATATTTATATTATGACAATAAATCTTACTGGCGTTCTTTATTTGAAACAAATGATGAGTATAATCTTTTTAAGATTGGATTTAAACATTTTGCTCGTTTGACTGGTTCTATTAAAGAAACAGACGAAGCAATGGAACAAATTCTTCATTTGTACTTTATCTTGTTGAAGATAGTTCATGAAAAAGATTCAGTTAATATTACCATACGTGAAATTAGGAATGGTATATTTAACCATAAGATGACTCTTAATAATGGAACTATTGAGTTATCATTTCTTATTCCAAAACACACATTAGATTTTTCATATAAAGGAAAAGTTTATATGCAATTATCCATTGACCAAATTGAGAAACAAGAACATATCAAATGGATTGAACGTATTAAGAGTGCAAATACAGATTCCTTTATAAGAACTAGAGTCTATCAAAATGGTACATTCTTAAAGGAGTTAAGAGATAATACTAGTAAAGTTAGAATCACGTATGATAGTAAAAACGAAGAATCAAATATTTTTGCTGGTGATAAACTTTATGCTAGTAGAAATAAGAATCATGATACATTGATTCATTTCTATCGAGATATTCATGAAGGGATTGAAGAAAAAATCTACAATTCTCTTATGGAATTATTGTTTATAAGAGAACATGATTGTTCAGGAAGATCCGTTTATACAAAAAGCATTTTAACAGGTAAGGAACATTTTATGATTATTGATGAATCTGATATCGAAAAAGAAATGGAATCATATCAGAATTCATTAAGAGACTGACAAATAATTAAATTCAAAAAAGGAGGACATAAATTATGTCAAATAAATTTTTAGCAGCAAGAAGTAACATTGAAGACCTTTTAGAGCAGAAGAAAGAAATTATTCGAAAGTCTGCTGATTTAGTAGCAGCGGTTATGATTGAAGAAAATAATAAAGGAGAAACTAATATTAATGGTATTAAGACAGATGTCCAGAAACTTTTAAAAGGTTTTTCCGAAGAAGAAAAAGTACAAATTTTAGAGATTGCTATGGCAAAATTAGTAGCCAATCTCTAAAATTAAGAATTAAAGAGGTCAAACACTTTTGTTGGACCTCTTTAATTTTTTATCATAATAGAAAGGAATTTAAAAATGAAAAAGAATTTCTTTGTATATTCAACGAAGATTGAAGTTGTTCCTTATGATGAAGGAGATATTGAGGAATTAGAAAGAATGTGTTCTTACTATGATCCTCAGTTACATGCACGAATACCTGCTGGGTATTGCTTAACAGATAATAAAATAATTGTTCCAAGGGGATTAAACCTTGTGACTTTACAACGTTTAACAGGAAATATTCCTACACTTTGTCCAAATAATCATAAAGTGGCTCATATGAAATATCAGTATGAGATGAAAAAAACGCCAAGAGATATTTACCAAGAAAAAGCAATTCGATTTCTTTTAAGTGAAGGAGAATTTTCAAAATATAAAAAATATAGCCAGTTTGGTTTGAACTTGGAGACTGGTTATGGAAAAACCTTTTGTATGATTTATTCTTTATTAAAGATGAATCAACGAGCCATTATTATTCTTCATCAAGAGACGATTAAGAAACAATGGCTTGAAGCATTTGAAAATGATACAGATGTAGATATGGATAGAGTTTGTAATATCACAGGGTCTAAAGTAATAAAAGAAATTATGAATGGTGATAATGATTATGATATTTATCTTACTAACCATTCTAGTATTACATCATTTGCTTCAAAAGAAGGATGGGATGAAGTAACAAAATTATTTGAAATGATGGATGTTTCGGTGAAAGTATATGATGAAGCACATTTGTGTTTTAAAAATATTTTATATATTGACTTTTTTACAAATGTGGAAAGAAATTATTATTTAACAGCAACTTTTGAACGTTCTGACCCAAAAGAGATTGCATTATTCAAAAGAGTATTTGCTAATACAGTAAGATTTGGTGAAGAAATTCATAAAAGAAAGCATGTTATTTATAACTTCTTATTTTATAATTCAAATCCATCAGGAAAAGATCAATATTCTATTAAAACACCTAGAGGTGTTTCTTCTTATAAATTTGCTGATTATGCATTCAAAAGAGATCCTTATCATAGTTTAGAAGGAGCCATTTATAAAACATTAAATGAATGCATTAAAATAGAAGGAAAAACCGGAATTGTTGTTCCTAAGATTGAAAATGTAATATTTTTGGAAGAAGAGATTCAGAAGAGATATCCGAAGTTTAAAGTAGGAAGTATCTTTTCTAAGAATTCAAAAGAAGAAAATGAGATTGTAAAAAAAGATTGTGATATCATTATAAGTACGATTAAAAGTTTTGGAACAGGTAGTGATATTAAAGGACTTAGAAATCTGATTATTGCAGAACCTCATTCTTCACGTACAATTAGTAATCAGTTAATTGGACGTTTACGAGAATATTCACCAACAGATGACACTTATGTTTACGAATTAGTTGATAGTGGACTTCGTTTGTTACAAGGAATGATAACAAGAAGATATCCTACTATTAAGAATAAATGTAAAGAAATTCATCAATCTGTTATAAAATAAAGGAGGCTTAAATATGAGAATGATAGAAAAACTAGATTATTATCATTATAAATCGATACTACACTTGAATTTTACTCAATGTCTTGGAATATTATTATATATAAATGATGTTATATTAGATATTATAGCAGAAAAAATTACTTCTGTATACCTAAAAAAAGATGAATGTTATGAGTTTTATCATGATAAAGAATTGATGGGAAAAATAAATGATAGATTATCTGAAATTTCATCTCTTTATCCTGGTTTAAAAATAGCATTATCCGAATATGATATAACTCACGGTATTAATGATACCATAAACATTGAAAAAAGTTGGTATGGGATGTTAAAAACATGTTCATTAACACTAAATATTCAAGTAGGTAACTATATTATGACTACATGTTTTACTTATTCTAATAATGGTATTTTCCCAGATGATAATTTTTATAAAGTTCCAGTTTTAGTAACAAGTGAATTTAACTATGAAGATATTGATTATGTGAGCATTTTTAAATTTCAATACAAATTAGATACCATAATCGGTATCAATAAGTATATTCAAGATAATCAGAGTCAAGAAATTTCATATGATAAAATTTCTGAGGAGATTAAAGAATATTATGGTAATATAAAAGAACAAAATAAATTATTTAATAAAATTGCGTCATTTATTTCTAATACAAAATCATATACTTTAGATTCTTATAATAAAGGAATTATGATTTTTAAAATATATGAATCTCCTGCTGAATATCAGAACTATTTTCGAGAAGCAGATTATATTAGTGATTGTAAAACTTTCACAGAAAAGTTTTCAACAAGAAAAATGTTTCAATCAGATGTAAAAAGATTAGAGAAAGATATAAACCGTAGTTTTTTAATTTAAGGAGGTAATAATTATGAAATTATTTAATAAAAAAGAAACAGAAATGTTAGAACCAATGTTGGTAAATTATGTAAAAGATGAAATATTTAATAAAAAAATTAAGGCATTTGAAGAATTGTGTCCAAATAATATTATTAAAATAGAAGAGATTATCATTTTTGATATTATTTCATCTTTATTTACAACTGCTAAAAAAGAAGAACCCCATATTCAAGAACTTAAAGAAAAAATTAAAATAGACATAAATAGTATCTATGAAGATAAAGGTAAAAAAATTAATCATTTAAATATTGAATGTAAAACATTCAATACACATTATAATGGTAAAGAATATAAAAAAATTGGCGACGTTAATATTCAATTTGAAGTAGAAGAAGAGAATTCTATTGAAATATATATATCATCATATTCAATAGCTGGTCAAGATAATGATGCTGTATATTATATCACACCGTTTGATGTAGTTACAAAAATGAATACAAAAAATGATAAGACTTCATTTTTCTATTCATTAGAGCATATTCTTCCAAGAACAGATCATGCTTCAGATATGAAAACATTAGCTTATGTTGATCCAAAATATCAATATTTAACAGTAGAAGACATTAATAAAATTTTGGGATACTCATATAAAACAAGAAAATCTGATTCTGAGTTATATCCTATCTTTGATATTTTGTTCTATTATATGGTAAAACATCAAAGAAATAAAACAAATACCTATCCAGCACATGAATTTTTGGTTTATAATCCTGATATTGAAATTGGTGGAATTCGTGTTCCATCATATATTGATATGAGGGAGATTTTTTCTGGTGGATTTGTCAATGCTTATTTTGGAGATTCTATTTGTCATAATGTATTTAACTTTATTCGTCAAGTATAAAAAAATAAAAAAAGAATACTGGAAATTAATCCAGTATTCTTTTTTCTCATTACAAAGTATCAATGCAGACAGTACCATGACCATCAACAGATACTTTGTATTTGTTCTCTGGCAGGTATAAAATGAACGTAAGTTCATTACTACCAACAATCTTGTCGTTTTCAAGATGACAAGGTTCACAATGTGTGAACGTAGCATTCGTACCAGGGAAACAATAGTCGACAATACCTTTCAAGGTATCGACATTAATAGATACTTTTTCATCAAATTTAATTGGTGATAAAGTATCTGTGAACAGTTTCATCTCAGCATCCAACTTGCTGAGATTTGATTTAGCCCCTGAATTTTTTTCATTATTCAGGGGCTCAGAATTTGATTCAGAATCATCCTCTTCTACTGATTCTGTTTCATCGTCTGAAGCATCTACTACTGAATTACAGTTACAAGGAATTGTTGTTGCTAAATAATCCGCAACCACATCAATTGATTTAGAATTTTTGTGGTTCCAAATCATGTTGGCAATTCCAGTAACAAGACCAACTGCTGCACTTGCACCAGTAGTAATTATTGCAACTTTTCCAACCTGTTCAAGTCCTTCAACTTTACCCTCTAAGTTACTAATTCTTGCATTCAGTTTTTTCTTTGTCATCATAATAATGACCTCCTTTCGTTTTCTTTAAAACTTTTTTGCAAAAAAGTTTTAAGTAAGTTTACTTTACTTACTTAACACAAATATATTATATAAATATGATATTTAATTATACACATAGTTTTCTCTTATCTATCTTTTTATGTTAGATTTGACAAGTTTTTAAGTAAATTTGAAAGGGGAATTGATAATGAGTCAAGAGAATTTATATTTAGAAGAATATACAAAAGAAATGACTGACTTTTTAAAGAAATCAAATCCTAATATTGATAAAAAGGAAATAAAGAAAATCGTAAAGAAAACGATAAAAGAAAGATTACAAGACCCAGAGGTTATTCTGGATAATAACTATACACACGAAACAAGAAAAACTCATTTAACATCAGTTCTTCATTGGGCTATGTTAAAGAATCCTATTATTGCAGGAAATGGTACATTTTATAAACAACATAATGTAGCCAGAAATCCAAATTCAGAAATGGTAGATGACTTCTTGGATGATAGAAAGAAATTAAAAAAAGCAATGTTTGCAGTTGATGATGAAGCAAGTCATGCTTATAAAGATTTAGACTTAAAGCAAGGAAATAAAAAACGATTAGCAAATTCTTATTATGGTGGGTCAGGAGCAAAAACTTCAGCATTCTATTCAAAATGGAGTGGACCTGCTACAACAAAAAGTGCTCAATCAGTTATCTCAACAACAGAAACAGTATTTGAAGCATTTCTTGTGGATAATTTTATTTTTATTGATTTTAATGAATGTGTCACATGGATTGATACTGTACTTTCTGAAGATTATGAATTAGATGATTGGGTAGAAAGAATCAGTTTGGAAGATTGTCATAAACGACTTTCTAATAAGATTCTTGGTGTTACAGATGATATGAGTGAACTTCTCATGAAATATCTTTCATCTTTAACCGAAGAGGATTGGACACATCTTTATTATAAAAATAATTTAATAGAATTTACAAGAAGACATGAGAAAGTAAGAAAACTTCATGATTCTATCTTTAGTTCGATTCGTAATGATTATTATGAATTTTCAGTAAATAAAGATGGTGGATTTGAAAATGAATCCGATATTGCAAAAATCCCAACAGAAATGAGGGATGATATTTTAGGTGATAAAAAACCGGGAAAAGCATGGAATAAATTTGTATCTGTGCAAAAATTCTATGATCCAAACAACGTTCCAGACACTATTAAAGAATACTTAGAAGAACTTTCAAATATTTATATGAAATATATATACGTGAGATTTCTTCATTTAGATAAAATCTATCGATTAAAGAATTTTAATCGTGACGTTGTTACAGTTATTGATACAGATTCAAACATCTTATCATTAGATACATGGATGAAATTCTGTCAGACAGAATTAATGACAAGTGATTATGGAAGAGAATATTTTGACAATGTATATATTGCAATTAATTCTATTACATACATCATTACATCAGTCGTTACTGATATTCTTTTATATTATGGAGAATGCTCGAATGTAGAAGAAAGTCATCGACCAAGATATAATATGAAGAATGAATTCTTCTTTAGTAAATTAATTATTGCAAAAACAAAGAAACGATATTTATCTCAGATATTACTTCGAGAAGGAAATCGACTTAAAAAACCGAAAACAGATGTTAAGGGTTTAACGTGTAAATTGTCAACGTTACATACAAGACCCAATACTAAGCGATTAGTATTTAAAAACAAGGTGAATTGCGGGGAACTCTCGTTATGTTCTAACTACTAAACTAAGATGGTAACATACTTAGTGGCAATGGGTAACTCCTAAGGTATAGTAAAAAGGTTAGAAATAGAGACAATTCGCAACCAAGTTATTTATTAAAAAGATATATTTATATATTATACTTCTAAAGGAAGGTGATTATAATGAATAATAACGAAAAAATAAATCAAAAAGATATGAAGGAAATAATTAAGAAGATAAATTCTTCTATATGTTTTATTGATGAAAAATTTAAGCAATTATATATTGATGAAGAATATATACCATATATAATTTCATCAACTGGTAGAATATTTAGTATTAATTATATGCATCAAAAAGGAAATGTACATGAATTAAAAAGTAGAACAGATAAAGATGGATATAAATTAATATTAATACATTATAATCATAAAAATTATGGTTATCATATACACCGTTTAGTTGCTTTAACATTTATCCCTATTCCTATTAAATATAGAAAGCAAGGATATAGTAGTAATGATTTACAAGTGAATCATAAAGATGGAAATAAATCTATAAATTGTGATTGGAATTTAGAATGGTTGACTTGTAAAGAAAATATTCATCATGCTTGGAAAAACAATTTAGCACATTCTATTGGTATATATAATGGAAATAGTGTATACTCTAATGAAGATATAGAAACAGTTTGTAAATTATTAGAATCAGACTATTCTATTAAACAAATTAGCAAAAAAATAAATGTTCCATATTACATAATATCTTTAGTATTAAATAAGAAAAATTGGCTACATATAAGTAATAATTATGACTTTAGTAATTATTCATATGGAAAGAAAAAAAGAAAAGATGTTATAAATGTGTGTAAACTGTTAGAGAAAGGTGAATATAGTATAAAAGAAATAAGTAAAATTTGCAATGTAAAAACTTCATTTGTAAGTGATATTTCATCTGGAAAAACATTTAAATCAATATCTAAAGATTTTAATATAAATATATCTTGTAATAAATAAAAGGTTCAACGACTATCGAAAGGATAGCATAAGAGAAATACTTATGTGAATAACCGAGTAGAGTAGACCAGAAGTCTGGGTGCACGAAATTTGTGCTTTACAAAGTGCCTTGCATCTTCTATTTGGTAACAGAATATGAAGATGATGATATAGTCTATTCTCAATTGTAAAATTGAGGAGTTATTTATAACTCAGTATAACTTAACGAATTATACTAAATAAAAAGTTGACTTTAAGAAATCAGTTACATCAGAAACAGCATCGAAGTATTATATGAATATTATTAAAGAATATCTTCTTGAACCGGAAACTCCGTTATTAAAAGAAATGATTAATGAACTGCATGAATTTAAAAAACGTATCAAGAAATCTATTGAAGATGGCGAACGGATTTATTTACCAAATGCAAATGCAAAAGAACTTGGTGCTTATAAAGACCCAAGTACATCACAAGGTGTTCGTGGTGTATTAACATGGAATATGTGTGAGCCGGATAAAATGATTGAATTTCCTGCTAAAGTAAGTTTATTAAAAATGAACTTAGAAAATGAGGAATCAATAGAAGATATGAAAGATAAATTCCCAAATCAATACAATGCAATTAAAGAGGGAATTTTTAATGATAAAACAGGTATTTTTATTAAAGAAAAGAAAGATAAAAAAACAGGTAAAAAAGAATTAAAGAAAACTGGTATGAAAGTGTTAGCAATCCCATCAAGTGAAACAATACCTGATTGGGCATTACCATATATCGATTATAATACTATGGTAAATAATATATTAGCACCGTTTAAATCTGTTTTGGAAATCTTTAATCTTCCAGGAGTAGAAGAAGGAAAGACTGGAAGAAAATCAACAGGACTAAGTAATATTATAAAATTATAAGAATAAGACGTGAATACTGATTAAAGTATTCACGTCTTATTTGTTTATATAACATATTTGTAGTTACATAAAGATATATTAAAAAACAAAAGGAGTTGATTATTATGTATAACACAATATTTGATATGGGGTGGAGTTTAGAAAAAACAGTTGAGGAGTTCTTTATTCTTAGTATATTTAATAAAGAATCATTCGACATGAGTGTCGATATTAAACTGTTTTACCCAATGATTCTTGTAGATAAAAAAGAGATGAGTGATAATGATAAGAACTACTATATCATTCAACTCATGCAAGAGAAATTGAAAAATCTGATTGGTATGAAAAGACATGGAATCATATCAATTACAGATGGATCCGACGTATTAGGAAAATTTGATGTTGATTCTTCTGATTTCGTAATCTCATCAATGGGTAAACATCATGATATGAATATTTTGTATAATGATGTAAAAATATCATCTTATAGTTTGGAAACTAACTGTGAGATGATTGATAAGCTCATGGATATGATATCAATCTATGGCTATTCAGCCATAGAAATCTCTGATAATGGCTTCGAAAAAGAAGCATTAAAAAGAGTTTATAATGATGCCATTCATATGAAATGGTATTCATTGTTGATTAAAAGAGAACCTTATTAAAGGTTCTCTTTTTTTATTTTTTTATCCTTTCTTTTACATATGAATAAGTAAATATGAAAGAAAGGATGATTTCAATTATGATGCCTTTAAATAGATTTAGGGTAACTAAATTAAAATGTTTATCTTGTGGATGTAGAGATAAACGAGTAGCAATCCTTAATTCGAAAATAACACAAAAACGAATTGGGTTTGCTACCATTTGTTGTAATTGTGGACATATTAAACGTTACAATTTTAGAAGGAAAAAAGGATGGAGAGGAAAATTACTAAATAACAATGAAATTGTTGAAATGTTAGAAAATCGTATTTATGTATCTGAGATTTTTTGTGCAATCCCAGATCCTTTTTGTCCGAATTATGAGTGTGACTTAAAGAAATCATGTCCATGTAAAGAAGATTTAACTTATGAAGATTTGTTAAAAGGAAAGTATCCTGGTGAAGTCGTAAGACAACCAGAAGAAATAGATTTAAAAAGACAAGAAAAATCCGAAGGAAAATTTATTTAGAAAGGAAAATAAGAAATTGAGTAACTTAAACGAATTTAATGATTATGGGTATAACCCAAATGAAGTGGATAGTGAAATTTTTTTATCTGATATTCCACTTTCTTTAATGAAAGAAACAATTCGAAATCAATTTGAAGAACCCCTCGAATATCAAAAGAATGATTATTTACAGACATTCTTTAATAAGTATGAATTCACAAAAGAGAATATGACAGAAGATGATGAAGAAGAAGTTGAAGAATTATATTCAGGATTCATCTCTTTTATGGAAGAAATATTCAAAGAGTTCTTAGGTATCGGAATTCCGAATTTAGATGATATGGGTGAAGAAGAACAAGAAGAAATCATCCGATTTATTTATCGTTACTTTATTATTGATATTCGAAAGAATTTCGTAAATGTAATTTATAACTATATCAAAGAACGAAAAGAAAAAATTGCAGAGAGAATGGATAAGAAAAAAGATGTTACTTATCTATCTCTAAAAAAATATGTAGATGATGAAGATGAGATTGTTATATTATCCAATTTAGGAGAAGTAATCAATGATATCTTATCAGAAGAATTTACGATTGATGAGTTCTTTAAATATTCAAGAACTGACAAAAACGAATTAGAAATTGATTTTGTATCAGATCGTTATGATACTTGTGATATTACAGGTAATTTTGTTTCTCACTATATCAATATGGTAGATGAGGAATTGAAGATGGAAATCGAATGTAAAGTTCGAAATAAAATTCTCAAAAAATATAAGAAAAAGTAAATAAAAGTATTATTTATACATCATTTTATTGATATAAAAAATACATAAAAATAAAAGGAGGAAAATATTATGTTTTTTGGATCAAACACAAATAATTCAGATGTTGTAAGTACAAATACAACAATTATGGTACTTTATTCTGATTTATCATCACTTACGATTGGGGCTTGGAATGATAAAATTAATCTTAAGTTCTCCCCAAGTATTGGAAAGGATGGAAACGGATTAAATCAGTATGATAGAGAAAGGAGAGCAAATACTGCACTTTCTCAACAGAACGCTTGTACATTGTATGAGATGATTCGAAAGGAGATTCTCCCAAAACTTGAAAATAAAGAAGATATTGGTACAGGAATTAATGTAGCAGTATCGATGGGACGACCAGAAGCAAAGAATCTTTTGATTGTAGAGTATAAACCAGATGAAAATAAACAGAATCGTTTTTATCTGACCCTTGCTCAGAATGTTTCAGATACTGGTGTTGTGACAGATGAGAATAAAATTAGTTACAAATTCAATCAGACTGAGATTATGACAAATTATGACTCTGCAACTGGTTCCGGTACAATGGAAACTATTGAATCTGAATTCTTGAACTTTGTAGAAGTTCTTAGACGTCGCATTGACATTGAGCCAATGATTGCTCATTCAATTCGTCATTCAAATTCAATTGGTAAAAAATATGCAAATGGTTCTTCAAATTATTCAAATCAGAATAACAACCAGAACTTTGGTTCATTTAGTAATGGATTCACAAGTGAAGATGTTCCGGATGAATTACCATTTAACTAAGCAATAGAAAAAAGAGGAAATAATTAAATTTAATTATTTCCTCTTTTCTTTTTTCATGAAAGGATGTGAATGTTTTGGATTTAGATAAAGAAGATATCTTTTCTGGTGAAACTAAACCAGTTATATTAACTCAAGATTCTATGTTCATGAATGCCAATACATTATTCATTGAATATATTGATATTATACGTCCAATTGGATTTTTGGTCAGTATTTTTTTGAATCGGATTAAAGAAGATTACAATGGTTTATTTGATTTATCACCAATTGACGGATTAGAATATGATGGAATCTGGGAATGGTATATCAATCGAAAGAATCAAAATGTTGTTTATGAACTTCTTAGTAAAGAAAATAAAAATGCCATTCCATTTCACAAATTAGATGAAATTGAATCAACGGTAATTGATTCAATTGAACATGAATTTTTTCATATTGTACCAGAACTTGCTTTTTGTCAGACATTGAGTAATTTGATTAAAGTAGCAGATGAAAACTTAATTAAACATATTATTATTTGGTATCCAATAAAGAATGAGAAAGTAGAAGAAGATGTTAAGGAATTATTTGGTGAGAAAGTACAAATTAAATTTGGACCAATTGATGAGGTTTTAAGAAAAGTACCAGAAGATTCAACCTATGTGTTCTCAGACATCACTAATATCATACTATTAGAAGATTTAGGTAAGTTAAAATATTCTTCTGTTGTTGTACCGTATAATATTTCTTATAATATGATTGGTGACAAGTTAAAAATTAATATTGAAGAATATGAAAAATATAATCTTTTTAAATTCACCTTTTTCAATAACTTGTAACAGATAGAATCAAAAAATACAAAAAACAGAAAATTAATATATTTGTAGAAAGGAAGGATAACTTATATGCCAACAAAAATGGAACCTGTTGTAAAAACAGAAGAATTAGTTCAGAAAAGTGAACGACAATTAGAATTAGAAGAAAGAAGAAAATTCTTTCATGGAGAACCGCTTTTGAATGTGGTAAAAAAAGATGAATTTCAAAAGAGAGTTGCTAAAGTATTTAAAGAAATTTCAGATGTTTTAGCATGTTCTTTTGGTGCATCCGGAGCACCAACAATTATTTCAAAATATCCATATTCTCATGTAACAAAAGATGGATTTACAATCTTTAAAAATATTACATGTGATATTGAATGTGGTAGTATTATCGATTCTGTCATCGCTAATTTGATTGGAGATATTTGTGGAAGACTCAATTATAAAGTTGGTGATGGTACAACAACAGCTATTGTTGCTACGAATGCAATTTATGAAGCTTATTATGAAAATAAAGAGTTCTTTGAACGTAATAATATTCTTCCACGTGATATTGTGAAAGAATTTGCGAAACTTAAAGATCATATTGTAGAACAGATTAAGAAAGAAGCTGTTCATTTTACAGATGACAAAGAAGAGATGTTAGATACAATTGAAAAGATTGTACGAATCTCTAGTAATGGAGATGAAGAACTTACAAGAATGATTCGTGAGATTTATGATAAAATCGGATACCCATCAATTACAGCAGAACTTTCAAAAGATGCTGTCACTAGATATCAAATTATTGATGGTTTCCGTACTGGTGTTATGCTTACAGATAAGATTTATGAGAATACAGATGATGGGTTCTTTGATTCGAATAATCTTGATGTAATCATCTTTGATCATCGTGTAGATACAAAGGCTTATGAAAAAATTATTAAGCCTCTTAATATTGTCTGCAAAGCACAGGGAAGAGAACTTATGGTAATCGCACCTACTTATTCAGATAATACAATTCAGAATGAAATCCGAAAAGACATTTTATCAGAGTATAAAGAAACAAGAAAGTCAAGTTTGATTCTTTGTGTTTGTAAAGCACAGACTGCTAATGCAAAACGTTCTTTAGCAGATTTGGCGATGCTTTTAAATACAACGATTATTGATAGAAACTTTGCACAGGATATTATTGGAGATTGTATTAATAATTCAGCAAATCCATTTTATGCTTGTACTTATTTCAATTTCAATCGAGGAATTGAAAATCTTGCTTATATTAAACAGAGTAAAGAGGGAGTAATTCAGGCAGTATTTGATGATTCCAATTCGGAATTGGAAGAATATCCAATGAATGAAAAATGCATCGATGTAGGTTTTACCGGAAAGGTTTCAGCAGGAGAGAATTATTCCATCTTCTCAGATTTCCATTATAATGAAGCCCTTTATAACAAGTTCTTAGATGATGCAAAAACAACAATGGATGATTTAGTTGAAAAGTATGCAAAACTCGGAACTTTCAATTATGAAGTAACAGAAGCAATGAAGCGTTATAGTTCATTACAGTTGATGACTGCTGTAATTGAAGTAGGTGGTGATTCAGAACTTTCACAGGCAATGTTGAAAGATTCTGTTGAGGATGCAATTCGTGCGGCTGAATCTGCTTATAATAATGGATATATTCTTGGTTGCAATGTAACAACAATGAAAATTATTGAGGATATTGTTCATAATGAAATTCAATCAGAAATATCAAGTAGATTATATCGTATACTTTATAGTGGATTATCTAAAGTATATGATACAGTTCTTTCAAATGCTTTTGGTAAACCAACGTTCAGATACAATGTAGATGAAAATACAAAGGAAGATTTCTTATCTTATGTAGAAAAAACGCTTGGAATCAAATCAGATATATTCAATATGGAAACATTGGATGAAACATTTGATATTTTGAATAAAGATATGAATGATTATTTTGATGCTCACCCAAATGCAGAACGTAGTACTGAATATTGGGATATTGATATAATCGGTGTTCTTAATAATCAAAGTGTTAAAAACTCAGTCGTATTTGATTTGAGCACAAAAGAATTTAACAAGGATGTTATTAACAGTGCGGCAACTGATATTGAGGTATTAACTGCTGTTGTTGACCTTATGAGTATTCTGATTACAGGAAATCAGTTGATTGTTACCGGTAAACATAATTTCTAGATTGAGGTGAAATTCTATGGTCCCATTTCAAACATTAAGTGAATTCGTTGAAAATCCTTTTGGTATTTCTGATACTAAAAAACGAAATACACTAGAAGAAAAGTATGTAAAAATGAAATCAAATTCAAAATTCAAAGTAGAAGGATTTACTACGATTGATGATGATTATTTGATTCATGTAATGGTTCCATCCGATTCGAATTCAAATCAATCTTATGATGTCGTTGTTCTTTTCTTTACTGATGATACTGTCGTAAAGAAAAGAACAACCTTTTCAAATTATTATGTGAAGTTCTTTTCGAATTCACCTAGCTTTATTTATCAATATGCTTATCTTTATCGAGAAAATGGTTTCTTAATTGATTTTCTTTATGATAAGTTAGATGATAATTTTAGTTCTCAGGCACCAACAAAGTCAAATAAGAATATGGATTTATTTTATGATAAATCCATATATTGTGCTTCTCGTTTGATTCTTGATAATGGTGGTATTCTTTTAAGCAAACTTGGTATTATTACAAAGCATAAAAAGAATAAAGATAAATTCTTTCGAGATATTAAATCTTTTGAGAATATTAAAATGACATCGGAATTAAAATCTGTTGATAAAAAGATTAATAAAGAATTGGAAGAGAATAAAAAAATAAAGAGAAAAGAAAAGTCAAAACAAAAGGCTCGTTCATCCAATAAGATTATGGCAAAGTCAAATACCTTGTCAAAGAATTCGAAACCAGGAATCACAAAAGTAAAAAAGAAAACAGGCAACAAAAAAGTAGTTTCTCGAAGAAAATAAATTTTATATAAAATTTATATATTATTTATTTGGAATAAAAAATATAAGAAAAAGGGGATGAAATATTTGCCAGTTAAAAAATCTAATCCAGTAGAGGAAATTGATCGCTCAAAATTAAAGAGCAAAATCAATATCTGGAAACCAAAGAAATCTGAGATTATAGTGGAACAAGATGGAAATATTTTTGTCTGTCATTTTGACAAGATTTTCAATCAACCAAATCTCAAACCCTTAACTAAATTTATTATTAAAAAATCTAGTTATATCAACCAATTACCAGTCATTACAAGGTATACAAACTTTTTCATGAATTGTTATGATACAGAGAATGACTTAGCAATGGCTTATTTGAAGATTAAGTATGCTCTTGATAAAGAGAGAGTATTTAATGAAACAAATACTTCTGCATTAATTGATATGATATATGAGATTCTTTTTACACCAAGGCTTTGTGAAAAGATTACTCGTATGGTAGAAGAAAATTACTTAGATGATATCGAAAAAGGGGATGGAAAGAAATATAAAAAGAATAAAGACTACTTAGAAAGTCTTGAATTCACCAATGAACATATTAAGATTCTTCTTAGAATCTCATTTGGTATTAAAATCATGTCACCGATTCTTTTTCATTATCTTACGATTAATAATATGAATAAGTTGGATAAAGACAGTGATTTGATTTACAAGTTCTATGAAAGACTGTTTCCTTTGTTCTCCGGAAACGTCAATATGTTTAATAAGCTCTTTGTTTATTGTAAAACAAAAGTACTGGATGCATCTGCACATAACAGTACAATCTTTGAACAAAGAGAAATTTTTGGTGTAGATAAGTATTCAGTTATTGATAAATTTGTGAGAAAAGTAATTATCTCAGAAAACATGGTTAAAGTATTTGATCATGTAAAACCTCTCTAATTGCGGGGAACTCTCGTTAGGTCTTAACTACTAAACTAAGATAGTGATATACTTAGTGGCAAGGGGTAACTCCTAAGGTATAGTAAAAAGGTTAAGAATAGAGACAATCGACGCAGGGAAGTATCTCTTATGAGATATGGCTTCATCGACTAGGGAAAGACTAATTTATATTAATTAGAATCGAGTAGGTCCAATTATAGGACGAAATGTAGGTGAGTATATATAATATATACAAAAATCCGAAACGGGAGGCATTGATATATTTAGTAATAGAATATATTAATGAAGATATAGTCAGTGTAATATAAAAACATGAAATACTTGTTCAATGAACACTGGGATAGACGTTTCATGTTCCAGTATAAAAACCTCTCTAATTGCGGGGAACTGTCTATAATGATTATTTACTAAACTAAGATGGTGACATACTTAGTGGCAAGGGGTAACTCCTAAGGTATAGTAAAAAGAATAATCATTGACACAATCGACGCAGCGAAGTATCTTATATGAGATATGAGTTCAACGACTATCGAAAGTATAATTATAAGAGAAATCTTATAATGAATAAACGAGTAGAGTAGACTGATTTAATCAGGTGCATGAAATTGATGCTTTACGAAACGGGAGGTATTGATATATTTGGTAATAGAATATATCAATAAAGATATAGTCTAATTAAAATAGGTGAAACAGAAAAAATACAAGGAGAACATTGTTGGATCAATATTAGGTTCAACCAAAACCTCTCTAATTGCGGGGAACTATCTATAATTAATAACTACTAAACTAAGATAGTGATATACTTAGTGGCAAAGGGTAACTCCTAAGGTATAGTAAAAAGGTTATTAATTGATACAATCGACGCAGCGAAGTATCTCTTATGAGATATGAGTTCAACGACTAGGGAAAGCTAGACAACCATATTGATAGAAATATCTAAAAGAATATAATATTCTGATGGTTTGATGTGAGTAGGTCCAATGATAGGACGAAATGTAGGTGAGTATATATAATATATACAAAAATCCAAAACGGGAGGTATTGATATATTTGGTAATAGAATATATCAATAAAGATATAGTCTACATTGAAAAATGTGTTAATAAAACGATTAATTTAATAGTCGCAATGATATAAAGAAATTTATATCTGGACAAACCATCCTAATTGCGGGGAACTCTCGTTAGGTCTTAACTACTAAACTAAGATAGTGATATACTTAGTGGCAAGGGGTAACTCCTAAGGTATAGTAAAAAGGTTAAGAATAGAGACAATCGACGCAGCGAATATGCTTTGAAATAAATAATAACATGTAAAGAAATAGGAGATAGATTAGGAATGACAAGAAATGCTGTTTGGAATATTAAACAAAAAATAAATTAAACAAAATCAAAGCATAATGTTCAACGACTATCGAAAGTATAGGTTAAGAGAAATACTTAACTGAATAAACGAGTAGAGTAGACTGATTTAATCAGGTGCACGAAATTGGTGCTTTACGAAACGGATGGCGTATTATATTTGGTAACAGAATATAATACGAAGATATAGTCTAACCTATGTAGTGATATATGGTATAAGTGTATTAAATTTCAGATGAATTATTTTCTTAAGGAGCAGTATGAGAAAACAATGACCGAGATTTCTAACACAAAAAATAGTGATGGATTATCCGGTCAAGATAAAATGGAAATGAATTTGACTAAGATTGATGAAGGTATCACAACTCTTAGTGAGTTCAATATTAAGAATTGTATTGAACGTATTCAAAGAGAGATTGATATTCCAATCTCAGATGAAGAAATTCAATATTATAGGGACCATCATATTCCTAGCCCTATTCAGATTCAATTGGTATATTCGTACTTTGCAGAATATTTTACGGATTATCGTGATTTGAACCTTTTAACAAGAAGAGATTATCTTCATTTATTACTTTTATTAAAGAAGAAACTCTTAATTGAGGCTGGATATGATGAGAAAGAAAATGAATTTACAGATGCGATTCTTCCATATATTCTAACAGGAAATTTGGAAGAAAAAGTTTCTACTCGAATGATTCGAAACAACAAGTTTATTTCAAAGATTGAAACGAATTATATGTATCAACAGTTAGTAGAAAAGAAGTATAAGCATCTGCAAGAATTAAAGAAAGACTACATATTACAAGTATTATCTTCGATTATCAATACGAATTTTACTTATGTAGTTTATGAGGAACCTGAAATGTTAGGAAAACCAATTGTTTATAATGAAGATAAAATCTCGGATGAACTCTTGTTTTTCTTAAAATGTATTTAATGTAAAGAAGAATTATGATAGAAAGTTTTTACTTCTATCATAATTCTTTATTTTATGGAGGAAAGGAATGAATGAAATATGTTATACTATGTAGACACAGAATTTACAAATTTAGGAAAAGATGCAGAACTTATTAGTATTGGAGTGATTAGTGAAAAAGGAGATTCCTTTTATGCAATTTTAAGTGATTATAATAAGGAAAAATGCTCTGACTTTGTAAAAGAGAATATTCTTCCAAAATTAGGAAAACCAGGAATTAGTGAAAGAATTGTAAGTAGTAAAAAATTTATACTTAAAAGTTACAATACTGTGGATAGTACTAAGAAAAATGTAAGAGAAAGATTACTTAAGTTTTTAAGTAGAATAAGTGATTATACCACTTTTGTTTCAGATGTTTGTCATTATGATGGTGTATTAATATTTGACTTACTGATGGATGAAAGAACAAAAGAATTACCAAAAAATATCAATCCGATGGTAATTGATATATCAACGGTTCTTTTCTATCAGAGATTTAGAGTAGAAAAAGAATTGGAGAAAAATGGTGTAAAAGAAAAATCGACTGATACAAGTGAAATTGAAAAATATGCTTTTGATAAGACAAGAGAAGACCTTGTGGAAAATCTGGAAATATTTGGTACAAAAACTGAAAATAACGAAGATTACAAACATAATGCATTGTGGGATGCTTTTGTGATTTCATCAATTTCTAAAAAGTTCATATCAAATACAGTAAATCTTGCATTTGAGTCAGTATTGTATGGTGATATTATGGAATTAATCAAAGAAAGGATGAATTAATATGTCAGATCAATTGAAAAATTTAAAACCAATTACTGCTATGGAGGTTTCAGATAAATTTAATATTATGATAAATAAACGATTGGAAGCATGTGGATGTGATTATGAATCTTTAATACGAATAGCAGCAACTATTATTGAAATAATATTCTTTGAAGAAGGAATATATAAAACGGTTGAAAAGATTCAATATCGAGATGGAATTTCAAAATATTTTGTAGTAATAAAAAAGTATAATAGCATGGGTTTTTCAAATAATGATATCAAGATTTTAGAATTGATTGATGATTTATTAGGAGCAGATATTACTATAAATAAATTTAGATTTATTGGTGAAATCATTACTTTATTGAGAGGTGATGGATATACATCATATATCAAAGAAGATACTTTATATATTAAATTTAAACAATAATCAAATTTAGGAGGTATAATAAAATGGATGTAAAAAATTTTGAAAGACTCCGATATACAAATAATTTTTATAAGAGAATCATTGATCAGATGAGTGTTCAAATTATTGGTGCTGAAGAAACAGATAAAGAATTGATGGATTACTTGTGTGAATCCATCAATAAGTTTGGATTCAAAACACTTATAGGAAATCTTGACCCGGATATAAAAAATACATATAGGGAGTCAAGTATTATAGGTTACAGCTTTTCTCAATTGTATAATGAAAGTTCTCTCACAGGTAATATCACAATGAATCTACTTACTATATTCATTTTAAATGATAAGACTCGTTGTGTGTATGATAAAACAAAAAAAGCGGATGAACTTATTGTGCTTAATTCAAAAGACTATGAGAATGGTTTCCCTTCAAGTGAAGATATATATAATATTTTGAATAATGAAATATTTTCTAAAGTAAATATTATTATACCTTGGAGTGGTGGCTGGGATTCTACTCTAGTATACTTAAAAGTATTAGGTACTAAATTATTTAAAAGAATTTCAGTACCGTTTTGTAGTTCAGAAAACTTACAAACACAAAAACAAAGAGAAGCACGTGATATGATATCAGAAGAATTAAAGAAGCTTATTGATTCTTTATATAGTGAAGAACTTGAAAAAATCGATGATGTAGGTGATTGTGATATATGTGAAATTTTAGATAATGAAATAAATATCAATATTCCAGATGCAAGTCATATGCCTTCCATGCCTACAAGAAATCAACTACCAATGATATTTACTACTATGATGTATTCTTGTTCTTGTAGTAAAAATATAGTATTATACCCGATTATAAAACAAGACAATTGGAGTAAAGATGATATTACTTCTTTTAAAGAGGGTTTCATTAATTTTTGTTCAGCGTATTCAGGAAATAATATTGCTGCTATAGTTGATTTTCCTCTTATTGAGTATGATAAAGTTGATGTTATTGAAGAAATATTTAAATTCGAAAAAGATTATGACATTTCTATTCATGACAAGATTTATACTTGTGAATGTGGATATAATATTTGTAGTTATGATCCGTGTAAATCATGTAAAGTTGAACGTGAAGCTTTAGAATCTAGTAAAAATCCTGATGTTCATGAATATTTTCTTGAGAAGTATGAAAAAGAAGGACTTACGAAAAAAGAAGAATATTTTGAAAAATTACAAGAAGGGTTAAAAAAGTGAATGAAATATTGATTCATATTGATTCATAAAGTTATATATTATTTATATGAGTGATAAAATGAGTAGAAATTTAATATTTCTACTCATTTTCATATGAATAAAGAAAGGATGATGTAAAAATTTATGAAAAAGACTTTAGTAAAAGTAACTGATTATCTCAATCATTTAAAGAAAGGAGAAATACTAGATAGTGTTCCGAAAATGATTTATGGTCAATTTAAAGACTATGACCATGATGCAGATATAGCATTAATAAATGCAAGAGAGTATTACATACATCACTATGGTTTTTCTTTAATCACTAATTCATGGATAGAGCCATTGGCAAAATTTATTGGTGATGCTAGATGTCTTGAAATTATGGGAGGAACCGGATTTCTTAGTTATGTATTGAGTAAGAAAGGAGTAAATGTTATATGTACTGATGATTATTCATGGGAAGAATTACCAGATTCAAACGTTGATGGTTGGGTAGGTAATCATTTTTGTGATATAGAAAGGTTAGACGCAGTAAAAGCTGTAGAAAAATATGGAAAGGAAATTAAGTACTTAATTGTATCATGGGCATATATGGATGATACATTAGTTAGAGTATATAGAAAACTAAAGGAAATAAATCCAGAATGCTTAATCATTTACATTGGAGAAAGACAAGGGGGTTGCTGCTCTTGTGATGAATTCTTTGATATTTCTAAGAATTCAATGGATGATATGTATAATTATTATGATGATAAAGTATTCAGTAATGAAATTATTGAAATGACAAAAAAGTTAAATGATGGATTTACATCATGGATGTTAGTTGAAGATGTGATATTTTTTGTAAAGTAAAGAAAGGAGATTATATTATGAATCTTAACACAAATCCTGAAAATGCTACTTCTAGTATTAGTGACAATAAACTTCTTAAAGAGCATATTGATTCTTTAAAGAAAACTATTGATGATTTGAATTTAAAAATAACATATCCTTTTGAATTCCAAGAATCAATTCGAAAATTCAATGCTGGTGAATCCCGTAAAATATTTTCAAAGAATAATTCATCGATGCTGATTGAATCAAATAATTGTCGTGTTGTTTTTCATCTCTATGATGAGAATGTTGGAGTTATTTTGAGATCTGATTTATGCTTATACATAAGGATCAATAATGACGATAGTAATGCTAGTGCTTATGAAAAATATATAACAGAAGCTTTTTATGTTTTTAAATCAAGTACGTTGTGTAATGCAGAATCATTTGTAATGAAAGTAGATAATACTCCATATGAGGAGTATAAAATTATTGGATTTTCATTTTGTGAAAATATATATTATTTAGATAAAAAACTTTTTTATGAGTTTTTAACATTTGAAAAATCATTATTTGATTTTCCTTATGTATTAAGTGATATTATCGAGCAGGTAGATATATTCGAAAGATTTGTCAGATCTATTTCTTATGAAAAAAGTCCTGACTATTTACAAAAGATAGGAAAAATACTAAATGTACCATGTGTTAAGTTTGTGAATGATCTTAGAACTACTGAAACTATTAAAAAATTACACAAACGTTTTGGATGTATGGTTGATGAATATCTTCCACATTTCAACTCAGAAATTATTAAGAAACCATCAATTATTACTGATTCTTCGAATGTAAAAAAATATATTGATGATGTATATTCTGTGATTCATTCAATAGGATATACTGCTGTTGAACTTAAAATTCCGTGTTTAATTTTTAAACATATTACCAAAGAAATGATTGATCAAATTTACCAGTGTGTTGACGAAGATGCTTCATTAACATATCATACTACTACTCATAAAGGCGAGTTATTTATTACTTATGAAAGAATATATCATTCTAAATCTTTAGATAAAGTATGTGCTAGCATTGAAACTGACTTTATAAGAACTGTGAGAGTTTTTCTTGAAAGCCTGTTATGCACTTTAATAAATAAGGAGGAAGAGTAATGAGTAAAGAATTAAAAAATAATATTGAAGAAAGAATCCAACGTAAAATTAGTAGACTTATAGACTTACATCATGCGTCACCTGAAATTGCAGTTTATCCTGCAAAAAGTGAATTTCCATATATTGATGGACTTAAAATATCTAAAATTCACTTTAATAAACCAAAAAAACAAGATTTTATTACAGATGAATCCAATTATTCTATAGAATATTATTATGATGGAGTAACTGGTTCTCTTTCTAACATTAAGATTGGATGTGATGGATATTTAGTATTTGATGATATTAAGTTATCAATAATATCATCAGAGTTAATTATAAAGTCATTGATTGATACAAATGAAATTTATAAAGATACTCTTACTATGGTATGTGAAGATGGATACACATATATAACACCAAAAAATATTACTGTTGATACTAGTATGTATTATCGTTTTATACATGAAGCAGATGATGAAATTATTTGTTCTTTAGATGGAATATTACTCAAACATCTGCAGGCAATGGATGCGTTCTTACATACTTACATTAAGTTAGTCAAAGAAAAACGACGAGAAATTGATGAAAACTCTGAATTTAATATCGCGAAACAAATGAGAGAGATGTTTTCAGAATATATTAATATACAGAATATTGATATGAAAACCAGTTTATCAAATGTGAAAGAGCAATTAAGAAAATCATTATTAGATAAAACTTTACCATCCATAGATGGTAAACCAATCATTATGAGTACGGATGAAGTGACACATGTTTCTCCATTATTTATTGAGAGATGGAATGATTTATCAAATAAAGAAGAAACAAAAAATAAGGAGGAAAAGAAAATGATAGTAAATAAAATGTATTACGATGCAATAGCTGATGATGAAAAACGAATTGAAAAGATTGAAAAAGAGATTGAAACCAATTTAGAAAAATTAAAGGAACTTGGTTTTGCAGAAAAGGTCATTTACTCAAATGTAGCACTTCAGGAACCTCTTCATGAAGTTTTGAAATTACAAGAAAAACCAAATAGTGAAGAGAATAAATTTGTGAGTTTTATTCCAAATAGTAATGAATATGAATTATATATACTAGAAGATGGTAATTATACGCTTAATGTAAAACCAAAAGGGTCAATTACTTTTATTGGAATTGACTTAAATAAATTGGAAAAAATCTTAACGATTGTAAAAAGAATTAATGATCCTTCTCCAAATATGCGATTGACTGTAGATTATACAAGTTTTACTTGTTCTATTATGCCAGCTCCATATGGTAAGAAATTAACAGAAAAAGAAACTCTTGATATTTTATTTGGAAGAGCCAAGAAAATCAATCGTGAGATTCAGACTGCAATCTTTGATGTCAACGATCTTCTCTTAGTTACTAAAAGATTATTAGAGGCAGTGACATCAGAAGAAGAGTAATTTAAAGTTAATTAAAATGAGATGATTATCATACGTCTTGTGAAGAATACTTCAGAATTAAACAGTAAGTTTTCTTTATGTAATATTATTATGAGACTGAAATATGTGAAGTCAAATATCTATAATTGGATATTTGACTTCACATTATTTTAAAATTTTATTTAATAAAAGGAGTGTGATTTTTGTTTTGGGTAAACAAATTGTAAGAATCAATCGACTCAGTTGGGATATTTTATTTTATGATGATATGATAAATGGTGATGGTTTTATCATATCAGAACCTGCTGAAGTAAAAATCGATCGAGAAAGAAAAAAGTCTCTTTATGGTCCACAATCTCCACTCTATGGTACAACGTATTCAGATGAGCAGGCATTTATTGAACGTTATCGTTGTGAGTGTGGAAATTTTAAAGGAAGACAATTTGCAGGGGAAGTATGCCCCATTTGTAAAACAAAAATTGAAAGTAAAGGAAGTAATGTAAAAACAACAGGATGGATTTGTACCGGAAATGCAAGATTTATTAATCCATTCTTTTATCAGCTTCTTGTAAAAGCGATTGGAAAGAAAATCTTTCCAGATATTATTGATTGTAAACAACGTGTCGATACAGATGGACACCGAAGTCAATATGTACCAGAAGATACAGAACCACTTTCTCCTTATTCTGGATTTGGTATTGAAGAATTCATGAACCAATATGAAAATATTCTTACTTATTTTCAGACAGTAAGAAAACAAAAATACGATGATCTTCAATATCTAAAAGAGAACAAATCTAAAGTATTTGCTTCTCATATTCCGATTTATACGACAATGTTACGTCCGCAAAGTGTCACAAGTGATACTTTTTATTTTAATGGTATTGATCGAGAAATCAATCCTCTCTTTAATCTTTCAGAAAGTATTAAAGATTGTAATCCAATTGAGCGTCCATTTATCTTACAAAGAATACAAGAGCGTGTAAACAACATCTTTGAATTTAACTTTGATATGATTAATGGTAAAGAAGGATGGATTCGAGGAAAACTATTAGGTGGCTCGTTAGTGCGTTATAATTTGACGAGCTTTATAAACTCATCTAATTGCGGGGAACTCTCGTTAAGTCTTAACTACTAAACTAAGATGGTAACATACTTAGTGGCAAGGGGTAACTCCTAAGGTATAGTAAAAAGGTTAAGAATAGAGACAATCGACGCATCGAAGTATCTTAATATTATTATATATTTATAAGAAAGGTGGTGAGATAATGACGTCACATATTATAAAATTTAACAACATGGACAGTGATTATGTCATTTATGAAGATTGCACAATTATTAATATAAAAACTAATCATATTATGAAACATCGAATAAGTAAAAGTACAGGACGAGTGTATGTTCGTTTAACTAATAATAAAAAAAGAAAAGAATATAGATTATCAAGATTAATGGCTACATATTTTGTAGAAAATCCTGATCCAAAAAATAAAGTTGATGTTCATCATAAAGATAAAAATGTATTAAATAATGTACCAAGTAATTTGCAATGGGTTACAAAAGAAGAACATTATTTGATACATAAAGGTGATAAAAATCATCCATTTTCTAGTGGTGAAAATCATAGTGGTGCTATATTAACTAATGATCAAGTACATGAAATATGTAAATTGATTCAAGATAACATTATGTCTCAAAATGATATTGCGAGAAAATATAAAGTAATGCCACATGTTATTCATGAGATTCGTTTAAAACATAATTGGAATGAAATAACAAAATATTACGATTTTTCAAAATATTCGTATGGGAATAATTTTCTAAAAGATGATAAAGTAAAAGAAATTTGTTATCTGATTGAATCAAATAAGTATACATTGATGGAAATATCAAAAAAATCAAAAGTTACTTATTCTACAATTCTTGATATTTATCATAAAAAACGATATAAAAGACTAAGTGATAATTATGATTTTGATAGATTCAATAAGTTAACAAGATATAGCAAAGGACTTAAGAAAAAAATAAATTTTTTAATTAATGAAGGAAAATCAAATAATGAAATTAAAAATATATTAAAATTAGATAATTGTGCAAAAACGAATACTCTATTGTGTAGAGAAAGAAAGAAATCAAATCAATAAAAAAATAATATTAAGATATGAGTTCAACGACTATCGAAAGTATAGCATAAGAGAAATACTTATGTGAATAAACGAGTAGAGTAGACTAGTATATATTATACTAGGTGCATGAAAATTGATGCTTTACGAAACGGTGAGTGTATTATATTTGGTAACAGAATATAATATAATGATATAGTCTAAACTTCTATGGATAACATAGAGAATATTTGAAATTATACGGCTCGTAACGTAATTATTCCAGATCCATCTTTACATGATGGGGAAATTGATGTATCTTATCATACATTTAGAATCTTATTTAAATATAAGATTATTTATTATATGATGAAGATTAACGACATACAGTTATCAAAAGCATATCATAAATGGAAGAATAGTTATAAGTTTAATCAACACATTTATGAAATTATGTTGTACATCTTAAAGAAAGAAAAACCAAGAATATTAATCAATCGAAATCCGACACTAATAGAAGTTTGGTGTCATTAAACTCTTCTAATTGCGGGGAACTCTCGTTAAGTCTTAACTACTAAACTAAGATGGTAACATACTTAGTGGCAAAGGGTAACTCCTAAGGTATAGTAAAAATGTTAAGAATAGAGACAATCGACGCAGCGAAGTATCTTCAATATATAAAAATACTATAGTAATTGAGAGGTGATAAATATTGCCAAAGAAAAGAAAGAAATTAAGTGAATTTCTTTTATCATATTATAAATTAATAGAAGAAAGTGATGAAAAAGAATTATGGAAAGATATTAATTTAGGAGACTTCCCAATATACCAAATAAGTAATCATGGTAGAGTTCGAAGGAAAGATAGTAAATTCATAATTAATCCTTTTCATTCTTATCGAAAAGATAATAATGGTAACTTTAGATATGATAGACCAACTTATCTCAGAGTTCAATTATATTATTACACTAATGGGGTAAGAATGAAAAAACATATGGAAATAAGTAGGCTTGTTGCAATAAATTTTATACCTATACCAAAAATATATACTGATAAGGGATTAGATGAGAATTCTTTAGAAGTAAATCATATAAAAGGTGGTTATGAAATTTACAATAATTTTGTATCAAATTTAGAATTGTGTACAACAAAAGAAAATGTAAAAAAATCAATTGAAACAGGTTTGAGACATTCACCGTATGGAGAGAATCATCATAATACATTTTTTACAGAATATGATGTGATGCAAATATGTGAATGTATTGAAAAAGGTTTTAATGCAAAGTATACTTATTATAATATTGATTTATCTGATAAATCAATAACATATGATCATTTTAAACAAAATTTTTATAGTATAAAATATAAGAAATCTTGGAAATTTATAAGTCAAAATTATAATTTTTAATTTATTGAAGATATGAGTTCATCGACTAGGGAAAGCTAGACAACCATATTGATAGAAATATCTAAAAGGACTCCACATCCTGATGGTTTGATAAGCGAGTAGGTCCAATCATAGGACGAAATGTAGGTGAGTATATATAATATATACAAAAATCCGAAATGGAGAGCAATGATATATTTGGTAACAGAATATATTAATGAAGATATAGTCAAACTGTATAGAGATATACTAGATTTATTGGAATTTCTATTCATTACTTTTAATGAAAATAAGAAATGTAAAAAAGGATGATACAGATTTTACATTATCGGTTCCACTTGCGATTTTACCGGGATTAAATGCCGATTTCGATGGAGATGTTCTTAATATGCTTGGTATGATGAATGAAGAATTCGTGAGAATGTTCAGAAAGTTTGACCCAATTAAGCGAATGATTATTTCAAGAGATACCGGACTTATCAATAATTATTTTACAATTGAAAAGTCACAATTGATTGATTTATATCATTTTGCTACAGTATAGAAACTATATCAGTAATTTCCTTTATATATTATCTTTTAGAATAATTATATGAAAGGAGGTTACTGATATATTCATTACATAAAGATTCACATAGCATTTAGTAATGTATAATAATGAAGAAGAAAGGATGAATTAATATGAGTAAGAAATATGAATTGACAGATGAAACTATGGAATTTGATGGTCACACTCTACATAGAATTAGAGCGTTGAAGAGTTTTTCTGATGTAATGAAAGGTGATCTTGGAGGATGGGTAGAATCTGAAGAAAACCTGTGGCAATCAGAGAATTGTTGGGTTTATGATAACGCAAAAGTATATGATGAGGCAAACGTGGAAATAGATGCTGTTGTACGAAATGAAGCATGTGTTTGTAATAAGGCAAGAGTTACAGATTCAAAGGTTATGGATAAAGCATTTGTTTCAGGTCTTCTCGATGTTGACCGTAATGCAATTATTAAAGGTTCAGCAAAAGTTACTGGTGTTGGACCAATTCACAAAGCCGTTATTAAAGATAACGCAGTTATCAGAGGATCCATATTCATCGATGGACAAATTACAATTGGAGATAATGCGATAATTGATTCATCAAAGATAGTATATTTAGAGCATTATTATGAAATTGGAAAAGATGCTTACATCCAAGATAATTCTGATATAATCGAAATATCAATGATGGATGATCATCAAGATTTTTATACATTTTATCGTACAAAAAATAAAGAAACAGTTAATGTGATATCTAACGTTTATTCTGGTTCATTATCTGATTTTGAAAACAAAATGAAATTGGAAGATAAAAAGATACCAGATAAAGTAAAATCAATGTTAGATATGGTAAAAGGATATTTTGAATTACACAAATTATCTGATTAAAATATAGGTTTATTAGGGGTATTATTATAATACCCCTTTATTTTTTATAAGGAGTTGATATTTCATGTTAATTAAAAAGATAACATTACGACTTTTTCATCCTCATAAACCAAAAAGAAATCTAACGAACCTGAACTAATTGATATTACTTTTAAAGCAAAACCATTCTATTCAAAAGATCTTGAGGAAAAAGCAGATATTTTAGATAAAAGATTTAATGGTTTTATGGATTATTCATCATCTTTAAAGAAAAATAATAATGAAGAAGAAAGGATGAATTAATATGAGTAAGAAATATGAATTGACAGAAGAAACAATTGAAACAGATGATGGTATTACTTTATATCAAATCAAAGCATTAAAAGACTTTAATTATGTATATAAAGGGTGACCTTGGAGGTTATGTTGAAAGTGAAGATAATCTTTCCCAGATGGGTGATTGTTGGATTTATGATAATTCAAAAGTATTTGGTAGAGCATGTGTATATGAAAATGCAAAAGTATCTGGAAGTTCTATTATAAATGATCAAGCACATATAGAAGGGAATGCTCAGGTAATGGAATCATCTAAAATCAGAGGTTTCTGTTCAGTAATAAAGGATAATGCTATTATTCGAGACAAATCAATTATTGATAATTCATGTATAGGAGATAATGCCGTTATAAAAAAATCTAAATTAGAATGGTCATCTGTTTATTATGATTCTGTAATTAAAGATGTTGCGTTATTATTTAATGCTAATATAAAATGGGATGGATATATTACAAAAGATGAGGATTGTGTTACAATTTCTGGTCTTAGAGTTCCTAATTACAATGATTCATCACTTAGACATCCACATTACACTGATGATATTACTTTTTATAGAAAAAAGTATAATCAAGTTGGTGTAGTTATTCATCATGGAACTTGTTATAATACTTTGAAAGAATTTGATAAAGTGATTAAAGAGAATCATGAAAAAGGAAACTACACTTATGATCAGGCATTTCCTTTTATTATAGAAGCAATGAAACGACATTTTTATCCTTATAATTATTGCAGAAAGTGAGGTTGAAAATATGACTGTAAAAGCATGTGTATTTATCATAATATTTTTCTTGATTTTATTAGGTATTACTCTTTTATGGGTATTTAATATAGCATTTAAAATGATTCGTGATTCTTATAAAGAATCAAAAGAATTAGAAAAAATGAGTTTAGAAGAGTATGCTAAACGAAGATCAGAAAGAACTAGTAAAGTAAGTGATTTAAATGAATGTGTTAAGCAAGCAGTAAAAAAAAGTAAGGGAGGGGTTAAATGAATTTGGATTTATTATTGATTATTATAATGATATTGGATGTCATTATAATAGTGGGATTATATGTGGCATTATATGTAGTTTATGTAATATTAGGTTTGAAACACGATAATTCGATTAATAAAAATCGTAAAATAGAGTCTTTAGAAGAAGAAATATTAAAAAATACTGAAAAATATAATATTGGAAAAGTGCGTTATATTATAACAGAACCTAATGGTGATGTGATAGAAACAGTTGAGATACCAAAAGAATCGAACAATGACAAAAAAAGGAAATAACCAATATGAACAAAAAATATGAATTGACAGATGAAACTTTGGAATATGAGGGTCATATTATACTACATAGAATCCGGGCATTGAAAAATGTAAATGATTCTGTGAAGGAAGGTGATCTTGGAGGATATGTAGAATCTGAAAGAAATCTTTCACAATATAATGAATGCTGGATTTATGATAATGCAAAAGTTTTCGGAAATGGTAAGGTTTTTGATAAAGCTACAATACATAATGCGGCTATTGTAAAAGATGATGTTATCATATATAATAAAGCAAGTATAAATGACTATGTAATGGTATATGATAATGCCAGAATTCATGGATTTGCTAAAATTTATGATGATGCTCAAATATATGGTAACGCTAATATCTTCGATCATTCTAGAATATATAATAATAGTAAAATATCTGGTAACGCTATCGTACATGAATATGCCAGTATTCAAGATAATTCCATTGTCAGTGGACATGCTGATATATTTGGACATGCTAAAATACAGGATAATTCTTCAATATTAGGTAATACTATTGTTTGTGGTGAAAATGTATTAAGATTTAATACTGAACTAACTGGTAATTCATATATTAGTTCATCATTTAAAGAATTGGGAATTGATCCTTCTCAATATAATTTTAAAGAATGATCTTAATGTCTTTTAAAAAGACATATTTGTAATTAAAAATAAGAATGTAATACAATTATTATTACATTCTTATTTTTTTGATATTTAAATGAAAATTGTAAATTTAGTATGTTCCTCTACTGTATTTATATATTATTTTCATAGAATCGATGATTAATAAAAAATAATATAGGAGGTGAAAAAATGAGGTATTTAGTTTATTCTGATGAAGATGGTGAAACAAATATATTAGAAATAGACCATTGTGATGAGAATGAAAGAGTATGTGAATTAAAAAATCAAGGAATCGATGATTATGATATTATCGATATTCCGTTTTAAGAAAGAAGGTTATATTATGTGTGATACATTTATGTTTAAAACTAATGAAAATATAAAGAAGGGGATAAAGATTATGAAATCTTATATCGATCAAATCGAAAAAGAATCTCAAAATAAGTATACTTTTTGTATTAACTTGGGATTTACTGCATTTGATGGTAATAAAGATTTCCATGTAACACCAGTTGAAAATGATGATATAATTAGAATATCATCATCATATAGTGATATGACATTAGAATGTTGGTTTTTACATTCTACAAAAATGTCATTTAATGCTAAAAATATTATCAGTATTAAAGCTATTGTGAAGAAAGGAAGTGATGAAGAGAGAAAACTAAAAGAAGTTTTCAATATATACAGCTCGGCATCTGTGCTATTCAATAATTTATTTATTTATGAAAATGATGAAGCAGGTCATCGTTATAAAGAAATTAAATTTGGATTCAATGCGTCAGGTGCATTATTTTCAGAAAGTGATTTTTACCGTTTTTTAGCATTAAGAAAATCATGGTCAGACATTCCAATGTTAACTCAGACTATAATGATTAATATTGCTATTTTAAATGGTTTTTTGGCATCATTACTTGATTCCTTAGAATCTACTGTGATAATACCAATAGATTCATCATTTGAATAGCAGGGTTGCTCTTTTATGGGTTATTTGATACAAGATTTAAAATGGATAATAAAAGAAAGGTGATAATTATGAGTGAAAAAATAATTGAAATAATGGAATATGTTAAAGAAATTGAGGATAAAATTAATCTTATTCAAAAAGAATCTAAATATATACTTATATTTAGATATTCATTCTCATCTTTTAACAATTCTAAAGATTATCGTGTGTCTTCTAAAGATAAGAATAATAATATTTTTACAATTGATGCACAATATAGTGATATGAAACTACAATGTTGTTTTGATGCTGATGAATCTGAAAAAGGGAACTTTGATGAATTATTGGTAAGCGTTGAGAATAACTTTATTCTTGATATTATTGTAAAGGATGGAAGTGAAGAAGATCAAAAACTAAAAGAAGTTTTTGATCGATTTCTATCAAAAATAATATCAAAAATACCAAGTTATTATAACAGATTAGTTTGGCATAAAAACAATACATTCGTACCAATAGAGCCTGAAGACAAGGAAATCCGTTTTTCTCTTAAACCGATGTTTGATTCAATTTCAAAAGATGATTTCTATCAGTTTTTGACATTAAGAAAAGATTGGTTAGATATCCCGATGGCACAGAGGGAAATAACAACAGATCTTTATATTTTAAATGGATTTCTGACATATTTACTTCATTTTCTGATGATGAATGTTGTAAGCAATATGTCAATTTTAAAAATAAAAAAAGAAATCAAAAACTGTAGCAGAATTATATTTGAGACTGCTACAGGTTGTGAAGAAAGGTTGGTAAATTATGATGGATATTTTAGAGTAGAGCATTATAATCCATCCGCATTGTCATATTGTCCAGTGTGTGGTGAATTTGAGGACCATTGGTTTTATGATAAAGAATCAAATACTGAAAAGTATTCATGTGGAGATTTTAGAAAGATCTCCTTGATTAGGGCAGCGTACATGATCAGAAGGTACAAAAAACATGGATACACTAGTTACCATATTCTAGATAAGGAGGAAGAAAGTTATGCCTCCACATCCAAATGATATAGATGTTATTATTGAATAAAAACAAGAAAGGTAGGTAACAATTATGAAGTATTATGATGCAGAAGAATTTAGAGGGAAATTATTATCCCAAGTATCAGCAAATGATATTAAGGAGGTCAAAGATGTCTTTTCAAATCGGAAATCAGGACAAACTACTGAGATTGATAAGATAATCATAGAATTCATGGAGATGATGATCCGTGAAAAAGAAAAGATAGTACGTGGATATTCAACGGGTATCTTTACTAATGAGTATCTTTTGGACATTGCAACAAAAGATACTTGTCCATTAATCATTAATGAGTTCATTACAAGTATCTTTGCAGGTGGACTTGAAATTGATGATTTTTCTGAAATCCGTAAAGGAAAATATGGTTATACTTTTAAAACATATAACGAGAACGGTTCAGAAGTAATAAGTCCTGAATACACAAAAGAAATGCTACTTGATGCTTTAAGAGGGAAAAGTATTAAATTCTCAGTTGAAGTAGCTGAGAAAGAAACAGAAAATAAGGAGGAAAAGAAAATGAAGATGAAGGTGAAAGAAGAACGAAGAATTTCTTCTTCAGTAACTTTAAATAAAGGAGAAGTTATCGAGTTGATACCTATGAAAAGTATAAATGGTGTAACGGTCGGATATGAATTTCTCCATAAAGGTGGAGACTTTGTAATTGTGCCAGGAGAATTATATGAGATATTTGAAGATTTAGAATCAGCATAACTATCTCATAAAAACAAAAAAAAGGAGGATATTAAATTATGGCTAAATTTTTGAAACAGGGGTATGAAATTATTGATAATTTGTGCCCTGCTCATATTATGAGAAAAATTGAAAGGATTGGTCGAGTCTGTTATAAGAGTGAGGATAAGATTACAGATGACTCGGCTGAGAGATTTGTAAAAATGATTATCAAAAGGGGACATGAATCAGTTCTTGAGCATGTCTCATTTTCTGTCCGTTTTACAACAGACAGAGGTGTGTCTCATGAGATTGTAAGACATCGTATTGCCTCGTTTAGTCAGGAGAGTACTAGATACTGTAATTACTCTTCTGATAAATTCGGTGGTGATGTGAGTTTTATCATCCCGACATTCTTCGAAGAATCACATCTAAAAGATGATGATAAGAAGTATGAAAAATGGGTCGAAGAAATGATGAATATTGAAAGGACCTATTTGAATCTTCTCGAAGATGGTGCTAGTCCTCAGGAAGCACGTACAGTACTTCCAAACTCTTTGAAAACAGAAATCGTAGTTACGATGAATTTAAGAGAATGGAGACATTTCTTTAAATTGAGAACTGCACCAGCAGCTCATCCTCAGATGAGGGAGTTAGTTTGTCCGTTACTTAGTGAAATGAAAGAAATTCTTCCTGCTGTATTTGAGGATATTGAGGAGTGATGATATGAAACAAAAACAAATTAGATTAGTGGTCCTTGCCGGAATGTCAGGTTCTGGCAAGGATACTATAAAGAATCTCTTGGTTAATGATGGATATAAAGAACTTGAAATATTCACAACAAGACCAAAAAGATCTGATGATGAATCAGGATATGATTTCATTTCATATGAAGAGTATACTGAAAAGTTAGCAGATGGTGTTGTTCTTGAATCACGTGAATATCACATTGCGACAAGTGGTGAAACGTGGTATTATGGAACATATATACCTGATATGAGTCAAGTTAATGATGGTGATAACTATGTGGTTATTGGAACAATTGATAACTTCAAAACCATTAAAGGAATGCTCAATCTAAAGGCACTCGAAAATGACATCATAATCAGATTTATTCCGATTTTTCTCAATGTTCATTATTATGAAAGATTAAAACGAATTTTAAATCGTTCAGATAAATCGGATTATACAAAAGAAGAGATATCTGAAGTGCTTGAAAGAGAGCATAAAGATAATTTGTTGTGTGACATTTATTCATATGGATGTTATACTCGGATTGACATCGATGATGAACAGACTATGAATCAAGTGTATGAAAATGTAAAATATACTATTGATTATATCGTCTTTCAGTCTCTTTGTGACTAGCTGCTTTTCTAGTTTCGCAGTACAATTAGATAAAGAAACTAGAAAGGGTGAATGACATGAATCAATGCAATAAACTAGTATTGATGATTTTCTGTCATTTTGTATCTGATTTTTATTTACAGAGCAAAAGCAATAGTTTGATTAAGAAAAAGGACTGGTGGGAAAATCGGCATAAGAAATCAAATGATAGGAAGTATAACTATATTTTTGGTTTACTCTTACATTCCTTTGTTTGGGGAATATCTATCTTATTACCGTTTTTCTTTGAAACAGGTAATTTATATTATCCAGTCTTGCTTTTTAATGTTATGATACATGCTTATATTGATAATTTGAAATCAAATAAAAAATCAATTAGTTCTGTTCTCGATCAGGTACTACACTTGATACAAATTATTATTACTTGGTTAGTGATAAGTATACTTTATTAGAAGTATACTTATCACTAACTTTTATTCAGAAAGGAGAAATGATATGGATGAATTGATAATCATCATAGTTTTTGTATCATTAGCATTTCTAATGGTAGTTAGTTTTATAATTGATCGTGAAAAATCGATTTCAGCAGATTTAGTGCATACCTTCGATCAAACGTCTATATTAATAGACGCTATTGAAGAAGCAATCTCAACAAATCCTGAAGAATTAAATAAATATTATCATGATTTGTATGAGTTACTGAAAGATGATACTTTAATAAATGGAATAAGACATCTTTCAGACGCACAAAAGATAAAATACTTGTTACATAAACAAGTTGAGTTATATTCTCTGTATAAAAAGATTATACGAGAAATACCAATATCTAAAGGAGGTGACTTGGATGATACCAAAAAATACGATGTTGAGGAACAACATCAAGAAAATAATTAAAGGACGATGTCCTGAATGTTTAGAAGACATTAAGAAAATGAATGTTGATGATTTTCAAGGACTTTATCATGTTACTAGACGTTTGAACCAAATGATTAAGAAAAGGACAAATTCTATGTTGGCTGGTTCTAGTATTAACTTAGAAGAAGTCGGTGACCTTTTAGGTTTAATTGAAGAACGATTAATTCTTGAGGGTCATGATTTGAATGATGCTATGAATTATCATAAATCTCTTGTTAATCATTATGGTAGTTATTCAAAGCATTACACATCAACTTCTTCTATTGATTTAGATTGTAAGATTTTCTTACCATACGTAGACAGAGGTAAAATTGTTACAGATGGTGATTATGTTTCAAGAAAATCACGAATACAAGATGGAAAGGAGTACTAAATGTTAGGAACATTATTACTTATATGCGGAATTACATTTGCCGTATATTTTCTTGAAGAAATCTTAAAACTTCTTGCAAAACCAAGAATTGATCAGATTTCTAATATAGATTACGACGATGAAGACGATTTCAAAAAATCGTTGCGAATAGCTAGATTTTATGCAACTATGATTCCTTTTTTGGCAATCATAATTAATTTAATCATTTTTGAAATGATAATTCGATTTAGTAGTGTAAAATTAGTCGTTCCACCATTAGCAGTATTTTTTACATTTTTAGTAATAGGATTTTCTTATCCTGTATTATGTCGTTCCTATGCTAAAATATCACGTGGTATTAAATACTACTCATTTTTACGAATTATCACATTATTTACATGGAATTTTGTGATAATCAATAATTATATAGTATAAATAGTTTTTTCAATTATATACTATATTTGTGAATCTAAATAAATAATATAGAGATGGTAAACTCTTATAAAACCAGAAAGGTGGTCTTATTATGAAAAAGACAACATATGAAAATTTAACAAAAGTCAGCAAGGGAGCTGGAATTGTTGCTGGCATTGGAACTTGTATTGGAGCAGGTATTGGTGTTATCATGAACATCTTCTCTGACAAAGTAGAAGAAGAAGTTCCTGTCGAAGAGACAAAGAAGTCTCGTAAAACAAAGGAGGCAAAATAATGAAAATTCTGAAAACAGTTGTAGCGGGTGCATTGACGCTCGTGTGTGCAGCTTCGATTTATGAGGCATCATATATCGGAGTAAGAGCATTGGATTCAGATATTCAGTGCTTAAAGAAACCAGAAGAACCGCCAGTGAAAAAACATTGGTGGTCAAGAAAGGAGAAGTAACATGAAAGGAAAAACTATGTTCCAGCATGTAATTGCTGGAACAATTACGGCAGTTTCGATTCCTTTGTTATATAAAGGAATCGAAAGTCTCATTGGATTACCGATGAGAAAAAGAGATCTTGACCTTGATGATATTGAGGATGATTTCGAATTTGATGATGAAGACTAACTATCTTCATCATCAATTTAAAAGAAGAGTCATTTTATCTATATGAACTCTTCTTTTTTTCTTCACATTATATTAAAACAATTTATAATGAAAGGAGACATGATTATGAAATATTATGCTTATCTATTATCTAAAGAAGATATAAAAGATGGTAGAAAAAAGGGCTTAGCATATGCTATTAAAAACAAAAATAAATGGGTTGATATTTCTGCAGTGAAAGATGAAATAAATACATATGATAAAGGTACCACTGTATTATCTTATAAACAAACAGCCTATAATATTTATAAAGACTATGTTTCAATTGATGAACAGTATCGTGTTTATATTTGTGAAGAAAGAGGATATGATTACGATAATAAAGAATTTATTGAAAATACTTTTTATCCAAAAAAAGAAACTGAAACAACTACACCAGATAAATCCGATTCATCTAAAGATTCTAACACTGGAAAATAATTTTAAAAGTTGCAGTAGATTTTTTCTACTGCAACTTTTAATTCACTGGTTTTCTTATATATTATATTTATAGTAATTATAGATAATATAAGAAAGGATGATTAATTATGGTAAATGAAATGTTTAATATGTATAAATACACAATAAAAAATATATTCCCTATATTTGATTTTTGTGTATTAAATAAAGGAATTAAAAAGATTGAGTTAATAACAAGTAAAGAAACTGATAAAGCGGTTGGATTTGATATAACAACAAATGATGAAAGAAGTCTTTATATTATTAATGATGAGAACTATGATTATACACAACATGATAAATACAGCTCTACATCTATACTTATAAAATCTAAACTTTTTACATCTTATTATCAAGTTACAAATGAGATATATCGTGAGAAAAAATATTATGAATACACAAATGAAGATGTTGCAAATGGAAAAGACAAGGAATTATTTATATCTAAGATATTAGAAAGACAACCTTGTTTAAAGAATAAAGAAATAACTCTTATTGATGATTGTTTATCATCTGGTTGTATTGAACGTTATAAATATCATATTAAGATGTTAAATAAAATAAATCAGGCTATATCTGAAGGATTTGTATACAAGTTATTAACTGAAAAAAGGTATCTTACAGTCCAATATAAAGAAGGAATTTTAGTTGGTGATTATTTATTACCAATTAATTTTGCATTATTTATTGATAATGATTGTGAAGATGCCAGACTCAAATTAACAAAGTATGAAAAACAAGCATTAAAGAAAAAATCTTGTAAATTAAAAATAAATATGAAGAAACCTGATTGCATAGGTGCTTATGTATTTGAAATTGTAAAGGAAGGTGAATAATATGTTAGAAGAAGTAAATAACTTAAAAACAATTGGACAAAAATTTGAGTACATGAAATCTCATTTATCTCGTAAAAATATGAAAGATATTCGTTTCTTATTAGAAACACCTGAGGTAAAACGATATGTACAGTTTATGGTGAATCGCGGAAGAAGTAATATGAAAGATTTTTCAGAAGAAGAGTATATTCCTCTTTCTGATTTAGTCTTTATATTACAATCTCTTTATAATTATTCGACTGAAGAATCACCAATTTCAGATGAAGATTATGATGTATTATATGAAATTCTTGAAAATAAAGACATCAATATTATTACAACACCTGTTTTACGAAAAGATGTTGTTCATCATAAATATACTCATTTAAGAGGAACTCTTGAAAAGATTTATGCCTTAGATGATGAGGAGAATATTTCAAATGAAACAAGAAGAAGACTTAGTGATTGGATTAAAACATCAGAAAAGTCAATTAAGGATTCAACAGGTGAAGATGTAAATTTATCAAAAGAAGAAGTGTATATCTTTCCTAAATGGGATGGAGTTTCTATCATTTTTGAGATTGACGAGAATAATAAGATACAAAGATCCCTTACTCGAGGGAATACTGAGTTAAATGAAGCAGAAGATGTTACCTTTATTTTTAAACTAATTGAAAGTAAAGTTGTATGCCCTGAAATGAAAGGAAAAGCATATGGCTTAAAAACAGAGGTAATGATGAAAGAAGATGATTTAGCAAAGTATAACAAAGAACACAATACAGATTATAAATCAACTCGTTCAATTGTATCTTCTATTATTAATAGTGATGAGGCAGATGGACGAGAACAACTTTTGGAAATCGTAAAATTAAGAACTAGTATTTTAGATAAGGATGGAAATGAATCCATTGAAACATTAGTTGATGAAGTATTTGATCGTCCATTTTTAGTATGTTCCTTAGAGGATGTAGAAGCAATTCGTAAGTTTTCATTTCAACATCGATATGTTGATGGATTACGATGTGATGGCTCTGTTATCTATCTAAAGAATAAAAAACTTCAAAAAGTGTTAGGTCGTAAAGATGCTAAAAATAAATTTGAAGTTGCTTACAAATTCAATGAAGAATTTGAATATACAAAACTAAAAGACATCATCTTTCAAGTAGGAACTTTTGGTACAATTAACCCAATTGCAATTATTGATCCAGTTGTTATTAAAGGAAACACGATTCAGAGAATCTCACTAGGGTCTATGTATCGATTCTGGGATTTGAAATTATCAAAAGGAGATACTGTAAAAGTAATCTATGAAATCATTCCTTATCTTGTCTTTGATGAAAATGATGAAAAATGTAAAAAGAGTAAGAATCCTTTAATCGAAGCACCAAAGAGATGCCCTGAATGTGGGCATAAATTATCTTATAAAATTGATGAAGAGACTGGAAAACCTGTTTTACCAAAATGTGAGAATCCAGATTGTGATTATATAAAGAAAAAGAAGATTGTAAATTATATTCAGAAAATGAATATGAGTGGAATTTCTTATGAGACAATTTCTACTTTATATAATTATAAACTCTTAAAATCAATTAAAGATTTATATAAGTTAAAGAAGAAAGACATCAAAAATATTCCAGGATTTGCTGAAATATCGGCAAATCATATCATTGATGAAATTAATAATCATCGAAAAGTTGTAGATGCAGATTTACTTGGTTCGATTGGAATTGCACATGCTTCTAAGAAATTATTTCAAAAGATATTCAAAATTTATACAATTGATGAATTAATGGATTTTGCAGATGCTGATGAAATTGTTCCTCTCACCTGTATCAATGGAATCAAAGATGCGAAAGCAAAGATTGTATTAAAAGGTGTTCAAAAGAATCGTAGTTTGATATTATTCCTTATGGATGAATTAGAGATTATTAGTGCTAGAGATTCTAGAACATTTCAGTGTAGATTCAAAGCATGTTTCACTAAGATACGAAGTGAATCCATTAAACAGTTGATTGAGAGTTTCAATGGCATTGTTGTAGATAATGTAACAAAAGATACAGATTTTCTTATTGTACCAAGTAAGAATACAGAATCATCTTCTGTTACAAAAGCAAAGAAATATAAAATTCCAATTATTCCAATTGATAATGTTGAATCATATATAAAAGATAGATTTAACATGAAGAAAACTAAAAAACCTATGAGTAATGAAGACATGCTTAAGAAAATTTTTAATAATAAAGATGGAATTCATTTTGAAAACGGGGAACTTTTCTTTGATTAATCTCATTTCAATATGATAAAAAAGAAGAACAGAGAATTTACTCTCTGTTCTTCTTTTTTTTATTTTATAAGTAATATTTTGGATAAGATTCATTAAATAATTTATGACGAATCACATCATCAACAACGATTCCTACTAATGATAATAAGAACCATAAATTTGAAAATAATAAACAAATTTGTCCAAGTAGATTATATGCTTGATTAGAATAATCCCAAACATCTAAGTGTAACCATAAATTTAGAACACATCCTGATACAAATTCTAATCCTGTAATAATTAAAGATGAAATAACCATTTGTGTTACAATACTCATAGTTACTAATTCATTGATTAAACCAATAAGAACAAAACATAATCCACCACAAATAAGCATTGATATATGTGTTCGTCCTCGAAAAGCAACTTCGATAGAACCATAGATTGCAGATCCAATAATGAATAACATACAACCTTTAAAAAATCGCTTAACTGAAAGAGGAGTTTCTTTTTCACTTCCTACCTGAAATTGCATTACAAATAAAAATCCCCATAAGATACCCATAAGAAGACATCCTATAAATTTTATATTTATCATATACATAGATATGATTCCAGATAAAAATCCTGCAATAAAGAAACTAATAAATTCTTTCATATTTTTTTTCATAAAACCACCTCAGACAATCACAATATCACTTACTGCTTGTGTTGCAGCAGATATTAATAATACCTCACGACCTGTTACAGATGGCTTCTCTCTTTCTGGAAGTGATGTAGAGACAACAACTTTTGGTCCAATATCATCCTTTAAAGTTGTTCCATCTGTACGTGTTACAACACTTTCAATATTTGTTTCAGGATATATAACATCTCTATCTAATGGTTTACTAGCATTAGCTGGAGGTGCATAAATTCTACCTTTTGTAATTACTGCCATAATTGACACCTTCCTTTCCTAATTTTTTAATATATTGTCTTTACCAATCTTGTTTAAACATTTTAAAAATATCAGCATCAGGTACCTCTTCTTCACCTGTTGGTACTAACATGAAATCTGAATTATTGGATTCTTTTATAGAAGATGTAATAGTTGGACGATTTAATACATTATCATATCTTGTTGTTGGAAAGATAATTCTTTTTTTCTTTTTTGCACCATCTTCTTCAATAATCTCATGAAAAAAACTGTCAGAATATCCAACATTCTTTAATTTACCCATATAGATTCACTTCCTTTCTCTATTCCCCAGTCAAGTAAACATGCTTAATAGAATTATCAAGATTTAATTGATAATTTTCTACTGTACCATCATTTGGCGTGGCAATCATGAAATGATCTGTTGGAATATTTTCCATATTAGATTTTTTATCTACAATTGCGTTACTTACATTAAAGTCACGAACATCACTACTCATATTATCACCTCATTCTACCATTTTAATGTACTATTAATTGTGTAATTGGTTAATTCTTCCGTATCTGAGAAGTTTCCAGATGCATTCTTCAAACCAACAAAGAATCCACTCAAATCTGTAGAATCTTTTGTAAGTCTACCATCAATTGTTTCAACTCTTCCAAATAAATCTTCTAAGTCTTTCATTGAAGTTTCTGCATCTTCAATATCCTCAGTAATACCTTTTGCATATACATTACGGAATCTTTCAATCCATAAAGTAATACCGTTAACAATTTCTTCACCTGGTTCTGAAGGATTAACATAAACAGCACCAGAAAAACCAACTTTAGCAATTGTTTTTAAAGCAGATTCATAAGCTGGTAATTGAATAAAGTTAATAATACGATTATATGGATTATTATAATCCGTTGGTAAAATTGTATAATTATCTTTTGTTACAAAGGAACCAATGTAAAGATGAGTAAGAGCAATGATTCTTTCATTCATTTTATCATCATCAATTAATGATTTATAAACTTTTAAAGCATTTTCATCTTTTACAACATAATCAAGAGCAAGTTTCATTTTATGTAATGAAACATTCATGATTTTAATTGTACAATATTTGGAATTTTCACGTGTAATATTGAGTTCATCAAATACAGAAAGACTGAATTGATTTAATCTTACATATCCATTCTTTAAAAATGTTGTAACTCCACCATTTTGATCATAACTCGTGATCAAATATTGTACTTTTGCATTAGATTCTTCGTATCCTTTTTCATCAAAAAGTTTTTTCTCAGAAAGTAAAGTTTCATCTTCACCATCATAATTCTTTACAATCTGATTATAGATACCTGCACAAAAATCAATTAATGCAAGGTCTCTTGGACGAGCCATAAGATTTAAATAAATACCATTCATTTCTTGTGAGAATGTAAATGAACCATTCTTCTCTAATAAGTTATTACTGTAAATTCCACCTGCACCATATTCGATTTTATTTGAATTTTGAATAAAATCCTGTAAATCAATCATAGTTGTCATAAAGAACGTGTTTTCAACATCTTTACAATTATAAGAAGCAGGATATTTGAATTTTGGATAATCATTTTTTAAAGCACTTAATTGTGCAATATAATCATCTAATTTTAATTTTTCACGATCAAAATAAATAAGAGAACCATCAGATACTCTTTTATAAGCAACTTCACCTGTTCTTTTATCCATTAACGATTCACCATTTACTCCACGTTCTCGGTACTTCGTATCTAAGAACGAAGTACCGAAACGCAAGTTTGGTTGAATTGATGATACTGATGTGTTAGCCACAATATCACTCCTTTCAAACTTTTGTTTTTTCAGATTCTATTTCTGTTTCAATAAATTCATCATCATTTCCAGTCATATAAACATTCCATCTATCATGGTCATCTCCATGATAATAAACATCAGGGTCTAATAAAAGAACATGTGATGGATCTGGATGTTTAACTCCTTCATGAATTTGCTTTACAACATTAATTGCATAAGCAGTTTTTGTATTTCTAGTTTTCTCATAATCGAAAAGATAGAAATTATTTGTATTTTCATCTTGATATAAATCGAATGTATTATTTGCATTCGTTATTTCTGGTATATCCGGGTCATATTCTTCAATATGAATACCATCTTTTGAAATATAGTATTCATATCTTGCTACACTTTTTCTTCGAACTTGATAGAAGAATATCCCATTAGTGTAACTCATCATAATTTGATTGTAATCTTTTATAGTATCAGTATTCCAATCATAGAAATTTAATCCATTTGTAGAATACATAACTTTATCAGAAAGTACAATATAAACCATATTTTCAATGGAATGAATCATATCAAATTGAACTTCTTCTGTACAGTTCGGGTAAATATTTAGTTGAGTAATATCATAAGTTTTATCTACTAAGTAAATTGAATTTTCTTTCTTCGCATATACTTTATCGATATTATAAAAATATGGAGAATATACCAAGTTTTGATTAATTTCTTCATCTGTTAATACTTTTGAAATAACCCAATGTTTTCCATCTTGTGTTTCAGCAACTGCCCGATTTACTCGAATTGGATTATCATTTTTATACACATCACCAAAAACAGCAAGTCTATCTTCAAAAGATAAAACTGCTTCTGGGTATAAGTGATAACGATTTGATAATTTATCTTTTACCGTTATTTTTTTACGATACCAAGATTCTGCATCTGTACTCATATAATAATATACTGAATACAATGAGAAGATATACCATTCTCCTTTATTATAAACAACCTTGATATCTTTATTATTTGTTTTTTCTTCAATTCCAAAATCAGTAAATGTTAATTTCTTAGAAAGACCATTGAATCCGTTATTGATAAACATCTCAATTCTATCAGGACATCCATAAGAAACAAATCGTTTACCATTGATTTCTTCATTAAATATAATTGATTCATAATCTTCCGGTTCATCATTAACATTGATTAATTCTTCATAAAGATCTCTCATAATAATATCACATTGATCAATCGTTACTTCATGTGAGTCATACCGATAGAAGAGTTTATAAATCAATGAGAAATTGTATCGAATATCATCATGAATGAAAGTTGTTAACTCACCAACAGCTAATTTCTTAGGAAGAAGTCTATTATAATAGAATGCTTCAAAGAAATAAGTTTCAATACTTAAATCACGTTCATATTCTTCTGGCTCTTCACAAATATGATTATCTGGTGTTTTTCCAGTAATGTCAGTGATTACTCGGTCACGAACTTCATCTTCCATAAAAATTTCATTTAATAAATCAGAAATTGTATAGTAATTCTTAGCATCACAACCATAATATTCCCAATCCCTATCTTTTTCATAGATTTCTAAGTTGTGAAGAGAATGTACACCAGCAAGTTTAAGTTCAAAAGGACCAACTGGATAAATGTTATTTCTGCTGATTCTTCGACCGTTTAAATATACTTCAAAATAGCGAATATCAAATGGTTTATCAATGTATCCACGTAAATCAATAGTTAGAATATTTGGATTTAAATCATCATCCGTTTTATCATATTTTAATTCTCGTTGATAATAAACTAACTTATTACGATATGGTGTCACATCAACTGCAATATCGCTTTCTTTTTTGATAATATCAAGTAACTGAACTCTAGGATATCCGTATCTAAATTGTCCTTCATTCAAAAGTAATTCATAACGATTCTTCGAAATCAAACGACCATCACGGAATACTCGAATATATTCATTACTTCCACTATCTTTCTTAAATACATAATTTGGATCATCACCAACCTTATCAAGAACTTCATCTGTTGTATAATATATGTAAGTATCTTGAATTGGATTAGGTTCTGGTTCATCTTTATACCCAAGCGAATTAAAATGATAATAAATAGAATAGTAATCATCTCTACCATAATAATCACCAGTTATTTGATTTTCAAATCGGTCTATAAAAAGAGTTTGATTAGATAAAGCAATATCAAAGCATGGATAATTCGTATACTCCATTTTTTTATGAATTAAAGAAGATTCTTTTTTCAAAGAAATCTCAATCTCTTTATCTAAGAAATCATCATCAAGGCAAGTAATTCTTACTTTTGAGACATTTGCTAATAATACTCCGTTTGTCCGATCAAGTGAACTCTTTCCTTTAGCAACTTTATCATATGAAATATATGATTGATTTCTTTTAATTATCATTGCATCATTTGTTTCATAAACCGATATTGGAACATAAAGATTTCCTTTTTCATCTCCATAATGAATCAAACGATATAATTCATCGATTGTAATATCTTTTTCTCGAATTCTTTGACCATTAAAAGTATAATAACTTCCATCTTCTAAATAATATCCCTGTCCAACATGTAAGAAATAAATCTTTCCATCTTCAATATTATAATTACCACCATCTGCAATGATTTGATTTACTTCTTCTACTGTGTACTTTGTTTCTGAAAGTTTTTTACCTTTACTATCGTAATGATAGAAATAATCATAAGAATAATCTTTTGCATAGTAATCCAAATCAGTTGGATTCTTATACACAATTGTTGTATATTGTCTTTGAATCAACCCTTCAGGTAAATCAATTTCGATCAAAGTTTCAATACATTCACCAGCACTATTAAAATGAACATAATATCGATTTACAACCAAGTTATTATTAATATCAAACTCATCTTTCATGACAGGAACATAGATATCTTCAGTTGTCGGGTCAATTAATGTAGCATATAAATAAACTTTTTCTTCCCGTTTCACATAGGCTGTAATCATCTTTTCTGTGTCTACATAATAATTTTCTTTATCCGATAAGAATTCTACCTGAAAACTATTTTTATCATAATATTCGTTATCATTTAACGGGTTCTTAAAATATAAATCAGATAGACTTGGTTTAATTAATTCATTATCCGGAAATTCTAAAATGACACTATCATTTTTTTCTGTAAATGTAATTGAATATTTTTTCGTGTATGTTGGAAACGTTTCTATTTCAACAAATGAATCTTCATTAATTAATCTTGTCGGAATATAAATATAATCTTGATAATCATATGCTTTCTGATAGTATTCTGTACATAAGAAACCATCAATAAAGATTCGACAAGAGAAATAATTTGTATCCTGTAAGTGTTCGAAAATGAATAAGTAACATGATTCTGGTAATGAACCAATATTTTGTCCTTCATATTCTGTTCGTAAACGTTTTTCCATCTGTTCCTTATCAAAATAGAAATCATATTTAATTGATGTCTTATTTTGACAAAGCACATATTTTCTTAATGCTTCTGGGTCGTCTTTAATAAATTCTTTTAATTTACGAATACGATATTCAAAAGCAGTCATTGTATTTTCATAATGCTTATCAACTGGAAGAATACCAGTTTCATCAGTAGTTCCATCTTGATAAGTACCCATCATATAATCAATATCGTCATATACATAATTTACAATATCATGAAACACGATAGCATTAAATACAGTATAAAATTGATAAGCAATCAAGGTATGTTTTTCTTCATCTGTTAAATCACCACTTAAATATAAATCATTATCTTTTAATTGATTCAAATCACCAAAGAATAATTTATAAATGGAATTAATAGATTTGATTTCTACATCATCTAACATGATATAAGCATCCCTTGTTGTAATCATTTCTTTTAACTTCTCATCATCAATTGAGAATTGATTGTCTACATCTAAATCCCCAAAATAAATAGCATTGATAACTTTTTCAATACTTAAATTATTTTCTGGATTACGACACCATTTCTCATAAAGATAATAGTAGAAGAATTTATACATATTCTCATAATGAAGATCATATTCTGGATAATAGAAGAAATAAACACGGATTTTATCATTCGGTTCAATATTTCTTATTTTATATCTGGATTTTATTTTAACTTTTCCATCATCAATTAACTTATCCAATTCTTCTACAGTAATATCTTCTGTAAGCATATACTGATCATCTTCATCATATTTTTTACCATCACTTGTATAGTAATAGCCATTACTCAGAATATAAATAGTTTCCTGTTCATTTAATATCTGATAATTATTCGGATAATAACAAGAAACTTTTTCATTCGAAACAATCTCCCATTCTTTATATCCATCTTCCGTGATGTTATCTTCACTTACTTTAAAGATCATTAAGTCTTCTTTTGGAATTGGCATTCCGTAGTTTGTAAATTGATTATTTTTAAAAAGCATGAAAATATTAGAAGAAGCTTTCATCTCTTCATCAATCATTTTCTCTCTACAATCAATAAATTTACCAAGAGTACCATTATATTTCTTTAAATAACGATAGAAAATAAATCGGATTGTAAAATTACCATTGTGATTTTTAATTTGTTCTTTTGTAGTTTCATCAAGGTCTAAGATTATTTCATCTCCGTTTACAGTAACATCAATTAAGTTAGAACCTAATTGGTTATTACCAAAATATACAACTGCAAAATAAGAACCTTTATCTTCTGAATATAATCCAAAATTGGAGAAATCACTTCCATAAATATCTCCATAATCCGCAATCAAAGAATTCTTTATATAAGTCATACTTAAACGACCAAATGGCTTTTTTTCACCTGCTTGTAAGGTCATCATTCCCTGATTTGTTGACATCTCAAAGAAACCGATTTCTTTTTTTAATTTTATCTTATCAATATAATTTGTATTATTGATTACTTGTAATACATAGTTATGACCAGCATAATAGTTTTCTTTATGAGTAATATCGTATTTCTTTTCTCTCATAAAGTATTCACCCAATGGTAGGATTGCTACAAAATGGTCATCATATACTCTTACCTTAAAATCCCGTAAAACTTTATTATCAAAGATTAAAATAGGGATACGGTAAAAAAGCTCGTTATGAGAAATCAAATCCATATAATCAATTTCTTTCCCATAAAAGTCAACATCGCTTTGTGATACACCATTAATATTATACATTTTTGGTGCACGATATTTTTCTCTCTTATCAACAGGTATCAATTCTACATTAAAGTCAATACAAACTCTTCGTTTGTCATCAAAATACATATCACCGTATTCTGGACTATCAGCAATCACATTATTCTCAAAGAAGTTCTTCACAGTATTTCTTGTTGTATAAGAAAATTCTTCGTATTGAATAAGATTTTTTTGTAATCGATACAGATAGGAAAAAGAATTATCAAGAGTAGCTCTTAATCCAATATCTGTTGATTTATTATCAAAGGTATTATTAGTTAGAGCTTCTGTTAAAAACTCTTTCGTTGGTTTTAACACCATCCGAATCTCACCTTCCTTTCCTAATTTTTTAATTATACTAATGTTTTTTGGGATAAAATATATGAAATTTGAAAGAATACAATTGAATCAACTCTTATATAAAAAGACATATATGAAAGGAGTAAACTACATGTTTGCTGAAAATGAAATACTAATTTATAAATCAATTATTAAAGAAATTAAAGAATTATGGTGGGCTTGTAATTTAAAAGAACAAGCAAAAGTTCTTAGTAATAAATTACATCCTTGGTTAATAAGAAATCTAAATGCTGAGAATTTAGATAAACAGATAGAACATTTAAATAATTTGAATTTAGGTATAATATTAAAACCGGAAAATTCATTTATTGTTTTATATATTAAAACTCGAAATATGAGATATTATCAGATTGATGAGTTTTTATTAAATTTGTAAGCCAGTTATGTTTTTGCGTAACCTCTTATTTTATTTTTTGGGTTGACCTAGTGAAGATTTATACTTCACTAGGTCAATTTACCGTTATATTTTATTATAAAAAACAGTAATTTAAGAATTTTAAAGAAAGTTGGTGAATAAAATGTCAGAATATATGACAGAGGCTAGTTTATCAGATTCTATGATATATAACCAATTAAATCGTACGTCAAATGTATCCAGTACAGTAGTACGAGCATTAAGAACTGGTGTAAAATTAGACCGTTCTTATATTGAAGAGCAATATATTCAAGCAAAGAGAAGTAGAATTTCACCATTAGTAGATGATGTCTTGGAGGCTTTCGATAATGGAGAAATTGTTCTTATTTATAATAAACAAGTAAAAGTATCCATAGCAATTCCATTTATTGTTATGAATTCAGGAGGAAAGACTTGTTCCTATATCTTCATTTCAGATTTCTCAGGCATTACAAAAGATGGTGAAGCACTTACGGTTGAAATGAAGAAATTATATGTATTGATGGAATCTGCTTATATTGGAAAGATATTCTATACTTATCCGAATAAGTTTAAAAAGAGTGGTGCTCTCTTAAAAGTAACTGCTAACATTTATGCGTCGATGGGAATGAGAATCTTTAATAAAGAATTTGCTTTATCATTAGATAAAGACATCTATGATAAAGTTAATTATTCAATGGCTCGATTCTTTTTAGAGAATATGATGGAAATTAAAAATACTCAAGTATCTCATGCTTATGCAAGTGCTTGTTGCTTAAATCCATCAAATATGACAATTAAGGGAGTAGAAGATGAATATACAGCTGCTAATATCACAAAAGTTGATGAATTGATTAAATTTGTATCATCCATTAGTCCAAAGATGACAAAATTAAATTTCCGTTATTTCTTTGAACGATGGATTTCAACTTATGGAACAAGTGCATGTTTATCAGTAGATGCTGTTCCATATTTATATTTAGTCATTATCAATGTATTATTAGGAGCATTTCTTGTAAATACAACAACTCTTAATGATATGATTAAGAATACAAAACAAATTAATCTTTTTTATCCAGAGATTAAAAAGACTATTATATAGAAAGGAGTAAATATTTATGAAGTGTAAAAACGGTTTTATTACAATAAAAGATCCTTTAACAAAAAGACAAGTTCCTTTTTTTTTAAAATTCCGCTCACAAGATGTTGTAGTAACAGATGCAGTTGATATTGAAGAGTATATGGTTAAAACCAGTGGATTATATGACTTAAAAAATTCAAAGCATGTAAATGAATATTCTATGTATCATTATACTGCAGATGTTCATACAGATGGTGGTATGTATAATACAGAAAGTGTTTTTGGTAATCACTTAGTTTCCGATGTAACATATCTTTTTTATAAAGATGGACGATTAGAAATTTATGGTAATGCAAGAACAAAAGTTGCCAGTATTAAAGATCCGTTGACACATTCTTATCCAAGCATTTCAGGTGTTCGTATTCCTCTTCCTTATGGATTTACAAATGAATGGGAAAATAAACATGTTTCAAAGAATCTTGGTGTTAAAATGAATTATACAGAACTTTATAATGTGTTATACCATCCAGTTTATATAGACTCAGGAGATGATGCTAAAATTGAACATTATGATGGTGTATCAGACTCAGTTAACTCAGCTTTCTTAGGAAAGTATAAAGTAACAAATGCAAACTTGAATCCACCAGATAACAGTACAGTACGTTACATGATAGAATCTATGATGTTAGGTAAACCAACAGGTAATAATTGCGTTGATTTATCCTTTAACATACGTACAACTTTCCGATAAAAAAAGAAGACAATGTAGAATTTCTACATTGTCTTCTTTATTGTCCTTTAAATATACTCAACAGGATATTTTCTACTATATTTATCTGTTGCTATATTTGTACTTCGGTTAATGTTAATTCCTTCTACTTTCGGTAATGGGTAATCTGGAATTACTTCATCATTGCTGTTTCTTGCTTCAAAATATACTTCGCCTGTTGATTGTTCTTCGATTGCATAAACAGTAACATCTTCTTTTTCATACTTAAGGTATTTATCAACCTCTTCATTATTTTGAATATCGAGATTTTCTGAAATATCTTCAAAAAGGTCATCACTGTCACCATCTTCTACAATATCATATTCACCACCCATAATATTGGTGCGTCCCTCATTCAACATCTGTTTTAAGAATTTTGCAGAATATAAGTTCATATCTTCAATGTCACCATCTACAGATTTCATTTCTTTCTTTTCTTTCATAGAAAGATCTGCAATTGTTTTCTTTGTTGAAATTAAATTATTGATGATTTGCATGGATACACTACGACCGCTATTAATAGAAGCAATTAAATCTGTAGTAAATTTACCAACACCTTTTGCTGCTGATTTATTTACTTCCATTAAGTTATATTTTTTCTGCAAGTCTTCTACAAATCGATTCTGATCAATTAAAAGATTTTTAAGAATTGCTGTTTCATTTTCAAATTCTTTATTGTAATCTGTTAATTCACCATCTTTTTTCTTTTTCTTTTTTTTCTTCTTTTTACCATCTTCTGAATAATAATCAAAGATACTAGTTTTTCGTTTCCCTTTTCTCTTTATTGGTTCTACTTTAAACGAAGAAATGGTAGATAACCACTCGTCTTCAGCTTCTTGTTCCAAGCGAGCTTTCTCTGCTTCTTTTTCTTTATCTTTTTTCTTTCCCTCTTTTACTGGTCGATTGGAAGATATAATCGAAGCAGGCTCCATATCTAATTCATCTAATTCTGCAAGAATTAATTTTTTTTTCTTACCCATCTAAGTTCACCTTCCTTTTTTACTTTTTATATCTGTGTTTTTTTAATGACTTTCTATGTATTGACAGTATCTATATTTCTATAATATTTTTGACAAATCCTTAACGTAAAAATAGTGAGGTGAATAAAATGATTGACTTTAATAATGATCATACATTACTGATTGATGTTCAGTATGTAAATGGAAATAAAAAAGAAAAACAACCGGATATGTTATATGTCATTTGGAAAGATACAAGAAAAAATGAAAAACATCTGGAAATTATCCCAGAACCTAAAATGACAATATATTTTGAAAAAGAAGAATTTAGAAATCATGATTATAATTTAAATTATCAAGAAAAAAAGAAAATGGTTCCTCTTACCTGTAAATATAAAGATATTAAATTTGCAATCGCAAATGAAATGGGTGAACCAGGAAAAAGATTTTTAGAGAATGTATTCTCAACAAAACGATATGGTGATTTAAGAGAATTAAATCGATATCCATTCGTGTTTGGACATGATTTTGATATTCGTACTTATTATCGATATCATTGGAGTAAATCCTGTCCAGAACCAAAAGAAAAGAAATTTAGTATTGGATTTTTGGATATCGAGACAGATTCTTTCGATATTGAAGGGTTCACAGATTCTGCAACTTGTCCAGTAGACTTGGTAACAATTATTGATTCAGAACATATGAAATCATATACATTAGCACTTACTGGACAAATTTATGAAGAGAAAGATTTTTCTCATATTCCAGATAGTGACCCAAATAAAAAAAGATTAATTGAAGAGGAACATGAAAGAAAAAAATGGCACGATTACAGAAATCAACAAGAAGATGAGTTGATTAATAACTTAGATAAATTAAAAGATGAACTTCATGAGATGTTTGATGAAACTTATGGAGAATTAGAATATAATTTTTATTTTTATAAGAGTGAAAAGAAGTTATTGATTCATTTATTTCAGTTGATTAATCAATTAAAACTTGATTTTATGTTAATTTGGAATATGTCATTCGATATTCCTTATCTTATTGATCGAATGATGATCAATGGATTAGACCCAAAAGAAATTATGTGTCATCCAGATTTTCCAGTTAAAGAGTGCCGCTTTAATAAAGATACGAGAAATTTTGAAGTTAAAAATAAATCCGATAACTTCCAATTAAGTTCTTATACTATTTTTTATGACCAAATGATTCTATATGCAGCAATTCGTAAAGGACAAGAAGAACTTCGTTCTCATAAATTGAATTATATTGGTGAACGTGAAGTAGGTGATAAAAAATTAGATTACTCGGAAGAAGGAAATATCAAAAAACTTCCTTATGTGAATTATTGGAAATATGTTATTTACAATATTAAGGACGTTCTTCTTCAGATGGGAATTGAAAGAGCGACAGATGATATTAGTACTCTTTATGTAACATCTTATGAAAACTTAACTAGTTACAAAGATGTATTTAAACAAACCGTTGTACTTCGTAATGTACAATATAAATCTTTCTTATCAAAAGGATTGGTGCCAGGTGCAAATATTAACCAATTGGATATATTCTCAAATAAAAATAAGAATACTTTTGATGATGGTGAAAAAGAGGATGATGATGGAGTAAACTTTGAGGGTGCTCTTGTAGGTAATCCTTTATTAATTAACAAATTTGGGTCTGAGATTTATGGAAAAAAGACAAATTATTTGTTTGATTTCTCAATTGATATGGATATGTCAGCATTTTATCCAAATACAATTCATGTATTAAATATTGATGCATCTACCTTAATATTCAAAGCAATTGTTGACCCGAGACAATATGATGTAAGAGGTGGAAAAATTCCTTTTAAAGGAATTACTGATGTCCAATTAGTAAAAGAAAATGATGATAGTTTTAAGGATGATATTGGTGGAGAAATCTTTGATAACTTCCACTCTAAGAATTATCTATCCTTAGGATATAAATTTTTAAATTTACCATCAGCAGAAGAAATGCAAAAAATATTAGAAAATGAGGTAGATAAAGGATGAAACAAAAAAGTGATAAAGACATTATAAGAGATTTATTTGTAAAACTAAAACCAATCTTTTTTTCTGATGTATATATTTATGATTGGAAATATATTATTGAAGGAGAAGATTCTGATAAAAGAATTAGCGGAAGATACTTATGTATATTAAAAGATAAATACGTAGATGCATTGAAAGTATTATTTCCAAATGCTAAAGTTTTATATATTGAAGATTTGATAAAGATAAAAGATGATATGGACCAATATTATCAAGAGAAAAACGATAAAAGTCTTCTATATGAATTAATCGTTAAAAAAAGATTGCAAGAGAGTGAAAAAAATAATTGGAAAAAAATAATTGAAGAGTGTGAAGGAATTGATCATATCATTTATGATTTAAATCACATTTATACAATTAAAACAAAACGAAATGATGAATGTATTGAAGTTGGGAAACCATTACTACCAACGATAACAGCAAAAAGTATTCAAGAACTTCTATTTTGTATTAATTATGATACAGAGAGAGAACTATATGATATTAATTTCAAACATAATCATTCACATTTTGAATTATTTATGAAATATTATGCAGTTCCTATGAAGGAATAAGTAAATAGAGATAGACAGATTTTCCTGTCTATCTCTATTTACTTTTAATCATGAGGTAATATTTCTTGAGAGATTTAATGAGTAACATCTAACTGAACGATTAGAACTTGGAGTTATAAAAACACCAGTACCCAAAGGATATCCTGTTTTGGATCCATCTTCATTACTATCGATAGATATTCCAACTGCTGAATTCCAAGCATTTGATATAAAATTTCTACCAGATTTTGTTAAATATGCTACAGGCATTATACCATATTCAGCGAATATTGGGTGTGTTAAATCAAGGAAAAAAATATTTTTTTCCGATGTATGATTATCAATTATATGAATACAAAATACTTTTTGTACATCTTGATTACTTGAAATATCGTTCCAATGAATTTTACCGTCAGACCAATCTCCTGAATTTGCTAATTGTATAAGATATCCCTTGCTATTATCTCCTGTTACCAATTGATCTTCATTTATTTCGCTAAATGAATCGGTTAAAGCTAATATTTTTGCAGTATGTGCTGATATTACAGCAGAATTAGAACCAGAGCTTGAGCTAGAAGATAAATCTTTTATCTTATTATTAAGAGTTGTTATCTTAGTATTTAAGTCCTGTTGTACTTGATATACCATGTTAGGAGTTACTACAGCGGAATCTCCAGGATAAGGAGTTGTAGTAGTAACTTTAGGGAGAAATGCTCCATCCTTTAAATCATAAACAGCCTTGTTAATCACCTTTAATGCATTACGTAATGTTAAAGGAGAAGAGGATTTCACGATATTATGTGAAGTACCTATAAGGTCGTCGTAACCATTTTGAGAATAAACAGCATCCATATCTGTATATGGTAAATATGTGTTTTTTTCATCATTTTCATTGTATAAGTTTAAAAAAGCACGATAAGTTGCCATTAATAATCATTCCTTTCTTTATAAAAATTTCCTATATTTATTATAGGATTGTTTTTATACAAAATATGATACATTTTTATTGTATTTTTTGTCCCATACTTTTAAAAAACTGTCTTTTGAAGTCTATTAATATCATAAATACATAGGTACTTCACATAATATCGTGAAATCCTCTTCTCCTTTAACATTACGTAATGCATTAAAGGTGATTAACAAGGCTGTTTATGATTTAAAGGATGGAGCATTTCTCCCTAAAGTTACTACTACAACTCCTTATCCTGGAGATTCCGCTGTAGTAACTCCTAACATGGTATATCAAGTACAACAGGACTTAAATACTAAGATAACTGCTATGACCAATCGAATTTCTAAATTAGAAAGTAATGAAATAACAGAAGAAACTATTTATGATATAAATTCTAGAGTAAATTGGATATATAGTTCATTGATTAGTAAGTTACCTGAACCAATTGATGACTCTGGTGAAATTACTGAAACAGAATCATCATATGATGTTGTTCTTGGAAAAACGTCAAATATAGAAGTTAAGTATAGTGACTTATATGAACATTATAAAGGAAAAATTATTTTTGTTCATGTACGTGCTGTTCTTCAAGATCATAGTACATCTTTTAATGCGTATTATTCGTTAGACCTTACAAATAAATTAAGCAAATTCGGACAACAAAAATTAAGGTTTTTATTTGGTACTGATAATAATTTAAATATTATATTAGATAAGGATTATTTTGAATCAGAAACGACGATGAAAAATATCTTTAAGAATTCTACTATTGTGGGTTCTAAAAATGCTGCTACTATAACATTTAATGTAGATAATAGTGGAGAGATTTGGAAATTTCAAGTTAAAACATATAATGAAAATATTTTCAAATCAAGAATATAAAAATAAAGAAAATCAGACGGTGAATTATTTTCACCGTCTGATTTTATATTCCTATAAACTGTCAATATATAAATCATCAATAACTGATTCTAATGTAACATCTTTTTCTTTTTCTCCTTGTTTTGGAAGTTTGTCTACCCATGTCCGTAAACTGTTCATATATTTTGCTTTCCATTTATTAAAAGCATCTACAGGAAGTCCATCTGTAATTTTATAACTTGGTGGTTTTACATAGATTGCTGACTTATCTTCATCTAAAACTTTTAATTCCCAATGTTTTGGAGCTGTAGAAAAGTCATAGTCTTTTGCAAACACAACTCTTGCAGTAGAATATAATTTTTTGTGTAAAACTCCATCACGAAACACATCCTTTTTAACTCTTCCTGATGGATGTCCTGAACAAGAATATTTCGTTACATATCCTTTCTCATTCAGTTTATCAATAACATCTTTAATGTCTTCATCAATATCTTTTTTTGATTCTGTAAAGATATCTTCCTCTTCATCAAAAAAGCAATATCCTTCTAATGTAGGAACTTCTTCTTCACAATCTTTACATTCTTCTTTTTTCGTAGATAAATCTAAAGAATCAAATACTTTATTGATAGATTTTGTTAATGTATTATCTCCATCACTTTCTTTATCAAATTCTTCATTATTAGAATCAATCATTTCTTCAATGCTTGTATCTGATAAAGAATTTTCTTTTTGGTCAGAATTTATTGGAACAACTGGAAGCATTTGTCCAACAGAAAATTCTTCCATTGCATTATTAGCCATTTAATTCACGTCCTTTCTTAATTTCTTTTTCATTAAGATAATGTTTTTATGGATAAAATATACTAGAATTTATTTTATTTTTCTTTTTTTATACTTGATACATTCTTATAAAAAACATTAAATTAATGAAATTAATTTTAAAAGGAGGTACTATAAATGTCTAGTTTTGATGATATTTTAGCACAACCTCTTCCATCTCAGAGACACTTATTTGAGAGTGCTGAAGATGAGAAGAAAGAGGAAAAAGATAAGGAAGTAGATCGTCAGGCAATTGTAGATGCAATTGGAGAAGTTTTAGATGACTTTGAAGATATCGAAGCAGATACTGATGATTTCTTATCTGGTGATGAAGACAAAATCGAAATTGATGATGCAGATGATGATTTCATTAAGAAATTAAAATCAGCATTAAAAGATTATAAAGAAATTGAGATTGAAAAAGATGATGATGAGGTTACAATTTCTTTAAAACAGGAAAGTGTAGAAGATTTCATTAATAGTCTCGATTTCTTTGGTGAAAGTGAAGAAGATAATTCTGATTTATCAGAAGATGGTGAAGAAGACGATATGTCGGAAGACGGAGAAGATGATAACTCTGCTGATGTCGCTGAAGGAACTGATGATATGGAAGAATTCGGTGAAGATGATGAAGCCAAAGAGTGTGGCTCCCAAGAGGAATGTGGTGATACAGATCTTGACGAAGACTTCGGTGAAGATGATGACGAAGATGAAGATGACGAAGATATCGATAATGCCTTAGATGATTTAGAAGATCAATCAGAGGATGATATTGAAACTGGTCTTATGAATGCAGATGATAATAGTGAGGAAAATGAAGACCTCACCCCTGCAGAAGACCAGAAAGCAGATGACATGTTAGCAATGGTAGCAACACCAATGTTAATTAAAGATGAATTAACAGCAGAAGAATCTGTTAACTTCTATGAAAGTGCTGATTCTGATATCGCTGTCGATGAGGGTCTTATTATGGAATCTGATTTAGATGAAATCTTTACGGAAGGCGTATTCGCTTCACCAAATCGTCCATTCAAGATGACAAAAAAAGCTCGTTTTAAACAGCTTTATGAACTTTCTGTTCAGATTGAAGCAAGAGCACATCGTGACCCTAAGATGAAACAGTTAGATCGTGCTTATAAGATTGAGCGTAAGATTAAAGCTGAACTTAGAAATAAGTATGGTACAGCTGCTAAGAAACGTGCTATGATTTACTTGAAGAGATTGATGAAATCGAAATCAGGTGTTCTGAAAAACTTAGGAAGAAAGATGTTACCTAAGAAATAAAAAAATAAAGAGAGAAGTATGAATCATTCATACTTCTCTCTTATGTGCCGGATGAGAGTTTAGTTCTCATCCGGCACATATCTTTTCTTTAATTTTTCGATCTCTTCATCTAAGAGATCATTGGTTTTCTGCATCGAATCAATTGCATCATCAATTGTCCGATTACAATCTCTGATATATGCAATAGTTCCTGCTACACCAGTTACCAACATTGTTATTCCTGCTCCAATAATAAGTCCTTTCATATTTATCATCCTTTCTAGTTTTATAAGAGTTATTCCTTCTCTTTATTTTTATTATATTCACGAATATAGTGTATAAATATTATTAATGAAAATACGATAAAAAATATGAGAGAAAAGGGAGGAAATCCTTTTCTCTCATGAATAAAGAGTATCGCCTGATTTGTTTTCTGTCGAGTACTGTAAACATATTACTTTTATAATAGGAGATAGTCGTCTTGGTCATTACATCTGTGACAATAGTATAAAACCTTAACGAAGGGACCAAAATTCCAAAAAGGAACCTTATGATAAAGTCATTTCGATACTCTTTATTAATTAATAAGTTTATACTATAATTAATAATAATTTTACCTAAAAAACAATGAATTAACAATTAATCTATAAAGGTGGTGAAAACCAATGAGTGTTGTGATTAATGAAAAAAAGATGATGGATGATGCCTTATTTAAATATGAAGAACGCGTAAAATCTCCATTAAGTCGATTTATAGATAAATCTTTTACACCTGTAAATTATTTTCATATCAATAATCTAGAATCTACAATGGATGCTGGATTTAATAGTCCTGAAAATGTTTTAGGTGATAATTCACCATTTCGTTTTCAAGAGATTAAAGATTTTCCAATCTATGGATTAGAGCAGATGGTAATTGCTTTACAAGATACAGATCAAGGATTGGATGGTGGATATGAAGGAGAAGCAACCATTTTACCGGGAACTCTTGTTCCTTTACAAAATGATTACTTTACTATTCCTTCATTAAAAGAACCATATATCTTTCAGATTACATCTGTTGATTATGATAGTATTATGCCAGATAATTTTTATAAGATATCCTTTACACTAGAATATATTGACGATGAGAAGAAAGATGCTTTAAATACACAGGCAAATGAAAAATTTACTTGCGTAATGGAAAATATTGGAACAACAGACCGTTGTTTAATTGAGGATGAATATTATAATGAACTTCAATCCATTGATTCTATCTATAATGAAATGATAAGGACATATCTTACATTTTTCTATAATGAAAGATATAATTGCTTATTAGGGGATTTTTATCATGGACAAAAATTGTATGATCCTTTACAGGTAGAATTTATTAATAAGCATTCTTTATTTAATAAAAAGACTGATTTAAAAGCCATTATACTAAATGATATGTTTGAAGATAATCGTAGAAAAGTAAAATACGAAAAATCTATTTATCGATTTATTGAAAAGAGAGATTGGAAGAAACTTTCTAATTTTAGTTATATTACTTTTCCGGGATCGAATAATAAACAAACATCATTTTATCATTGGGCAGATAGAAATGTGCAGATTCTTGATATTACAAATTATATGGGACAAATGCCTCATTATGATATGATATCAGAAGACTTTTTAAATGTAATTAAATTAAATGGTCCAACTGAATCTGCTTATGCAAAATTAATTAAAAAATATGTACGAAATGAAGAACCAATCAGTTTTTCTGATATTAAGGATGATTTACTAGATGAATTGCTTCAATTAGATGATGCAAATCTTGAAATTTTCTTCTATACACCAATTATCCTATACATCATCAAAGACACTGTTTCTTCTTTTATGAAACGTAGAAAAGAATAATAGAGAGAATAGGAATTTTCCTATTCTCTCTATTATTTTATAATCTATTTTCTAAGGAATATAGTAGATTCTCTTTCTCTTGAAGAGTCGTTACATACTCTTTATAATAGTTTGCCATATTTCGAGATATAGCATCATCTTCAACAGCCATTTCAATGTATGCAAAACACTTATCCATATCATCATTTAATAATACAGATTCTTTAATGGCTTTATCTGTTGTTTTTTTATAATTATTCCATTGTTTAATACACCAAGAAATTACTTTCTGGTCAATGAAAGAAGCATATCCTGTTGTAAGTGCAACTGAAAGAGCATAAAACTCTTTGTTCGTCGAAGATGTGAATTTTGATTTAACTACGTCATCTTCTTTCCAAACAACAGCAATCACTGTATTAGAACCAGACACATACTTTTTAGCTGAAAGAATTTTACAATTTTCTGATTTACATCCAGAAAATTTATGTGCTTCTTCTTGTGTCATTTTTTCTTTTTTAAATTTTCCAAGAAGAACTAAATCTGACTGAATCTTTGTTAAGCATTTAATACGTCTTCTTAACCAAGTTTTATCAGAAACATTTAATTTTTCTTTATCTTTCATATTCAGAATTCTCTTAACTTCTGAACTATTGTATTCTTTTAATTCTACTCTTGAAAGAGCTACATTAATTGCTTTTGCAGCTTCTGTCATATATGGATAAACAATTTTTTCTGTTTCAGATTCTGCTTCTGTTAAATATGAATTTGCTTCTTCATATTCTTCTTCTGTAATAGAGCCAGATTCATAAAGACTCTCTACCTTTCTCTTTGCATCCTGAATTGCATCATATTTTTCTTCATATAATGCTAATTCTGATTCATAAAAAGAATCTTTTTTATCATCTAACATAGATTCTGTAATCGACGTTAATGTATCAATCTTTTGATCAATGTCATTCATACGATCCATTAATCCCATTTTTTTCACCTTCCTTTTTTAAACTTTATTTGATTTGAATAATCGATGGAATATTGCAGGTCTACCTCGAAAGATAATCCCGTTTATTTTTCTCCATATAGTGCAAAGAACCATTCGTTCACTTTCTGAGAAACTTCTAAGTTCTTTATACTTCTTATTCAGTGATTCAATTTCATTTAATAATTCTTGCTTTAATTCTGGAGGAAAATCATTCTTTTTTAAATCATCCATAAGTTTCTTTTTACACTCTATACAACGTTCCTGATTTGTACCATGAACATCATTAAAAGCATTGAATATTTCTGTTTGTAATTGACCAAAATCTTGAAAGAATTTGGCAATACCACTTTTTGGATTATAATATTTTTTTACTTTGCTAAGTTTTTGCAACGCCGTTATTAAATCAGTTCCATAACCATATGCTGTTGCAAAACTATCAGCAAAGATTTCACTTTTCTTACCAGCAAGTGTTACTGTTTGAGTTAACGGTGCAAATAAAACATCATAAAGAAGAAATCCTAATGCAGCACAAGGAAACATAATAAAATGAAAAATACCTTTCACTTTTTCATTATTCTTAATACTTTCCAAGTATCTTTTACTTTCTTTTTTTCTTCTTTCCGTATTATCATAATACTTATTATTTTCTTTTTTAATTTGTTTATCATATTTCTCTTTTTGCTTGTTTATATAATCCATATTCTTATATTTTTCTCTTATTGTACAAAGTCCCAAGTTAAGAATATTTGTTATATGATAATTTAACATATGATATCCAGATTCATCAAAATTGTGTCCAATTTCATGAAGAATACAAGCAAGTAATTCCCTAGCAGTTACATTGGATAATGTAACTAAACCAATTCCTAAATATACTGTAAGAATTGATGTATGAGAAGTATCATAAAATCCATGATCTGTTTTTTGAATCCAATCTTTTCCTTTATGAGCAAAAATAACTAATGTATTCATAGGGATTGTATAAGCATTTTCAACCTCTAATGCTTCCCAATAAATAATGCTCTTTTTAAACCCAAATACCTTAGAAAAGATATTCTGAATTTTTCTCATTTCTGGGAATTTATTTGGATTGGAATTTTTTTGTTTCTTTATCTTCTTTATCACAGAATCTAATAATTCTTCTAATTGATTAAATTCTGGAAGTTTTCCATAATAGGCTTCTTGTATTAATAATTCATTTTCCATATAATTCACCTACTTTCAATTATTAAAAGAAGAATAAAAATCTTTTACTTCATTTACAGAATTTGGATCTAATTTACAATAAATCATATTATTTCCATCTTTTATAATACCATATTCTTTGGAAACATCGAATCCTACAAATTCGTCTTTTGATAATTCAAAGGATTCCATAATAAGATTCATATTAATGTCTTTATGACCAACATTTTCAAGAATCTCTTTCAATGGTAATAATACATCTTTCGAGTATTCTCTTACTTTATCAACTGCAGATTCTGTTACTGTTTGAATTGCTTTCATAACACCCTTTGCTTCAGATGTAGCATGTGCTTCTTTATGAGATGGATATAATACCCAATCATAAGTAATTACTTTTCTTGCAATAACAGTTGGTTTATTTTTAATCAACTGAAGACCAGCAAGAGCACGACAACTGAAAGCAGGATTTAATCCTTGAATAATCTCAGATGCAAATCCACGACCTGCTTTTGTTCCAGAAGCTGTTTCAATATGTGCATATAACATATTATCTTTAAAAACAGGTCTCATAATTTTATGAGACCGACGACTCATTTCAATCGTATTAATACGTTCTGGTGTTAATGGTTGATTTTTGTATTTTTGTAACGGATGATCCATCTCTCCATACCAAGCATTATCTGCTAATAATGATTGAAGTCTCTCTGTTTTAAAACATTCTTCAATATTAGAAGAAATATATTGTCGAGAATTACGGTTAATTACTTCAAAAGATTGTAAGCATGTATCAAAACTTACAAAGAATACACCATGTTTATCAACTGCATCAACATTTTGGATTTTGTAATCTTCAGGACTTGTTTGTTCTGCGATATACATAAATCCTAAATCATTTATATCTTGCATTGATGTCACCTCAATTCTTTTTTCTTAATTTCTATTAAACTAATGTTTTTTCAATAAATCATACAACTCTGGTAATTTTCATCAGATAGATTTTAGATACTCATAAGACATTTAGATAATTATTTTGATAAAGGAGAATCAAAATGGTAAATAATATTAAAAAAGAACAAAGAGCAAATATCTTAAAGAATCTAAAAGATATTAAAATGTCCAAATTAAAGATCAAAATGGATATTACGACATTAGATATGATTATATCGTTCTTATATAAAGATAGCGTATTAAGAACAAGAAAAACCATGAATAACATTATGAAATTAATGAATTCATTGGATTATCGAATTTATGAAAATGATGATAATGAACCATATATCATGTCACGTATTTGGATTATACAAAAAACGTTAGAAGCAAGATTAATTGAGGGTTTTGCAAACGATGACATGATTAAACAATATTGTTTTGACCATCCAGATTGTGATGAGTATAAAAAAGAAATATTAGAAGATGTTCTAAAACATGGAGCAAAGATTACTCATGATGAGAGTAAATACTTAATTAAGCAAATTGATGACCGTTTAAATTTTGGTTATACGATTACCTTAAAAGAAATTTTTATGGAACTTCTAAATCGTTTGGATGAAGGAGATTTTAGAAGTTATAAAGCAATATCAGAAGATTTATATCAAATTGCATCTTCTGTAATAAATATCAGACGTTCCACAAGCAGTCTTGGTGCAGACCAAACATTTTCATTACAAGATGAGATATTCCAAACAGTAATTCCAGATGCATTGAATCGATTAAAAGATAGGAATCGAATTTTTATTACTGGAATACGTCGTTGGAATACTATTTTATCCCCTGGATATATGAGTAAACGTCTCTATACATATTTAGCATTTCCGGGTGGTGGTAAAAGTCAAATCTTATTAAAAACAGCACTTGATGTTAGAAAATATAATACAAGGATTCAAACAAAGAATCCAGATAAAAGACCTGCTGTTTTATTTATTACAATGGAAAATAGTATTGAAGAAACAGTAGAGCGAATTTTTAATATGACAGCTTCGAATGATGACATTCGAAATTATACAGAAAAACAAGTAATAAAGAAATTAAAAACAGAGGGTGGACTTACTTTAACAGAGAAAAATAATATTGATATTATCATTCAATATTATGATAATAGAAGTATTGATACAAATGATTTATATGGTATCATACAGGATTTAGAGGATGAAGGAATTGAAACAGTAATGCTTATCCTCGATTATGTAAAACGTATTCGTCCAGCAGAAAAAGGAGAAAGCGAAAAAATAGAATTAAAAAATATTACAAATGAATTAAAATCACTTGCAAATTATTTCGACATACCCGTTGACAACACAGCGGCATAAATTTTATATTTATGAAAACCTATCTAATTGCGGGGAACTATCTATAATTAATAACTACTAACTTATGATGGTGACATACATAAGGGCAAGGGTTAACTCCTAAGGTATAGTAAAAAGGTTATTGATTGATACAATCGACGCAGCGAAGTATCTTATATAATAATATATTAAGATATGAGTTCAACGACTATCGAAAGTATAGGTTAAGAGAAATACTTAACTGAATAAACGAGTAGAGTAGACCAGAATATCTGGGTGCATGAAATTGATGCTTTACGAAACGGTAGGGATATTATATTTGGTGGCAGAATATAATATCATGATATAGTCTATTTAATTAAAAAATTAAATGTGTAACAGCACAACAGTTAAATCGTGTAGCGGCTAGTGTAGTAGATGCTGCTATCCAAGCAAAAAAAGAAGATGTAACACGATTAGTTGGTCGAGATGGTATTGCAGGTGCATGGGAAATTATTGAGAATTCAGATTTTGTTTGTATTTTGAATCAAGAAGTAAAGATGGATACTGGTGATTTATATATGACATTTAAATTACTAAAACGCCGTTATCGTTCAGCAGAAGAAAGCGAGAAATTAAGGAAACTTGAATATTTCAACCATCCTTACTCAAAAGAAAATGAAATTCAACTTATTGATGATGTATATTTAGAAAAATCCGTATCATTAACAAGTCTTGCTACTCAATTTATGGGTGCTGAAGAAATTAGTAAGCGTGGAAAGAAAAATGCTGTAGAAAGAAAGAATACAAAAGATAAGAAAAATGATACATTATATGATTTGGAATTTGAACCTTTTGATTTTAATAAATCACTCAATTAAAAGGAAAATATATAAAAGAGATAAAAAATAAATACTTATCTCTTTTATATATTATTTTTATGAATTTAATAAAGAAAGGATGAATAAAAAAATGGAAAGAAAATATGAATTATTAACAGATCAAACTAAAGAATTTCACAATGGTACGGTATATCGTATTCAAGCATTAAAAGATATAAATGATTATATTAAGAAAGGTGATATTGGAGGATGGGTATCATCTGAGAATAATCTTTCTCATGATGGAACATGTTGGATTGATAATAATGCAGTTGTTTGTGAAAAGGCACGTGTAAAAGATAACGCATATGTTTATGATAATGCTATGATTTATGGTCATGCAATTATCTCTGGTAATGCAAAAGTATCAGGTAATGCTGATGTTCATAATTTTGCATTAGTATCTGAAAATGCAAATGTATCAGATAATGCTTTTTTAGAGGATGAATGTCATGTACACGGGAATGCACGTGTTTTTGGTACACCTATAATATGTGATAGTGCAAATATCTATGGAAATAGTGCGATTTTTGATGTAGCTACAATTTATGAAAATGCCATTGTAGAAGAATTCGGTAGTGTAAAAGAAAATGCAAGAGTTCATGGTAATTGTAGGATTACGGGCATCGCTTCAATATCTGGAGATGCAGATGTGAAGGGTGGAATTATAGATGTTGGTGATATATCAACATATGCAGTCATTCGGTCTAATAATGATTATTTATCATTATTATCTGTTGATTATGATTTAACAGCTTATCGATCATCTGGTGATCATATTTATATCAATTATATACAATATGATGATATGCGTGCAATTTTTAAATTAGAAGAATTTGAGAAAAGGATAAAAAAATATAAACGTAAAATTAGAAAAGAATATATGTGCATCATTAAAATAATTAAGAATAATCTTAAAAAATAAGGAGGATAAGAAAATGGATAAGAAATATAAAATTTTACCAGAAACAAAACGTAAACTTGCAAATGGAAGAACTGTTTTCAGGATTCAAGCATTACGGAATTTTAGTGATGTGAAAGAGGGTGATATTGGTGGTTGGATAGAATCTGAAAAGAATCTTTCACAGAAAGGAAATTGCTGGATTTATGATAACGCAATCGTTACTCATTCTGCTAGAGTAATGGATGATGCCAAAATTCAAAATGATGTAATGATTGCAGATAGTGCTTTAATTCTTGAGAATGCTCTTATACGAAATAATGCGGCAGTACATAATTCAGCATCTGTTTGTGGGAATGCAGTAGTTGAAGATGATGTAACAATAGTCGATAATGCTCATATATGTGATTATTCTCATATACAAGATTATGCTTTTATTCATGATAATGCGATAATAACGGGATATGCAAAAGTAATGGATAATGCTGAAGTTTTTAATAATTCTAGGATTTCTGGATTCACCACCATATTCGAAAATGCTCGTATTTATCATAATGGTAATGATATAATATGTGGTAATATTGGTGATGACGCATTCATAACATCAGTATATGAAGATATATTTTATACAGAAATAGGAAAATTTAATTTAACAGCATATCGTACAAATTATGGATTTATGATTTGTTATTATAATGAATTCGGTAAGTATATATGTATAGATCCAAAATATTTTAAAAGAGTAATTCGCACATTATATAAGGGTAAAAGAAGGAAATTACTATTAAAAACTTATAGAGTAATAAAAGAATATTTTAAATAAGGAGGAAATAAATATGTTAAAAAGAATAGAATCTGTATCAATAGATTTTGAATCAAGGAAACCGTTAGATATTACTAAACCAAAGGATTTTATGCTTAATTATAATGAGGTTACAAATTCACATACCTTAAAAATATTATCTCGTATTAAAGATGTTAATCATATTAGTGAAAATATGGCAATGATTATCAGTCATTATATTTTAGCACGATTGTACCAGACTGGTCAACTTAAATCTATGCGTATTATGAAATTTCATAACGATGAAGATTTTCAAAAAGATATTCTAACATCAATTTATGATATAGATAGAGGAAATAAAGAGGTAAGTTTGAAATATAATTTTAGTTATATAAAAGCTTATGCTGAAATATATTCAGACTTATTGGATGGATATAAATCAGAGTCATGTTGTAAAGAAATACTTGATGACACTATTTCCATATTAAAAGAAAATGGAATTAATGCCAGTGTTAAAGATACATGGTATAGTGTTATAGTATTGATTAATTTTAAAAAGAAAGTGAGGTGAATGTGATGAAATTAAGATATCTAAGTAGGATATTATCATATGATGATATCACAAACCCAGAGACAAACGAAATAAAAAAGATAGTAAGAAGTAAGAGAAGAATAAGTAGAAATATTGCTAAACTCATTACTTGTGAATTATATTATAAGAACGTGAAGTTCAACAAGTTACCTGATGATATTCCAGATAAAGATGGTATTGCTTTATCGAATTTTCATATGATCAACCAAATGATAGAAATTGCTTGTGAGGATGTAGTTGTACATGGTAAAAAATATAAACCCAAATTTATAAAAAAATACGAGTTAATATTTAAGCATATATTACGTGGATCTGATAATAATGAACTTTTTTGTGAAGAAGTATTAGATGATGTTATTTTTAAATTACGTAATAGAGGGATTGATGCAAGATACAATGATAATCCTAGAGCACATCTCATTATTAATTTATCACAAAAAGCAGATTAAGGAGGATAATAAAAATGAAAAATTGGAAAAAATTTGATCCATCAAAATTAATTGTAAAACGGGAAGAAGCTATGTATCCTAATACATATTATATTAAAAAGAAATATGCTAAGAATTCTAATGAAGATGCTGAATTTATTGCTGCAACTGATACAATTACAATGCTTCTCACACACTGGATTTTGATAGGTAAACTTGAAAGTCCTGCTACGATGGTTATTGATATTGGAATGAGTAAAAATATTGGTCGTAGCCCAATGAATAATAAGAAACAAAATATTTTAAATTCTATTGAGGAATCAATTAATGAAGATGATTTATATATTACATCGGATTTTATTGAAAAATACTTCAATATTTTAGGTCATATAATAAGTGGATTTGGTACAGGTGAACCATATTGTATAAAATTATATAATAACATTTGCAGAAAGTTGCAAACTAATGGATATGATGTTGAATATGATTTTAACAAAAATAGTATGTTAATTCATGCAGTTTTTAAAGATATTGAAGAAGAATCAGATGTTAAAGAATCGGCTGCTCAATATGATACTGATATGAGCTTAAGTTCTAGTATGAATTATTAAAGAGATTATATTTAAGAAGGTAAAAAATGAGTAAATTTAACTTAGAGGATTTAATTTTAAATGAAAAAGATGCTACAAATCCAAAGACTTATACTATTAAGATAGACAGAAAATTTAATGATGAAACTTTGGTAAATTTTAGTGCTGCAATTATTACACACTATATCAAAAATAAAATAAATGATTCTCCTGAAATAGAAGAAATTATTATTAATGAGAATCTAATTTCGTATGATGATCGAAAAGCCATATTTTATTCTTTATTAAATCTCCTTCATTATAAAAATAATGAGAATGATAGTTTGTTTCATATAACAAAAGAAAATATTAGTGATTGTTTATGTTTACTTTATACAGCAATAAAGGGTTTTTATTATGAAGATCATTGTAAACACTTGGTTTATAGATTATTTGAAATATTAAAAGTAAAAGGTTATAAGCAATGTGATATTACTTTAGATAGTATTAAAATACAAATTACAGAATCAACAAATGATAAAGAATAAATATAAAAAAAGAAAGAAATGATTCATTTCATGCGGAATTTTGGAGGTGAAAATATGAAATATGTTGTTATTTTAATTGCAATAGTTTTAGTTTTACTAATTTTTCTATTTGTGTCATACATGTTAGCAGATTATATTAAACCATTAAAAAAGTTCTTTTGCAAAATAGGGTGGCATTGTCACCAAAAGGATTATATTACTGAGGGTTTCGATGGTGTTTCCATGCATTGTAAATGTAAATGGTGTGGTTACAAAGGTATGGTAGATAGTCAAGGAAATTTATTTTAGGAGAATAATACAATGTCAAATTTATATGTATATTTAATTTGTTCTCGAAACAAGGATAATAAGGACATTCCAAACTTTAAGGAACGTGCTAAAACAATTCTTGAATACAAAGAAAACGAAGATAAAGTGATTGAAGTTTTTAATGATTTTGCAACTAAAGGACTTCCTGGCGAACAGACAAGATTATATAGGTCAGTTAATTCAAGGAATGAAGAGAAAATCAGAGAAGAGTTGATTATTCGTCTGCTGAGAGATAAGCCAAGTATGACACAACTTAATCGTACATTAGCATCCGTTGCACAACAGGTACAAAATCGTGATGAGAGCAAATGGCTGTTTGATTTTGATATAGATGATGAAAAATTAGCAGATAAGTTTATACATGCGATTCATAGTTATTCAGTTATTATTCCAATTAAACTTATTGAAAAGTATAAAACCCCAAATGGTTATGCAATTATTATTCCGCATGGTTTTGATACAAGAGAGCTTATGGAAAATTGGAAAGATTATGATATCACATTGAAGAAAGATGAGCTGTTTTTTTGGATATGATAACGAATGGAGGGTGAGTATGTACGAAAAATTAAGAGAATAAATATAAAAAAAGAAAGAAATGATTAATTTCATTTCTTGCAAAGTTAGAAAGATTAGTTAAAAAAATATAAAGGCAAAGGAGATTTTAAAAAATGATGAATTTTGGACAGGCAATTGAAGCATTAAAGAATGGTAAGAAAGTAGCAAGAGTTGGATGGAATGGTAAGGGTATGTTTTTGTATTATGTCCCAGTTGGTGCATATGCTCCTTGTACAGAAATTGCAGAAAGTCTTGTTAATGAGAATGGATTAGTGGAATATGGAGCATATATTGCTATGAAAACTGCACAGGGCAATGTAGTTCCTTGGTTGGCAAGTCAGACAGATATGCTTGCAGAAGATTGGAACGTAGTAGAGTAAAATGAGATGCTATATAGTGCGTATTCATTTAACACGCACTATATAGCAATAAAAGTACCAAGAAATATTGAATTCATGCGAAGTTTAGAAAGAGAGGTAAATATGAAATTAAAAGTACATTCATTAAGAATAGAACATATTCGTACATACAATGATAGAGACGGTGATTTTGAAGACAATTCTAAATATATCTTAAATTGTATTTCGGAGTATGATTTAAAATATGAAGTATCACTTTGGACTGAATATGGTGATTGTCCTAGTGGATGGTGTAGTGCATCATATGGACATTGTGAAGTCAGACGTGTCGATTCATTTATCGGCTCAACACATAAACCAATCAAAGATTTATCGTTTGAAATCGAGACAAAAGAAGGAAACTTTAAAGATATTATTTATGATGCTAAGAATGATATTTACCATGTAGATTACAATGGTGGTAATCCTTGGTATCCAGATGGTGATGTTGGAATTACGAAAGAATTATTTACAGAAACAAATCGTGCAATGGATAAAAGACCTGTTTGGATTTTCAAAGGTGATAGTGGATTAGGTAAGAGTTATATTGCAGGAATTATTGCTAATTCAGATCGAGCGAAAACAGTATATGAGATAGACGCTCATGAAAAATTAGACACCATTGAAGCTGACATTATTGTTGTTGGTAATAAATATGAACATTCATTTGAAGAAATTGAGTCAAAAATCAAAGGAGAGCATGAAATCATTTATGTTGACTTTTCAAAAAAAGCCTATAAAATTACAAAATAAGGCTTTCTGGAAGCGAAAAGTACCAAGAATTTTCGATTTCTTTTGGAGAATATTAAAGTGGAGGTAATTATAATGACAAGTTATGAATTTGAAAAAGCTGCAAAGAATGCAGTAATTCAAACATTAAGTGATGATATCAGTATTGACCAGTTGGATCTTGTGTGGTTTGCACATGAGTTAGGTTATAAGAAATGTACTATTTGGGGAAAGCCAATGGGTAACAGATATGCAGAAGTTACTTATAACAGAGATAAAGATGAGATGTATGTAGACATTTATCAGAAGATTATTAACAACAAGATTTCGTCTGATGAGTTCAATTTTGAAGCGTAAAGGAGAATATAATTATGACATTAAAAGATACAGTGGAAATGATGAACAGTGATGATTATAAGGAAAGGTTTAAAGCTGAGTATTATCAGTTGGTTATAAGATATAGAAGTCTTAGATCAATGATTACAAAATGGGATGAGGGGACATTAAATTTTGAACCAACTTGCCCAAGAAACATATATAATACGCAAATTAAGGCTATGGTTGATTATATTGCGGTTCTGAAAGCAAGAGCAGTAATGGAAGGCATTGATTTATAATCGAAGGAATCTGACATTTTTTGGTATAATTTTAAAGGAGAATTATAGAATGAATGTTATTTGTAAAGATAGAGAATCTTTAAGACTAAAATACGAACAGTTTATTCAGACTGAGAGAGGTAAAGAGTGGAAACACTTTTGGTAGAGTCAAACAGGTTCAGAAAGAAGTGGGGATTTTGGAGATTACCTTTATGACTTTTATCCAGAAATGTTGCAGTAAACAGAGAATATATAATTATGGAAGGTGAAAAAAAATGCTAAAGAATATTGAAGACATCATTATTTCAAGAGCAAGAAATAGTGAAAAATTAGAGGTTTTAAAGCAATATGAAGATGATATAAAAACAGCGAAAGACATCATCAATGGCAAACTTACATATTGTGAGGAGTGCAAAGACTATTATCTTACAAAATCTTTCTTTTCAGAAAAAGAAACTATTCCTACAAAAATTTGTGTGTATGAAGATCCGATTAATTCAGGTGGTAACGATTATGTAGATGGATATGTTGATATTTTATATAGTGTTTGTCCTAAAGGTCATAAGCATGTAATTAATAGAAAAGAGAGAAGAAAATAAAATACTTGGAATTACTTCTACACTACTTAGGATGTGATGGAGATAATATTTTGAGAATCTAGTAGTCAAAATTAGAATTAGTAATTAAAATCTCACTAAAAGTAGATGATATTAAGAGAATAAATATAAAAAAAGAAAGAAATGATTAATTTCATTTCTTTCTTTTTTTTATCCATTATAATGATATCCCATGTAATCCAGAAAACTGCATAGGTTTTCTCACAAACTCTTTGTTATCGGTATAAATACCACCACCGATAACAGCTTTAGATTCAAAGAGACTAGCATTTGCTGCTCTTCTCTTTTTAATGAGTGAATCACGAATTTTATGATAAAATTTCCGAGTGATATAAATTGACTCAGAGAGATTATCAAGTTTTATGTACACACTTTTTCAATACACGGTGTACCATAAAGGATATCATTTGCATTCTTTATTGCAAGATCAACTTTCTTACAGAACTTGCTTAAAGATTCCAAATCTTCTGGAACTTCTGTGAATCTCAACTCACATAACTCCTTAATCACCCTATCGATTTCTTCGAAATTACTCATAGTAATTCTCCTTTCTGGTTTAAAGAGTTATTCCTTCTCTTTATTTTTTTATCATATTACAAATATAATATATATATGATATTATGAAAAATACTCTTTTGTATATAAAGACATTAAAAAAACATTCATTTAATACCGTTAAGGAAGGAATGAGGTGAATTAAAAAATGGCAAATAAACCAGAAAAAAAACCGAATCGATCATTTAAAAAAACGATGAATAATCTTTCCTCTATGATCAACGATTTAAGTAGTTCTATTTATGGAACTACAAATGATGAATTAATTGATAGTATTGATAAAAACTTTCATGATATATTGAATAATGAAATGAAAGAATTAAAAGGTAGTTCAGAACGTTCCGGAGAGGATACTACATCTTTTATTGCTAAACTTTATACAAGTGATAAAAAGACAAGTCGTATGGCAGATATTTTTAATAACCAGATTTCAAATATGTCATTTGGTTCTGATGATACCACGATTGGTACTTTTTTATCTGAAGTTTATAAAAACAAATTAATTCGTCAATGTGATATTTTTGATGTAGCTAATCAATTGATTGAATTAAGGGAAGCCGTTAATACGATGCGTGATGCTATTACAACAGCAGATATTGTAGATGGTAGAATTAATCGTGAAATCAAGATTAATGGTGTATCAGATAATGATAAAAAAACAATTACATCTGTAATTGAAAAAATTGAAAAGAAGTTTGAATTGCAGAAAAAGATTAAAGATTATATTGTGAAAAAATCCTTAATCTATGGTGAATATTATGTTTATGTAATTCCTTATTCTGTTATCTTTTCTGAATTTATGAAAAATAAGAATAAGTATAATGTATCACATATGTATTCTTATGAATCCGCTGGTGATTATAAAAAATTAGAAGAAGCAGCAAAAAAAGGTTATACTGATTATATTAATCTAGGACACGATAAGGATGTAGATACCTTTATTGAAAGTTGTTACAATGATTATCGACCAGATATTCCAGATCTTGTTGTAACAGATGAAACTTTATCAAAATTAAATAAACAAAAGAATGAACAAAATATGAAAGAAGAATTTAAGAAAGATATGAAAAATATCTTGTCAAGAATTACAGTTGTAAATTCAGATGTTCCTTTACCTATTTTAGAAGAAGGACTTGAATCAATTGAACACTTCCGAGAAAGTTTTGTTAATGAATCAGGAGATACTTTCGTAGAAAAGAAAGAAGATATTGAGAAACCTGATAATACATTCTTACAATTTATGAAGAAAAAGAATTTCAAAAGTAGTACACCAAATGCTACATCACAAGCATCTGAGGGTATTACAATTGAAAATGATGATAAAGAATCAAAATTATTTGAAGATGTAACAGATTGTTATGTTAAGATGATTGACCCTACAAGAGTTATTGAAATCAAAATTATGGGAGAAGTAATTGGATACTTCTATATCAAAACTGATAATATGACTCCTATTTCTGGAATCTTATCGTCTACTTTATATCAACAAAAGTTCAATCAGAAACGAAGTGAACAAGATATTGTAGGAGATATTGCAGCACGTATTATTGAGAAATTTGACCATAAATTCTTAAAAGATAATCCAAAATTTAAAAGTATTATTGTGGAAGCTCTTAATTATTATGATTTAAATGAACAAGCTGTAAAATTTCAGTTTATTCCAAAAGAATATATGGTTCCATTTAAAATCGATGTAGATGAAGATGGTGATGGAACTTCTATGTTGGATGGTTCACTTTTCTATGCGAAATTATACTTAATGATTTTATTATTCAAAATTATGAGTATTATTTTAAATAGTAATGATACAAAGGTAAATTATATCAAACAATCAGGTCTTGATAAAAACCTGATTAATAAGGTACAAGAAATTTGTATTCAAAAACAAGCAAGAACAATAAATATTTATGACTTGTTTAATTATACCTCTCTCATTAACAAGATAGGTAATGGTAGTGAACAATTTATTCCTGTTGGCAAATCTGGTGACAGACCTGTTGAAACTGAAATTTTATCTGGTCAAGATGTTCAGATTAATAACGAGTTAATGGAACTTTTAAGAAATTCTTATATACTTGGCACAGGTGTTCCTGCGGCAATCATGAATTATTTAAATGAAGCAGATTTTGCAAAATCAATCGAGGTTGCTAACACGAAAATGAATGGACGAACAGTCAATTATCAAATTGACTTGAATCCTAGTATCACTAAATTATATCAGTTATTGTTAAAATATTCAACAAATTTAGAAGATAATGTAATTGAAAAAATTACAGTAGGTTTAGTTCCACCAAAAGGTTCTCAAAATATAATTAAAGCAGAATCCATTGATAATTTTACAAGAACAGCTGATTTCTTAGTAAATCTTTATTATGGTGAAACTTCAGATGACCCATTAGATGAAATTAAAATCCGCAAGTTTAAACAAAAATTAGCAAAGGATATGATACCATTGTTAGATTTTGAAGCAATTGAAAAGATGGTTCAAGAAGCATCAATAGATGCAACTGGTGAAAGTATAAAACCAAAAGATGAACCAACAGAAGATGATATTTTAAATGCTGAGATATAAAGCAATAAAAATTGACATGTCTAGAAATTTCTAGACATGTCAATTTATTTTTTATTTCATCAATTACCAGTTGAGTTATTTTTATCATTACCAACGATAGTATACGATGGAGTGATTTTCTCACCATCAGAATTAAACTTATTTGATGATGTTGGCTTCTTTGTACCAGGCTGAACAAAGAAGTTACTACCTGCTTTTTCCTGACTAACAAGTTTACCAGATTTACTATCATACATAGTAGCATTATCCTCGAAACCTTTTACAATATCCTTATCAAGTCCACTGTAGAATTCAAGAGAGTTAACCATAATCTGGTAATTCTTAAGAAGAATTTTAGCTTTTTCATTGATATCGATTGATTCATATTTTGTACATGTGAAATCAATCTGAGTTTCAACAAAGTTATGCTCGCCAGACTGATAGTTAAACTGGTCATTTTTATATCCTTTCGGGAAGCAGTTTGCTAACAAGCAAGCATACTCTACTTTCATACCAGTTCTATCTGTTACAACATAAATAAACTCAGCTGTATGAGCAGCCTGACTATATTCCAGATTACCAGAAGCAATCAAACCACCATAATGAGTTAAACCTGATTGTAAGTCAGTTGTTGTATTAATCCAACTATGAAGTACTTCACGAATTGGAGAACCAGAAAATTCATAACATGTAACCTGAAATGAGGTTGTTTCATCCTTAGCAACAGACGGAATTTCAAAACTTCTTCCAGCATAACCACCTGTAATCTGTTGGAAATCAACAGATACATCACCTAAACCTTGAACTTGGGTATTACCATACTCAAGAATATGTTTAAAGTTTTTAAATTTATCAGACAATAATTGTGTCATTGTCTGAGGGCTTCGTACCATGAATAAACGACCATAACCCGTGATTAATGGATCATATTGAGCTAATACTTCGTGTGTTACATTTAAACCACCAAGCATCAATGAATAATTTCTAAGTTTTTTATTATTCGCTTGATGAGCTCCGGTCTGAATTGTTTTCATTTCAGCCATATAGTATCATCTCCTTTCATTTTATTGACCATTTGCATCATCATATGTTGTTCTGTTTACATCAATTTCTACGATAGAAGTCTTAGACATAGGTCTAAACTGAACAGCAAGATACAAATGGGTAATTTGACGATTGAACTCAAATTCAGACTGTTCATACTGAACACTAAGAGAGTGTAACTGAGTACCAACCATATATTTATATTTTGCTTTGATATAATCTCTAAACTCAGATCTTTCTGTAGGAGATGTAAAGTTATATTGAGTTGCTCGAACATCATCCTCAATAAGTCTCTTAAGAATCATAAGAGTGATTACATTATTTTCCTCCGTTAAATCAGAATCTTCTGCGGAAGAAGTAGACTGAGTGGATCTTTCGAATACATTCTCACCTGTTGCTTCAAAGTAATTGAAACGACTATTGAAAAGAATTTCTTTTAACTCATTTTCATGAGTATCAATCGATGGAAGAAGAGAATTCTTTACATGTCCAAATAATGTAGCATAAGAATTTACAAATGGTACATGATATCCGACTGTTCTAAAGTGAGTTGGAAGAGCAGAAGCAAGGAAATATGTGATTGTTACTGGAACTCTCTTTCCTGTTGACTCTTCTTTAATACGATAATAATGAAGATTGAAACTGATAAGATAATTTGCAAATACATCGAAATCATTTTCCAAACTATCAATTACAGAGAAATCACTCTCCAATGTAGTAATATCTGCTTCACTAATTGTATCCAGTAAATTTGTATCCAGATACAATAAAGCATCATTACGATATAATGCTAAACGAGCAAGTGCCATTTTTACAGGCATATTGAAGTTTGCATCAAACAAGGATTCAGAAGGAATTCTACGTGGAGATAAAATAAGTTTATCATATTTACCACCAAATGCATTAATATAACATTTATCAATAGCATTCTGAACTGGAAGATTTCCTTTTGTTATAGAAGCATTTCCAAGTTTTGTTGTAATTTCTTCAACATTAATATCTTGAGTTTTATCTCTATTACCAGATTTATCATAATACTCACCATTCTTATTATAGTAAGCACCATTACCAGAAGCAACAAGATAAATCTCTTCACCTGTTCTAAATACACCATCAGAACCATTCTCAAGACTATTACCTACTACATTTCCAGGAACTACTACATTCTTTGTAGAAGTCCATTCTGCAGCAACATATCCTTCATCTCCTTCATTAACTTCAGCAGTCTTTTCTTTTACATAGAAGATGAATGGTAAAGTCTTTGTAACACGTTCACGAGATTTTGCAACTGCTTTTCCATAGAATGGGTCGAAGCAATCCATATCAGGAATCTCATCAACATAAACTTTATCATCAATTTCATAGGAAGGATCTTTTTCAAGAACATCATTCCAGAATTTTACATATGCTTCATAAAGTGTTTCCATGTTTTCTTCAAATACATGAATATCCATAGGAACATTTTTTTCTTCAGAATCTTCAATAACATCGTTAATGAATGCAGCACCTTGTACTTTTGTAGACGTTACAATACCACCTGCATAGTTGGCAGCAACTTCTGTTCCATTCTCAACGTCAAGACACTGATAAGAATAAATCTTAATACCATAACCTTTTTCATAGTCAGTATTGAGATTAATTCTCCAACGATAATTATTTCCATATACACCACGACCTGCAGCAATAAATACCATAGCAGGAATCTGAGTATATCCTTCTGCATCAACATACACACCGTTTACAGCTACTCCATCAAGTTCAGAAGCACGAGCAATAAGGTCTGTTTTAATCTCATTGAAATTTGTGATTTTATCATTTCTTTTAAGAGATTTCTGTGTAAATTTAATATAGAATTTTTTGTTTTCCACATCTGCTTTATACCAAACAGATAATACGGAATTTGCATAATAGGCATCATCTGGCATAATACGCATTGCATTTAATGTAGTATTTGCTTGTTTTAATATAGCATCTGCCATCATAAATGGTTGACCGTACTTTTTATAGTTTGGTTTACCAAAGATTTTATATAATTCCGTTGTTCCATTTACCGGAACAATTTTGTTATCAATACCTTTACCTGCAGTAAATACACACAAGTATGGATAGGTATTATCAACAGTGGAGCTGTCGGCATCACTTGTATTGTCCCGTACTGTGTTATTGTTAATCACAGTTTCAATATACGGAAAAGAATACTTCGGCACAATTTGTTGTGTACTAGGCATAACATTACCTCCTTAAAAAATTATTCTTAATATATTTGTTTTTTAATTTAAATTAGTAAGAGTATAATAAAATTGATGTAAATATTTAAATATTTGTTTTCTTATTACGTTATTAAAGGGACTAATAATTATATATTATTTCTTTGTAATTACTATAGAAAGGACGTGATTTTTATGGAAAAAGATTGTATAGATGCAATACTTAAATATCTTGAATCAACTGATTGGAAACGTGTGGGTGAAATACCTAGATTTACTCTTGGGCATAGAGTATGTAATGATCCTGAAAATCCTTACATGATACCACGTATGATTTTAGGTAATGTTGATAAAGCATTATTTGATATCACTGATAATATTTACATCATCGGTTCTTTATCACAACAAGACAAAATTGAAAAAATAGGGAAATGTTTAATGAATAACATTTATGGAAGTGTCAGATATGTGAAAAAAGAATCTGATTTATCATTTAATGAATGTATTTCCCAATGTTTCGATAACGTTGAATGGACTGATGTTGTTATTGTCGTAAAAAAAGAAGATGGAACAATAGGTGATGGTGTTTGTTATGAAATGGAATATGCAAGAAGATTAAATAAAGAAATACTTGTAATATAAAAAAGGAGTGTGTAATATGAAAAAATTATTAATGACAAAGGAAAAATACGAGGAACTAAAATCAATTGTAGAGTCTAAGGTAAAGACATACAATTCTTATTTATCTGGTAATTATGAACCGAATAAAGTTAAAAATCTCATTCGATTTTCTTATGCAATGGAATTTAGAGACAATCCATCAGAAAAGGAAGTTCGTTGTATATTAAATGAGATTTGTGCAATTTACGATGTTCCAATGATTTTATTCATGAATAATTCCATTGTTACATTTTCTGATGATGAAATCTATATCACAACAAAACCATTAGAAAACTTTAAAAAGAATTCTTGTGTTGTGATTAAGCAATGTGATAAGGAATCATTAAGGGATGATCCAGTTCATCTTCTTTCGGAAGGAATTAGTGTTCGAAAGTTAAGAAAAATGATGAAGAAAATGTAAAAAAGATAAAAGACTAGAAGGAATAAAAATCCTTCTAGTCTTTTATTTATAATTTAAATAACTTTTCTACTGGGCTATCTGATTCTGTTTTTTTCTCTCTTTCACGATTTACGGATGCTGTAATCATGGAATCCATATCTTCAAAAGTAATTGCTGAGAATGTAGAAGCATATTGACATACTTGTCGAATACTTGCCATACTATAATCATATTCAGATACTTGACTATTTGGTTTACCAATGATTTTAGCAAACTTATAAGAAGTATCTTTCTTATAACGATAAGAAACAGAAAGTATCACTTCTTCAATAATAGATGGAACACCAAAATCTACATCACTAAGCTCTTGATTTTCTTTCCATACTTGTAATGTCTTTGAATATGGAATTGAAGTTGGAACTTTACCAAATGTAATAAATCGTAAATAAGTCTGAGCATTTTCAGAATCTACAATAAGAGAGCGATTACATACTTTATTTCCTTTAAAGAATTTAATCACTCGACAAGGGATTTCTCCTTCACCAGGAATATCAATAACCCTTGATTCTACATTAGGTGCCTGAATATCAATCCATAATGGAATATTCATCGTATCAATGTATTGAAGTTTTCCATTTGTAAAAATACCCACATTTACAATACCAAAAGATGAGATATAACTTCCCATACTTTCTGCAAATTTGTAATTTTTATCAAAATAGAAGAATGGAATATAAATTTCACAATAAGCATCCTTTAAAATAATATCAGTTGCTGTTGCATCAAAAATTCCTTGCTTCTTATTTAATAAAAGAATTTCATCTGGGTTTAATTGATTTGTTTTAATTACATTATTATGGAATTTCTTCATATTTAAGTTTGTAAGGGTTGTTGCCACTTTAGAGGCATCCAAACCAATAAACTTATTATTGTATCGTCCTGTACATTTTGAACAGAGTCTATCTCCTGTACAAAACATTGGGCTATATACATGAATTTTCTTTCCAATATAATTCTTGATATTATTTTCATCTAATAAATAAGGTTTACCATTCACTTTAATATTACGATTGATAAAATCTGATTTATTTGATTCTGTTAATGTAACTTCTAATGTCTTATCAGTACCACAATCAGTTCCATCATCATCGATGATTTCTGTTTGCATTCCAGCAATTAACTGTTTTGCTAAATAACCAGAATCTGCTGTACCAACTGCTTTTGGATAAGCACCTGTGACAACTGAGTTTGCAAAAGCAGGAATATCAGACTTTTCAATTCCATCCATAAGGGAGGAACGTACAATATCATATTTTTTTGTAAGTGGATTGTAAATTGCACCTTTCATCAAAATGATATTTTTTAAGTTATTTCCGATACTACCTCTAGCACCAGAATAATATAAATCAAGTCCAGGGTCTCCTTCTAATACTTCCTCTGTCTTTTTAATTAATTCTTTTTCAACCTTTTCTGCGGTAACGACATCACCAGCATCAAGTTCTTTCTTATATTTTTTTAATAATTGGTCTTTTAATGTTTTTACTTCCTTTGGAATCTCAATCGTTGGAGCAGTAAAGGATGTAGTAATCACTGCATGAAGTTGTAATCCCAACCAGTCCCTTGAATCGATATAACTAGCCATTTGTTCAGCAGTTATTGTATCTGAAGTAAGTAAAATAGCTAAGATTTTTTCTAATTCAGAAAGACCTTTTGCATTTATCTTATGATTAACAAATCCAACTTTTTCTTCTAATTGGTTATCTTCTAAAATAATCTTGTTAAAGATAATTCGTCCAACTGTTGTTCGAATTGCTTGTTTATTCTTATGATATTTCATTGGTCGAATAACAGCAATATCAGTTGGATGGTATGGTGGAACAATCGTTGTATTACCCTCTTTCTTTCTACCAAATAATTCAACTAAATAATCAAATGTAATATCTGATGATTTCATAGAAAGAAGTTCTTCTACAAATTGTTGTGAAACGGTCTTTGAATCTTTTAATGGATCTTTTGTTAAAGCATATAATGTCTGAATTGCTTCATTACCAACAACACGGATATTCTTTCCAGTAGGAGTAATGAAATAAGATTTACTATTGATAACTCTTTCAATTTCAGCATTTGCTTCTTGTGTCCACAAGATTTTAGCAGTAATCTGGTCACCATCATAATCACCACCAATTCCTTTTAAGTAAGCATTTGAGAATTGGATGGATTCTTTAAAGTATATAGCGATATTCTGTTTCGGAATTGACATATCAATATTTGGATAAAACTTATAAATAGTATTATTAACTTTCACTGGAATTGTCGTAAGAGTTGACGTAACTCTTACTCTTCCTAAAAATACACCATAAGAATCCGTAACTGGATAACGAGTAATTAAAGCATGTTTATCCTTTGTAACATCATATGCCGCCATATATAATAAATCAGTAACTGTAAAAGGTCTGTCACTAATTGTACTATATTCTTTTTCATTATTGTAATCTACGATTTTACCAGAAAATCTTGCTTTACCAAATTTACCACCCTCTAAAGGAATTAAAATAGGATTAAATCTAGATTCTGGATTACGAATATATTGATCCATCATCTTTTTGATGTAATCATCTGTATAATATAATTCTGGTTTATAAATATTAATTCCTTCATAACTTCCAGCAATTAACATCGAGTTTTGCTGTTGAATAATGTTATTCTCAAAAAAGTCTTTAATCCATTTCATCATGAATGGATAACAAAGAGAACACACCTGAGAAATTGGTATACCAATATGTCTGAAATCAATTTCCATATCTTTTGCTTTTTCTGCATGAAAGTTTGGTGTTGAAATAACAGAACGAACACAATAATCTACATTCTTACCCATTAAGAATCTTCTTATCATACCATTCTTATTTGCTAATTTTGTTTTAAAGAAATCATATACATCAACAAGCAAACTTTGAATATTATAATAGGTGCTATGAAGAGTAAAATCAAACATATCACGTTCTTTTAATAAAGATGCTAAACGAATAATTTTAGAATACATATTATTGATTGGCTCTGTCTCTCCACCACCTGCTTGGTCTGCTTTAATGTCACGATAAAAAGCAGGTATTACAATTTCATATTCTGTAAAAATTTCAGTTTTTTTCGATTTCGTTAATAAATCAATTCTTTCATTTCTCATTCCAGAAGAAGCGATTGTTTTTTCCCATTTAATTTTCTCCCAATCATCATAAATACTTTCTAGTCCTGTTTTACCATTATCATCTTGAATAATATGACCATCTTTATCAAGTGAATAATAGAAATCACCATTAATAATTTTTTCAATATTACGATATAATCGTTTCAGAACTTTATAAGCATGAGGAGCAAAAAAATGTCCATTTAATTTAATATAAGCAAATGTACTTTTTCTACTTCGTACATCTACACCGAATATTTCATTTGATATTAAACCATCTGGGTCTGGTACATTTCCTCTCTGGAAAAGTATTGGACTCTTAATTTCTTTTAAATGGTTTAAATCAATAAACTCTTTCACATCGAAAAGTTCTATTTTCATTTTTATTCTCACCTACTTTCCTTAAGTTAATGTTTTTTAGGGATAAAATTAGTAGGTGTAAGAATAAAAAATCTTACACCTACTAATTTATTTAAAACATCTTGCTTTCATCATAAATGATAACAAGTTTCATCTTTTTATTTTTCTTATTTTTTCGAGTCTCTACTTTATAACCTGAGGCGATCATTTCTTCCTTAATTTCCTCTTTAATTTCAGAATCTGTATTTTTTAAAGTAAGTTCAATATCCAGAGTATTTTCATCTGCGAAATTATACTTTAAAGAAACGATATTATCACTGAAATCTTTTACAAGAGAAAAGAAATTCATAAATTTACGATATTTTTTACATATCACCTCTTCTAAAATAGAAAGCTCTTTCCCTGATAAGGATTTCATATATTCAGACAAACTGGCTTTCATTCTTTCACCTCATTTTATATTATTAAGTTCGGGGTTAAAATAATATAAATTAAGGAAGTAAAATGGAATTTCGAGCATCTTCTCTTTCTTGATTTGCTCTCGCTTCATCAAGCATTTTTTCTTCTTCCATTAATCTTTCTTGCCTTGAGTTAATTAATTCTTGCATTTGCTTATATGGTAATTTCCATAAAATATCATCAATTGTTAATTCACCTTTAAATAGTGCCAACGCCTCATCTAAGCTTCTGGAAAATTGTCTACGACTACTGACGTATTTATCAAGCGTTGACGGGCATAAAAAACCAGTTCATCAGGTGTTACTGGAACACTTCCTGTAACATATCCACAGTCTGGACACACAACATTCTTAACACTAAATTCTACACCGTACTGAGCAATACATTTCTGATAGATAGCAGAAATAATTTCAATATCAGTAGATGGCGTAAACTCAGCCAAAATATTAAGCATCTTCATACCGTTTGTAATTCTACGATATTTTCCTGATTTTGTTGGAATATTGATCGCACGAACAACCTGAAGTAAGAAACTAAGTTCAACACGAACATCATCAAATTCTTTTCCTTCTTCTTCAGCTTCTTCTTCCTCTTCTTTCAATCGATTAATAACTGAAAGTACATTCTCTAAATAATCATACATAGAGATTGGACCAACCTCTAATACATATTTAGAAGCAGGCAATTTCATTCTTGTTACTTTACGAACATCAGATGTTTCTGCAATCTTAACATATTCTTCATAAGAACTTGCTTCTGCAATCTTTCTGATTTCTTCCAAATACTTATCACCAGCAGTATCAAAATCAATCAAAGATCTTGTTAAGAAAGTATGGTTAAACTGTTTACCACACTCTTTCTTCTGACATCTAAATCCAATAGAATCTTTCTCTGGATTTGTTGCAATCACAAGACCATATGTAGCCAAGTTAAGATCTACGAACGCAAATTTCTTCAAGAAATCATCAAAACTTTCAAATGCTCCACAAGAAATATTTGTCATACGTTTGTAAACAACTGTTGCTTTCTTACGCATCTTATCATAGTTCAGATAATCTTCATTATCATTGTCATCATAAGCAATTGTAATATCAGCAAGTTCACCCCAACTAAGTCCAAGCATATCTGCTTTGAATCCGGATGCAGGGAACACCATATTCTGTTTAGAAACAGAAAGCTGATGTTTTTCAATATCATCCATGAAACTCATATCATCGTCATCGTTATTTGCATAATCAACTTCCATAGTTTCCAATTCAAGATTTTCTACCTCAGTAACATGAATTTCATTAGATTCCGTAATTAATTTATTTTCTTTATCAGTAAACGCAACATCACGACCAAGACCCGTCTTATCAATGATAATATTAATCTTAGTCTTACGTTTTTCTGTTTTTTCTAAATCCTCATCTGTCACATCTTCTGCTTTCATTGTGACAGGTTCTTTGGATTCTTCTTCTTTAATTTCTTCCTCTTTAAGCTCTTCTTTCTTTAATTCATGAGCAACTTCACGAGGAATAATATATTTTGCATCCTCTGGTACAATAACATTACCATTTTCATCAACTGTAACAGAATCAATTTCAGACATCATTTCTGCATCTTCACCTTGATTTCTCGGTTTACGAACAATAGTAACAAGTTTTGCTTTTTCAGTAGTTTCATTTAATTCATTAACTTTTTCTTTTACATCTTCATCACGTTCTGGTGTTTCGAAGACATTTTTAAGAGGAGCACCCTCTTCTTGAGATGCTTTCATCTCTTCATCCGTTGCAACAATGCCTGGTTGTTTATTTTTAATTGCTTCATCAATTGGAAGTACCTCTTTTTCTTCATTAACAGGTGTTTCCTCTGTATTACTCATCAAACTCTGAAGATTTAAGGTACTATCTTTTTCTACTTTAATTTCTTCATTTTTTGTTTCTACTTCTGACATAATATAAATCCTACCTTTCTATATTTTTATGCAAATGATGATTGCATAATTTCGTAATTATAAATTACATTATTTTTTGCACCACTTGTAATACCAATCACCAATATATTATTAGCGACTTCTTCTGCTGTTGGAGCAACGATTAATAATGTAGTTTTACCATCTTCATTTTTTACTACCTTTACATCAATATCACCAGATTCAATATCACTAGTTAATAATGAACATTGTAAAGCAATTGCTGATTTTATTGCTTTTTCATCAATTGAATCTTCAAATTGATAAAAATATCGTTGAAGATTCAATCCTATTTCAGGCATTGATGGAAAACATCCCGGCTTACCAAAACATATCATAAGTAATGTATTAATAAGCACATCATTTCCTTTTAGCATTTTTGGTGCATTGAAATCATTTAAACCAAAGACTGGTTCATTATAAGTCATGTCCTAACACCAACTTTCTTATTTACTTTAATAATATGTAACCATTATTAAAAATAATTAATTATGTGGACATTTCTTTAATATTTAATAGAAAGTGAAGGTGAATATAAATGTCTAGTAAAAGAAAGATAAAATGCAAATTTTGTGATGCATTTTTTTATAATTTAGACGATTACGCCTCCCATGTAGAAAAATATCATAAAGATATGATGCGAAATGATATGACTCCCAGACAATTTGTCTATTTTCTAGTAACCGGAAAAGAACATGGAAGTTGTATCGTATGTCATTCGAATACTTCTTGGGATGAAAAGACAAATAAATATAAAAGATTATGTGGTTCGAAAATTTGTCATGATAAATATGTAGAAACTTTTCGTAACCGAATGGTGAATAAATATGGAAAAACAACATTATTAAATGATCCAGAACAACAAAAGAAAATGTTAGCGAATCGAAAAATAAGTGGTGAATATCGATGGAGTACAGACCCTCGTATAAAAATCCAATACACAGGAAGTTATGAACACAATTTCTTAGTATTCTTAGATCATATTATAGGAATGGACCCAAGTAATATTATGGCACCATCTCCTCATAATTATTTCTATATATATGAAGGTAAAAAACATTTTTATATCCCTGACATTTTTATTCCTTCTCTTAATTTAGAGATTGAAATTAAAGATGGTGGTGATAATCCAAATACTCATCCAAAAATTGTTGCTGTTGATAAAGAAAAAGAACGATTAAAGGATGAAGTTATGAAATCAAAAGATATCCCATTTGATTACATAAAAATTGTGAATAAAAAACATATTCGGTTCTTAGAGTATTTAGATTTATCAAAACAAAGAGATTTAAAGAATGAAAAGAATAAGATTGTGTTAATATAGAAAGGTGGATAATAAAGAAATGGAATTAAAAAATAAAATGATAATTGATATTTCAACAGAAGAATATAATTTACCAAAATTAAAAGAAATGCTTGTGAATGGTGATATATCAATCTATGATTTAACGACTCTTTACCCGATGTTTAAAGAGACGACACGATCCTCTTTAAATTTAGGAATAGCAAATTTCCTTAAAACTGAATCAAATAATAAAGAGGGAAGACTTCATATCATGCCAAATCACATCATAACAAAGAAACTTATGAAATATCTTAAACCTAATGTAGAAGAAATTAAGGTACAAGACCATGTAACTTATGGTAAAATTATATTAGAGACATTCTCTAAAATTATAGAAGAAATTAAAAATTTTTCAAAACCTTGTCAGATATTATTTAACGAGGCAATCACTCATTCATGTACATCCATTGAAAAGTTATCAAAAGTAGTCAATACATTACTAGAATCTTATGAAAAAATGGATGATGTTGAACTTAGTTTTACAATGACAGAGATGATTCCATATAAATTACACCAATATTATACATGGTTTAAATTAATCAATTGCATACCAGGAAGTATTATAGAAACATCTGGAATTAATGTAGTTTGGGATCAAATAATTAACTTAGATTCAAATAAAAAAAATGAAATTAATTATGGTTTAAATACAATTGATTACTTCATTAAATTTTCTGAAAAATCAAAGAAAGCTCTTTCTAGATTTTTTAAATTTGAATACACAGGAGATTATTCAGATAAAGATGAGAATGAAGAAAAAATAATATCAAATTTATTTGGAAAAAAACCTAAAGATATTGATGAATCTGGTATTCGAAAAACCAATATAACAAAACCTTTGATTGAAGATATATTGGAAGAAAAAACAGGAAAAGAATACTCTATTACATTTGATATTGATGAAAATCAGTTATATCATATCAAAAAAGATTTAAATATTGATATTCATGGAGATTACTTTAAAGCAGATAATGGTTTTTGTTATCGTCATTATATTATGGATAACTCTGAACTTGTAACATTATTTAAAATAATTGATGATGATAAAGTTTATGGTATTAGATTCATTAAAGATGGAATTAGACTTTACCAATTTAGATTGAATAAAGATAAAAAATATTATTTTGATGAATGGGGATTGGAATAAAAAAGAATTTGAGAAGTATAGATTTTCTATACTTCTCAAATTTATTTATCCTTCATATCCTTTCGGATACCAACTTACAATTAATTGTGAGTTATCTGGTATTTTATAATTTGTAATATACTTCTTAATTTGGAGTAATTGAACTCGATATCGATTCAATTGATTCTCCGAATTTGGGATAATATATTTTTTTGCTATTTTTGGATTATCCATAATAGAAAGATAATATTCAATCATATCAAGTTTACTATTAATATATGACATAAGCATAATCTTATCATCAATGGATTGGATATCCTGTGATTTCATAGCTACATAGTCAATTTCATTTTGATTAACTGGTTTCAATTTTTTCTTTCTAATGTCAAGGAATTCTGTCATATAAGAATCCTCAATAATAGAATCTATTTCATTATTTACAGACTCGTATAACCACTCGTCAGTATAAGTAGTTTTCTGAAATGGGTTACAAATATCATTAATAAGTCCATTTACAGTTTCTGTCATATACATATCTTCTGGTAAACGACCTGTAATTTCTTCATAACTTTCTTTCACCAATTTTGCTTTTCGTTTTTGAAGCATTTCAATTGATTTTTTCATATAATCAGTTGAGGTGGATAAATTCTCACGAGATAATCCTCTTTGCTCAATCTTTGTCATTGCCGAAATCAATTCATTCAAATATCCATTTTTAACAGAGAATTGATCAGCTTTCAATTCTTTTTTTAAATCTGTTCTTGTATTACCATAAACACAAGCATTGATAAGTGGAATTTGAATCATCTTTTTAAACATTTTTTGTTTTAAGATAGATTTTGACTGGAACGGCATTGATACAAATGAGTATTGAATAACCATTTTGATTCTGGTTGGAACAGAATCTGTACAAACAACATGACCAATCTCATGTAATAATAAAGCAGATAATTCTCTATCTGTAAATGAATTATCTAATACTCGTTCATCAATTTCAATCGTCCATTTATTACATTTTTCCCATAAATCTGTAATTGTTTCTTTTTTACTCTTTTCATTTAAAAGATTAGATGTAATCTTATCTAATGCAGATTGTTCTGGAATAACAGACATAACAAAAGAATATTTTCGTTCTTTTGTTTTGATAATTTTCACAGTAAAATCTTTTTTATATATCTTTTTTAAAGTGACCTCAAGTTTTTTAATGGCGTCTTCTTTTTTCATTCCATTTTTTAATTCACTAAAGATTGCTTCAAATTCTTTTTTGTCTTCTGGAGATAATTTCATTTTTACACCACCATTTCTTTTTAATTATTTTCGAATCTATATTAAACTAATGTTTTTCAATAAACAATGAATAGAAAAGAGAACTGAGTAATGTCAGCTCTCTTATGTTCTTAATTCATTCATCCTGCCTTTTTTGTTATCCTCCAGGATGAAGTACCGGACAACTTCATCCTAGAAAATAACCACGATCAAATTACAAATAAATAAGGGAGGATAAAGTAAGAAAAAGTATTGTGTCAACAGAGGGACACACAATCCATCTTACACAAGTGATTAAATCAACATATTCTACCAGGCTTTATAGAATACGAGACTTTCACACTTTAAGTATATGTTTTTATATTTTAAGGTCAAAAAAGAGATACTAGGAAATTCCTAGTATCTCTTTTTAATAGTATTATTTATAAGGTATTCAATCTCATTGGATTAAACAAAATCTGCATTATCAAATGCAATATCACCCTGAATACCCTGAACATGTGCATTCGTATATCTGGATGTTCCCATCAGATATGTAGCCGAACCACCTGGAAGATCAGGAGAACGATATGCAGAGTTTGCAGCTGTCATAATATGAGAAGAATATTTCCAATGCTTGAAGGTAATTGTATCCTTCGTTGTTGGGAATGGAATAATTCTCAACGTATTCATAGAAGAAGCGTTGATCTTCATAGCAGATACAACCTTAACTTTGATGTTTCCGCTTGTCATAACACCATAACTGTAATTCAGTTTAACACCTCCAACAGTATCGCCCTGACGAACAACCCAGTTTACATTAGGGTCAAGCAGAGAGATATAACGAGGGTTACCATAAATTACGAATGTTAAATCTTCCAACTTAGCTGTATCAGCTAACTGGATTAAGAAACGATCAATCGTAAACTTCAACTGAGTTGCAATGAACTCACTTGGAAGTGCAGTTGTAGCGATTGTAGAATCACAATCGAAACGATGCTTAGCAACAAATGGATTGAAGTCAAGCGGATCTAAAACTGCTCCATCATATTTCTTAAACATCTCATCAAGATAATCAAGTGTCTGACTATCTTCCATCTGAACAAGGATGTCGTTCAGATTTACATATGTCTTCTTATACAGATCTTCATTCAGAAGAGCTTTTGCATCTTCCAACTGCTCAAGAGAATATGGAATATCTGTACGGAATCCATCTTCAATCTTCCACTCCATGTCTTCACGAGTGTAATCCCAAGTTACAGCTCTTTCATTCTTTTCGTTTGAAAGATATCCTGTGAAGCTTACACCTTTAATCTGACCAGATGCAGAAGATAATGTAATTTTATTTGTTACAAAGTCACAGAAACCTGTTACGATATCGTTAACAGTAACATCCTCTTTAGTTTTGTTCTGAACTTTAACATCACGGATTACTCCGCCTACCCACTGACCATCTGCAAGATTTACAGTCATAGGTCTCTTAAGAACAACTTCTGTTCCATCTTCAAGATAAACTTTATCAATCTGAATATTGATTGTAATGTTTTCACGTGTTGGGATAGAAGCATCTGTAAGTTCATCAATGATATCATAATCAAAGAGAGGAAGATTTACCTGCTTAGTATTAATCGGAAGACCTTTACCAGCTTTGAAAATCTCTTTATATTCATCATTGAAGAAGCACTGTGGGTACTGCCATCTCTTCTGTGTCTTAGGGTCAACTACCCATGTACGCTCAATCTGTTTCTTGATTACTGGAGATTTTGTAATCTCAGTATCAACAATGGCTTTCGAAATACATTTTGCATGAGAACGAACAACCAACGGCAAATCTACAGACTTAACAGGTAACAAGTTACCAACACGTGTAGACTCCATTACAAGGTCATTTACTGTATTATCATACAACTGAGAAACTTCTTCGTATAAGTTTCCAGGTGTCAATTCACCATCTTCTCCTACAGACTCATTATAGAATCCAGACAGAAGAGCATCTTTAAAAGTATCAATCAGTTCCTTGCTTTTGATAAACGTGTTTACTTCTGTTTTGTAATCACAAGCACCGGATACTGCGTTTGCAGCTTCAGTAAACAAAGAATCGAAATCATTTGCAGATTGATTCATACTGAATCCGCCTACTGTGGCAGTTTCTTCGAAATTACTACCACTCTCGGTTAAAAATGGTAATCCATTCATTTTTTTCACTCCTTTAATTTTCATTTTATTATTTCTGTTTTTTCACATCTTTTTGAACCCTCAGATTCAAATAATAAAATAGACATTACTTTGGATTTCTTTTATTTATATGTTTTATCATAAGAATTAAGTTTTAGATTTAATTTCATTTAATCTTATCTTTTTTAATATCTGTAAAATAAGATTAATACTAGTCATAATTCTCTGATAGAAAAACATAGATTTTGTGAAACTTGATTTTGCAAATTTCATAATCATGTAATCCTTCATAAGTTCTTTTATTTTTATCAATTTGATACTGAGTTCTTTGTATTCTCTGTTTAATTCTCCATCATCAGATGTAATAGTATTGATTTCATCAATATATTCATCTAAACTTGTATAAACGTTTTTAAACTTCTGATAAAGATTGTATTTATACATTTGCTCTACTTTATCATCTTCTCCTTCTCCGGATTGATCTTCTCCTTGATCTGGTGTTTCAGAATCTGTTGTTTGAGCTTCTCCTTCCTCTCCACCATCTTCAGGAGGATTATCAGCATCTGCTGTGTAATCTTCATCATCCGTTATTGGTTCATCCGGAGTTCCTTCCTCTCCACCATCTTCTGGTGTTTCAGAATCTGTTGTTTGAGCTTCTCCTTCCTCTCCACCATCTTCAGGAGGATTATCAGCATCTGCTGTGTAATCTTCATCATCCGTTATTGGTTCATCCGGAGTTTCTTCCTCTCCACCATCTTCTGGTGTTTCAGAATCTTCCGGAATATCTGTATCTGAATAATCCTCTTCATCAGTTATTGGTTCTTCTGGAGTATCAACTTCTTCGTCATCATCCATTGTTATCTCAGAATCCTTTGTATAATCTCGTCTTCTTTTATCTGATAACTTTAAATCAATAACTTTCATATTTGATGGTTTTGAATCATCTGCTTCTTGAAATAAATTATATTCAAAAAAAGGAGATAACTTTTTACGTGTATCAACTTCAACAACCATATCAATCAACCCCTTTTAAATGAAATTACTATTCAATTGTACACGATGCTTCTCAGCCGTTAATTTATCTTTGATTCTCATCAATTTATATTTTTCCTGCTGATCACCGTTTGCGTTTGCATCATTAATCTTTTCTTCACAAATGCGAATTTCAGTCTCTAATTCACGTGTTAATTCATTACGGATTCTTCTATCTTTATCTTTTGAAAAATGACGAATTAACATAGCAAATGGAAGAGAGGATAATTTATATCTAGCAGCTCCACCATATAAAAGAGCCCACTTCGCATTTCTAAAGATTTTATGACGATATCCAGGTTTTAAGAAAAATTCTTTTCGTCTTTTTACATCCATCTTATTAAAAGAATCTGTAAACTTTTTAACAGAATTTAACCAACCTTTTGGACCAGCCATAATAGCTTTACCAGCATTTTTTAATTTTGTATTTTTTTCTTGACGAATTCCACGTTTCTGTTGACGTGCAGCTTCAGCATCAATTGCTTTGTTTTGAATTTTGGTAGGGAGGTCTTCTTTTGGTTTTTGTGGTTTTACATTGGTTTTCTCTTTATCACCATGAATCTCTCTTCTAAATTCTTCAACTTCTTCATCTTTATCTTTCGATGCTTCCACATATGCACTATCTATATAATATTTACTTGTTTTACGTACCTGAACATATATCTCAAATACAGGAATTCTATCAATAGTTTCGTCATTATATGTAACTTTGAAATCATTATCATATTTTTGGAATTTTTCTTTAATTTCTTTTTTTATATCTGCTATTTTTGTATCGGTTAGTGATTCTTTTTTAAAAGTACCAACCCATAAGCCTATACATTTTCCTTTGTAAAAATCTTCATTTATTTTTTCAGGATTATAACCATTTTCACATTTTAAGTTAAAACTTTTCACAATATTCATTATAGTATGAAATGCATTTTTTCTGGCATCATAATTTTCTTTATTTGCTTCTTTCCAGTCTTTTCTTATTTTATTACCATCTTCATCATAATCAAATAATTCATCTTCTTCTGATTCAGATTTCTTAACTGCATCTTCTTTTGCTTTTTTCTTTTCTTCTTCTTTCTCATTCTTTTCTTTTTCAATCTGTTTTTGTGTCATAATATGTTTTTTAATAACCGAATCTGGTTCTCCATTATCAGTCCATTCCATCATCGCAATGTCAGATGAAATATCATCAATATAATCCTCATACTTTTCTACAATTTCAGATACTTCATCTTCATCATCATGAGAAAGAATTTCAAAATCACGACAAGACTCATAGTAATTCTTTAATGATTTCAAATAATCATATTTTTTGCATTTATTGATATCATTTACAATAGAATCTCCTGTTGTACATTCATAGATATCTTCTAAAGCAGCAGTCAATCCCATAAAATGATTCGTTGATTCTGTATAGGTTAATTCAGGTTTTTTAAGTCCAATGCTTATTAATCCTTTAATATAAATCTTTGTATTAAATGGCATTGTATCAATACGTGACATAACTAATTCATCTTTTCCAATAATGGATACTGCTCTTGCAGTATCCATTTTATATCTTTCAATATCAATAGAACTAGAATCGCTTACTATACCTGGTTGATTATCTTGATTATCATAAACGGCAGATCTAGCAACATGCCTTACAAGGTCTTCTAATAAATATGCACGAGTATATCCATTGACTAGAAAATATGCGAATAAAGTAATTCTTGTATTTGGTTCAATACAATAAATAACGACTGAATTTATTATATCAGTTAATTCTTTTTCACATCCTGTTTCAGATATTTCATAAATATAATCAAATACAGTATTTAGCATCTCTTCTCCACCACTTTTACAAGCAATCATTGAAAGATTTATTGTATTCTTTAATACTTTAAGTTCATCATCCAGAATTTCTTTTATCTCATAATATAATCCAGTACCATTATCATAATCCATATTAAGTCCGTTACATTTATTAATTTTCTCCTCCACAATTGTTTGCACTGATGCTATTTTATGAAAAGGAATAAAATTATTGTTTACAATATCAAGAATGAATCTTGCTCCAAAATAACACCCTTCCGAAAGAATTAATGAAAGATTCTTAAGGATAAATGACAAAGATTCATCTTTATACGTATTATAAAATTCTTGAGCGGTCTCTTCTGTATAATTCTTCTTCAATTCTTCATATTTTTTATCGAATCTTTTTTGAGGAGTCCCATTAAGAATTTCATCTTTATTTAAGATACTCATTTATAATTACCTCACTTTCTTCTTAAAAATTCTTATGTATTTGTTTTCTTACCATTTTTGCATAATTCTAATCAAAAAACAATACTCTAATGAAAATATATTATTTTTAAAGGTGGTGAAAGCATGGCAACTGAAAGAGATTTAAATGTTTCTTTACATAAAAGAGAAACAAATGAAGTCTTAAATCTTTATCCAGAAACAAAGACAGAAAATGTTCATGTTACAGATGAACAAACTCTTGATAAATATTTATCATTACAAAATAAAATAAATGAATCTTATTTAAAAGATTCAAAAAAATTAAGTCAAATAGAAGATGGAGCTCAGAAAAACCAGAATGCTTTTTCTGCAGTAAAATCAGGAAATTTTTTAGTAGAAGCATCTAAAGCAAAAGATACTCTGGAACTTATTGCTGGTAGCAATATTTCTATTGATATTATTGATGATAAGATTACTTTTAATGCAGGTAAAACAGATGTTACAAAAGCAGATGCTACAACAGATGGTCTGATGAGCAGTAAGGATTATAAAAAACTTCAAAATATTGAAGAAAATGCTAATAATTATGTTCATCCATCATCTGGTGTAGTTCCTAATACTTATATTCGTGTAACTGTAGATAAGAATGGTCATGTAACAAAAGGAAATAATGATGTATTAAAAATTTCTGAGGGTGGTACTGGTGTAAGTACATTATTAGAACTTAAAAATTTAATTGGTTCAGGTAATATTGATATGGAGTATTCTGTTAAAGAAAACTCGTCAAATCCTGTTACATCATCAGGTATTTATAAAGCGTTACAGGAAAAAGCGAATACGAATCATGGAAATCATGTTCCAGATAGTTCAGATTCACCTGATTCTTTTTCTTTCTTAAAAGAAGGAAATGTATGGGAATCAATTCCAAGTGGAAATACTTCACAAAAAGGTGTTATTCAATTAACAAATGAAATTGGTGATAGTGAATCTTTAGGAGTAAGTCAAAAAGGGTTAAAATCACTATCAGACTCCATAACAACAAAGATTGATAGTTTAAAAGGAAGCCCTGAATCAGGATTAGATACATTAGAAAAAATCGCAACTCGAGTTAATACAAATAGTACAGAATTAAGTAATCATACAAGTAATAGTACAATTCATATTACTGCTGATGAAAGAAAGAAATGGAATGCTAAGTCAGATGTTAAATTAGATACTGAATTATCTAATACATCTACAAATGCTATTAGTAATAAAGCAATAACAGATGCCTTAACAACTCATACAAGTAATAGTACAATTCATATTACTGCTGATGAGAGGACTAAGTGGAATGGTATTTTAGAAAAAGCAAAAGCATATACTGATGAGAAGTATGGTTCTATTGACAAAATAGATTTTTATGTGATTGAATCTGGTACTCATGAATCAATCACATCTCCATCTAATTCATTAATTTATTTAGAGAAAGCATCTTCAGGAACACAATATGAATCATGGATTTACAGAGATAAATGGATGAATATCGGCTCTGATGATTTAAATCTTGATAATTATTATAATAAAACTGAAGTTGTCAATTTAATCAATAATTCAAAACTTACAGTAGACACTGCTTTATCTTCTACTTCTGAAAATCCTGTTCAGAATAAAGTAATTAATTCTGCATTAGGAAATAAAGCAAATAGTAGTGAATTAAGTACTCATACAAGTAATACTACAATTCATATTACTGCTGAAGATAGAAAGAGATGGAATGATGCTGCATCTAGTACTGTTACAGTAGATACTACTTTATCTAATACATCTACAAATGCTATTAGTAATAAAGCAGTAAAAGATGCCTTAGATAATAAAGCAAACAATACTAACTTAACAAATAAAGTAGATAAAGTAAATGGAAAAGGATTATCTACAAATGATTTTACAAACGCATTAAAATCTAATTATGATAATGCATATGCACATTCAACAAGTGCTCATGCACCATCAAATGCTGAAAGAAATGTAATATTAGGTATTCAAAAGAATGGGATTGATATAACTCCGAATACAAGTACGCGAAAGGTAAATATTACAGTTCCCAAAAAAATAAGTGAATTATCAAATGATTCTGGTTATATAAGCAAGCACCCATCTGTAGAAACAGAGCCAGATACATCATCAAGCAAATCAATCAATATAAAAACTGGAGATTCATTTGATGTAGTTGATTCAGTAACAAGAGATTCAAATGGTCATGTAACAAAGATAAATGTAAAAACAGTTACTGTACCAAAACATGATAACTCAGGTGGAGGTGTTGTTAGAAGTAAAACAGCTCCAAAGGATACAACAGTATTATGGATTGATATTAGCAGTACAAACGAAATTCCTAAATATTATAATGGAACAGTTTGGATTACATTACCAGCAGTATGGGGGTGATAAAAAATGTTGACAGCAAATGAATTAATTGAATTAAAAAAACTGATTGATGCACAGATAAAGAGACGATGTGGATATGGACCAATGCAAGAAGTTGGTGATTTCGAAGAAACACCAAAAGCAGGTGGAATTATAAAAGCAGAACAAGGAGAAAAAATTATTTCTCCCATTCTTGAAGTAGAAGATGTATCGGGATTAACTTTAACAATAGATTCGTATCATACCTCTACAACAAATTTAAAAGCTCATATCGAAGTGGGAACTCCAATTCCTAAAAATTTTAATAAAAATTTATTTGATATTGTACATAAGCTATCAGAAGAAACGATGCAAAATCAAGCATCATGTTGTCGTGGTGCGTGTACAGGACTTTGCTATGGTACATGCTCATCGTTTTGTAGTGGGTGTTCTGGTAGTTGCGGTACAGGTTGTGGGTCAAATTGTACAAAAACGTGTGGAAATAGTTGTGGAAACTGTACAAGATCATGTACGGCAACTTGTGGAGGAAGTTGTTTTGCTTCATGTGGTGCTGATTGTACTGGAGGATGTACTGGATCATGTTCTGCAGGTTGTGATGGATGTTCTGGTAGTTGTGGTACTGCATGTACATCCGGATGTACAGGATGCTCTGGATGTTCTAATGGTTGTACTGGTAGTTGTGAAAATGGCTGTGAGTTTGGTTGTATACATGGATGTAAAGGCTGTACTGGCACTTGTGGAAATAGTTGTAGTGGTTGTCAAGGATGTACTACTGGTTGTTCTGGAGGATGTTCAGGATGTAAGGCATCATGTGGTTCTGAATGTGCAGCATCATGTGGAAATAAATGTACTGGATGTGGTGACAGTTGTCACAGTGATTGTGGTGGATCATGTTCAAATTCCTGCTCAAATTTCTGTGCTAACGGATGTAATACTTGTTCATCTGGTTGCACAGGTGGATGTACTGGGCATTGTTATGGATGTACAGGTACTTGTGGTAATACTTGTGGTGGAGGATGCGGCTCTACATGTTCAAGCAGTTGCATTGGTTGTTCTGGATGCGGTGGAACATGTTCTTCTAGTTGTGGTGGATGTACTACGACGTGTGACCATAGTTGTTCGGGATGTTCTGCAAGTTGTGGTGGATGTGACGGTGATTGTGCGAATTCATGTGCAGGTTGTTTTGGTTGTTCTACAAGTTGTAATGGATGTAGTTCATCTTGTTCTACAAGTTGTAATGGATGTTCAAAAACATGTGGCGGATGTTCAAGTTGTTCTGGATGTTCTACAAGTTGTGGTAATGCGTGTACATCTGGATGTGCTGGATGTTCTGGATGTAGTTCATGTACTGCTGGTTGTTCAGATTCATGTAATGGATGTGTTGGTTGTTCAATATCATGTGGAAATGGATGTTCTGGATGTAGTTCAAATTGTCAAGGAGTATGCAAAAACTCATGCTTTAGTACATGTACATCAACATGTTTCGGAAATTGTACAGGATCATGTTATGGTTCTCTAACATCGATATAACAAAAAAATAACAAAATATAAAGGAGTGAAAAAAATGAATATATTAAGATGTAAAAATGGTTCTTTTAAAATTGAAAATGTGCGTGAATATATTAATTTTCAAAATGGAACACCGAAAAGATACATTGATATTCAATCAACAAATAGTATCACTTCATTCGATGAAGTAGCTGATGTATTGACAAAAGATACCGTAAAGGAATTTGAAATTCTCTCAGAATCTGGTGTAATATTAGATACAATTAAAAATGTAAAATTAACAAATATTAATAAAGACATTTCAAATTCAGTTTCTATTGTTATTAACTTCGAAAAAGAGTAAAGGAGTTGATTCTTCATGATAACTATTAAATTTGATAATGGTATACGGATTAATCCTGATTCGTATGGTTATCTAAAGAATAAAATGGTAAAATTACTCTTTTATAAAGATTATAATGAAGAAGACTTGATACGGAAAATAGGATATGCGAAAGACCAAAAATTTACTTTAATTATTGATTTACCTGGAAGAGAAAAAGAAATTCGTTGTGTTAATTTCCATTTCTCTTCCATGATAAAACATATAAAAGGAAGTAATGGAAAAGAAATATCAGATGATTCTGTACAATATCTTGAAATTTTTTTTAACAAGGAGGTGTAAAATTTGTCTTTTTTTAATGATAAATTTTTAACCGAAGTAAGTAATTACGAATATCAAAAGAGTTATGAAAAAAAATCACTTGTATTATATAATAATCATATTTATATTGCAAAAAAAGATACAAATGAAAAAATTGTTCCTGAAACAACAACTGATGATTGGGAATATATTAGTTACGACGATTGTATTAATATCATTGCCAATATTGGCTCTTTTACAGGTGATTCTTATTTAGGTACAAAAAAATATCCATTTATGGGAACCATATTACAAAATTCTATTCAGATTTTACAAAAGAATAAAGTAAATCGACCAGGATATTTTTCTAATATTAAATTTGGAAAAGATATCGTAGATGATAATAATGCAACGAATTTTGGTGTTTTATATGACATTGATAATGAAAATCCAAAGTTAATTGCTATGACAAATGCATTAAATGAAGTAGATTTGGGAACTGGACAATTTTGTTTTAATAATATTTATTCTAGTTCACCAACTATTACTATTTCAGATGACGATAAAATAGCATCTACAAAAGATATCAATACAAATGATTATACAAATTTCTTTATGAGTTTAACACCAAAAGGTTATATTCTCACAAATGAAAATGGAACAAGTGGTAGAATGCATATTGGTTTTGCTGCTACTGATGTAGAAAAAGCATTAAAAGAAAACAATCTTTCACCTGATGATTTTGCACCACTTGTAAAAATCCCTGTATTAAAAAAAGATTTATATGTAGACCATTCAATTAATGATTTGATGTTAAAACGTTTTCATTATGAAGATGGTGAAGAAGTTTCTGATGAGGATGAAAATGAACATGAAACAGGTGAAAGTTTAATACGTTATATTAAATTACCGATTTATCGAAAGAATATTGGATATTTTGTATTTAAAAATTATCCAATTGATCCAAATACAGAAACAAATGATGATGCAACAATCATTGTAAAAGAATTAGAATTAATTCCATTTGATAAAAACAAAAAATCATTAAAGATTAACTTTAACAAAGCTCGATTAAAAGAGAACTATAATGATGAATTTGAATGTCGTAGTAATATGGAAGTATTAGAAGATGGGTCATTAAAGATTACTTTTACAGGTGATAAACTTTCAGATCCATTTGCTTATATTACAGCAAGAGTATCTTTAAATGATATCAATGCAGAGAAAGCATATGATTTATCAAAATATGAATATCTTAAAATCGTAAGTGATTATAAGAGACCATACTTAATTGGTTTTGATGAATTTCAATCAAGTGAAGAAAATACAGCATATCATCCATATCAAACGAATGAATTTGGAGATTTCTACTGTTATTCACAAGATGACCAATATAGTGTAGAAAGTTATATCTATGCTCTTAGATATGATGAATTCATCGCTTTAAATACTATGATGATTCAAAATCAACAAAAACAAATTAATGAATTAAAAACTGAAATATTGAATATCATATCAAAAATAAAAAATATTAAATAATGGAGGAAATGAATTATGACAAAAAAATTTAAAATTGAAATTACACAGGAAGCAATTGATTATGTACAGAGAATTGGATATGAGGTAGATGGTTTTACTCATATTATTAATTCCTTATTTGAACAGCATAAGAATGATATCGATGATTCTGTAATTAAAAGTGTGCCTTTCCAGACTTACCAAAAGAAATTCTTTAAGGTAAAAGCTGAATATGAATTAGCAAAACAGGCACTTGAGAAGGAATTGAAAAAGAAAGTAATTGAGAAAACGGGAATTGAAGATCCTAAATTCTCATGGAATATTCCTGACTTCCAAGAATTAATTGTAGATATTGAAGTTGAGGAGGACTAAAAAATGAATGGTAGAGTTCGTAAATTTGAGCAATGGCAAGACATGCTTGGAAGACTCTATCCAGAATTTAGAAAAAATAGTGACGGTTCAGATAAAGTATTATCTCGAACCGTCACTTTTCAGGTGACGGATAGATGTTCTCTCGCTTGTACTTATTGCTATCAGATTAATAAAAAAACAAGAGTTATGAAATTTGAGTATGCTAAAAAATTAATTGATGCTTTATTAGAAGGAGATGAAAAATTCTCTGACTATGTAAACGTTGATACCTCGCCAGGAATCATTATCGAATTTATCGGTGGTGAACCTTTATTAGAGCCAGAATTAATCGAACAAATCTGTGATTATTTCGAAAAAAGAGCAATCGAGTTAATGCATCCTTGGGCATTACATCATGAATTTTCAATTTGTTCAAATGGCGTTGCTTACTTTGAACCAACGGTACAACATCTTTTAAATAAATATCGTCATAAACTTTCTTTTTCTGTTACAATTGATGGAAACAAAGAACTTCATGATTCTTGTCGAGTATTTCCAGATGGTGTAACAGGAAGTTATGATTTAGCAGTTGCTGCAGCACAAGATTGGATTAATCACGGTGGTTATATGGGTAGTAAAATAACAATTGCACCTGGAAACATTAAATATATTTATGATGCAATCACTCATATGGTCGAATTAGGATATCAAGAAATCAATGCAAATACAGTATACGAAAAAGGATGGACAATTGAACATGCTAAAATCTTTTATCAAGAATTAAAAAGAATTGCTGATTATTGGATTGATCATAATATTGTTGAATCTCATTTTTTGGCATTATTTAGTGAAAATTTCTTTAAACCAAAAGATGAAAAAGATTTAGATAACTGGTGTGGTGGTAATGCTTTAATGTTATCAATGGATCCAGATGGGTATCTATATCCATGTATTCGTTATATGGAATCATCATTGGGAGATGAAAGAGAACCATATCGAATTGGTCATGTTAATGTTGGAATTGCACAAGATGAATGTACTCATAATTGTGTAGAGTGTCTAAGAAAAATAACAAGAAAAACACAATCAACAGATGAATGTTTTTATTGTCCAATTGCAGAGGGTTGTAGTTGGTGCACGGCTTACAATTATCAAGAAACTGGTACTCCAGATAAAAGAGTTACCTATATTTGTGATATGCATAAAGCAAGAGCATTAGCAAATGTTTACTTCTGGAATAAATGGTATATAAAAACAAAACAAAATAAAGTATTTAAAAATCATGTACCAGATGATTGGGCTCTTACAATTATTGATAAGGATGAATTAGATTACTTGAAGAGTTTAGAAAAACGATAAAAAATATGAGAGATAAGGAAATTTCCTTATCTCTCATATTGCTTTTTACCATTTAATATTTTTTGTAGCAACCCATTTACCGGTTCCAATATTAGTCCAATATTTTCTCTTACATACAATACTTACAGTATCACCTGCTTTGAGTTTACCGATTTTTTTCGATACTTTCTTATTTGTTTTACGAATATAACTATTCTTTTTTAATTTCTTCGTTGGATATTTACTAAGTCCAATTGTATTAAGGGCTGTATTTTTCATATATCCAGTTTTACCCTTATAATATACTTTAGACCATCCATCTTTCATATCTTTTAAGATATTCACATAGATTCCTTTATCTAATTTTGCAATAACACCCTTCTTAACATCCTGAGTTTTGTAAATCTTACAAACTACTTTTGTTTTAGAAGAACGTGTTTTGCCTTTCCCTTTAACGTTTGCCCCATTATAATCTACGCCATCAATTTTACCATAATATGTAAAATCTTTTGCTCTCTCTTCCCATGTGGAGATTGTGCAATCTTTTGCTGTAGAACGTGCTTCATAGATATATGCTTTTCCTTCATCATTCACATGAATCAAAGCAATATGTCCTTGATACCAGATTCCCATTCCATCTACAACATGACTATCATTACTCACTTTATGGCATACTTTAAAACTATCTTTAATACCAGTAGAACCACCGTGGTTTGTTCCAGTTGCTTTACCAACAAACCCAGAACAATCAATACCGATTTTTCCTACTTTATTCATAGCCATTGATTTAATAGATCTTGTAAATACAGAAGGGTACATTCTAGCAAGATTCGAAACACCTGCTTTAGTTACTTTCGTTCCTTTGTATCCATACACATATACATATCCATCTTTAATCATTCTTCTTGCATTCTTGCAAGCATCTGATGCTTTAACAGACATATAGACACTTCCTTTCATTTATTTTTTATTTTCTCTTAATTATATGTCTAAAAAATAGTTTAAGCAATGTATTTTTGTATTGATAAGATAATATAGAAAAAGATTGCTTTCTTATAATTAATTCGGCTTGCAATTCTACTGTATTTTTTATCTACACCAGATTCTTTTAACCATTGATTTAAAATCGAATTAATTCTTTCTATATTATCATTTTTACTATTTGTTTTCTTAAATAATGAAGCAGCCCATGCTAAAAAGTATTGACTTCTAACATCACGAATTCGTTTTTTATCCTCATAAATATATAAGAATAAAATAGACTCGATCATTTTTTGTAGTTCATCAACATTCTTCTCTGTCATAAGTTCTGTTAAAAAGAATCGACAATCACTAATTCCAACACCTGCCATTTTAGCACTTGCTTCTGCTCGTACAATATCAACACCATTTGCAATAATAGGCATATATACTTTTAAAACAGCATTTTGTACTTCTGTTGATGCATTAGATACTTCATCAATAATTGGAGTATCGTCATCATACATTGTATTTGTTGTCACAACTGCATTACCGTTTTTATAATTTTCCATATAAATATTAGCAATCTTTTTAAACATCGAGTTATGATCATTACGAATACGTTGAATAAATCGAATTACTTCTTTATCATTTCCTTCTTTCATATAAGGTTTTAAGAACTTATATGAATTTTGAATGCTTTCAACCAAAGCTCCAAATACATGATTTGTCTTTTTAATCAAAAACTTATCTGTCATATTATCAATCGTATATTTCATAACAGGTTCAATGACACCATTTGGAAAATACTTTGTATAAATGGATGGATAAGCTGATAAAGCATAAATAGATAAAGCGGAGTTTAAACTCTTTTTATCTGGATGAATTGTAAAATATCGAATCACAAAATAAAACAACGAAAAAATTGGATTACGATTTAATAGCAAAAACTTCGAGCTACCAAGAGTTTTCGTGTGTTCTTTCATTGTTGCTTTTAATTGTTTTTCTGTAATTCCAAAAAGTGTATAATACTGAGCTTTATCATTATCTGTAAAAGGAATCAAATATACAGGACCACTTGTTGTTAGTTTCGTAATATTTCGGTTAATATAGTTACTTACAAGTTGATTAAATTTTCTTACATTTCCTGGATTCCCTTTAAAAGTATTTTCAATAAAAGGACTGATAAAGTCTCTAAGAAGAGTGCTATTTCCAGCAGCTTCTACAAATACATCATATTCTTCATCAACACTTTTCATGATATAAGACCAGTCATTTGTTAAATCCTCTACAGATTCTTCAAAATCAATATCAAGATTAAACTCTTTAATCTTTTTATTGATATTTTTTCTAAGTTCCGTTCTCTTATTTTTTGGACAATAAGAGAACATTTTGATTGCTTGTCTTATATGAATCTCATCAATTAAAGGAAATTTTCTTTCTTCTGGTAATCCAAAATCAGAATCTTTTAATTCATTACGTTCATAAGTATTTAATTTGCTTTCTGGAAAATATTCTTCTTCTGAACTTTCTGTTACTACTTTTTGATTATTCTTTGAAAAATACTTATCTTTCAATTTATCAAAAGCAGATTTATTTTCTTCTTTCTCTTTTTTTTCACGTTCTTCTTTTTTAATATTTTTATCATAACGTTTTTTTCGTTTCATCAACATATCCATTTGTTTTTCATATACATCTTTGGAAATTAATCCTTGAGTCTTCATTTTCTTTATATGAGAAATTTGATCATCGATTACTGATTCATACATTGTCTCATCTAAGAAACTGATTTCTTTTGTTTCAGAATCAATCGTAATTATATTACTTTCGTAAATATCTTCTGCATTCTTTGAATACAGGATAGCATCTAGTTTATCATCTGGATGCTCTTTTTTTGGTAAAGTCCTAATATAATCATTTACCGCTTCTGTTAAAGTGCTAAAGTGTTCATTAAATTGAATATCATCATTTAATAAATCAGTTATTACATAGTCACTTTCTTCAATATGTTCAATTGCAGATTCATTATACCATGTCATTATCATCACCTACATAATTTAATAAAATACTTTGAACTTCTTTGACCGACTCATGCATCGGTTTATTTTTCGAATTTTTCTTTTTCTCTTGAATATCTTTACGCTTTTTCTTATATTTATCATATTTATCCAAAGTCCTTTCTGATTTCTTACTAAGGATTCTCATTGCTCGATTCTTTGTACTTTCATCTTTTGTAAGTTTTCCACCTAGTTTAAATGATTTACTTACAGCAGATAAAGAAAGTCTTTTGATTTCTCCAGATACATACGAAATCCAAGAAGTCATACGAGAAAGAATTTTATCTGTTTGATAAATATCAACCTCTTCTAATCTATTAATATTACTTTCTACCCACCGATTAAAATCATCAATAGCAGGAGCCCCTTGATTACAAACTAATCTCTTATAATCAAGTAAGAAATCACCAATTGATGATAAAGCAATAAGTATTTCACTTGCTCCAGGAACAGGTGCTAATAATGGAGTCCACCCAAGAGCAAATGCTGTTGGTACAGATATTTTATTATATCCTCTCATATTTTTAAATTCTTTTGCCTTCGTTGTCAAAACATTTAAACTTGATGTAAGGATTTTTTTCTTTTTATCTGGATGAATTCCTTTTAATTTGACTTGCTCTTTATTTTTCTTTGTATTTTCAATTGCTTTCTTAAAAGTTTTTTCTTTAAAGAAATTTACAATTTTTTGTAAAGCTTCTTTTACTTTATTAACTAATTGCTTTACTTTTTCTTTTACAGAATCACCTTTTGATTCTGTCATCCAATATAAATTATTTTTATTTTTCGTATATTCTAATAAATTCTTCGACATATTGGTAGCCTCTGTAATACACGAATCTATATCAGAAAATATACTTTCAATCTCTTGTACATAATTCATAGTATTTTCCTCACTTTCATAAAAAATATATTAATAAATTGTCCATCTCTTTATTTATATATTATTCTTATAGTGATGATATAAGAATAAGAAAGGTGGTAAATTATTATGGTAGATAATTTGAACATGACGAGAGAAAGAATAAGAAAACGTCGTAAATATTGGATTGAACGAATGGAATCGAATTCAATTTATAAAAGAGAAACTGAACGAAGTATTGATAAATCTCGTTTATATCATTCTTATCATATAAGAGATAAGATTTCTCCAATTTATGATACTCCTGCTAAAGTAGAATATCGTGAAGAAAAGACAAACGAAACGATTATGCATATATGTGATGAAGTGTCAAATTATGATAGTTCACCGGAAACTAAAATTGCTGTACTTAATTTTGCATCTTATAAAAGACCTGGTGGAGGATTTCTTACAGGAACTGGCACGGCACAAGAAGAATCTCTTTGTGAAGTAAGTAACCTTGCTTTAATCTTAGAGAATTTTATCGATGAATATCGGGAAAGAAAAGCAAATTATGGATTGTATTCAAATGATTGTATTTATTCTCCTGATGTTTTATTTCGAGATAAAGGAAGAAAATGTATATTACGTCGATGTGATGTAATCAGTATATCGGCACCAAATTATATCGTTTATACGAGTAAGGGAAACGATTTCTCATTTAGAAATAAATATGGAACAACTAGTATTCATCATCATTTAGATTACCTAGATGCAATTGATACTAGAATTCAAACTATTTTTGATATTGCGGTTGACAATAAGGTAGATGTTTTAGTTCTTGGTGCCTTTGGATGTGGAATTTTTGGAAACAAACCAACGTTAGTTGCTGAAACTATGTTTAAACTGGTAAAAATATATGAAAAGAACTTTAAGAAAATTATTTTTACGATTCCATATAATCCAAAAGTAACACCAGCATTTAAATTATATTATAAATTATATAAGGAAGGAAAAGGTGAAGAACTATGAAAAAAATAAATTCATATGTTATTAAAGTATTAAAGAATTGCTTAGATTTTAAAAATACTAAAATCAATATGAAGTTTGAAGATAGAGTTTCTTTATTTATTCAAACAATTTCAGGTACTTATTTCGACTTTTCAAAATGGGTAGAAAGAAGAACGTTTGAAAATCTCTTTCATATGATTTTTACATTTGATATGAATGATGTATTGAGAAGTTGTCCTGAAAAGAAACAAGAGTTAATGATTGGAGATTTTGATCCTGATGATGTGATTATTGCATTCTTAGGACCACTGATGGAATATCAACCATTAAATGATGAAATGATTTCTGAATTATTTGAGAATGAGAATAAATCTTTTGTGACATACGCATTCTTAATTACGATGTATGTCTCATTTCCATTTCATGTAATTGAGAGATTATTAGATGAGGTTTCTATTCCTGATAAAGAAATCATTATGAGATCTCAGTATTTTACAGAAGAAGAATATAATAGTATTTCTTTTCATTGTACCTCTCTTGGTAGTTATACAAACTACTTAGAAAATTATATTGCACGAATAACCACAAGTATATCATTAGAAAGAAATTAGGGGGAAAATAATAAAATGAATTACGCAGATATAAAAGAATATGATGTAGCAAATGGTCCAGGAGTTCGACTTAGTTTATTTGTATCTGGATGTCCACATCATTGTAAGAATTGCTTTAATGAAGAAACATGGGATTACTCTTACGGAAAACCATTTACTGAATTTGAAGAATCTAAGATGATTTCTATTTTGAAAAAGAAATTGGGATACATTTATGACGGTCTTTCAATTCTTGGTGGAGAACCATTTGCTGACGAAAATAAAAATGATGTATTACATTTTGTCAAAAGAGTCAAAAAAGAAATTCCAGATATTAATATCTGGATGTATTCTGGATATTTATTTGAAGAATTGATAGAAGATGACATAAAATATGAAATTTTAAGTCATATTAATACATTGGTCGATGGGAGATTCGTAGAAAACTTAAAGGACTTGAAATTACGATTTAGAGGTTCTTCAAATCAAAGAATTATCGATGTTCAGGAATCATTAAAAACAAAAACTGTAAAAGAAATGTATAATTACTATAAATAATTATACATTATTTTCATGTCGATACTTAATATGTATATTAAGTATCTATTGAAAGCCCAAAGAGATTCAAAACTCATTCATGAGATTAGATCATCAGGAAGTTTAAATACACCGAGGTACCAAAAGGGGTTTTCCACCTAAAAATTTTATTCGGCATTTCCGATAAAAATCATGGTGAAAGGGTACACAGAAAAAAGAAGTCTGATAACTTTAATTATCAGACTTCTTTTTTTAATCAACACATAAAAATTAAAAAAATAAGGAGGATAAGAAAATGAATGACATTGTGAGATTTACAAAAGGAAATAAGAATGATTTTATCGCAAGAAATAACTCTGGTAAAATCATTCTGTCAAAGAATAGAATTAGAAAAGAAGGTTATTATAAAATCACTGATTCTGAAGAAACAGAAAAATATATTTTAGCAAGTACAAAAAGAATTCCTTATGATTATTATCCAGAAATTGATTATGAGGAATTCTTAAAAGTTCTTGATGCAAATGGATTTAAAATTGGATTCATTGAAGATTTCCATTATAAATCAGATACTCATGAAGGAAATGAACATCTGGTGTTTGCATATGATTTATCAACGAATCTTATTATTGTGGCAGAAACTTGGAATAATGGTGAATCCATAATTAACGTACACTTATATTGTCCGGGTTATACACGCCATAATAAACTTACAGTGAAGCAAATAAATGACACAAGTGTATTAAGACTAGATATTGATGATATATATGATTCTCACAAGAATATAGGAATTATTCATATGATAAAGCATCATATGAATAAATTTTCTTCATCTGGTAAGAATACATATAAGAATGTCTCTATCAGTTTATGGAACTATTCAGAATCAATTGCTCAGAATATGTCAAATAATAAATTTATTGACTTTTATGCAAAGACTCTTGAGAAAATTAATCGTGCTGATAAAAATGATATGTTAAAGTTATTTAAAGGAAATACTATTATGTTAGAAGCCTTAAAATAATTTTGACGATAGAAAGTGGTGTAGTTAAAACTACACCACTTTCTTTTTTTAATATTGATAATCTTTTATTTATTTTCTAAATTCTTTAGTTATCTGCTTATTCCATTCTAATGCTTTCTTTTTTTCTTCCTCTGTTAAATTTCTACGCATACCTTTATTCTTATCATTATTCGTCTTTTCTTTTTCAATCTTTTTCATTGCTTTGTCAACTGCCTGAAGTTCCGCAGATGTTTCATCAGATATTATATTTAACTTACCTAATGTTTTTTGCATTAATATATCATCTGAATTCATTGCTTCATTAAATATACGATCTAATTCACGTCTTTTATCGTTATTTCTATTTTTTATTTTTTTAATAATAGCTAGAGAAGCTGAAAGAGTTAGAACTAAACCAGCACCCGCAATAATTTTTTTCTTTTTTGATTTATACTCATCTACTAAATCGCTTACTTCTTCTTTTGATTCTGCTTTATCAATTTTTTTCATGGTAGCATCTGCTTCTTTTGAAATCTTTTCATAATCTGGTATATCAATTTCAACATCTTTCAATTCTGGAGTATCTTTTATAATTATTTCAATTTTATTTTTATTAAAAAATTGAGAAATCTTATTGGTAATATTTTGTATTAACCTTTTAATTCTATCAATAATTTTTCTTATAAAACTTTTTTGTTTTACAGTTATTGTGAATAATTCTGAATCTTGAGTACTTTCTATCATAGTAATACATGATTCACATTCACATATTAACTTAGAAAAACTTGTATCTGTATCATAAAAATCAGAAAATGTCTCGAAACGTTGTTCTCTTAACATATTTTTTACCTCACTTTCTTATATTAAACTAAAATATATTTATATTTATGTACTTTTTTTTAAATAAATATATAAAAAAGAATGAAGTGATACTTTTTTAGTATCACTTCATTCTTTTTTCTTTATAAATGAGTTACACGAGATTTTATTTCTTTTGTTTTTCCGATATTCCAGAAATTTTCACCTAAATATCCACATGTACGTCTTGTTACATTCATTTTTCTTTTATCTTTATTTCCACAGTTTGGACATTCCCATTCATTATCATCATTAATGATAATCTCACCGTCATATCCACAAACGTGACAATAATCTGATTTTGTATTAAATTCACCATACTGAATATGATCATAAATATAATATACAACTTTTGCTACTGCTTCTAAGTTATTTTGTAAATTAGGAATTTCTACATAAGAAATTGCACCACCGCTTGATAATTCTTGAAATTCGGATTCAAAATCGAATTTACTAAAAGCATCAATCTTTTCTCTCACATCTATCTTATTTACCCTCGATTTCTCGATATTTATATAGGGAATAGACTATCTCATAATCTAATATAAAAAATATATTAGATCCTTTGCACTACACACGTGGAATTTCACCACAATGCTCTTATGACATAATAATCATTATATCAAATTTAGTCGTTACACTTTACTTTTAATTAATTCTTTTACCTCTTAAACCTTTATATGTAGACATTCTACCACTAAGTAGAGATTTTAAACTAGATGGATTCCATCCATTCTCAAAACATGTTTTATTAACATTTTTGTACTCTTTAGAACTTCCGTCTGGAAAATAAATTATAAATTTAACAGTTCTTCTTGTATTTCCTTGTTGTTCTTTAACATGAACCCATCTACAATTTGACTTTTCATAGTTTCCATCAGGATCAATCCTATCTAATGAAACATTTTTTTCTCCATATAATAAACACGCATCTTTATAAGATTCAAACATATCATCATAAAAATCAATAAAATATATCCATGAATCACTGTTTATCCCTCTTCCGCCATAATCTGAATAATGTTCATATGTTGGATTAGTTGTCCGTGTTCGTAACGAACACCAAATTGAATGAAATTTTATATTTTTCGTTTTTAATCCAGTTCCACACGCACTATGATTTGTTCCAGAATGTCTCATGACAGTTTCAGGTAGCATTGTTTTATATCTTCCGCATTTTGTACATCTCATTAAATAGACTGATGTTTTTCTTTGTACATGATAACCATAACTGATACATTTTAGATCATCTACAATTGTACCATTTTTGAGTATTTCTAAAGGTTTCAATATTTAATCACACCTTTCTTCTTTAATAAAAAATAGTATAATTAAATATTATTAATTAAAAGTCTTAGCACGGTATTACCTGCTATCCAATATTATTGGACCGTAGGTTCTCTTAGGGAGCGTATTCGAGATTTAAAATCCTTATTTAACTCTTACCGTTAGCAAATTATAAAAATATAATTCACACCTACTATTTAGTAGTTCACAAAGTTTTTCATTATATATCACTATATAATGCCACTAGTATGTCAATGGTAACTGTTGGTATAGTATCCTTTATCTGTGATATTTTCAATTTCACCAAACTTCTCTTTATCAATTTCAGCAAAGCGATAACAAAGACTTTCTGCTGGTGTACCATATAAACCAAATCCTAATCCTGTTTCTTTTTTCCATTTATCAACAGTTTGCTTTAAATATTTCATAACTCGTAAAGCAAACTCATGACCAACTTCTGTTGTATGACTTACACCTTTCATAGCAATTGTTGTTTCATATACTCCTATATACCCAAGTGAAATAGTAGCATAACCATTTTGTAATAATTTATTAATTTTTTCACCCGGTTTTAATCTAGCAATAGCACCGTATTGCCAATGAATTGGTGAAATATCACTCGGAGTATCTAAAAGATTTTTATATCGACAAATAAGTGCTTTCTTACAAAGTTTAAGTCTTTCATCTAATAATCTCCAAAATACTTTTTCATCACCATTAGCAATAATACCAATTTGTGGAAGATTAATTGATACCACACCCATATTAAAGCGTCCTTCCCATTTATAATTACCATTTTCATCTTTCCATGGTGATAAGAATGAACGACAATTATGGGAATACATACCATTTACCTCAAAATGATCGGATTCTGTTTCTACGTCATAACTATCCATAGAAATTCCTGTCATCATAGAGATTTTTTCAATTTCAACCTTTGTAATATTTGCTTTCTTATTTTTGTCTTCTTCATTATTATAATAGACTTTATCTCCAATTTTGAGATCCAATCCATAAGTTCTTCCTTTTTCTACAACAACAAATGGATGATCTGTTGTACAATAAATATTTACTTTATTATCCAATCGTACTTTCATCCAATTATTTACATTATAATTTTTAATTACTTTCTTTACACGAACCCATCCATCCATTGTATCATAAATATAAAGTTCTGGAACTTCCATATACAAATGAGGAGATTCTTTTCCATTGATAATTTCTTGTGGAATTTCTTTATTTTCTTTTTTCAATTCTTTCCACATAAATTCAAAAGTTCCTCTTTTTTCTTCTCCTTTATATTTATAATGAATTTGGGATTTACCGCTTACACATCCCATACAAGAAAATACTTCACCCTCATAATTTTCTCTCATTTTCTTTGCTGAGATGTAATCTGGATACAATCGTTTTGCTGTACATTTAATCGCATCCTTTGTAATATAATGATATTTACCACCAGGCATTGTATTATCATCCAAAACATAAATTAATTTTGGAAATGCTGGTGTAATATAAACACCTTTTTCATTCTTAATTCCTTCATATCGTTGTTTAATAATCTCTTGAATAATCATTGCTGAATAATCTTCATAAGGATCATTATCATCGATGTGCATAAATAAAGTTACAAACGGGCTTTGACCGTTAGTTGTCATCAACGAATTTATTTGATATTGAATCGTCTGTACTCCATCTTTTAATTCATCTTGTAATCGAACATAAGCAGATGATTCAATAGCTTTTTCTTTTTGCTCTTCATTTTCAAAATTCCATAATTCTGGATTTGAATCAATTTCTTCTCTTATCTTTCGTCTATGTTTATCATGACTAATTTTTAGATATTTTCCTAAATGTTTTACACTTACACTCTGTCCTCCATATTGATTACTTGCTACTGCAGCGATAATCTGAGTCATAACTGTACAAGCAACTCGGAAACTTTTTGGAGATTCAATTAATTTTCCATTCATAACCGTTCCATTATCTAACATATCTTTGATATTGATAAGGCAACAATTAAATTCATTTTGTAAGTAATAATCCATATCATGGAAATGAAGGATTCCTTCTTCATGTGCCTCCACAATATCTTTTGGAAGAAGTACACGTTTTGACAAATCCTTACTTACTTCACCTGCAATTAAATCTCTTTGTGTAGAAAGAACGGTTGCATTTTTATTTGAATTCTCTTCCATTAAGGTTTTATTTTTTTGTCGGATTAACGAAAGAATTGATTCATCTGTTGTGTTTACTTTTCTAGCAATTTCACGAGTATATCGATAAATAATATATTTTTTTGCTAACTCATATTTACCGAATTTTTCCACCATAGTTTTTTCAATAATATCTTGAATTTCTTCTACAGTAATTTTATTATTTTCTTTTTTTATTCCAGATTTTTTTACAATAGAGAGAATAATGTTAATTTCAGACATTGTAACACGATTATTCTCTGACACCTCTTTATTTGCTTTCTGGATTGCAGATACGATTTTGTTTTCATCATAAACAACTTCGCGTCCATCTCGTTTTATTACTACCATATAAAATAGCCTACCTTTCTTTTATTTTTAGCCTAAAAAATAGATAATCTTAAAATCAAAATTATCCGTTAATTCTATGTAAAAATAATTATAAAAAGACAAAAAAATATTTTAATAAGGTTAATAACAAGTGATTATAAAAAAATATTAATCATATTTTTTACTTATTTTATACAAGGAAAAATTAGTGATACCTATTTTTTAGGTATCACTAATTTTATTCTTTATTAATTATTTACATTCATTAAAGTATCAAAATTTTCTTTGTACTTACCAGTTAATGAACCATAAGAATATGTAATCTCATTGATTCGATCCGCTGATTTCATATTTAAAATCTGAGATTGAAGATGATTAAATAAAGTCGTATTATAAACAACATATTTCATCGCACCAGCATAAACTGCTTTAATCTCATTAGATGTAAATACACGACACATTGTCTTTGATGAATGATACATAACAATTGCAGATGGATCATTTAATACGGTATCATATAATGATTTAATATTAATTTGATCTGTTTCTGTTAAATCAAAATGTTCTGTACCAACTGTTGTTTGAAGATCAATACCATGATAAATGGTAGATTTACAAATTTCACTTAATTCTGAAATTTTATTCATCTTAATCAATTCAAGTTTTTTATTCTCAAGTTCTGATATTTTGTTTTCATCAAGAATCCATTCATCTTCAGTTATCTCTTTTTCAACTTTTTTTGTGATTATAGAACCAGATTCATCTAATTTTACTCGATTACTAACTTCAGTTCCTTCTGGTAAAGAAGAAATCTCATCTTCGGGTACCTTTACTTCTTCTACAATTGTTTCTGTTGTAGGATTTCCATCTTTATCAGTGGTTTCTTGTTCTTTAGTTACTTTATAGTAATATTCTAATTCAGGAACTTCTTCTGTGATTGTTTTTGTTACTTTATCATATTTATAACATAACTGATTTTCTTCAGGTGGTAGTGATTTTACTAATGTGCCACCAGAAATATCTCCAGTTAAAGAATATGATCCAGTAAAAAATTTATTTTCATCTAATAATACTGAAATCATACAGACGCACCTCCTTTAATCCCTGTAATTTTTGTAATATAAAAATCGTAATAATTACTACTTGTATTAGTTGTATAGAAAATACCAAAAGAATTTCTAGTATTAAACCATAATATAGTTTGACAATTATAAGTAGATTTTGACCAATTTCCTGCTTGCATTGAAATTGCATTGGTCGTAATATCTTTTGGATTAAATGTTTCATATGTTGTAATAGGACGAGGTTCTGTAAAATCTTTATATTCAACACGAATTAAATCGTAATTATCAATTGAATCTGTTAAGTTATAAAAACTTCCTTTAGTATTTGCTTTACCCTCAAATAATACAGTCTCATTAAATCCAGCATATGAATTATTAATAGTGATATTACTTCCGATTTCAATAATCAATATATTTGTTTGCTGTTGAAGACCGATTTTTGTTCCTGAAAATTCAGAAATAAATGGATAAATTACAGTTTCTTTTGTTGTTTTTATAATACCAGGATGACTAGAACTAGACCATGTTTTTGAAGAGTAATTTTGATAAATATTATTTATAACTTGATACATTGGTACATTATCAGTTTTATTATAAATACTAAATGCTGCAAAATTATAAGACTCTGTAACTGCGAATCTAGCATTAAACATTACTAAAAATTTTTTATTTGCTGGTAAAACAATTTCATTATCACTATTAATACTAATACCATTAGCATCAACGTGTCTATTCATTGGAAGTTTTTGATCAATTCCTGCTTTTGTATAATATGTTACATTATAACCAGATGATGTTTCATTTTCATTCAAAGGATGACATCCATAAAAATAACACACATCACTATTCACTTTTTGAATAATATCCAATTGGTTATTTACATTCACATTAGCCCCTATTTCAATAATAGTGATATTTGATCTACCATTTAATTTCGGTGTATTATATGCTTCTGTTACAATTGGATATACTACATGTTCTTTCTCATCTGTTTTGATAATACCAATAGATTCACCATTTGAATAGTTCAAGGTTGCTTTTTGTGAATATTTAAATTCATCAGCTTCACTTTTTAATGATTTATCTGTTTCATCATATAATTGAACGCCAATACATGGTGATGTACTATCACTAGGTCCATTTGCAATTCTGACAGAAATCTTATACATATAGGTTTTATTAGGATTTAATGTAATCTTTCCAGAGGTACTCACATTAATATTATTTCCATTAATAACTTTTTTCATTGGAACAATAACAGGATTTGTAAGGTCTGGAGAAGAAAAATCTGATGAAACTGTTAATGTTTCAGAATAATCCATTCTAGCATGAAGATAATCAGATTTTTTACCCTTAATTTGATCTACTGCAATTTCAGTACTAACCATATTTCTTATTTCTTCTTTTGTAGGATACTTTGTTAAATCGGTTTTTGGTGCATAAATACCATCTGCTTCAGTTGTAATGATATTTCCATCTTTTTTGGAAACATCAGAAATTCCACCACCTGAATTACTATTCCATTTCTTTTTTTCTTCAGCTGTTACATGAATATCATTATTATTTGCATGAAGTTCAAACTTTGTATTCTTAACATAATTTGAAAATTCTTTAGTAACGGCTTTATTCTGAACAGAATTTGTGCTTGTAGCATTCAGAGTTCCATCAGGTGTAGTTTTAATATTCCATTTTGTTCTTTCATCAGCAGTAATATGAACTATATTATCACCAACATGCGATTCTAACGATGTTTTATCTGCTTTTTTATCTAAATCAGTTTTTAATGCTTTATTCTTTAAAGCTTCGTTGATTACTTTGTTCTGAACAGGATTTTTTGAAGTTGAAGATAAAGCTTCATCCACTGATACGACTGGATTAAAACTATCAAATTTTGCATCCACCTCATTTTTATTATAAGATTCTTCTTTCGAATAAACTTCATTTTTTGCATAAGTTTCAGTTTTATTATAATAATTATCAAGTTTTAAATCATCTGCACCCGTATTCTTCCAACCACCATCTCGATAAATCCATGATTGATATTGAGTTCCTGTTTCACCCTTTTCTAAATAAATATATTCAATAGATGGTGTTTCGATATCAGTATGACTTTTACCATCTTCAATCACATAAAAATCAATTTTATCTATAGAACTATATTTGGAATCAACATACGCTTTTGCATCTTCTAAAATCTTATTCCATTTCTCTTTCTCAGCAGAACTTACATGAAGTAAAGTATTTGTTACATGATCCGTAAAAGTATTTGTATCAATTTTATCTGCTAAATCAGAGGCATCTGCTTTTTTATTCAATGCTACAGAAACTGCTTTATTAGTAATTGCGTTTTCACTCGTGGAATCAAGTGAGCCATCAATTACAACATCTGATTTCGCATTCCACTTTGCTCTCTCTTCTGACGTAACATGAGATGTTGTATCAGCTTTATGCAATTCGAATTCTTCTGTGCTAATTTTTGTATCCAAATCCGTTGTATTTGCTTTTCTATCTAATGCTTTTGATATACCCATTGACGATACAGGATTTTCTGATAATGCTGTAACTTCATCGTCTACTATAACATCTGATTTTTCATTCCATTTCTTTCTATCTTCTTCACTTATATGAACTGAGATATCATCTATATGTTTTTTGAAATCTGTTTCATTAACTTTTAAAGCAAGCTCTTTTGAAATTGCTTTATTCTGAACAGGATTTGTTGAGTTACCATTTAATTCGCTATCTACTATAACACCACCAGCATTCCATTTCTTTCTATCTTCTTCACTTACATGAACATCATTGTTTTTAATATGATTATCAACTCTTGTTATATTCTCATCATATCCTGTAAGTTTTTCTTCCAAACCAATCACATCATCGATATTATGTGTGTGATTTTCATTTAAATAACCAGCTGGGTCTTTTAACATTTTTCCGGACTCATCCCAAACCTCTTTATAACGATTAAATTCTTTTTTCGCCATAAGTCAATCACCTACTTTCTTTTTTAATGATGTATACTAACTACTACATCTTCTACTTTTCCTAAGTCGAAATCTAAACTATAATAATCACCCGGATACATTTTAATTTTAAATCCATCTGTCATATCAAAAATAGAATTTGGATAACAGATTATTCTGTTTACTCCAAGTTCTTTTGCATCATTAATACTTTCAGATAGTATAGTAACCGTTAAATTTTCTAGTTTAAATTTACAATACTTAATGAGATTATTATCTTTATAAAGTTTAATTGCATTACAACTATCACTTCGGTCTGTTATCTGAAGTTCTAATTTTTCTTTTACGTTTAAAAAACGAATATATGACATTAAATCACTCCTCTATTTGATTAAATTGATATCCATAAACTCCAGTAATAACAAGATTCTCATCATTATTATAAATGGTAAGAATATCCTTATTCTCGTTTTTATAGAAAGCGAACACTACAGATTTATCTAAAATCGACAAAGCAACTTTTTTATCATATGAATAATTTACTAAACTAACAGATGTCATCATTTCATGATCTTCTGTTTCAGCGTTAACAACAACAAAATCATACCCTTCAATTCGATTTTCTAATTCCGAGAAATTCTCAGAAAAAGGAGATGATAATAAAGAATCTTTTTTTATCAAATGATTCCATTGTTGTCTTTCTTTATTTGTGATATGAATGTTATCATCTTTAATATGTTTTTCTGTTGCATCTTTTTCAGCTTTTTTATTTAATTCTGATTTAATTACTTTAGAAGCAACAGGATTATTTGATTCTGATAAAGTATTATCAACATTTACTTTATTCAATGAATTCCATTTCTTTTTTTCTTCAGCAGTTACATGAATATCATTATTCATTGTATGATTTGTAACAGTGGAAGAATCTGCTTTATTATTTAATAAAATACTATCTGCTTTTCGATCGAGTGCACGTTTTACAACACTATTTGCAATTGGATTCGTGCTATTAGCAGATAATCTGTAATCTACTTGTGTATCCATATCTCTTCATTCCTTTCTTTTAAATACTATTAAAATTATGTTTTTCTTCTTTAGATATACGGAATCATATTATTTAAAACGCTTTATTAACAAAAATAAGAAAGGATTGATTTATTATGAAACAAGAAAAAGTAATTGATGCTATTATAAACAATGATGAAATTGGAGTAATTATGGATGAGAATCCTAATAATGCAATAAGTGAAAAGTTTACTCCAAATAATAAAGAAGTTTGCATTCAAAAAAGCAGAGCTATTCCTGTTGAAATAAAGAAAATTGACTCAAATGCAATAATACCAACGAGAGGAACTTCTGAGTCTGCTGGAGCAGATTTATATGCAAATATCAATAATCCAATTTCTATTTCGCCACAACAGACAAAAATGATTGGTACTGGAATTTCAATGAAAATTCCAGATGGATTTGTTGGTCTTATTTACCCACGAAGCGGTATTTCTGTAAAGAGAGATTTGGCACCAGCAAATAAAGTAGGTGTTATTGATAGTGATTATCGAGGTGAAATTATGGTAGCTCTTCATAATCATGGTACAACATCAAAAATTATTAATCCAAACGAAAGAATCGCTCAGATTGTATTTACAGAATATTATGTACCAATATTCAATGAAGTAGAAGAACTTGATGATACTGAGAGAGGAGAGGGTGGATTTGGTTCAACAGGAGCAAAATAAAGTAATACGAATTGGTTTTGATATTGATAATACAATTACAGATTGTACTAGTGATTCTAGTCAATATGAATATAATATGCTCCAGACATGGAGAACTGATATAAAGAAAATTGGACCATATACAGGAAGAGTAAATCCATCTGGTGTAGAATTTTTAGAAAGATATCCTGATATTAATATGATAGAATATCAAGAATTTATGGAATATTTTTTTCCAAGGATGGTAAAAGAAGCACCATTTCGACAAAATATATCAAAATTATTTGATACCTTACAAGAACCTGGAAAATTTCCTGGTTATACAATTAAATGTGATATTATCACAAGAAGAGATGACTATTATCAGGGACCTTATTCAGGACCAATGATGAAACAAGATACAATTGAACGGTTTAAAAATGAGAAGATTCATTATGACAGAATCTTCTTTAATTGTAAAAATAAGAAAAAAACGATGGAAGAAAATAATATCGATATATTAGTTGATGATTCACCAATGAATATTTTTCAAGTAAGCACAAAATTCCCTGTAATCGTTTGTGCTACAGAATATAATAAAAAGATGATAGGAAAGAATATTTACTTAGTAAGATTAGAAGATTATAATCTTTTTATAATGTATGTGTCAATAATACTAGACAAGATGAGTAGAGATGAGAATCGTTAGAAAAATAATTCATTATGTTTTCTTATGTTTAGGAGTAACCTTAACATTCTTATCTTTATTTTTATTAATTGCTTTATATTATCTTGGTGGATTAGAAATTTATTTTGAAGAATTCAATTTAATTATTGGATGTGTATTAGAAGGGATGATTGGATTAATTTCTTTAATCATATCATCCTTTACAAAATAGTGAAATTAAGAACAGATACAGAAATTTCTGTATCTGTTCTTAATTCTTTTATCAATTATTTTTTATTTTTCTTATCATACATTTCTTTATATTTATTTGGTTTTCTTTCTTTTGTTTTTTCATAACGACCAGGTTGTCGTTTTGCGTGTATTTTTCCAACACCACCCTGATTTAATATTCCTAAACTATCTTTAAAATCAGCATCCTTATAGTTATTAAGAGCTTCTTAAATCTTGGAATTTGCATTTTTTTTAACAGTTTCAGAGTTTGTTGTATTTTTTATAATACCATATTTATATACATCATCCTCTGCTTGATCTGCTTTCTTATGCATCTCTTTTGCATATCTTGTTGCTTCTGTAGCAACCGTCATCTCAGAAACCATATCGTCTAACATAGTATCTAATTCAAACTCAGCAGATTCTGAAACATTTTTTTGTTCCTTTCCGAATTTATCATAAGCTTTCTTTCCGCCAATTGATGCAGCAAGTCCTGCAAGAGTTACGATAGCACCAATCTTATGTTTAGAAACAACATTTACACATTTGTTATATGTTCTTGATACAAACTGTGCTGCTTTTTTATACTTTGGAACTTCTTCTAGTATTCTTCTTTTTTCTTCTTCAGCTTCCGCTAAGATCTTCTTTCTTTGAACGTCAAGTTCTTCTTTTGCAAGTTCTTTCATTTTTTTTTCATAAATATCACTTAATTTATCAAGAATATCCCCATGAGTCTGTAATAAATCATACATTGTCGGCGATGTAGCCACTGTTTTAAGTTCACCAACAGTAATAAACTTATTGTGATTAATATCGGATTTAAATTTTTCACAAATTCGCCCATCTTTTTTTATGCAATCATCCATGATATCTTTAGCTTCATCGAATGATTTTGCTTTTAAAATATCTTTAATCGCTTCTTGATTAAGTTTAATCTCTTCTTTCATATACTTTGATAATTGCTTTTCATTTGCATAACCTTTGTTAGCAATTTTTTCAATATCTTTAATACCTGCTTTTGAAATCTTGTCAACTGCATGACTCAATTTCACCTGCTGAATCTTATTCTGAATAGCCTCTTTAATCTTTTTCAAAGTATTCTTAAATGCTTCAATCATTTTTTTAAAGAATTCTTTTACTTTATCTACGCCATCACTGACAGATTCTACCATATACATATCTTCGATATTAGATATATTCATCTGATCGATCATTGCACATTCAAATGTGCCTGTAATTACATCAATTTCTTTCAATCCAGTATTTAAAAGTTTTTCATAATCTTTCATAATTCTTTCACACTACCTTTCTTATTTTTTATGCAAAAAAGAAAACCACTGCCATTACAATTTTTTGCCAAAATTTTCCAAAAACAGAACTGATTTTTCGAATCACCCGTTTTATTAGTGACACATGTTCTTTTGCTATTTTCTCATCATCTGTTAATGAGATATTTTTTAAGTTTTTCTCCATTGTTATACCCACATTTTTAAGTTCATGAGTAATCTCTATAAAATCTTTCTCCATCGTATTTGTACCTTTTAGATTATCCTCAACATATTTAATTGCTACATCAATTGGTACTTGGATTTTATTATGAAGAATATATTGTAATTCTTCTTCCATTTCATTTAAATCATCTTCAATACTAGAAGCAACTGCTTCTAATTTACGTTTTGATTTAAAATTTCCTCTGGATAAAGTATTTAATTTCTTTTTTATTTTCATATAGCAAGAATCATAATATCTTACATAAGAAGGAACATCAACCATCTGGACTTTCTTTGAACCATTGGCTTTTTGTTCTTGTAAATCTTTTTTCAATTGTCTTAACTTAAAATGAACTTCTTTTTTCTTAATGAGAGAACTGACATCGTTCTTTAACTTTTTAGCAAAAGCAACGATATTATTAATCATCTTTTGAATAAAGGAAACCAGATCATTCAAAACATCATAAACAGCACCCTCAGAATAATATTCATTTTCATCAATATCATTCAAGATACTAAGTTCACCTAAAGTACAATCAAGAATTAAAGCATTCAATAATACTACCTCCTCTCTGTATTTTTTATAATTCATAAAAGATTTAATAATTATTACATTGTTTTTCATATATAAACTAGACAGAAAAGAATAAGTAGTAAGTATTGATATGAGCTGATATTATTAAACGGAAAAATATGTGATACACAGAAATTTCTGTGTATCACATAATTAATGCCGGTGACGAGACTTGAACTCGTACGGACAACTACGTCCCCAGGATTTTAAGTCCTGTATGTCTACCACAATTCCATCACACCGGCTTTCTTTTTAATTTGTTTTTTATTTATCTTATAAACTGCTCAAGTAGGACTCGAACCTACAACAACACGATTAACAGTCGTGGGCTCTACCATTGAGCTATTGAGCATAAGTCCCCTGTTCTCGGCATATGAAACTTGTAATAATAAATTTATTTTAACATTATCAAGCCGAAAGAAGGAGTGCCGAGAATTTTAATCTTGCCGGAATATCCCGTTCAAGATTCTATCAGGGGATAATGACTCCAGGGAGATTCGAACTCCCGTTACCGCCGTGAAAGAGCGGTGTCACTAACCACTAGACCATGGAGCCTTATTTCTTATTTGTTTTTTGCAATGGATGCTCAGGGAATCGAACCCTGGACCTCTCGGTTATGAGCCGATTTCTCTAACCAACTGAGATAAGCATCCTAAATTTAATTATTTGTTTTTCTTATTATAAATAATTATAAACTGCCCTAACTGGATTCGAACCAGTAAATACACGAGTCAAAGTCATGTGCCTTACCATTTGGCGATAGGGCAATAATTTCCCATTTGAGAATATCTTAAATGGGAAATGTCGAAAAAAGAAGTTTTTTGAGTAAAAACACTACATTTAGTCTTGAGATTATTCCTGTCATCTCAAGACTAAATAATTGTTATGATATGAATTATTTATTATTTATACCAGAAAAAATCTGGAGATAATAAATAAATTATCATCTCCAGATTCATTTTTTTATTAATCAGCATTATAAGAAATTTCAATATTCTTAATTGCGTCTTTCGAACGACATGCACGAATCTTTGTTTCAATTGTCTGTTGTTTACTGATTAATGGACGAACAACTGTCTCCATCTCAAATGCAAGTTGTTTCAACTCATCAACAGTCCAATCATAAGTACATGCTTCACCTGTTGCATTCCAAGATGGCTGATAAGATACACCTGCTTTTTCTGCCATTTCAGCAATTGCAATCATGGATACAAGATACTGCTGTTTATCTGAAGTTATCGCATAAGTTGCTTCTTTTCCACCATGACATGTAGAAGTAATTGGATTCTCTTCCAGATAAGTCTGTAAAGCTGCTTTACTTTCTTTAATCTTATATTCTTTTGCTTCTGCAAAAGTCATTGTGTCAATATTCGTATTTGGAATAATCGTTTCTACTGTTTTTTTCAGTTCTGTTGTTTCACTTTTAGCAGATTCAGATGCTGTTTTTGCATCGTTTGCCTTCTTAACAGTATCTGCTAAAGAGTTATTCCAGCTTTCAATTAATTTCTTTACATCACTTGTAAGAGCCATTGTTACAGAGAAGTTATCTTCACTAGCATCTTCTATAAATAAGTAAGAAATTGATACTAACTTACAATAACCTGTGTATTCTCCACCTGATTTTTTATCATCTAAAATCAAACTAACAAGTGCTGTAGCATCTTCATCGGTAAAGTCTTTTTTAATCTGCTCTAAAGAACCGGCAACATGATAAGTCATGGATGCTACATAAGTACCATCTACTAAAGAACTACCAAGTTCAGGGTTCTTTAATGCTGTATATTCCGAACCATTTGCTAATAAAAGTTTCATGATAATATACACATCCTTTCAATTATTTTATATTAGAGAATTGTTTTTTACATACTATCTCGGATTTATTACATTGTTTTTTCTATAAAATAAACATCGAATAAAAATATTGAATTATATTAAAATAAATTCATAAACTTATAATTAATGAGTTTTGCTCATTTACAGAATCCTTTATTTAAATTCGTTCGTATTGTTCGTAGAAAAAGAGATATGTGAAATAAATCACATATCTCTTTTTTCGTCTTTTTAGCTTTATATTTTCTTTTTCACATATAATTTAAATGATTAAGAAAGGATTTAAAAAGATGAGAAAAGGACTTTTAATTGCAGATTTGCATATAAAAGCTCAAGATTATATGCAAACGTATAAAGAATATAAATTTTTAGAAAAGTACTTAGAAAATAAAACCTATGATTTTTGTATCATACTAGGTGACTTTTTTGATAGGAAGATTTATTCTTATGAAGATTATATTCAATTATCTTATAAGTATATGATTCTTCTTATGTCACATTGTAAAAAGATTCGTGTCGTTTATGGAACGCGTTCTCATGAAAATGATCAATACAATATCTTTGATATGGCAACAAAAGATATTTATAAATTAGCACCAAGTTCTTTTTCTATTGATTACAAGGTAATTAAACATGTGGAAGAAGAAGAACTCTTTCCAGATATGAATGTTTTATATGTTCCAGAAGAATATATTTTAGATAAGAAAGAATATTATTCTTCTTATCTAGGTACTAAAAAATATGATTATATTTTTGGACATGGTGTAATCCAAGAGGTTATGAGTAATGCTGTACGACATAGTGATAAAAAAACAAATAAAATAAAAAATCATAAAAAACCACCAGTGTTTACCACTGCTGAGTTAAAAGAATCTTGTAAAGGACAAACTTTTTTTGGTCATTACCATATTCATACAAATATCGATAACAAGATTTTTTATGTTGGTAGTTTCTCAAGATTTTGCTTTGGGGAAGAAGAATCAAAAGGATTTTATGAGATTCAAACTGATGGAAAAAATTATGAAAGTAATTTTGTAAAAAATTTAGAAGCAAGAACTTTTATTACGAAACGATATGGATATAAGGATAAAATATTCTCTTCTGAAGAGAATTTAATGAAAGAAATCAACAGTATTCAAAAAAGAAAAGAAGTTGCTGGAATTGATTATTTACGACTTGTTTTTAATATACCAGAAGATTATGAAAACTCAGAATTTATGATAAATTTATTAAATGAGAAATTTAAATTTTCTGATGATATTAAGATTGAAGTAGTAAATGGCTATATTGAAAAGAAACGACAAGCAAACAAAGAACAAGTAAAAGAAATCTTTAAAAACTATGATATCATTTTTGAAAAAGATATTCCTTTAGAGAATAAGATTTCTTATTTTATAAAAGAAAAAAATGAAAAAGAAATCATACCAGAAAATGTAAAGAAATATTTAAGTTTTAAAGCAATTGAATTATTAAAAGATTAAATATGAAAAAATGAAAGGAGATACAAAATGATACAAATTAAATTTGAATCTAATAATAAAATAAAGAATTTAGTTCTTAAAAATTTAATTGATGATTCCCATAATAATAGTGAATACTCGTATCGAGCTATTAGAACGAAATGTTTAGAGTTAGCATCAACCCGATATGAACATTGTGTTATGGTTTCCATGATATGTGAAAGCTTATTAAAAAAATATTTCGAATTATTAGAAAATCCATCAAATGAAGAATTATCAAAAAAAGAAGAAAAACAATTGATATCGTTGGCAGATCATGATGCTTTTAATTATGTATCAATTATGGGTATCATACACGATATGTATAAATTAAACGAAAAATATGCTAAAAAACATGGAAAAGCTGCAGCATTGTGGTTCAGATGCTATATAAAAAAGAGTCATATACCATTCAAAAAAGAAATGAAAGATATTCATAAAGCAATTAAGTACCATTCAAATAAAAAGAAATTAACTAATAATATCTTTTATAAAATATTATGTGATGCAGATATACTTTCAAAGTTTACACCGCAAACTGTTTATAAATATCGAAAAGAAAATGAAATATTTTATTTTGTTACTAATGAAGAAGTTATTAATGAAATGCTTGAAAAAGAAAATTATTTTGGAAAAACATTATTCTTTTATGATGAATTACATTCTATAACAAAACTCATGATACAAAGTGATAGAGATTTAAAAGATAGTGGATGTTTATAATAATTTACAGATAAGTCTAAGTATACATTTTATTAATGTATACTTAGACTTTGTGAGGTGAATTAAATATGTTAAAAGAACAACGAAAAGATATATTATTTGATTTATATACAGAATCAACACATAATAGAAAATTCAATATATTTAGTATAGATTCAAAAAATTTAAATGGAAAAACTGATAAAATATCAATATACAATAATAATCGGTTAACTATATATGATTTAGACTATCGTACTGGTGGTTATAAAGGTTACAGATCAATCAATATAGCATTAAATGCAAGTAAAATACCAAAAGGAAAATTAGCATATGTACATACATTCATAGATGTAACAGATTATGAGGAAGAAAGAAATAAAATAAATAAAGATAATGATACAAGTAAAGTAAAGAATTACTATATTCATTGTCAAATAGAATACAAATGTATTGGAAAAATACTAATAACTGAACCAGATAATAATGAAGATAGAGTTGGTTACGAATGGATTGAACGATACAATTAATAGATATGGTCTATGAATAATTATTCATAGACCATATCTAGTTTTCTATACTTAGTTTTATTTATATATTATTTTTTTGTGATTCTTATCTAATACCAATGAATAGATTTCTAGTATTACAAAGAACACATTAATAATTTTGATTTTGGGAAACAACAAGAAGATCAGAAAGAACAGAAAGGAAGTGATAGGTCATGCAAACAACCTCAAATGGTTATTTCGACATAACTATCAGGAACAAGTATGATTCGGTGACTACAAAAAGAAAGGGGAGAAAAGAAAAATTCATGTCTTTTATTATGTCATGTATTCTTTGTAGTTCACTTATGATATTTTCTAGTAGTGTTTCTTCATCATCAGAAGTTGCATCAGAAGATATTAAAGGGAAAAGCGAAGTTTTTCCAACGTCAACTCCAGAAGCAAAACGTAACAGAAAAGCTATTTCTGTTGCGAGTACGACATCAAAAGTTGATAAGCATGAAATTCAGATAAATAATTACTCATCTGTAAAATATTTGAATCATGCAAAAATAGTAAGCGTAACCAATAAATCTTCCGAAAATCAAAATGTTAGTACAAGTGGTTCAGCAGTTAGTGTTACAGGAAGTGCAATTTCTGTAACTGGTAGTGCAGTATCTGTTAGTGGTTCTGCAGTTACTACTAATTCAACTTTTATTGGACCATTCAACAAAGTAACTGTTAATCAATCTGAGGTAAATGATCGTGAAGTTATACTTACTCCTTCACCAGAACCATCTCAGAAACCAAAAACGAAAGAAGTGAAAAAAGAAAAGAAAAAGAAGAGCAAAAAAAGAATGAAATTAAATGTCAATACAGGATTGACAGGAAAAATGAAAATGCGTGCTGATATTATTGCGAATATCTGTTTAAATAACTGGGATGACTATGGTGTTCTACCATCGGTAGCAATTGGGCAGGCATTTGTAGAAAGTACAATCGGCAAACATTGTAGAGGATATAATCTCTGGGGGATTAATTCAGGAAGGGGCTATAATTATAGCTCACTAAGGGAAGGTACATTTGCGTACTTAAAGGTAATCAATAATGGTTATTATAAAAAAGCACCATTTACAAAGAGTAGTCGATTACAAATTCGTCGTATCTTAAATGGTGGTTATTGTGTTCCTGAAGGTGATTATTATTCAAACTTTACTTGGGCATTAAATCGGTATAACTTAGAAGAGTATGACCGACAAATGTTTGAAATCCTGAAAAATAGGGACAAAAAGTAAATATAAGAATAGATATAGATTTTTATTTAGATTCATACTTTAAATTAAGTATTTAACTATATATTATTATTAGGTATGATAATGATAGCTCAAGTCTATCTTTATTATCATATAAAATATTTTTAAGGAGGTCCTAACTATGATGAAAGTTAGAAGCGGCGTTCAAGCGTCTGAAGACAGAGTAGAATACTCAATTACAACCACATTAGCAAAAGAGTACTTGCAGAATAAATTTAATCTGCTTACAAGTACAGCAAAGAAAAAGGGATTAAATATCCCAGAAATTGACATTATGATGTACAATGAGAAACTTGGAAAGAATTTCATTCCATTCTTCTTGATTCTTCCAGAATCTGTTCTGGTATCAAACAAAAAAGATGATGAGATTCCAAGTATCTTTAAATCAGAAAATACAGATCATGCAAGACTTCATACTCCATTCTATGAGCTTCTGAAAACGTATACGTTTAATAAAGATGATAAACGTGCATTTAGAGCACCTGAATGGAAACGTCGTGCAGGTATTCAGTCCGGTAAAAACATCGGAACATTACTTAAGTATTCAACACCAAAGATTGAGAACTTTGGTGATGCTGGAAGAAAAGTAATCGTATTGATTGATCCGATTCGTTTATTCCATGATATGCTTACTGATGATTCTGCAAGAAAGCAGAGATTTGAAGTTAATATTGACCGTTGGAAAGAGATTGACCGTGCAACGGGAACTTGGAACTTCATTGTAAATCGTGTCATCGTTCGTAATAAACACGACAATGATAACGAAATCTATGCAAAGATGTTGCGTAGAATTAATGAACATTAAAATGATAATGTTTAATAATGCGTATGGTTTATTCCATACGCATTATTTTTTTCGCTGTAATAAATTACATGAACTAAAACTTTAAATTAACGACAAAAAAATAAGAAAGGTGTGTACGAATATTATGGAGTACTCAAACCCTTTTAGCATTTGTTTTAATATGCTAAAATTAAGATATTCTGTGTATGATGAAAGTATCACATCACTTAATATATTAACACCGGAAGATAAAGTAAATGTTTTTATTAACTTAGAGACAGCGTGGAAATATTTAAGTATGGTTCGTGACTTAGAAAAGAAACTGGTATTAAATCGAGATTTTAAAACCTTTATGATTGCAGATATTATCAATATTGCTGCACATTATAAAGAATTTTTTAAGAATAATGGATTAGACACAAAGGTCTTTTTATATACAACAGATTTTGATTCTATGATTGGTGAATTTAAAGAGTCAAAATTTAATGAAGATTACCGGTCATATTATTTAAATAAATACAACACAAATCCAAAATTTGTGTTACTGACAGATGGATTAAAAGATAAAATATTACCAAAAGTAAAAACTCTTTGTGACTTTATTCCAGATGTCTATTTTATTCAATCAAAGAATATTGATGGTTCGCTGATTCCGATGATTGTTGGGAATCAATATCCAGATCGAAAAAATTTCATTATATCAGCAGACCGTTATGAGACACAGTACTTGTTCGAGAAGAATTATGTTCATCATTTATTTTTAAGAAATTATTCAGCAACTTCTCTATCATGTACAATGAAAGATTATCTAAAAGCAATCTTTAAATTACAAGAAATTAAACAAGAAGATCTATTCTTATATCAAAACCGGTCATTTTATCTTCTTTTACTTTCTTGTATTGGAGATCGTTATCGTGCTGCTGATGGTATTACTGGAATTGGTTATAAGACATTAACTAAACTATTACAACAAAGTATAACAGCAAAAACGATTACAAGAGAAACCGAAAGTATTGATTTACTTTCTCAATTATTTGACTCTACAATTGCAGAATATGTAACAGAAAACTTTAATTGTTTAGACTTAAAGAATTCTTATCAAATGTTGTTAGATGGAGATAAAAAAGAGATCTTATCTCAAATTGTAGATCGAAGTGATTTAAATAGTCTTCTCTCATTAAATAAGTCATTATTTAAAAATAATGAACTTAGAATTGAGAGTTTATTAAAGTAGGTAGAAATTTTCTACCTACTTTTTCTTTTTTTCTGTTTGGACAATGAATTAATTAGTTATAGTGAGGTGAAAACAAATGTCATTAATCAAAAGCACTGACAGTCTGATTTATTATAGTTATTCAGTAAAAGAAGTTTATTTATTATACGAAGATGAAACCGTACAAATTCCATCCGAACGATTGACTGCTTTTACTTGTTTAAATGATTTCATAAATAATTTATTTCCAATTGTAAAAATAAAGATTACAATTGATACAGGGACATATTATAAAATACTGGAAAATAAGGATACCATAAAATTCAAAATACGATTACAAAAATTTTATCGTAAAAACACAAACCAAGAAATCGTTTCTTTAAATGATGATTTCATATCAAAAACATTCTCTCTTATCTTAGATGATATTGATATTGATTTGGAAAAAGAAAAGAGAGAGTTAACTTACAAAAATACAAAACAAGAGACTGATTTATTTGCAGCAAAGAATGATGTTGAATTCTTTTTATTTGACAGTCGATTGATGAAGTCGATGAAAAAGACAATTAATATGATTTTAAAAAATGGAACGGTATCAAATGTCATTTCTTATATTGCATCAGAACTCAATATCAGTAATCTTTTAATGTCCAAGGCTGATAATATAAAAGAATATGACCAACTTATCATTCCACCAATGAAATTATCATCAGCTCTTGCTTATTTAGATACATTTTATGGGATTCATGAAAAAGGTAGTATTATTTATTTTGGAATTGATCGAGGTTATATTACAAAATTTGATGGTCCATGTACGGCTTATGAAAGAAATGAAAAGAAAGATATCACAATTATTGTACCAAAAGCATTGGAAACATCTGCTAATCATATTTGTGAATTAAAGAAACCAGATCAACCAACAAATAAATTTTTAATTTGTGATTATAATACAATAGAATTTCGTGATGAATCTGTATCTAAGAATTTACTATCTGGTAAAGAAGTAAGAATTATAAATCTATATGATGGTACAATTGAAAACACTGTAGATGATGACGATAGTATTAAAGAGATTATAACAAATCGTGGTGAGAATACTTATTTTAAATCAATATATCAATCTCAAATGTTAAGTAATGAAACAGTAATAAATTTAACTTTACGAGATATTGACTTTTCAAATATTACACCAAATAAAAGATTTAAATTTGTATTCGAAGATACTGAGTTATCGAGGAAGTATAAGGGTGATTACATTTTAGTAAAATTTAATATGACTTTAATTCGTAATGGTAATGAATTACGTGGAGTTGCGGATTGTACTTTTAGAAAATCATAAAAATTAGTGAGTACTAGAAAATATCTAGTACTCACTAATTTATTTTTATAATTGAAATTCTTCATCACTATCAAGAAAATCTTCAAAGTCCTTTGCACTTCTAGTTTTCAAAAATTTATCTTGTTTAGAAGTTTTTGGTTTATTCTTTTTTTGTTTGGCTAGGCACCCTCCGAATTATCTTGCTTTTGTTCATCTTGTTGTTTTTGTTGATTATTATCAGCTGGCTTATTCTTTGGAACAAGACTGTTTAATACTGTCATATAATCATTAGCACGATCTCTTGCAGCATTTGTACATGAACCAATCAAAGTTGTCATACAGGTAGAAATCTTTGTAATGTTCCCTTGCAAAGAACTTCCTTCTGGTGATTTATCTTGTTCAGAACCTGCTTGTTGCATTTTTTTACTAAACTGATCAATAGTAGAATTGACTTTATCTGTTGCTGCAGTAATATCTTTAGCAAAACCATTATAATATTTTTCGCAATACTCAATCATCTTTGGAATCTGTTGTCCAAGTTCACTATTTGCATAGGTTACTGCTTGTAATTTTTGATTTCCAATTTTAATACATTGAGTAAGTTTTTCACCAAGTGCTGCATCTTTATTATCCATCTGGACAGATGATAAACCAATACTATTGAAAATATCAGATTCAATTTTATTAGCATCCATTGCAATTACTTTTTTCTTATCAAGACCATTCACTGTACCGATTACTTTATCCACAATTTGAATAGGGCTTTGTTCTTGATATGGTAAGATGTTAACACTTACGTTTACATAACTTCTCTTTAATAGAGCATCTTTATTAGCAGCAAGCCATTTCGTATTTGCTTTATTTGTATTAATCGCTTTACTAATTTTATCTTTAATCGTATTAATAAAGGCTTTAATCTTTTCAATAATTTTTTGCATAAAACCTTGATCTACTGTATTTCCATCACCATTACCGTTTCCACTACCACCACTTTCAGCACTGTTATCATTAACAGTAACTTTTGTTGCATTGTTTTGTTGATTACTTTGCTGTGATGTATTTGATGTTGGTTGTGATGAATTGTTATTTGTGGTATTTCCAGACTGTTGACCGTTATTTACAGTTGGTTGTGTACCATTTGTATTTTGGTCTGCCTCGAAATAAGATTTCATCTTCATATCTGCAAAATAGATGTCTCTCTGAAGTTCCTGATAAGCAGATTCAATCATATATTCATTACTAATTTTATTTAATTCAATAGCACATTCGTTAGTAACTGAAATGTAATCTGTATTATCAATAGAAACAGGGTCCACTTTAATCTTTTCTTCTCTTACACCTAATTCTACTTCAATATTTTCATATCGATCCAGAATTGCTCGACCAAGTAATAATAAGAAGTCACGATAAGACTTATTCAAATCTTTTAATAATTCAATAGTCTCTTTGTTTCTCTCAATATTTTCATACTGATTATTTACATTATTTTCAATTGATGATTTGATAGTGATAATTTCTTGATAAATACCTTTTGCAATTTTACCATATTTAATCAATTCTTCAGCACTTTCTTTCATCTCATTTAAAATGCTAGAATATACATCTGCATCTTTTGCATCTTCATAAGAAGTATAATAACTAACATCTGAAATCTGATCTAATACTGAAGAAAAAGTATTCGTATAAGTCATACTTAAACCAGACTTCTCTTTAATTTCTTCTATTGGTACATCTGGATCATTTAATTCTTGTTTTAAAATGACAAGACCCTTATGAATCGTATTAAACATCATAAAAATCTGATGATATGGTTTCTCATCGTATGGGAAATTATCCTGATACAATTTCTCTCCAGTCTCAAATTCAAGATTCAAAATTTTATCATTAAAATAATTTTCAATTCTTTCATTTACAGATGTTAAGAAATCAGAATTTCCATTGATTAAGTCATGAACAATATCTTCATCTCTAAAATCATTTACACCATCTAAAACAGATTCATGCATAATACTTTCTCCATCTGGGAAGTATCTCATAAGAGTTTCTTTTAAACGAGCAAACTCTTGTAAGTTATATTTATATGATGAAACTTTTCGAATAAAACATCCAATCACATATTTGGTTGTAGTAACGAATACATTAATTAAAGATGTTAAAACAAAATCAACATATCTTGCTGTTTGAATAGTAAGTTTTTTCTCTATTCGTAATTTATTATAGGCTGTGATAGTAGCGTTAATATCTACAACACATTCTTCTACTGTATTAATTAATAAAGAACTTTCTTTACTAATATCTTTCAATGAAACATTTGCTGTACGAATAATAGGTAAGATTGTACCCGAAATAAAATTAGAATCTACTGTACAAACTTGACGATTATCAAGATTTACCAACTCAGAATCTTTCATATATTTCGGAAGTTTTGTAACTACAACTTGTTTTCTTAAATTACACACATATTCAGATGTTGTATATTTAAGAAATGCACCTTTTGATAATTTTCCATTAATTGCTTGATTCATTAAATTTGGGATTTTATCTACAAATTGTTTTAAATAAGCAGGTTTAATATCCTGAATCTCATCTACATCTAAAATTGGAATCGATGTAGGAACTGTACCAATTAATGGAGAGGTATAAATACTGGTATAAAAATCTTCCATATCAGTATTACATTTTATTATATCAGTCAATTCTGTTACTGAATTTGTAATAAATTGAAACGGAATTGCTTCTTTCATCAAAGAAGGATATCGAACAACTTCTGTTAATTGATTAATAGAAGCTTTTTCTACTGCTAAAATTTCTTTTGAGTAATCTGTCATATAATTATTAACAGACTCTAAAAATCCTAAAATCATTAAATCTCAACTCCTTTAAATTGGTTCTTCATTTTATTAGCAATACCAAACATTGTCATATTTCCTTTAATACGTTTTGTAATAACAGCATTTGTTACTTTTTCATATTGTGTTGTCAAAATAGTAAGAACCGATTCTCTATTTCGAATCTTCTTCATATTTTCTGGAGACAACTCTACTGATTCTTTTATTAAACTAGAATCCTTTGAAGCTTTCTTTAATTTATCTCCCATCTTTTTCGATGCTTCTTGCATTTGAGAAAGTTCATTATCTTTCTTTCCGTTCTTAGACATAAATTCTAATACATTTTTAAATGATATAGAAACTGTCTTATCATCAGATCCAGATTCAATGAATGTTTTTTTAAATTTATTCATAGCAACTGCGGCAGTAGCAACTGCACCAACTTTAATAATTACATCAGCAGACTTATCAAGAGCCTTTCCAGCTTTAGCCATTCTAGCACGAGCACTCTTTGCATCCATTTTATCAATTTCATTCAATGTATTATCAATCTCACGATAGAAAGAAGACAAATCCCTAAAGTTATTCAACTTAATTTTATCTTCTTTTACTGCTGCTCTCACTTGACTTGCAATATCTGGACGTTTCTTTTCTAATTGACGAAGAACTTTTTCTTCGTCTTTTAATGTCCACATATAATGAGTAAACTGTCCTATTTTCTCCTGAATAAATTTAATACAACGATCTACAATCTCAATTATTTTTTTACCAATCGAGGTAATAGCATCTTTTACAGATTCTTCATATACATCAACGGATTCACTAAACATTGTCGCAGTAGATACTTTTTCACTTAAGTAATCTAACTCTGACATATGATCCTGAAAAAAATCTTCTGATTCTTGATACATTTCTTCCATCTTTAATAAGATATTATCATTTTGAATGTAATTCACAGATATCATTCTTTTCACGTCCTTTCATATAATATACTTAAACAACTGTTTTTAACGGTAAAAAATAAGATACATTCAGACAAAACTGAATGTATCTTATAAAGAAATCCAATAATCTATTTTTTTAATCTTTAAGTTCTGCTTTATCATTTTTCTTTTTAAGTTTCTTTTCTTCTTTTTGCAGTCTACGTCTTTCTCTACGATCTGAGATAGAATCTTTAACTGCTTGTTTTCCTGCATTTACAGCAGTACTTGTTGCAAATTTTTTCGTTGCATTGACAGCATCTACTGTATCAGATGAAATCGTTCCTTTTTTCTTACAATCTTTGTAAGCTTCAAAGAGAGCTTTTCTTGCATCTTTCATAAATGTAGTATCAGCATTTGCTTTCTTTTTTCTAGCACCACCAATTAAACGAACTAATTTGCAGTCACTGCTTAATTTTGATACTTTTTTATATAGTTTCTTACGTTCAGCATCATTCAATGCTTTTTCAATACAATTAATCGTTTCAGAATCAAAATCCATAAGATTTTTAATAGTCTGAGCAGATTCTTTTGATTGTTTACAAAGATTGATAACTTCTTTTACGGTTAAATTAATAACCCCTTTACCACCAATCTTAATAGCATCTCCACCGAATGTAAGTAATTTATTCTGAAATTCATTTAACATATTTGGAGACATTTCATCTTCACTCTTTGCATATTTTCTTGCTTCTTTCTCCATCTTAGTTAAAACTTTTTCATATTCAGCATTCATTTCACGCCAATTTGCTACTGTGATTTTTTTATTAGCGAATTCTGGATTCTTAGCACATTCTTCACTAAATTTTTCGAATTCGTTTTTTTCATCACCTTTTAGTGTAAAATAATCAATGAAGTCACCGATAATAGTTTTAATCTTACGAAATATTCCTTTAATGAAATCAATAGCTTTTCGAATGAGATTAAAACTTTTTGTTCCTTGCTCATTATTCTTTTTTTCTGTTTCTTCAGAACCCTCTACGAATACAGATTCAAACAAAGAAACACTTTGAATAGAATTTGCAAGACTTTCCGCTTCATTTAAATATTGCATACATAAGTCCAAGGTTTTCACCTCCTTGTTTTTGTGATTTCTTAAAGTTAGTCTGGTACTAAAATAAGTACCAGACATATTTATTATGCGTTAATTAAAAAAGATCTTCTAATTCTGCTAAAAGAGCATCTGAATCATATCCATTCTCAAGAAATGAATCAACATCATCATTAATGTCTTCAGCGGATTCTTTAATAACATCAGCTTCAGTATCTCCTTTAATTTTAGCAACTTCTTTTTTCAATACAGAAATGCGGTTCATAATAGAATCAACTAATTCATTTGATTCATATTTACCAAGTTTTGTTCTAAAGTTTGCTGCAGCACTATAAGCACCACGAATACTTGTTGCTGTTTCCGGATCATCAATCGATTTAACCAGATTTTCTACAGCCTGAGAAGTTTCGTTAGAAACTTTCTCAATTGCTTTTGGTAACTCAGATAATTCTTTATTAATCTCTTTTATAAGAACTCCAACAGCAACTGTTGTGAGTGCAACAGTTCCTGCAACAGATTTCTTATAATCTTCATCAAACTTATCTCTCTTAGAAAGAATACCCTCAATATCAGACTGCTTAAATACACCACCCTTAATCTTTGCGATTGCTTTATCACAATCAGATTTATAAGAATTGATTACTTTAAGTGGTTTCTTCTTATCGATTACCTGAACTTTCTTCTTTGCAATGAAAGGATTTAGTTTTACTTTTTTCTCAACTTTGTTAAGTGTTTCTTTCGTTGTTTTTGATACAACGATGCGAACAACCTTATCTTTCAAGTTAGAAATGAATTGTTTAAATGCTTCAATAATAGCAACAATTGCTTTTTTCAATTTAACAATTGCTCCTTCTTCAGCCTGCTCATAAAGAGCAAATAAATCATCATCATTTCCAGATTCCTGCATAACTTTTAACTCTGCTTTCTTATTATTTAAAGAAAGCTCATTCATAGTAGATTCAAGATAGGCAGATACTTTCATATTTGCACTATCAAAAGAATCAGAAATGTCGATATAATCGCTCATTGCTTCTAAAAATGTCATTGTTTTCAACTCCTTTTATATTTTATTATAATGTGTTCAGAAGAGATACAATATCATCAAGATCATTGGTATCATCTGAACTTTCTGAAAACAAACTATCTAAGTTGAAGATATCATCTTCAACAGACTCATTTGTTGGTTTTTCTTCTTTATTTTTATTCTTTTCTGGTTTTTCTTCTTTCTTTTCAGAATTATTATCTTTATTTTCTTCATCAGAATTGTCCTCTGAATCAGATTTTCCAAAAGGAATTAAGCCCTTAATCCAATTAGCAATCTTACTGAAGAAAGATTTAATCTTTCCTAAGAAACTACTTGCATTTGGTGTTTCCTGACCATTTTTATCAGTGAGTTTATCTTTAATTCCTTTAAAGATATCTAATACTTTATCAACAGTATTACTCTTGATGAGCTCACACCATTCGTTAACCCAATCTTTAATACCTTTGATATCGCCAGATTTTACTTTCTTAACATTATGAGCAGTAAGAGGAATAGCAGCACCAAGTGTAGCAACACCTAAAAGCTCTAAAAGAATCTTCCAAGCACCTTGCTTTTTAAATCCTTCCCAACCCTTACCAATCATATTTTTCAGTTGTTTCAATTTATTAAGGTTCTGTTCAGCATCTGCATCAACACCATAAACTTCACCTTTTGCTGCATCTGCATCCAATTTCTTCATCTGTTTAGAACCGAATAAGAATTCTTTTAATTTACTAAAGAATGTTTTAATCTGTTCCCAGATTCTTTTAATAAGACCATCTTTCTTCTCAGCAGTTTCATCTGCTGCTTCTTTATAATAATCAGCAAGGTCATTCATACCTGCAGATTCCATCATACATTTTAACTCTGCTTCACGAAGATTTAACTCTTCCTGTTCCATTACGGTATTGTAAGCAAGAATTAATTTGTCAATTTTAAGACTCTCTTGCATAAGAGAAACCTCTGACTCTAATTCATTTTGATCAATAAAGTCATTATATAATACATTAGCCATTTTTTTCAACTCCTTTTATTATTTCTTACGAAATGTATTCAATTTTTTCGTTACATCATTAAACATAACAGTCAATTTCTTACTTCTTTCAGAAGCCATTGCTGTCAGTTTATTTAACTCAGCCATAATTGGATGACCATCTTTTTTCAACTTATCATAAGTAATCTTGTCTTTTCTCTTTAATTCTTTTTCAATTCCTTTACGAGCTTCATTGATATCATCAACTACTTTATCGTTTTTCAGAATTGATTTTTTAATCTTATTACCTACAATAACCGCTGCAGCAGTACTAAGAATAACTGGTGCAGTAGTCTTAAATGCTTTTTGACCTTTATCAGTCATACGTTTCATAACAACTGGGTCAATTCCCATAAGTTTTGCAAGTTTACTTACAATCTTATGAGATTCTGCAATCTCATGGTCAATATCATCACAGATTTTAGCATAATCTGCATCTAATCTAACTTTTGCAGTTTCTGAAGAAATATAATCTTCAGCTGTTAATTTATCACCCATATTCATACCAATTGACTTGAAGAAGGAGATAATAAAATCTTTAATTTTATTAATCATTTTTCCAATCTTCTCACAGATTTTTAATAAAATACCATCACCCTTATCTGAATCTTCAGACTCAAATAAAACTGATTCCTGATACATATTTAATCCATCTATGATATCGTTCTGACATTCATCAAGTTCAATTACATTTTCACGCATGAATATTTCAGTTCCTAAATCACTTGAATAGAGATTCTCTAAATACATACAAAAGTATCCTCCTTTCTTCAATGATTCAATTAACTAAATGTTTTTTATATTGAAATAAAGCTTATTTCATTTAAATCAATACTGGTTTTGGATTTGAACGTACATCCACCAATCTTATATCATCATTATTTATGATATTCTTATATTCATTAAGAACATCTTGAATAGCTGTTTTAATATGAGCTAAAAAGGTATGAAAAGATTCTATTACAAACATAAGCAAAGCTCTCAGAATTCTATTCTTATAATCCGTAGAATAGAGATTATTTAAACTACATGCTTTTGAAAGAGATTCTATATCTTCATAGAATTTGTCAATCATATTTTTCAAATCAATTATTGATTCGATATATATGATACCATCTTCAAAAGAAACCTCTTCTTCTTTTTTTAAAGATTCAATATAGGTTGAATCTTTATCATATACAATAGAAATCTTTGATGCAATTTCTTTATATTCAGATTCGGTTTTTTCTTCTTTTTTCAATGATTGAATAATTTCTGTTACATATTCTAACATACCTTGATAATATTCTGAGTATTGATGAATCACGTAATTTAAATCAGCTGGTGATTTAATCTTATTTCCTTTATACTTCTTTTCTTTAATAACTTTATAAATATTCAAAATAAGATCTTTTTGATTACCGATTCTATCGATAAATGAATCATTTGATTCTTTAATATCTGAAATACGATGCATAATCATATCATAATCAAGATTGAAAAGTTGATCCACTTCAATAGAATCATGATATGCTTTTTTAATATCTTTTTCTACTCGATCAGCTTCCATAACAAACACCTCCTTTATACAATTTCAATATCAGAATCATTGATTTCGTCACGGATTCCATCAATTGTCATTGTTTTATTGTCCTTATCAAGTTCACGTTGAGATGCTTGTTTTGCCTGAGCATCAGACACCTTGAATTTATCAGATAAAGAAAGTAACATATTTCTTACTTTCTCTTGTTTCTTAAGTATTTTTTGTTTTTTCTTTGGATCAATCGTTTGATTATACTCTACACATTGTTTATTTAATTCCAAGAAATAAGCTTGCATAGCCAAAGATTCAGAAATCTTTCTTCTCATTTCTTTAAAATAATAAATGAGTTTTCTTGTAATTGGAATAATAGAAAATGCAATTAAAAGAATAGCACCTATACCAACTGCAGTGGCAGGATCAAAAATCATATTCTCTTTCCCAGCATTTAACATATTATTCAAATATTTAGTATATTCATTATTCTCATTCACTCCATTAAATTTCTCTAATGATTGAATGAAAAATAAATTTCCACGATATTTATCGTTGTTGATTGTAATTTTCATATCATGAGATGATGTTTGAATATCATTCATGAATGCAGAAATCAAACTAGTTGTTGCTTCTACACAAGTATATACATAAAGTTGGTACTCTAATGTAATATACTCTTTTTTCTTTGTATATGCTTTTGCATAGATCAGTTTGTTTTTCTTAATATTTTCAATTGCAGTCATAACAGTTGTTGCATAATTCACTAACTCATTACATTTCTCCTCTTTACCAAGAGCAATTAATGTACTCAAAGTTTCAATCATAGATTTATAACCAGAATATTTTTCAATATAACCTCTTGACTTTGGAATATCACCAAAGTCAACATGATTCCGATCAATGATTGATTGAAATAGCTTTTCATGATATTTTTTTGTGATTGGAGAAGTAGCATCTTCCAAAACTGTCATGACTCTTATTAAAGGTTCATTAGTACCCTCCATAAGGATACTAGCAGCCTCATATAATGCTTTCATGATGCTTCCTTTCCCAGTTTAGTAATAAACTGATTTTATAAACTTAAAATATGGCTCGAAATTATACAGAGAATCAAATTCATTGACTAAGTCAGAAGAAACTGTATAAAAAGATGTCATCCCTCTTTTTGATTTTAAATGATTCATAGTACCGGGGATTAACATATTTTGTACTTGAATCGACTTTGTTTTTTTATACACATCAATATTTACATCTTTATCTACTCTACCAATTAATCCGTCTAATAAATCTTTTTTTACATGTTTCATTGTATGATTTGATTCTCCGTCATCATTTCCACCATTTCCAAAAAATACAGTATCAATATCAGTAATATCTACTAAACAAGTGATACTGCTTCGTTTTGAAACTTTACATTTTCGTATAATCGAATCAACAGATTTATCTTCAGAAAGATAATCTCCAAATAAATGACCTGCATATATGGTCGTTACATTTTTACAATCAATAATATGTTGACCACAATCCATACAATCCGAAAATATAAGTAATTGTTTTGTATCCATATTATTCAATAATTGTTTTGTTATCATCAAATTACTGCAAATTCCACCCAATTCAATTATAGAAGTATCTACAGAATTAGAAATTAAATTTGCTAGGTTTTTACAATGGTAAAAACCACAATCAACTGATTGATAACTTATCGAAGAAACAGATGAACCTTTAATGGTTCCTCTTACAAAAACATTTGAAAAGGTGCTATTAATTGATATAACACAAACTCCACTAGCAATCATATCAACATTATTTGATTCAATGTCAACTTCTGAAAATATAATATTTTCAATACAGGCATTCTCAATTTTCATAAAGAACGCAAAGCTATAAAATGGAATTTGTTTTGCATTTTTCAACCCAAAGATTGCGTGATTCATACCATTTAAAGTACCTTTAAAAACACCTTCTGAAAAAAATTTTTTTTCTTCTTTTTGATAAGTCGGTGAACCAATTGGTTGCCAAGAATATCCATTTAAGTCTATATTATTTTCAACTGTAACAGTACAGTTTTCGAATGTAATACCGTTTGAAACAAGTAAGCCAAAACCAGCTAATTGTTCTGCGGTATAAATGTGAAAAATTGTTTCTTCAGGATCATACCATGAAATATCTCTCATTTCTCCATTCCATTTAAAAGCATTTTTTTTATCTTCTACATCAGTTCTTTTATAAATATAATACTGACTAATGTCATTATTATTTGGAATCGATATATAGTCTCCTGATTTTGTCTGTTCAATTAAATCAAGAACGTCTTCTTCATATCTTACTTTACACTCAGAAGAGATTTCTGAATTTGTAATTTGAACGTCATTATTTATTTTATTTAAGCTACTCATCTGGAAGAACCTAGCATCCTTGTTAACTCTTGTCCTAACTTATTAGAATTCATTGTTACCTCACGTTGTAAAGTATCCAATGAATAAGTTTGGAATCCGGTTTTACTTCCATCTAAGAGCATATCAATCGTCTGTGTGGTTTCATCCACAATGACAAATCCCATGAGGAATAATTCACTCATAAGTTTTTTAGCAAATACCACATTCTTTAAATCAAATCCATATTTTGTCAAAATCTCATTATACTCATATTGAGAAATAACAAGAGTAGCAAATGGAGCAAGACGACTAAGTCCTGTAGTAGATACTTTTACTTTTCTCTTTTTTAAATCTTTCAATTTAGAAATCATTCGTCCTGTTTGGTCAGAACGATTTGATACATTGAAGTTTGTATCATTTACTTTAAAAATGATATCTTTTAATAAAGATAATTCTCCTGTTGTCCATCGAATGAAATTAAGAGAAAATCTTTTATTCTTTAAGACATAAGCAATATTATCAATTAAAGATTTACTCTTACCTAAGTGAAGAGTAGTCTTTACACCAATTGTAAATGTCATATATTGAGCAAATGATGTGTCACCTTTTGTTGCAAGAATTTTTAAATCCATTGCATAAGGTTGCATATCATTAATTTTTTTAATATCCCTTTCTAACATCCTAGGTGTTTGTTCATATTGTGTAGCTTTTACATTTCTTTCATTTGTAGCATTCTTTTCTTCATCTTCTAATGAATTCAAGTAATTACTAACAATGTCACCTTTCATCTCATTTTTACTTTTTGATTCTACATAAGGTTGAATCGCATTCAAATTGTACTGAGATAAGGACTCTTTCATACCAGCTTTCATACTTCGAATAAGAGTAGCTGGGATGGATTCAGATTCAGTAAACATAAATCCACGCTCATTGTCATCAGTCATATATAATCTCAGTTCACCATTATAAAAATCTTTATAATGATTAATTACACAATCAATGACTTCTTTTTCACTTTCAGAATATAAATCATCATCTACTGATTCAAGACTGAAATTGTTCTGATATTGAGCAATGAACTGTCGTGGGTTTTTGATATAATTCAAATCTATAACACCGTTTGCTGAAAGATAAATTTGAGTAAAGGAAGCATACACTCGGTCTAAGTTTCTTGCAATCGTAGTACTCATATCAATTGGAATACTATCTGAAATAATACAAGGAAATTGAATTGTCTGCTCATTAGCACCTCGGGCAAAACTCTTTGTGTTCTTTTTACTTACAACATCACCAACAGTTGCAACATTCCTTAAAACATCTTTCGTTGTATTATAGATATCTGAAAGGATTCCCATGACATTTTCACCCCTTTCTATTAAATTTTATTTATAGTACTGTTTTTTGCCTTAAGTTCAAGGATTAATTTTTATACGTAAAAATTAAAGAGAACGAATATGAATTAACATATTCGTTCTCTTTAAATATTATTTATTTGCTTTTTTAGCAGCTCTTACAGATTCAATTGTCTTATCAAGCAATTTATCATATTCATTAAGCCTTACTTTTAAAGCATTCTTATATAAGTTTACATCTTCCATTTCAACTTGTTTTACATCTTTCTTATCCCAATCTTTAATCACAACATTAACACGTTCAATAAGCTTTGTAATATTATTTACAATACTCGGAATTCCGAAAGCCAATGGAGACAAGACACATGCAATTAAATCACGAAGAAAGAACGGATATGAACCAGTAATAAAACTAAATAAAACACTACCAATTGTACTTCCATCTTCTATCATTTCATCATAAGATTTATGTACAGTCTTTTTGGACTGCTCTAAAACTTTAATTGCTTTATCGTATTCTTTTTTCTTAATATATCCTTTAGCTTTTGCCATTTGTTCTTTGTATGTCTTCTTTGTCTCTTTAAATTTCTTTCTTGCGTCTAAGTTTGCACCCTCAGTTGCAACAAAATCATTTAGCATAACTACACGATCATTTCTTAGCATATTTATTTCTCCTGTCTCTTTCATAGTTGCATAATTATTAGCAAGTTTCTTTGCAGATACACCATTATAACTTTCAAGCATTAAAGAATTTAATACAGAAAGTTTCGTGTATTCTTTCACAGATTCCATAAATGCTAATTTATGCTGAATTGCTGGGTCTAAATCATTCCCACTCTCTTTTACAAGATTCATTTTATTAATCATGATTCCCTCAAAAAGTGTTGGTTGATATAATTTTGAACTTGGTGATTTTACACCTTTTAAAACTAACGCTTTTTCATAAGCAGACTCTGTTGTAATATTCTCATCATTCTTCATAGAATCTTCAATATCTTTAATCTTTTGCTGCTCATCTTTTACACGTTTAATTTCATTATTGGTAGCAATCTTCACATTATCTTTGATACATTCACTGAGTTCATCTAATTCCATATTTGTAGAGATTTCTTTCAATCTATCTTCTACATCAGGATCATCAATATTGAAATCAATTTCATCAACTGATGTTTCATTAATATTGAGTGCATATTCTTTAAAATAATCATCTAAGAATTTATTAACAGATTCCATCAAGATTTTTGCAGGTTTGCTACCTTTTTTAATTGCTTCTTTTACATAAAACGTTGTACCTTTTGGTTGTTTTGCTTTCAAAAATTGAATGAATTCATCATCCAAATCATTGGATAAAACATCTTTTACATCATTATCAATTGGTACTGCATTTTTATAAATATCAGAAATCAGTTTATCTAAACAAATTTCTCTTGCATCTTCTTTTACTTCTTTAATTTTCTTAAACTTAAAATCCACACTTTCTGTGAATTTCTTAATATCTTTTTCTTTCTTCTTCGTCTTTTCAACTTCATCTAAGAAGTTAATCATGGCTTGTTCACGCACCATTTGTCACCACCTTTGATAGTTGTCTATATTAAGTTACTGTTTTCCTTATGTTGCTTCAAAAAATTTTAAGTTAATATTTGCTCGGTTTACTGTAATGAGTTCTGGAACAAAATGTCTTCTCTCTTCTTTTGATAAATCAGTCAATTTAATTGCCTTATTTTTAATCGCTTGATAACTTACATCATAATCATTAATACCAATAAATACTAAATGATGTACATATGCAAAGTTATTTTCAATAGCACGAATCAAGTTAGAAATATATAAATCATTCGTTCCTTCATTATTAATTGATTCAATATACTCTTTAATAAATGTCTTCAGATTTGCTTCTGCAAATGTTGGGTCAGTGTTTGTAATTAACCAAACATTAAAAGCAATTCGAATATTTACTGTATCAATTAATTCACCATTCTCACCGATTACGAAGTTTGTACTTCTACCATAGGTATTATAAAACTTTGTATCAATATTTGTATTATTTCTCAAATAAAGTTTCGCTTCATTTAAAATACGATAATGATTTGTGTAACTCTTTAAGAAATAATCAAATTTTTTAACATCATCTGCTTCTAATGTATCTGTAACTTCAGGTCCTTCATTTCGATATGCAATTGTAGAATACTTAACGAATGGTACATCATAAATATAGCAATCTAATGCATCAATACCTGGTTGATAGTAATCACGATACTGAATAGTTGAACGTAATAAATTCATTGGTTGGATGAACGTTATTGGTTCCATAACAGAAGCATATACATTTGTCCAATGAAATTGTTCATAATCTGGATTATATTGGACAAACTCATTATTAGTAGGAGGGATCTTTCCATACTCTTTACTTTCTGGATCCTCATAAATTGGATCTTTATAAATAACATTTACACGAACAAGTGCATTTGTAACAGGCAACCAAATATCATCAATTTCATTCACATTAATAATACCTTCTGTAAACTCTTTTTTACAATAATCACAATGATAATTTAACTTAAATTTCCCTTTCTCTGTATTTACAGAATTTAATATTTCATGTCCACAATATGGACATTGATGTGTAACCCTAAATAAGTTATCTACGGTAACATAATCATCTGTAATAAATTCACCAGAGAATGTAATCTGATCTGTTTTCTTATCATGTTTAGTAGGAATTAGTTCCATATAACCCTGTACTTGTTCTTCCTCAATATCGTAAAATGTAAGAATAACTCTCACGTGATTTTTATTTAATAATTTCTTATCATAAGTTAATAAATCTTTTACTAGTCCCTCTGCTAATTCTCCTGGATAAAATTGTCTATCATCTTCTGGATTATAAATTGTACTTTCATCTATCATTCCAACATCAGATTCTAATGAAACAGATGGGAGTAATACAATATCAAAATGATATCTCTTCTCATCTGACATATCACGATTCATATGTAATGTATACGTAATAAATTGTGTAAAGGCATCTGCATCATTCTGTTTAATAAAATCAAGCACGCAATCTTGTGAAACAGCAGTCATATAATAACCAATTAAACCAGAAGATTTTGTAATTGACATTAGGAATGGATTTGTAAACAAGAATTTGTATTTTTTTGCAATTTCTTGTATATTAGGATCAAACACTTTCAATCGTGTATCTGCTCCAATGAATTTTTTATAATCTTTAAAAGTGAAGTTAAACATATATTCACTCATCGTCATAAAATCTTCTTTTAAATATCCATCCAAAACCATTTCATTTATTTCTTCTTCAGTCTTTGTTTGATTTGGGAGTTCACGATTTAAACTATCATAATGAACAAAAGTATCTTCTATCCAGATATAACTTGTATTATCTCTTGTATCAATATACTTAAGTCCTTTATTATTTTTACGATAAGTTTCATAATACTGTAAATAATCATATCGTAACTCTAATTCTCTTTCGTTATCTCTCACATAATCAATATACTTACCATTTCCAATTTCTTGTATATCATAAGTAAGTCCTTTTTCTCGGAATTTTAAATATAACTCATCTTCTGTTAAAATAAATGTATCATTATATAAATCATCAACTTCTTTAACAATTTCTTTATTTGTCACCATATCAGAAATTTGTTGATGAGTAAAGGATGTTTCTTCAATTAATTCATTTCTCTCATCATAATGATAAAATCCACCTTGTTTTAATTGATAATAACTTCTATCAAATGGATTCCGATAAATTAATTTAGCTTTTGTTCCATCCTCATTATATAAGACAAAATAATCATTTACTAAAATATAGTATTGATTTGGATTTTGTGTTAAATCACCAGATTTTAATTTCTTTATGATTTCTTCTTGAGTAAGGGATTCTTCTTGTAAATTACCATCTTTATCATGAAGTTTTCCATCTTTATCATAATAGGAACCATCACCATCTGTAATATAATAAATTGGTAAAACTCGATAAATATCTCTTGTTTTATAACTAAACAAGAAACCAGGATCCATATTATAGAATCCGCCTTCCTTTTCATCAAAATATAAAATATTTGTGTCAAGTGTCAACGTATTTGTTGGATAGAAGTAATCATCTTTCTTCACATATAAGAATGCAGAGAATAAAAGTTCAGCATTATCATTTCTCTTTTTCAAGAATAATACTTCTGCACCATATCGATACTTATAATTATTAAAGTAAATCGATAAATCGTGTTCTGTTGTAAGAGCGTTTGCTGTAGCAAATCCCTCTACGGTAAGTGATTGTAAACCATCCATTGAAAGGGCATCTTTTCCACCAGCTGATGCTGATAAAGATTTTGCAGTAATTGCCCAAGAATAATCATATTGATATTTATCATTTCTCTTTAATAGTGAAAAGTTTTCACCATTATACATATCAAAATTTCCATCCTCACCAATTGATGTATATGTTACAATCATTAATTCTGAATTAAACTCTGGTTGAAAATAGGCATCTTTTGTTGTAAATGATAATTCAACACGTTCATCATCAATCTTTCTATAATAGCAGAAAGGATTCTTAGATGGTTGTGAAAATCTCACTTGTAAAGACAATTGAGTTTTAAACTCTGTTTCTGTTGGTTTTTTATATAATACATCAATTCCACAAATTTTATCATTATAAGGAATAATGACAGTCGGATAGTTGATTGTTGCATTATCTATAATAGATTCATATTTTTCTTTTCTTACATATTGTCCCATATTAACCTGAAGTGCTAACAATCCTGTTGAAGATTTTCGGATTTTAATATATGGGTCTTTAATCGGACTAATTGAGTTTGTATACTCAGTCATATTATATTTTGCACTGTAAATCCATCCACCTTGTGTTTCACGATAAATTGCACGAATGACAATATCGTAATCAAGAACAAACGGAATATCTTCGATATATATTGTGGTATCCTTATCAATATAAAAATATCGATAAGGGGAACCTTGTTCGTGAATAAAATTCTTTATCACATCTTCTTCTGATAACACCAAAAGAAACTCACATCTTGCTGCATCTGAAAATACATTCGATAATTGAAAGATTGCGGCATTTGAATAAATGCTATTTTCCATTTTTGCTCTTGTTGGAAAAGTTTCTAATAATAAAGTAGAAGCTGTATTAAAACCATCTTCAGTTATTTGTCCTGCCATATCAGTAACCATACCAGTTAATCCGATATTAAGATTACTTGTTTCTTCTTCAAAATATTTTGGCATAATGTCATCTAATATCATTTGTTTAAATGAGAAGTTATCTACATAGTCTCTAGAAATCTTCTCAATCTCATTGTATTCATTTTCTGTCATTTTTAATTCTCACTTCCTTTCGGATTAATCATTATGACCTTTGAATTTTAATTTAAAATAATAATCACTGGAATCTTTTCCTCTCACAACTTCAATAAAAGGAGCACCAGCCCAAGTATATCCAGAACCTCCTATTTTAGGATTATATGTTCTAAGATATTTTGTTGTATCACTAACACGTGAATTTAAGTTAAATTCAATCAATGCCATTGGATTAAAATCTTCTTTTAAAGAATATTGATAAGTGATCGATACTTCTGGTGAAGATAATACGTTTCCTTTCGACCAACTATAAGAACTAGATGGGACATTAACTGGAAATATTCCATAATATTTTGACCAGAATAAAATCGTCTCACCATCTTCTGCTGTTAAAATATAATAACAACTACAAGCATAATCTAATACTTTATTCCATAAATATTCTTTTTTCGGATACCAATATCCTAAATAAACATTTGAGATATAATCTGTCCATAATTTATGAAGATGAAAAATATCCAATTCTCTATTATCAGTATATTGAATGGATACCTCACCATTTGCTTTTGATTCTGTATTACTTTTACCAAAAGCAATTTGATTTTTCTTAAAAGTCTGACCCGATACATCTGTCACAAGAGATTCATCTGTTAATGAAAATTCTTGTGCTTTATTCGATAAAAACATAGAAAAGTCATTTTTACTATCATTTTGTGATAAGCAATCAAGAAGTCTTTTTCTATGGTTGTAAGCATATTGGAAATTAGGGTCTGCTTTTGTTTTATCATTCAAAGTACGACCAGATTCACCATAAATATTACAATCAGGTTTTGTGAAAAATACATGAGCAAAACCTCTAGATAAGTAATCATCTGCTTGTGCTAATTTAAAACGATTATAACGAGTAAACATATTATCATATAATTCATCAGGAGTTCTTACATTGAAATTTATATTTTTATATAAAGTTTCCATGTCTTTCTTTAAATCAGCACTCATACTTTTTTCTAAATCTCCATTAAAGACTTCATCTGTCTGATAGTCCATATAGTAATTATATTTATAAGGTGACTTTTTATTTCCTGTACTAGGAAATTTTTTTGAATTTTGTACAATCTTAGGTCTATGATGAGTAATATCTGCAACTGACGTTCTAAAATTATTTTTTGGTTTAAGAAGATTATCTGTTGCTTTATTACTAAACTTTGTAGCATAATTACTATTCTGTTTTCGTTTACCACCATAAACACTATAAGTTTCTTCATCAATATATCCTATTGTAACAATCTTATTCTGACTATTCTTTAACCCAACAGGAACCTGAATATTAAAATCTTTACCTGAAGTTGGTGCTGCAAAAAATTGTAAAAAGTTTCTTCCAAAGTATTGATAAGAGCTTTTTAACTGAAATAATGCATCACCAAATTCTTTTACTTTTTTAGGGTCCAGTTCACCATTTGTCGTTATTACTTCGATATTATTACGAAATAATAAATTTACAAAATTATTTCTTGAATTCTTGTAGATTAACCACCCATCTGTAATATCTTTTGGTTGTTTTCGATCATCTAATGTAACCGAATATATCCAAATTGTTCCGTTATCATCAATCCTAAAATGTGACGTAACTTGAACTGTATCATCAATTGAAAAACGTTTTACAGTCTTTGCTCCTGCACTTGCTTTTTCATACATACGAAGTCCCATTTTGCAATTAGGATTAATAATAGAACCTACGGTAGGGTAACAAGTCATAGTATGCTTACCAGACTTTTTATCAAAATATAAATAATAACGATCTGTGTTTGGTGAATATATCCAACGATTTCCATCTTTATCTTCTATAACACATCTTGTATCAACAAAAAATTTTTTGATACTTTTTCCTAAATCATATTCCTTTGATTCTCCAATTATCTCAACTTCTTTTACACCAAAATCAATATCTTCATTTAATTTTGCATAACTAATCGACATCTATTTCACCACCTTTAAAACCTTATATTTTTCATTAGATTATTGTTTTTTGATTGAATTTTGTGCTAAATGAAATATAGACTTTACTTATACATAAATATAACGAGATGTAAATTCAGAAACTATTAATTTGTCTACAGATTAGTATAAAATATACTTAGTGTAGTTTAAAATTTAAACACACAACAGCCCTGTTTTATATAACTTTTTAAAATATTCATTCAATTATCAAAAGCAAAGCAATTTACATCTTAATAGAATCACAATCTTAAGTTAAGATCGAAATCCTCAATTAAAAATTATTTTTTGATTTCTTGGATCTTCTTAAGATTGTGATTTTTTATGTCTTGTAAATAATTATATATTATATTATTAGAATACTATAGAAAGCGAGGTAATTTATTATTATGAGTAATGATGAAAATGAAGCAGATAACAAGATTGCAGCGATAGCAAAAGTAGCAGGAACAGTTGCTGGAATTGTAACAAGTGATGCAGGGAAGAAATTCTTATGTGGAACATATTCAGATGGAACACCGAGATCACTAACAGATGCTCTAAATGGTGAAATTATATCACCAGAAGACAGAGGAAAGAAAATAAAAAAGTATGAAAAGAAAAAGAAAAAACTTAAAAAGAAAAAGAAGAAAATGAAAGATTTTAATGGAGGTTTCCAGTTATGATGAACATAGCAATTCTTACTCTATTAAAAAATGCATCCAAAATGTTGGTTGAAATACGAAATGAAGGACGTACTTCTCCAACATTTAAAAAACTTAAAAAACAAAACAAAAAGAAAGATAAAGTGATAATTAAGTAAAGAAAAAAATAAGAGAGATAAATAGTAAATACTATTTATCTCTCTTATAATTTACTTAATTTTTTTTCGTATATAGACGTTATTTTTTATCTCACAAACGTCTAAAATAATTTGTAAAACAATCTTAGGTATGGATAAAGTCCTGATTAGATTATTTATATTTTTTTTCGTTTCATTTGAGACGATAATTTCGTTCGCTGATGCATTGCGAGTGAAATCAATGCTGTTTTCTTCTAATAATGAAGCAATATCATCCATGATATTATTTATTTCTTTACAACTCTCCATTACTTCAGAATACTCTTTCATCAAGATTCACCTACCTTTCTTGTTTATTAATTATATTGTAACGAATGTTTTAAAAATCAATTACCTTCTTTTGAAGTATCCTCATTAAATATATCTTTTGTTTCTTCATCTGATGTATTTTCGTTATCTTCTGTTTTAGAACCAGTATCTTCAGTTCCTGATGAATCGGTTGTAGATCCACTAGATTCTCCGGTTCCCGATGAACCACTTGCAGGTCCACTAGGTTTTTCAGTTTCTGATGAATCGGTTGTAGATCCACCAGGTTTTTCAGTTACTTTATTATTTTCTGTAATGATATTTAAAATTGTATCTCTATCATAAGTAATAAAGTAATTATTCAATATTATAGAAATCTTAAGAGTTAAATTTCTAAATCTATTTTCAATATAGATTGGATCTAATTCAATTCCTTCATTCTTAGCATCAAATACTACAATGTCTTGAGGTTTTTTATAATTCATTTTATATGTCTCACGAGTAACAGCAACCCCTTCTGAACATTTATGGAAAATATCCATTCTATCATTTAATCCATTTATATAAGCATCTTTATCATATACAATCTCGTGAACGATAATATTTCTTATAACTAAAACAAACTGTTTGTTTGGATTACCCATGATTCCACATGGGACACTTTCTCGATAATTAAATTTAAATGGAATATTGATATATTTTATCAATCGATGATGCATCTCGTTTTCAGCATTTGTTCCAAGAATTCGAAACATATTAAATGCTTCTGATTTACTACAATGACGAACCATTACACCTTCGTCAAGCACTTTGTTTTCAGATAGCAGTATAAAATCAATTGCTACTTCAAAAAATGGTTCAAGTGTACCAATTGAAAGAATTTTATTTTCTTTTAAATATGTAGTAATATCATCTACTACTTCTTTATTTGTTTTATAATCATCATTAATCAATCCAAGATTAATATTAACAGAAGCTTCGTTATTTGCTTCTGAATATCGATAGTTAATTTGTCGTTCTTTCACATCTATATTTTGATAACAATTACTAGGTTCCTCATTTAACAAATATACATTATTACCATATTTTGCAAATAATCCTTTCATCTCTTTTCTTCCTTTCTTATTTCATTATTTTTTTCTTATTAAATTTTGAATCAAAGTCTTTCATATAACGAATTGTAACTTCGATTCTTGGTTTTACAGAGTAATACTTTTCAGATACTCCTTTGTAAATGAGTCCATCATCATATAATAATGAGCCCTTAATCATATCCGTATATGTCTTTACCAAATTATCAAAATCAGGTAAAAACGGATAAACAAAACCAAGTTCTGCTAAAACTTTTTCTAAATTATTCATTGATTTTGGAATTGGTAAATAAGATTTACAATAAAACTCACAAGGAGTATAAATCATATTAAAATCAGATTTTACTAATTCTCTTTGAAAAAGTTTTTTATTATCACTAGCTCCTTTTACATAAAAGAAACCATTACTTGTACTTCTTGGTCTTGGAGTTGCTTTTGGAAGTAAATAAATTGTATAATTTATTTCTTCATAATTTCGATTCATACATTTTTTAATTTCATTTATTATCTTTCCTTTTAATGATATATTTGATTTAAAAGTTGATAATAAATAATCAAGTCTTCCAATCTTATCTTTTGGAATATGTCCATATTCTTTTATATAATCTTTTTCTATCTTTAACATATTTGTCCCCTTTTTATAAGCCTGTAAAACTATAAAGTAAATCGTCGATTTTTTGTCCAACTTTACCAACTTCACTATCAATAATATCTGCAGGCATATTTTTAAAGTTATCTAAGAATAAACTAACTTTTGTGCTAAACTTATTCTCTAATAAGTTTAGTCCACATTGTGTTGCTAAATACTCAATTAAACTACTATTATTAACAAACATAACCGGATGAGATGCTGGTGTCATAGCCATATCTGGATATAAATCAGTAATATTCAAAGTTACTGTTCCACCCATATATAAACCATCAGCATTCATATTTTCGTCATGTGTAATTGAAATATCAGTTACAATACCTAGATTACAGTTAATAACACCTTTCATAAATACTTTTACTAAGAACGGTGAAGTATAACTATTTGCACCAGTCGCTCTAGGCATTGCTAATGCTAAAATATGCATAAGTGGTACTAAATAATCAAAATAATAAGAGTATTTATTACCATAGACACATTTTAACGGAATTGTTACAGTAATACTTGCCGTACGTGATGAACCAGAATAAATATCTGGCATACTTACATTATCACCCTTAACAATATTTTGTCCAAATGATGTAATTCTTTCAACCAAACTTCCAGCACCAGATGTAATCTTTCCAGCTACATCTCCTAAAAGTCCACCTACTTCTTTAATCACAGTTTCACCAAGTTTCTGAATTCCAGATTGATCGACACCACCAGAATTTGTTAAAAATGCGATTTCTTTCATAGCTGAACTTGCTTGATCTAACATTCCTTTGAATGATGATTGTTGAGTCGAATTTGATATACTTTCACTATAGTTTGTATTCGTTGGATCACAATAAAACTGCATATAATGTACTTTTCTACCAAGTGTCTCCATAATAGATAATTCATCATTACTCATATCAGTTGTATTATCATTTACATCCAAGTTTGAATCTTGACTATATCCTTTATCAATACCAGCAGTACCTTTTTTGCTTTTTGGATTATAAACTGGTTCATAATTTTTTATTGTACTATCACTAACAGCATGTTTTTTTCCAGCACCAGGAATTGCACCATTATATTTACTTGCATCAGCCGCTTTATTTTCTTTATCATATCCCATCAGGTAATCCATAATACTGCTACCACTATCTTTTAAATCTCCAAATACAGTTTTTGCTATATCTTTTGCAGCAGTTAAAGCCATTCCAGCAGCAGAACCAACACTACTATGATAATCACTTCCATCCCATCGATAATCTTTCCAATCCATTGTTAATAAATTCGGATAATCACCATTTACTTTATAATATTTCTCTTCTTTATTTAAGTCTAACTCTAAAAAAGATGCACATGCACGACATAATACATTTACATATTGCATACATTCAATATACGCTGATTGAAAATCATACAATCGTAAATCTTTTCCACTCAAATCAGCATCTGCACTAATTTGTTTTAAAGCACCTAAACTACCCACAGTAGCCTCTAAAAAAGACTGTGTGTATCCTGCTTTATTTTTTTCACCTGGAAGATATTTTGGCTGCCCAGGCATAATTGTAACAACGGGTGCATCTAATACAAAGTTTTTCAAATATTTTCTACCAAGTTTTTTATTTACATCTTCAACTCTTGTATCAACAGAATTTAAAAATTGATAAGGAATACCGAATAATTGCATTGTTTTATTAATAGCACCATTCGTATTTAAATCACTTTTTGTATATTTTGATAACTGATTTACTTGTTTTGATACAGTTTTCCATGAACCTTTTTTAGTTTTTTCCGATGATGTTGAAGTTTTTACTTTTTTCTTACCTTTTGTATAATCTTCTTTCTTCTTTTTATTTGTGAGCATAAACCATCCATCTTCTGTATAACCCCAACTATTACCGTTACTATCAGTACTTGTTTTTATTACAACTACTTTTGTATCTTTTAAATAATCACCAAGTTTAATTGATGAAGTATTTGCTTCTTGATATAGTCCGACCTTTTTTTTGATTGTAGTTTCATAAGAACTACTAGTCGTTTTTTTCTTTGTTTTCTTTTTTTCAGCCATTCTTTTTCACCTGCCTTTATCTTAATATTTTGTTCTCTGACTATTTTTCGTTCATAATGACATAAAAAGAATCTAATACCTTTCAGTATTAGATTCTCTTTGCTTCTCTCTAGTGTTTGGTTGGGAGATTCCTGAGTTCGGTCATGATTTTATCAATAAAATCATCACTTTCATCTCCCAGTTCTTCTAAATATTTTTTATATAATCTTTCAATGTTTTGTAAAGTAATCAAATCAATCACTTTACCTTCCCACTTATAATATTCGCTCATAATAAATGAGCGAATCGTTTCTTTATCAGAATCTATCAAAATATGAATATTCTTCATAATATTATCAATGGAATCTAATATTTTATTAATATTCATTTGATACCCATTTATTTGATTTTCGATTTTATCAATTTCAATATCGTTACTCTCTACATTACATTGAACTTTTTTAATTTTATTATCTACATATTTTTTCATTTCAATATTTTGTTGTTCAATGGTTTCTTCCAATGAATTCATTTTACTCAATAGCAAATTAATATTATTACTTTCTTCCTCTTCTTTTTTATTCTTTAAAGCTATTTCACCACCCTCATCACTTATTTCTTTTTTTGTATCTTTCCATTTTTTACGATAAGTAAAAATCAGTGTACCAACACTAAAAAGAAATAATAAAAATGAACCAGCAGGAAAAGCATTCAAAACATCAACAATTGTTTTATCCACAAGAATCTCACCTCAATTCTTTATTAAAATTTTCTTATTTATATGTTTCTAGATATTCAGAAACCCTTTTTATCTAAAGAATATTGTATACAGATACTTAATTAAAAAAGAAAGTGGGTGAAAATAGAGTGATAAATTATAATGAACTACCTTTAGTATACGGAAGATTAAATCCTGAAATTGCAAAAGGATTTGAAAAGATTGTAAGTAATATTCAACCAATGATGTATGTTCCAATAGAATCTTTAAAATCTCAATTAAGTGATATAAAATGGCAATATGAGATTACGGCGAAAATAATAGACCCAGAATCAGATATTGAAATTGGAACAGCAGTTGTTACAATATTAAAAAAATATGATGAAAAAAATCATGAAAATAGTTACAAATTAATTGATTATAAAGAACAGTAAATAAATGAGTAAGGTGCTTAAATAAGCACCTTACTCATTTTCTTTATCCTCTAGCCAACATTGCAGCTAGTTTAGAATTTCTATCATTAATATTTTTGCCAGTTGCTGTTGTTCCTGACTGGTTACTCGTATTATAGATATTATTGTTTGTAACATTATTCATCTGATTATTTGATGCATTTCTTAAGTTCTGAAGTTCTTTCTGGGAAGATGATGTTGATTTATCAATTGACTCTAATACAGAGACTGCTTTCTCAAGAATCTCTTCGAGTTTCTTTGTATCAATCACATTCATTATATTATTTCCAGATTTATTTGTTGTATTTACATGAACTGTTCTATTTACATCAAATGTATTTGTTTTCTTATATTGTGGATTGAAGTAACGTTCTGATGTTTCATTCAGATAAGTATCTGTTCCTTCACCTTCACCATTACCACCAACTTTATCACCATACTTATTCATCATCTTCTTTGCATAAGCAATACGACGTGAAAAATGTGGTTTTCCTGCACGCTCGAATGCAGCTTCGAATACTTTGGTAGCTTCGGTTGGATCAGTCATTTGTTTATATCCTTCAAATCCACCTTTAACAGGTTTTACTGAATAGTGTTTATTATCTGTATCAGTCATATTCCAAGGATTATGTTGCAAATATCCAATTTTACCAGCAAATCGTTTATTAAGATCTGCACTTTGCATTTCACCAAGGGCATACTCTAATTGAACACCAATATCTTTCCAACTTTTATTACGTTTTTTGGCTTTCTTTAAAAGACCTCCAAAGCGTCCATTTTTTTTATTATAGTTTTCCCATTGGAAAATACCAGCCGCTGGACCAGCACCATTTCCCTGAATTGATTTTGGATTTACACCAGATTCTTGATACATATTACCAAGAATACCCGCAGTAGCAGCTGGTGAGAAACCGTTATTCGTAAAGAAGTTCCATACTTGTTCTGATTCATTATTACCTGATATACTAGTATCAATTTTACCATCACTAGTACCGGATGTATTATCAGTAGTGTCATTACCACTAGAAGAGGAATCAGTGGTATTACCATCAGCATTGAAATTGTAATCCCATTTACCTGTTGTGATACCATTCATTGCTTTTTCAGAAAATTGTGTAAATAAATTTGTGAATTTATCACTAAAGGATGTGATTGCATTATCACTACTAGATTCTGTAGTAGATGAATTGGAATCACTTGAACTATCTGCAGTTCCAACCTGACCATTAAATGATGATGAACCATCATATTTTGGATGTCCAAAGCCAGATATTCTTCTATTACTCTTATAGTTATATTTCTTTTCAGCAACACATCCACCGTTTCTGTTAAATTTACCAGGAGAAGTATTACCTTCAACTGTTGTGATTGTATTTCCATCTACTGCAACAACGATACCAGTATGAGATGAACCAGCTCCTAAGAAAAATACAACGTCACCAGGTTGTGGTTTCATATCAAGACGTCCTGCTTTTTTGAAAGCATTTGAATTATCTCTACATGCTTGAGTATTTGCACCACAAAGAACTTCTTTTGCTTTTTTCTTATCACCATTTGCAGCTTGTATGAAACACCAGTTTACAAATGTAGCACACCAATATAATCCATTTGCAACACCAATATCTCTTGCATACTTTGTAAAGTTTTTAGTACCATGATTTGCTTTTTTATCATCTAACTTAGAATTAGTCTGCTTTTCACAATATCCAACTTCACCTTTTGCTATTTTAATAACATCTTCAGCAGTAAATGTGTTTTTATCACCATGTCCACCAATTCGTTTTGTTATCTTTTTAATTGTATGTCCAGGACTTTCAAATGTCCAACCAATTCGTGTTTCCTTTGCTAAGTCTTCTGGAGAAATTGGAACAGATTTACTCTTTCCACGTGGGTCATTGATTAAGATGTTTCCATTTTTATCACGACCTACAGCAACTACATAATGTCCAGATTTCGTATAAGCAGAGTCTTTTGATCCTGATGTAATACCGTTCAGAATCATTGGTCGACCTTTATCCATTTGTCCAATAATATATTCAGCACTAGGTGTATCTTGTTGTGTAGTATCTAATCCATATTTTTGTGATTCATAATCAATGAAGTTAGCATTTGTACCAGTCTCATCACGATATCCTGATTTAATTGCATCATCTGCAATTGTTGTAGGATCAATCTTTCCTCCTTTTAACTGATTAGCAACCATCGCAAATGCAGTTGGTCCACAACCAGATTTACCAAATGAGGAAGAATGTTTACCATCTTTCGATCCGTACTTATTACCACTCCATTTTTTGTCTTTTTGTGAGAAATAAGAGAATCCATTTACTTCTTCTCCATTTCCACCATTTTCGTCATCTTCATTTTCTCCATTACCACCAGTTTTCTTCTGGTTAGCCATAGATTTTTTAGCAGCATCTTTTCCACCAGGAACGATTGCGGCTGTTTGTTTTGTTACCTTTCCAGTGGTCTTTGAAACTTCATCGCCACCACCACCAAAGAAATTAGTGATTCCACTCCACAAAGATGAAGCACCATCTTTAATTTTATCCCATCCTTTAGAAACAGCATTTTGGAATTTTTCACCAATTTTCTGTAAACCAGATTTATCTGTTATCTCTGTTTGAACGAGTGTACCATTTTTAATTTTACTATTAATTTCTTTGATTTTTTCTTTATCTTTAATCTTGTCTTCTAAGATACCACCAGTTGCACTATAATGAGTCCATGTTTTATCATTATTAAGTATATAGTAGTCACCTTCAGGAGACATATAACCTTGTTTTTTTGAACTTGTAAAGAAACTCTTGACTGATCCTAATGGGTCTTTTGCAAATTTAACGAATCCATCTTTTAATTCACCAAATTTTTCTTTTACGCCACCAGCAAAACTCTTGAGTCCTTCCCATCCTTTCTTAATACCACCAGTTAAACCATTCCATGCTTTACTAGCAAGATTCTTAATACCAGATTTTTTAACTTTCTCTTTCTTCACAAGAGTACCAGCTTTAATTCTTGCTTGTAATTCTTTTGGTGATATATCTTGGTTCTTTAATCTTTCATCGTTTTTATTAAAACATTCACCTTTAGCGTTATAATAAGTACCATCTGCAGCAGCAAAAACACTTTCTTTACTATCCATAAAGAAGTTCTTCGTTTTTTCAGCAGCATTTTTGACACCATTTA